TATTCCAACGGATTCCATCATCTCCGTCATAGCCAACTCTATCGTTGAAACTGGCTGGGGACGTTACTGGAAGGGATGGAACTTTGGCGGCTGGAAAATAGGAAAGGGCGACGTTGACGCTTTTAAAGCAAAGACTGGTGTCTGTCCTCCGTGGTGGCAAGCTCCAGGGCACGTAAACTCTGGGGATACGGAAGTGTGCTATTATAGAGGTTTTGCGGGGCCGAAAACATTCTACAAAGAATGGATTGATAGATTCGTTCCAAAAGAAGCCTCTGAGAAACACCGCTATTTCAAAACAGGAAAAGCTTTTTGGGAAGGCAAAGAGTGGTTTCCTGAATTGATTGCTGCTGGCTATAAAGGAGCTGTAACAAAAGCAAACCCACAACCTTCGATTGATGCCCACGAACAAATCATCAAAAGTGTCAAAACGAGAATTGCTCAGCAACTGCTTGGTGTCGAACCAGATGCAGATTGGGGAAAGAAGTCAAAAGAAGCTTGTGTTGCTTTTCAAACAAGAAACGGTCTCGCTCAGTCTGGCACAGCAAACAGCGAAACTCTCATTAAGTTGCTCGACAAATGGGAAAAAGACGGAATGGTTATCCCCCATGTCATTCCGACTGATATCCCAGAATTATGAAAGTTAGCGAAGCAATATCTTGCTTGCTTTCTTATCTTCCATAACAATCTTGGAATCTTGAACTTTACCTTGGCCCTTGCCGACAGCAGCGGTTATCTCTCTCATTAGAGCGACATCCTCTAGCTCCAAAGCCAGCAGGTAAATGATAAACATCTTTTGCCTCTGGGAGACTCTGTAGTCATTTATGGCCCTGACGATATCCCTGCATTCCTTCTTTTTGTCTTTTGACAAAACTGTCTCGATATAGGACGGTTGCAGATACTCAACGCCTTCTTCTTTTTCTGTGTCGAAAACCGTTGTTTCTTCTGTTTCTTTATTCATCATCTTCTCCACCGCTTGTGTAGGTTTCTATTTTGATAATGTCTTTTGATATAATCAACAAATACTTGCCAACAATCAAGTCGTCGTCCGTTTCCTTTGAAAGAATAACAGGCCTGCCCCACATTTGATTGGCGAGAATAAAAGCCGCTTCTTGCCACGTTGGCAAGTCACATTTGTATGACTCAAGGATTGTTCTTATTTGCTCTGGCAATCCTAGCGCTATCTCTTTAACCTTCGGCAAAGAGGCCATTGTTTCCTTTGGCAATCGCTTGCTTATTCCAACTTCCAGAACCTTGTGTATGCATCCGCAATTATTGCATTCAGCGTAAGACGGTTGAATTGAACCATCTTCGTTAACAACGGAAAAGACAACAAAACTATGAGGAACAGGAATGTCCCTTTCTCTGAATTGAGGAAGGGAACATTTGCACTCCACTAAATGTTTTATGTATTCTTTTGCCATTTATAAACCCAACATCCTAAAGACTAAAAATTGTAGGAAAGCCAAGAGTACAAAAACACTAAACAGAACCTTTTCTTTCAAGTGTTTAATTGGCTTTTGTTCTTCAATTTTCTTACTCGGCGCGAAAGGGTTTGGGGGCAATTGGCTCCTTTGAATCTTGGAGAGTTGCCTCAACAAAAGAATCAACAACTGGCTTCATTCTGTCAGCATAAAACTGAATCTTTGAAGCCTTGCCGTCATCAAAGCCCATCTTCGCAATCTTTAGAATTTCTTCAAGCAGAACCAAATCTACTTCCATTCCATTCAATTGCTTACCGTTCCTTCTAACGTAAAGGTGAACGAAATCATACATATGTTCCCTTACGGTAACCATATGCTGATTTAGTTCGCGCTCAAGCTGCATATCAAACTTTTTTCTAGTATCGCTATCCATATATTTTTCTCCTGGATTATAGGAGATAGTATATTAGAATCTAGAAATGTGTATTTGATCGCAAGTCTGCTGGTAATTACTTCGAGTGCTTATCGGCAACAGCTCCGTGTGTTTTTAGATATTCTGCCATTCTCAGACAGCTTTCTGGGTCGTCCTTCATTAAACCAATCGATTTGTTGCACGCACTGCATAACAAACCTCTTACTTTGCCAGAAGTATGGCAGTGATCTACGTGTATTTGTTTAATTTCCATATCCCGCAAACAAATTTTACAAGAGCGATTTTGTCTCTCAAACATCTCTTGTTTATTTTTCATTGTAAGGCCATATTTTTGTCTTAAATGTCTTTCAGATGAACAATCCTTGCAATAGGGATGTCTGTCCAAATAAGCTGTTCCGCCGCCATGTTTATTAAATTGTTCCAATTCTTTCATCACTTTGCACATGGTACATTCCCTGTGAGTAGCAACCCCTTTCTCGTCAAATAGGGTGGGAACTTGCCTTGGTTTTTTAATACCGATGCTGCGTCTATACTTTTCCCCTCTTGTTTTTTTACACTCGGAACAATCACTATCGTGTCCAAGATAGCCTTTGTGGTTTTTGTCAAACTCATTAATTGACTTTAAAAGTCCACAACGGGTACAGGTGCGCTTAACGGTATCGCCCTCAATCACAATTGTTGGTTTTTTGGTTGGGACGCCGCGAGAACGTCTGTAAACTATTGCCGCTTCTCTCACACAGGAATTGCATTTGTTGTGTTTTCCAAAAGGAAAACCTTTGCTATTTGAATAATTGCATATATCAACCAGTTTGAGACAATTTACGCACTGTTTTTGCAAACATGCGTTATTATCATCCAGGACATACTTGATTATTATACGCTGCTTTTTATATCTTACCGATTTTTCTATTTCCATGCTTTTAGCTTATAAGCTAAGCTAAAAATGGCTGATAGAAAAAAAAAAGCAGATAGCTACTTCGAGTGCTTATCGGCAACAGCATTGGCGACATAGGACGCGGGCTTAATAACTGGGAAATATCCACGCGATTTGACATAGCCCTTCAAGCCATTGGAAATTGTCGATGTAAATTCTCCTGCGTCTTCTGGGCTTACGTCCAAGTGAACTTCGTCGACCACAATACCTTCTTCCAAGAGTTTGTCGGAAAGTGACAGAGAGATTTCAACTTCTCTGTACATTCTGTTTTGCTGTGCGCCCTTGTAATTCTCTCTGCGATCGAAAGATAGAGTGTACCAGTAGTTTCCACCCTTTCCTTCTTTATACATAAGAACTACTGTAACGAAACGGAACTCACGACCATGCAAGTGCGAGTCTGTTCCGACTATCACCTTGTAAGGGTCAGAGTATTTTGTTTCTTCTGCTGCGCGAAGCCACTCCAAAAGCTCTTTCATTGTTCTCTTTTCGGAGTCTGCTGTGTACCACTTTTCCATGTTGCTATCCTCTTTGTTTTGTTGTATCTAATGTTGAGTCATGTTTTATAACTAGTTTTGTACTTTTTTTAGTTCAATGTTTACCATCTTTGCTGTTTTTAAAGCGCCATTAGTGGCCTTCAATTCAAACTTGGTTAACTATTTACAGCTAACAGTACATCAGCGGAGTAAAAATGATAAAATCAGTTTCCATCAGGACGGCTTACGAGAGCAAGAAAAAAGCTCTAGCAGAAGCGAAGATGAAGATAGTCGAGCAAAATATTACGACTTTTTCCAAGCTTTTAGAAAACACCAATGTTATCAAAGAGATGGCCACAGAACTTGATAAATTGGAAGAGATGGCAGAAGTCTCCAAAAAGAACTTTCCTATTTTCGCAGTTTTTGTCGAAGAAAATATCCAGAACCTTAAGTCTAGCTCGACCAAGATGAGCGGGAGCGATCTCTTTCAAGAGTCGTACTACAATCTCCTTGCCCTGACAGATTTCCTAAGACAGATGCCATCGATGTCTGATGGCAGTGAGAGTAGCTTAATGGAGTCATTTAAAGGCTCTACAGCGGCTTCTCTTGTTGAGAACGCAGGTTCGTTCGAACCAATCATAAAGGAATTTCTAAAAGCCACAGAGGCCCAGCAAAAGGCATTCTCAAAGCATGCTCCGAAGCTTCCGCTTGTTGTCGCCGAAAGCGTTGTCAAGAAGATCGTTGCTGAGATGAGCGATAAAGATTTTCTGGGAGAGGCTATTATTATCTCTGAGGCCGACCTAAAATCGTTGGTTACGTCATTGGATAACCTATCCAAAATTGTTTCTAGGTTAGGACCTGAATTTAAAGGATCTCAAGCTGGTTTGGAAAAATTTAAGTCCCGCTTCAGAAACGCTGCTGCTGGTGGCTTGGCGGGTCTAACCGTTGACAATCAAAAAAGGCTTCTAGCTCAGGTTGAGATGGTCGTCCAGATGTTTCAAAAACTTGGACAAAGTTGGCCAAATATCAAGCAGCTATTTGGAGACTCTTTAACTGACGTTAATGATATCCAGCAATACGATAAGGCTTTGAAGCAATTTCAAGCTACCATCAAGAAAGAATTGGGCGGCGGTATTATCGCAGGCCTTGGAAGATTCTTTGGCAAAAACACTGTAATCTTTCCAGCAGAAATCAATCCAGATATCGTCCTAAAGGACATGATGGAAGTTCTTAGAGCACCAGGACCAGAGGAAAAGCCACTCGGAGCTCAGTTGCCAAGAAGCGTCAGGACAACTGGCGCTGTCGCTGAAAGCAAAACAGATTTCAAAGCCATTCTCACTCTGTTTGAAGATTTGGCCAAATTGGACCAAATCATGACAGCGCTCGCGAGCTCTGCTCCAACGGCTCCAAAACCAGAAGAAACAGCCAAGTTAGCAGCATCGGTTGCCCCAAAAGCAAAAGATCCAGAAAACGCAGATAAGGCTACTCCAGCGGCTGCGGGTGGCACTGCAACCAAGGTTTCGGCGGTTCAGCCAGCCTCTTCTGATTCAAATCCAGTTGTGGCCGCAATAGAAAACGTTAAGAGCTCTAACCTTCCACCAGAAAAGAAAAAGCAGTTAGTAGCAGCAGCCGTTGAAAAGGCTATGAGTGGCGATGTAAAAGCAGCTTTTGCTGATCTTATGAAAGAGCTAGAAAAGGCAGCCAAGCCAGCAGCAAGCGCTGGACCTGCGACTCCAGCAAGTGTCACAAGCCCTTCCACGCCTTCGAGTGCGCCTGCCGCTGCAACCACAACAGCCCCAACAACACCAACCAAAGCTCCTAGAAAAAGAGTAACCGCGAAGCCAGCGACAACGGCTTAATCAGAGTCTTCTACAACAGCTCCACTACTAAAAATAATTCCGTAGAGGGCATTTAAACTCTGACCAGCAGACATAAACAAAGACAAGAGGGGGATCTTGTTTGGTATGTTGCCGTCTTCTTTTACGCGTTTGAAAAAGGAATTCCATATTTGGTCATACGGGGTCTTTGTTTCAATAGAGAGCGTTGTTAAATCTTCTTTGTCAACGAAGCCATATGAAGCCATGCTTTTGATCGTACGCAAAGCTACGTCAAATTTAACTCTCAAAGTATCCCTTTCGATATCAGAAATGTTTGGAAGTCTCACGATAACACTATGAGATACCATGTTTCTTATTCTGTTATCTAGAAGTTGAACAATATCAACATATTCGCTACCAACTTGATCCGCTCGCTTTTGAATCAGATTTTTTATCTGCGTAGCAACGGCTGCTCTTGATTTTGTGTGTTTGATCAACATCTCACTTTCCGTTAATTTGATGGTCTCTACCAGCGGCAAAGAGTCATAATCAACAAAGACTAGTTGATCTCCTTTAAGAACCGAAACCAAATCAGCGCCAGAACAAGTAGCAATATCTCCCAAAACATTAAGATTATCCAAGGATTGTTCGATCTTTACTGGCATTATCTCAAACTTCTTTTTGTCGTTATTAGCTTTAAGCGTTGCATAAACTTCTTCGCCAAAACCCTGGGCTACTATGACCAAAGGAATCTTTGTTTTGGAAGATTTCAACAGAATCTTGTCTAGTTCGGCAACTGATTCAATAATACCGTCAACACACAGGATCTTGACATCATTCTTTTCCCAGGCACCCAATTGTCCAAGAAAGAATTTATACGTCGTAGTCTTAAAGTTATATCCATATCGCAGCTCGATGCTATAACCTTCTTGTTTGCTGTTTTCTAGCTGGATATTTCCTTCCATTCCAGCGAGCTCAATCGCTTGCCACAAGATTTCTTCAAGCATATCGTTTTGCAGATATTCTTTTACTACCAACTTGGCACTATCTTGATCAAAGGGTTTCGAGACAGACAAAATCTTTTCTTTGAAGACTTCTTTGGCTGCTTCTATTTCTGAAGCAGCTTTGGATTCATTTTTGTGTGTAAAATCTTCGTCGTTAAGAAGGCGCTTGAACAGATCAATAGTAAATAAAGTCGTCATATAAGCTGAACCAGCAGACGTTAGCTCATTTCGCTGTATTGCTTTAAAAATATGAGAATAAAGCAATTTATCCCATTTTGTCTCTGGTTTAAACATATAGGAAATTAAATGGTAAGTGTTTTTTTCCAAAGGAGTCAGGCCGTTAACTAAGGCAACATCGACACCGCTTACCTTTTTTTCAAGTTTTCCAATACTTTCGCGAAATTGTTGAATTATTTGCTGCTTTGTTATAAAATTTGTGTTCATACTGAAACCTTTTTATCTAGTTACATTTATCTTTAAACGGAGTTGTGAAATGGGTAATACGTCAGGGCTAGATAACCAAACCAGGGAACTTCTGGAACAGATTAGTAAGAAAATCCTGAATTCGCCAGCACTCAACGGGGGTTTTGATAAACTTGTCGTAACGGTTGGCCAAATAAAGGAGAAACAAGACGAAGCGGTAGAGAAAATAGAAAAGCTATCTGTTGCCCTTTATCAACCAAAAGAAGGTCTGTACTCCAAAATGCAAACCCTGGAGCACGATCTAGAAACAGTTAACAGCACAATTGAAAGCCACTTCGAAGAGGACAATAAAGAGTTGACAGCTATCTCGAAGTCTATCAAAGACCTGGAAGCGCAGGTTAAGGATACGACAAAGATAAAAGATACAACCGAAAGACTAAAAAGAATTGGTGGCGAAGACCTTCAGGAAATTAATGATTTGGTTAACCTGAAGAAAAATATGACCAAAATCCTTTGGGCGCTAATAACACTCGTGATAATGGGTGCAATTAAACTATTGTGGGAGCTTGCAAAAAAGTAATTCTGTTGCAGAAAAAGCTATACAAACTCACATTTTCTTCCCTTAATATACTTGCGCAAATTAAGCGTATATTCTAGGAGAAACAAAATGAGCGAAGAAAGAACACCTGCAACACTTTGGGAAGAAATGGCTAAAACATTTGAGGAACTCGAAAGAGACTTTAAGAAAAACTCGGAGAAGCACAATGTAAGTGCTGGTATCCGTGTTCGTAAAGGAGTCAGAACACTTCGCAAGCTGGCTGCCGAATTCTTGAGACTTACGATCGAAGTCGACAAAGAAACCAAGGAAGCCCGCAAAGCCGAGAAGGCCGAGAAGGCCAAGAAGAGCGAAGACGCCCCAAAGGCCGAGTGAGAGCTCAGCAATTTCAGGTATGACAAGAGAAGGCGAGAATTTTTTCTCGCCTTTTTCTTTTGTTTTTAAACACTTGTACTGGTTAAAGGCATAACTATCAATAGCACAACATGGAAGAAAAAATCAAATCGTGTGTTCTTGATACAAATGTTTTACTTTCAGATCCAAATTCGATCTACTCGTGCGGTAAATCAAACGTTGTACTACCTCTAATAGTAATCGAGGAGTTGGATCGTTTCAAAGATAGGCAGGATGAAGTCGGAAAGAATGCCAGAGAGATAATCAGAAAACTGGCAACTCTTATAAAAGAAAATGGTTCAGAAACATTAGCCAAAGGTGTTTCGCTTGGGGAGAAATATGGAAATCTCCAAATTATGTCTACGGCTGATTTGGGTGATGTAAACTACAGTCTACCAAAGGAATTAGTAGAACGTACAGGAGACAACCAAATCGTTAAATTTTGCCATATGGCACAGGCCAAGTTTGGCAAAGATTCAATCCAATTGATCACAAAGGATTTGGATTTGCAAATCAAGTGCTCTGCTCTTGGTATCCAATTTTCTGATTACAAACAGCTAGATATAGCCGTTGATGCCGAGTCACTATTTTCTGGTGTCGTTACCATGGAAACATCCAATGACCTTATAGACGAAATCTATGAGGGGCACGTAGACTATGTTTTGAGTGAAACTGAACTTTCCACGAAAAACATTTTCCCAAACTCCTTTGTTATCCTAAAAGGAAGCGGCAAGAAGAGTTTGTTAATGCGCCACACAGAGGAAGGTAAGCTGAAGAAAGTCTCCGATGAGACTCCATCTAAGCTTAAGGCAAAGAACAAAGAGCAAACTTTTGCTCTCGATCTTTTGTTTGATCCATCAGTGAAGCTGGTTACGTTGGTCGGAACTGCTGGAAGTGGTAAGGCGCAGCCCCTCTATTCGAAAGTTCTTACCGCAAACGGCTGGACTACAATGGGGGAAATTAAAGCTGGCGATTTTGTTATTGCAAGAAACGGAAAGAAAACAAAAGTTGTTTCCGTGCATCCCCAAGGAAAAAAAGATATTTACAAGATTACGTTTTCCGATGGCTCTTCCGCCAACTGTTGCGATGACCATCTGTGGAACGTAAAAAATGAATATGATCGTCTTAACTCGAAAGAATGGCGCACATTAACGCTAAAAGAGATACGCACTGCCTTAGCTAAAGGAAAAAGAAAAAAGTTTTCTATTCCAATGGTCGAACCAATACAATTTGAGGAAAAGGTAGTGCCTCTAGATCCTTATCTTTTGGGAGCGCTGTTGGGCGATGGGGGAATGTCTAATAATCATATTTCTTTCACTACATCAGACTCGGAAATAATAGAAACTGTTTCTGTAAAACTTCCAAAAGATTGTGGAATTAACAAAAAGAGAAATTCGAAATATGATTTTGGCATTTCCAAGAAAAATAGAGATGGACAAAAGAATGGTGTTACTTTAGCACTTGCGGAGCTAGGGCTTATCGGCCATCTGTCGTGCGATAAATTCATTCCAGAAATTTATAAATACAATACAGTTAATGTCCGTTTGGATCTCCTTAGAGGGTTAATGGATACTGACGGCTTTGTAAGCAAAAATGGAATTTCGGTTGTATATTATACAACTTCAGACAAGCTAGCAAATGACGTACAAGAAATTGTACAATCTTTGGGCGGCAAGGCTGTCATTAAAGGCAAACAAACAATGTTTACCTACAAAGGAGTCAAAAAAGAAGGACATCCTTCTTTTGCGGTTTATATGTCACTTCCAAAAGACATCGTACCATTTACTCTTTCCAGAAAACTTGAAAGATTTAAAGCAAGAACCAAATACCAGCCAACGCGCTTCATTGAGAAAATCGAATATGTAAATTCTGAAGAAGCAAAGTGCATTTTCGTTGAAAACCCAGAGCATTTGTATGTCACGGACAGTTACATTGTAACCCACAATACTCTTTTGAGCATCGCCGCAGGTTTGGAACAAACTATTGGAAAACACAAGAGATACAAAAACTTGGTTGTTTGCAGACCAGTTCAACCAGTCGGCAAGGACATTGGCTTTTTGCCTGGGACCATGGAAGAGAAAATGGAGCCTTGGATTGCCCCAATTAAAGACAACCTCCGTTTCCTCATGACTGAGGGAAAAAGAGGAAAGAATAATGAGGACATCCTCCAGTATTACTTCGATAACGGAATCATAGAAGTAGAAGCAATGACGTTCATTCGTGGGCGCTCCATTGCAAACGCTTATATGATTATTGACGAAGCACAAAACCTCAACATTCACGAACTAAAAACAATCTTGACCAGAGCTGGTGAAGGTACCAAGATTATTTTGACGGGTGATATTGAGCAGATTGACAACCTTTATGTCGACTCGGTTAGCAACGGCTTGGCTGTCGCTGTAGAAAAATTCAAAACTCAGTCTATTGGCGGACATGTGACGCTAACAAAGGGCGAGAGAAGCGAATTGGCTACTATTGCCGCTAAAATTCTGTAATCCCTAATGTTAAATGGCAGCTACTTAACAGAGTAATGCCAATCATAGGAAACGGAAGCGGTAATAGCAACAACTTTAGGAAAATTGGTACGTTCGATAGAATCAAACCAGTTTCTATACAAGTTGTGCAAAATAATATAACAAGGTCATTTGATGGCAACCATTTGGTTATTCATCGTGACTCTTACTATATTGATCAACCTTTTGTGCTGGTGGCTACGACTGCGGCAAGCAGCGGAAGTTATCCGTTTGGAGAATATGCTGAGAATACAGTATCGTTTGCTGGCGAGACAACCAAGACTGTTACTTTTGCCTCTCCGTTTTCAAGCACTCCAATAATTGTTCTATCAATAGAGTCATCAAACCAAGAGAATATCATCGCTTTCGTTTCAGCTTCGTCTACAACTGGCTTCGATATACAACTTTCTGCACCGCTAAATGGTTATGTTATAACCTATAGAGCAATTTATTCAACCACATATCCAGCTATTGTTCAAAGAAGCCCTCTTAATCCAACGATGTATTACACGGCTTCTGCTGGACAGTATGTGGCTTCGAATGCTAGCTCGTTTACAGCTTCATTTGATAGTCTTGGCTCTGTCCCAACTAATGTGTTTGCCACAAACCAGGATACAAATGGTAATGGCGGAGCGAACGTTGGGTACGTTTATGGTGTTGGCTATGATTCAACAACAGTGAATGCAGATTTTTCTGCAACTACTAACCTGACTGTAAATTACATTGTAACTAAATAATAGTAATAGCACATGACATACGACTTTAGAGCAAATCAGATAAGAACAAACAAAATCATAGCATCTGGTTCCAGTGGAACTAATGCGAAGATACTGGTTTATCCAGTCGATACTGCCTCTGACTATTCTGGCGGAATTACAACATCCACATTCTCCACAGCTAGCATAGGAACTGACGTTTTCTTTTACACCTCTGGTTCCATATCCAGCAGAGATGGCCTGACTCCAGGTATCTCTTTGTTTGGTGGCGACTTGATGACATCTGGCGCATTTTACGCTAGCCAATATAGCACATTTGCTAGCGGTCTTGGAGCTCTGGGTACATTTTTATCGTACGGAACCTCTTCATTTTTTGCGCCACTGTACACCTACAGCACTCTTATAGCTACGTCTACTGCTATCTTCAGTGGCTCCTTTACGTTTCTTAGCACTGGCTCTTTTAATGGTCCAGTTACCTTCAACAGTAGAGTCGTAACGTCTGGCAACTTTATTGCCTCTGGTGGTTTCTCTGGCTCCTTGCAGAGTTTGGCTGATGGCACGGCGTACATTACAGGTATTGGCGGAATATCTGTAACAACACAATCAAATGGCTCCATTCAAATATCTGGAAGTGCTGGCGGGAGCAGTCTGCCTGCTGGAACGAATGGTGGAGTGCTAGCTTATTCTGGAAGCAATTGGGTTTCAACCAATTCTGGATCGATTTATACGCCACTTGTTGCTTCTGGTTCTGGTCTTCCATTTTATTCTAGCAGAGTTGTTCCTTTGCAAATCGGAACGGATACTGCGCTAGATGCCGATATGGGGCTCGGTTTTTCTGCCACGTATAGATCTATTGCTGTGAGAGATGGCGGTGGGGCAAGTTGGTTAGATATATGGAGATATGATGGATCAAACTATTGGGCTTATGGTACTACCAATGGTTCTTATTCTGGTGGAACTTTAATTTATGCTCCTTCTGGTGGAGAATTTTACGTTTATCGTGGTGCAACTGCTCATATAGGAATAAACGGAAGTGGAACTATTACACTAGGAACAACAACAACCGCAACAATTCTTAGAGGTTCCGCGCTAACAATCGGACTAACATCAGTTGTAGCTCAATACCAAGGAGGCTCCAGAGTACCAGAAGCTACAATTTCTTCGGACGCAACATTGGATACATCTTCCGAGGTTGTTTTTGTTGATGCAAGTACAACAGTTGTTACAGCATCTCTTCCAACTGGAGCAAGTGGTCGCGTTATAACAATTCAAAGAATTTCTGGTTCCAATGACGTTGTTATTTTAAGAGGAAGTTCAGATACAATTCGTGCTGGTGGGACTGCAAGTTTAACTGAAGTCAAAATTACAGATAGTTTTAGACACAGTTTGATTTTTAGATCTGCTGGAACAGAGTGGGTTTTCGAATACTAAAAATATTATCCTGGAGTAAATAAGTTATGCACTCTTTTTTTAATCCTACTGTTTTTAATCCTAAAGCCGTGAAAAATTTATATGCTTGGTATAAGTTTGATAGTTTAATATTAAGTGGAGCCAGTCCAACACAAACGGTTTCTGCGGCCTTAGATAAATCTGGAAATGCAAGACATGCTATTCAAGCAACAGCTGGACAACAGCCCACTTATTTTGCAAACGGCGGCCAAAACAATCTCCCGTATTGGATGAATTCTGATGCTGTTTCTGGCGGAAAATATCTTTTAGCGGGCGCAACAACAGATTGGACTTTTTTACATAATGGAACGGGATTTACTGTTTTTATAGTTATGAAAGCCCATTCAACGCAACAGAACTACTTCTTTGGTACACAAACAGGAACTGGTGTTTCTCTTGGTTTATCTTTGGTTAGAATTAATAATACCACAGCACGAATTGCTATTGGCAATATTGCCTTACATGTCCTGAGTACAGACTATTCTCAGCCAATGACAAGTTGGACTAAACTCGCTGTATCTGGATCGACTGGAGGAGATCCAGATTACTCTGTCAGAATAACTGGATCTTACACTGCGACCGCAAACGAACTTGCATCCCCTTCCTCGAACACTTCAACCCAAAAACTTGGAATTGGATCAGGCGGTGGTGGCGCTTATTCATTGTCTTCCAGCTTTCACGAATTTATCATTTACAATAGAGAGCTTAATATAACAGAAGTCAAAAACGTAGAGCAATATCTTAAAATGCAGTATGGTTTGTGATATCTCGGACGTCACTGTATTGACTGCACCACGGCGCTAACGAATACCGTTTGCTGGCCCTATACGCCTTATACGGGCATCCAAACACTTAGAGCGAGGAAAGGTGTCATTGATAATTCGAACGCCCTAAAGGGCTTTTATTTTCGTTTCTTGGAAATCCGTTATTCCAGAGCAATAGATATATAAGAATCGCAAAGGCTTTTTCATTTTTAGCTTGCCAGCACATAGTAGGTAAATCCATACCTCTTTTTTACAGTTAGTGGAACCTAACCATAGAAGAGAGAAGAAGGAACCTAATAAGAAGAATAAAGATATGCTTGAAGAGTTTTTGACATTTGTTTCAGACAACCAGATTCCAATCTTTCTGCTTCATGGAATTACAGAGCAAGGGAAATGCACATGCAAAGGAGATGCTTGTACATCTGCTGGTAAGCATCCCTATGCAAAGATAAGCTGGAAATCATCCGCAAAGTACGACAGAAAAACTACCAACAAACTAAGCAAGAAAGTTGGGGAACTTAATCTTGCCGCTGCTACAGGCAGGAAAGGATCGAATGGAAAATATCTTGTTGTTGTTGATATAGACGATCCCAAGTCAGATTTGATAGAGAAATTGTTGATAGAGAAAACATTCAGTTACAGAACTGGTGGAGGAGGACTTCACTTTTGGTTTTGGTCTGATGTTTCCATAAAGAACTCTGTCTCTCTTCTTGCTAAAAAAGTGGATATCAGAGGCACAAACGGTTATGTGGCCGTGCCTCCCAGCAAGCACGTAACTGGCAACAAATATGAAATTCTTCCTGATTCGGCGTTTATCGTCAAGGATCTGCCAGAATGGCTCCGAGAACCTCTAACTGCCAAAAGAAAGATAGAACAAAAGAACGAGAAAAAGCAAGTAAAGAAACAAGAACCTGTAGAGAAAATTGAAGCGCTGCCAAAGGAGTTGCAAAAGTGGGCTCTAAAGGAAGTTAGAGAAATCAGACAGGAGTTATCGGAAGGCGGTAAGATACCGCAAGGAATAAGAAATCAGTGCCTGCATAGATTGCTTAGTTCCGATAGGGCTAGAGGCGTATATGAAAAAGAGGACCTTGAAAAAAATGCGTACGCCTACGCCGCTTCTTTTGAAGAGAAAATGGACGATGGAGAAATTCAAAGAACGGTCGCTTCTGTGATGAGATATCCAGCCCATAACAATTCACATGAAAAAGTGAATACCATGTACATAAAGTGGCTGAGCAAAACAAAGAAACCAGCAGAAGAAGGTTTCTCTGATAAGTTGGTGGCTCTCGATACTGCTTTTTTTGAAGCGATAGAGTTACTGGACGGTTCTGCTGGTGGCGTTTCACTGCAAGATATTTCTGACATGAGGGTAAGATTTCTTAGATCCAAGGGATTGGACAGGTTTTCAACATACAAGCCATGTTTGCTTGGAAAAAAATTGAGAGAACTTGGAGCCAAGCGTCTGAGAACTAGCTCGAAAAATCTTTGGCTTATTTCCCTTGAGAAGATTTCCGATATGTGTTATGAGGAAATAGAGTCTGCAAAAGTTTGCGAGACGACACCCATAGAAGAACCAAAGGAAAGTAAGGAAAAAATGACAGAAGAAGCCGATACCACTGTAACTCCAGTGACTGTTACTGAGAAGAAAGTCAAGATCAAGATCAAAAAGCACCCATTCGAATGGAAATACCCAGGAGATATTCACGCTGATTTCATGCGCGATCAGGTGAGTGCCTTCGGCATAATGTCGGAGGAGGAATATGATGGCTACTTCAATCCAGATGTCCTATTGGATGAAGAGGAAGTTGATTTCTTTCTTTCTGAAGTTGCCGTTGGAGACAAGATTGGAGTCGGTTATAAGACTTTTCTTGTCCTTGAGAAAAGAGATAATGGATTGCTTTGTGAAAATAAATCCATTAAAAAGTCTGGCGACGAAGAGGACAGTTATTTCTTGGACAAGAAAGAAATAGACAAAGCTATTCCTTTGGATCGAGCAGACATTTTGTACAGAGACAACAAACCTTATGGACAACCAGAGTACGAAGAGATCACTCTGAAAGTTGTTGAAAGTAAGGATACAGATGACACGAGCCAAGGAGCTGGGCAACCATAACATAAATACAAACGTTTTCTTTGGGATAAATACCGAGCAAATCATCCCAAAGAAAACCAAATATGTTTTTGTTGCAGACTTTTTAGCATCAGAGGTGTCTGGTGGAGCTGAGTTAACTACGCAAGCTTTGATAGAAGCGGCACCAGATCCATCAGAAGTTAGCATAATTCACAGCTACTCATTAACTACCGACCTACTCGATCGATACAAAGATAAAATTTGGATTTTAACGAATTTTACGTTAATTCCAAAAGAGTCGTTGTACCATTTGATTCAAGGCGGTTTTTCATATTCTGTTGTGGAATATGACTTTAAGTTTTGCTCCTATAGATCACTCAATCGACACAAGAGCATGACTGGAGTCGAGTGTGATTGCTGCGATAACGAGCATGGCCAACTAGTTTTGGCCTTGTTTTCTTTAGCAAAGTCTATTCATTGGATGTCTGAGATTCAAAAGCAGACTTACTTTGATAGACTCCCAGAGTTAAAGGATATTCCAAACTTTGTTCAGTCGTCAACTTTCGACATGGAAACGTTGAAATTCCTTGAGCAAACGCGAGCTATTTCCGATAAGAACGGAAGGGATGATTTGTATGCGTTTCAGGGATCGGGTAGTTGGATCAAGGGAATCGAAGAAACAAAAAAATATCTAGCGGACCATGGCTATAAACATCTCGCCATTCCTTCTATGCCTTACAGGCAGTTTCTTACGGAAATAAGCAAACATAAACATTTTGCATTTATGCCGCTGGATTATGATACTTGTCCGAGAGTTGTTATTGAAGCAAAACTCTTGGGATGTGAGACATTGCTTAACAGCAACGTTTTGCATGCAAATGAGCCGTGGTTTCAAACCATCGATTCTTGTCTTGCTTATCTTCAAGATAACGGAAAAAGATTTTGGCGGGAACTGATAGGTTCTCACAAGTCAGAATAAATCTCTGGGTGTTCTCTTCCAAAGAAGCGAACCAGCCGTCCAGACATAACATTTGCCTCATCTTCGTAAGGTTGCAGCCCAGCGTCGTCGTCTGGAAATTCAATATTATCAACGAGCAATTGTTTTAAGTGAGTTAACTCGTGGGCGCACGTTCTCATGCAGTCGGCTATTGCCCTGTTCCCTACGCAAACTTTGATTAGACGATTTGCTGGGTTAAGTTGTCCTGCGCTTGGTACACTCGGATCTTTTTCTAGCTGGAATACGATATTTATATCTCCAGATAAACCCAGATGTTTTGCGCAATACCCAATAAAATCGTGAAACAATTTTACGTTTTCTTCGGTTGGCTTCATAGTATGTAACTATGAAATCGAGAGTAAAAAATGTCAAAGTTTAGAAACAGTATAGTTTACCTGGGTTATGAAGATGTTTTTATTTTCCCAAACGGTTCTAGCGTTTCATCCAGGAAGGATGTAGATACAACAACCGTACTCCATGGTTCTAATTCGCATATTCAGGTTGTACTAGAAGTGCCAGTTATTTCAGCAAACATGGATACTGTAACGGAAGATAAAATGGCAATAGCCATGCGCAGTAGCGGTGGCATTGGCGCTCTTCACAGATTTATGTCCATTGAAGAGAATGTGGAGATGTACAAGAGAGTTAAAGACGGGATAGATAAGAGCAAAAATATTGAGGCGGGCCACGAGTGTTTTGTTTCTATAGGCGTAAACCCTTCCGATTACATGGAAAGAACAAGGCGGTTATATGCCGCTGGAGCCAGACTATTCGTCATTGATATCGCTCATGGCCATTCCGACCACATGAGGAACACGATAAAGTGGTTAAGAAAAGAATTCAAGAATGAAATATTCATTATGGCTGGTAACGTCGCGACACCAGAGGGTGTCTCGGAATTAGACCAAGCTGGCGCAGATTGTGTTAAGATTGGCGTTGGTCCTGGCGCTGTTTGCACAACAAAGGATGTTACGGGAGTGACAGTGCCTATTTTTTCCTGTGTTGAGGAATGCGCGGAGATTAATGACACGAGGGGAGTTAAAATTCCCTTAATAGCTGATGGCGGTGCTCGGTATTATGGAGATATAGCAAAAGCTCTTGGTGCTGGAGCTTCTGCCGTGATGTCTGGTTATTTCTTTGCTGGATCTCACGAGATACCAGAGGCAGCTTACAACATGGATCACAGCACTGGAAAACTTAAAGCAATTTATCGCGGTATGGCTTCTAGCGGTGCGATGAAAAAGATCAAGGCAGATAATCTACCAACCCCAGAGGGCAGAACTACCGAGATAGATTCAAAGGGGCAGGTTTCTGATATCATGAAGGATATTAAAGGCGGACTACAAAGCAGTTTTAGCTACGTTGGTGCCAGAGATATTGAAAACTTCAAGGGCTTAGTGACTTTCGGACGCCGTCGTTAAACTGTTTGTATTATTCCTCGTTTTGTTCCATACTGGTAGTATGAAAAAAAGTTTACCAGTTATACAGGAAACAAGCGGACTAGATGGTCTGTTGAACGACAAACCAGTTGAATTTTCCTCGGAAATATCAGAGGAGCCAGAGTGGAAAAAGTATATGCCAAAGAAGACTTTGGTGTTTGAAAAAGATTACATCTCTTTTTCTGAGCTTGCCACCTGGATGGAATGTTCAACAAAGCATTACCTAAAATACATCAAAAATATCCGCCTTGATGGACCTACTGAGCACACGGAATTCGGTCAGATAATACATGATTGCTTGGAATCATATTTGTCAGAAAGAGAAATGCCAGACACGGCAGTTGCTGTGTGCGAACTTGACTACCGTTTCTCTTCGCTTCCAAATGCAAAATCTCTTAAACCAAAAGATTGGCAAGAGCAGATCGGTCCTATTCTCGACTCCGTTCCAGCTTTTATGGAAGAAAAGTTCCCAGGTTGGGAATTTGTTGGAGCAGAAGTGGAACTGTTGGAGGAAATCGAAGGATTCCCTAGAAAGTTCCATGGATATATTGACGGAGTTATTCGAGTCCCAAAGAAGATAAGAAAGGGTGCAACTAAGCGCCCCGAAGGTTATGATTACTACATCATAGACTGGAAGACAACTTCATGGGGCTGGACCGCCGACAAAAAAATAGATCCAAAGAAGACCTTCCAGTTGGTTTTGTACAAATACTTTTGGTCAAAGAAAATGAATATTCCTCTGAGCCAAATAAAGACTGGTTTCGTTCTTCTTAAGAGAACGGCTAAATCAGCAGAACGCTGCGAGTATATTCCAGTGAGCGTCGGTCCAGTTGCTATGTCTAAGGCCATGGAAACACTGACAACGGCCTTGGTATCGATGAAAAAATTCTTGTTTACAAAAGAAACTGGCTCATGTAGAATGTGCAAGTATTACAAAACAGAACATTGCCAATAAAATGGAGTAAAAATGAGAAATAAGATAAGTGGTTATACATTAACTTACAATTGCATCGAGGGACGCTTTCCACTCCGCGAGGCAATTCAGTCGCATTTGGGCTTTTGTAGTGAAATTATTATTATTGATGACGACTCTACTGATGGCACTTATGAGCTCTTGCAAGAGTTGGCAAGCAAAAATGGTAGGTTGAAGTTATTTAAAGCAAATAAGAAGGATATAATAGGCGAACACCAAAAGGTTTATTCTGGAAGTTATTTGAAAACATTGGGTAGGCAGAAGTGCACTGGTGATTTTCTATGGCAATTTGACGCTGACGAAATTGTCCACGAGGACGATTACGGAAAGATAGACGGTCTTTGCGATTCTTTTCCCGCAAATGCCGACGTTCTAATTCTTCCCGTTGTAGAATTTTGGGGCAGCAAAGGAAAATGCAGAGTTGATATAAACCCGTGGAAATGGCGCCTGTCTAGGAACGACAAAAACATTATCCACGGTATCCCGAAGCAAAGCACCGCATATGATTCAAATGGAAATATGTTTTCGCTCGGTTCAGACGGCGATGACTACATTTTCAAAGACACTATGAACTTTGTTAGGTTCGCTAGTGTGTACAACCAAAACATCGAAAATGTTAGACAGGCCCTTTTGGCAGATCCAAATAATGCGGGGATGCAAAAGGCGTACGAGACTTTAATGGCAAGGCTGGTATCCAATTTCCCAGCCATTTATCATTATTCGTGGTTTTCGATGGAAAGGAAGATATCTTCCTATAAAACTTATTGGAGGAAACATTGGGCAAACTTCTTCAATCTAGATGGCAGCGATACGGCAGAGAACAATGTCATGTTTGATAAGCCATGGGAAGAAGTTACGGATGAGGACATTAAGGTTTTAGCGGATAAAATGGAGAGCGAAATGGGAGGGTGGATTTTTCATAAGAAAATAGATTTTACAAAAAAGACACCTTGGTTCAAATTAGCAAAAACTCACCCAAAGGTTATGGAAGAGTGGATCAGAGACAACAAATGAAAGTTTTAGTTACGGGCGGCGCTGGTTTCATTGGAAGTCATTTGGTGGACAGACTTGTCGAACTAAAACACGAAGTTTTTGTCATAGATGATTTTTCTACTGGTAAAAAGAGCAATGTTAACCAACGGAGCCATTTGTTATCCTTGGAGGCCATTGATAACCCACGAGATAAACAAGATATCACTTTAGATTTCCTTGATAAAAATAAAGATATTGACCTAATTTTCCATCTCGGGGCCACTGCCAGCGTTCCTAAGACAATAGCCGAGACATTGTATTCCAATGAAAATAATATTACTCTGACATTGAAAATTTTGGATTGGTTAAAAAACAACAACAAGAACTGCAAACTTGTTTTTGCCTCCAGTTCAGCAATTTACGGAAATACTAATGTATTTCCCACTACAGAGGAAACACCAGTAAATATCCTGAATCCATATGCCAACCAAAAATATGCTGCCGAGCAATATTGCTTATTGTATTCAAATCTTTATGGCTTAAAGACAGTTAGTCTTAGATTTTTTAATGTTTATGGGCCGCGACAAAATGGAGTTGGGCCATACGCAAACGTTATTTCTTCTTGGTTAGAAAAGATCAAAATTGGGGATGTGTGCTTACAGTACGGCGACGGGACACAGACAAGAGATTTTGTTTATGTTTCCGATGTTGTTGATTGTCTAAATGTCGTCGGTTTTGACAAGGATATATCTGGTGTCTATAACATTTGCAGCGGACATAGTATTACTTTGAATTTTATTTCAGAAACTTTTTCAAAGCATTTTTCGGAACGCTTCAAGGTGAAGTATTTGCCAGATAGAATGGGCGATGTAAAAGATACGCTGGGATCGAATACCAAGATCCTTTCTGTGATGCCCGAAGATTATCAATTCATGGCATTTCGCGATGGAATTGAGAAAACTATAAAGTGGTATGAGGGAAAATAAACATGTATTCAAAATATGAGAACATCATCTTTTTTTCTACAGATGAGAATTATAGCAGCCTGTTTCAAACCAGAACATTTTTGCGCCTTTTCATAGATAGGGCAAAAAGTAACGGTTTTGCGGGTGGGTTTTCTTACTACGCCCGAAATTTTATGAATTCAAGAATTCAAAGTGCTTTTTGTGACTTTGATGAACTCGTTTCGTCGGACCCAGGAGACAAGGCCTTTAGGTTAGAAAATGTTCAGGTGTTGGCAAACGATTTTGAAGATGGAAAAACATTGTACATAAACATGACCGTGCCACCTAATTCGAACTTCTCAGAAATAAGAGAACATTTTGCGAAAAGATCCCACATTGGGTCTTGTTTCGACATCCAAACCCCAAATTCAATTTTGGCTCCCGTTTGCAGTTTCGTTAAAGCGCAAAAAAACGGGACATCATTTAAAGAGATAGACGACCTAATTTCTACGGTTGCTGGCAGAGATATAGCTCTCATATGCAATGACTCTCTTGATGCACACAAAAAAGGTCTGGTTAACCGCTTATTGATAGCTTCTTCGGCTTTGTTTTATGGATACAAGAAAAATAAACTACTGTTCATGTACACGGAACCAACAGAAATTGCGGCAGTTGGCACACCGCTCCCGTTCATTTCATTGCAAGCAAAGATCGGTTCTGGAAAAAGACAGGCACTTACTCAATTGTTTATGAACCACGTACAGTGGGCCTATCTTTTATCTAATGTTGACATTGTTATTTCCGACGAAAAGTCTTTCGTCGGGCAAATAAGAAGGTTCATGAACCTAAACAAACAGGTCATTTCTGTGTCAACTGACATGGAAGTAGGTCAAATGGTTAATACTATTTTTTCAGGTCTAACGTCATGAAAATAATTGTTGAAGATTATGGCTGCGGGACAAGTTCTGCTTTCGCTGATTATGGCTTGTCAAATATAGTCTATTGTTCAGCCGAGAACAATAAGCATATTTTTGACATCAAAGACGAAGATTTGTTTTTTGTCGGACACGATGCACTATTGTATCTTTGGGATTCGGAGAGCAAGGTAAATCATTGGCAAAAATACGGCAAAAGAAAAATAGTTTGGTGCTTTGAAAAGATCGATGCAATTGTTCCTCAGTGGCAAAGAAAAAGTCATTTCAGTCTAGAGGTTTGTCAAAAATTCACAGATGAATTTGTAGCCTCGGACGAACAAGATTGCAGGAAATACGGAATTACGTGGCTTCCGCAATGGGCTAGTAGAAAGTTTTATGACAACCGATTTAAAGCCCCTACAGAGCCACGAGTTGTTTTTAGTGGGCAAGCTGGGTTCATAGGATACGATCGCCGCGATGAGCTTTTAAGAAAGCTACAGGGCCATCCTGATTTCTACGTCAGCAACAACACCAGGAAGCACGGTTGGGACGAGTACATTAGCAACTTTTTGTCTCACAAGGCTATTTTGGCCCCATTTGGGAACCTAAAGGCGTTCAATACTAGAACGTTTGAAGCGATCACTAGCGGCAGGTTGTTGCTGCAACAAATTGATTCCGAATACACATGGCACATGGATAAGTTCAATTATCCGCATGTAAAATTCTTTGAAACATACGAGGACTTGATCAAAATTGTCGAGAGCGATGAATTCAGAAGTTTTTCTGTCGGCGATGTTGACGAAAAGATTTTTCAAGAAAATAGCGTTTATGCTAGGTTTAAAAGTATAGGACTGGAACTCTGATGGGAAGAAAAGTAATATCATTTTCGTTGTGGGGCAATGACCCCAAATATACTGGCGGCGCTATCGAGAACGCGAAGTTGGTTAGCGAAATTTACCCTGGCTGGGAAGCACATTTTTATCTTGGGATGGATGTGGGCGAAGAAACAGAGAGAGCCCTTTGTGATCTTGGCGCAAAAACGGAAAGAGTAAATGAGCCGATAGATTGGACATCTACCTTTTGGAGATTCAACATTGTTTATGACGATGACGTGGACGTTTTTATCTCCAGAGATGCTGACTCTAGGTTAAACAACAGAGAGGCGACGGCAGTCCAAGCTTGGATGGTGTCCGACAAAACTCTCCACATAATGAGAGATCACCCAGCCCATCTAACGGAAATACTAGCTGGTATGTGGGGAGCGAAAAAAGAACTGTTTCCAATTATCAGAGAGGCACTAAGGACAATACCAAGGCAACGGGGAACCAAACAAGCTGACCAGATTTTTCTCCGAGAACTCTATAAGTCTGTTTATAGGGAAGCCATGGTTCACGATCCGTTTTTCGAAAAAAAGCCTTTTCCAACAAAAAGAGTTGGCTCCGAGTTTGTTGGTCAAGTATTCGAGGACGGCCAGCCCTGCCAATTGTTTATAGATGATCTTCTGAAGGACCCGAGAAGCAAAAACACGTAAAGCTGGATACAAATAGATCCGAAACTTCAATTATATGGCTGAGAGATTAAAAAAAATGAAAATTGATAGAGTTATTTTTTGTTTAAATGATAATCATATCTATACAAGCTTTTGGAACAAGGTTTCCGAAGTGTGGGCTCGGGCTTTCAATATAAAGCCAACGCTGTTTTTTGTTGGCTCCGAAGATGATGCGGCAAAACACAATCTATCAACAAAATATGGGGAGATATATTTTTTACCTAAGAAATTTTTCAATAAGAAAAGTTCTGAAAGGGACTGGAGCGTGACTTGGGCTTTGTTTTATGGAGCAACAAAGTTTCCAAATGATGTCTGCATCACGAGCGGTATCGATCAAATACCGCTTGGCGAACATGTATTTGAAGCTTTAAAGCAAGTGAATGATGATTCCTACAACATTTGTTTTTCTGACGCATATCAGACTCCAAACTTATTTCCTTCGTCGCACCATGTTGCCAAAGGCAGCATGTTTAAAGAGATATATGACATTTGTGACGATTGGGGAGATGAGTTAGAAAAGGTTTACAACAAACACACATCATATAAATTAGAGTGGGACGATTGGGGGCTGGACGAAGCCTATAGCTCAGAAATACTAGTTCAAAAAAGCCTAACGCATAATTTGATTTTTTGGAAAGGGTTTTTCCATAACATTTGGGTTCCACAAAGATTAGATCGCTGCATACAGCTAAATTACAATGTTGATTTGTTGCGAAGTGGGTGGTATAGCGAACTTCATTCGCCAAGGCCTTACGAAAACTACAAAGACTATATTGATAAAGTTGTTTATGATCGTTATGGATTTTGAACAGCAGCAATGGGCCAATGTAAAGTTTACGGAAGATAAAATAGAGGATAAGATATGGAATTTAGGCCATTTAAAGGCATCTCTAATACTGACGAGTATGTCACTGGTAACAAATTTATCTTGCTTTGCGAGAAATACAATATTCCGTTTGCTAAAACGGACTATGTTTTCGATGGTCTTTTTGAGCTAAAAGACCGAATAAAAAATGGTGAAAACATAAAAGCTTTCGTTACGCATCAATCCGATTACTCCATTGTTGCGGAACATGTGAAGCACTTGCCAGATGGCGTTACTTGGTTTGCGGATAACTGTGAAGTAATTGGTAATCCAAATGTTATCGGAATCCCTAATGGGCTCAACAATATGGACTTTGTTAATAACAAAACTTCAAAGTGGGGCCTGTACTCTTCGTGCTTTTCCAACCTGGCGGATTTTCACAATGACTTAGCCGAGCAACATTCAAACAAGAAAGATATTAGAAATTTAGTCTATATGAATTTTACGCCTGATACGTCAGCAACAGAGAGAACTATGGTTTACAACCACTTCAAGCAGAAGTCTTTTGTTACTGTGGAGCACGGTGTTTCCCATAAACGGTTTGCGAACAGTGTTTACAACCACCCATTCGTTCTCTCTCCCAGGGGCAATGGCTACGATTGCGTTAGAACATGGGAATCATTTTACCTTGGTTCAATCCCAATTATCAAAAGAAATAATGTCATGTCGCATTTTAGTGATTTGCCTATTTTGTTTGTCGAAAGTTGGGAAGAAGTGACTTTGAACTTGTTGCTAAACCATTTGACCAAAATGAAAGATAACGTCACATTAGACAAAGCTAGAATGAGTTATTGGGATTCTATTTTGGCAAATTATGCAACAAAGTGACAAGCGTCAATTTTTCAACTTATGAAGTTTGAGCAAAACTGTGAATATAAACGTAAACTACCTAGGTCGGTTGGGGAACAATATGTTCCAGTACGCTTTCACGGCGCTGGTCTTGGCAGAGATATGCAAAAAAGAGCGTCGCGATCTCTATATTGTGAAGTCAATTCCAATAACAGATCAACTGGACAATATTGTTGATAAAAACGTTCAGTTGGTCGATCGAGCTATAATCGACCCTTGCTCGGAACATGTTACATACGCCCGTTATCCAGCAACATACAATATTACTGACTATGGAAGTATGGAGGGGAAAATACTTTCTATAGACGATATCTCGTCTAGACCTTTCGGTTTCGGAACAACGTATAACTTCAACGGCTTCTTTCAGCACAAAAGCTACTACGAAGGCAAAAGAGAATTTCTAAAGTCTTTGTTTTCGCTTCCAAAAGTCAAAGACGTTGAGTTCGATACGGCAGTCCACATAAGACTGACGGATTACAAGGAAATAAATTGGACGCTACCAGAAAAATACTACGATGACGCAATACGTCAAGCGACTCCTACAAACCTAAGTGTTTTTACCGATGAACCAAGCCATCCATATATCCAGAAACTTAGGGCCAGTGGAGCTAAAATTATTTGCGGTGAACCCGTGAATGATTTAGGGTTGATGTCATCGCACAAAAAGATCATCATTTCAAGAAGCTCTTATTCTTGGTGGGGAGCTATTTTGTCAGACGCTAAAATCTTTTACCCAAAGCCATCAAAGGGCTTTTGGTCCGAAGAGATTGCTTACAAAGATGTAGCAATTCAAGATTCTAATTTTACTTTCATAGACTGTTGAGGAATAATGTTAATACCATATCAAGACTGCATAAAATACAATAATGGACAGAGATTTAACGGCGTCATCCACATAGGAGCCCACTTGGGTGAAGAGTGTAAGGACTACAAGGACAATGGTGTCAAGAAAGTTATCTGGGTGGATGCTAATCCAAAACTTATGGAGCCTCTTATTGCACGAACAAGACTGATAGCCACAGAAGAAGAAATGCAGCAGAAATATTTCGCTGCGCTTATGTCATCTGTTTCAAATGAAAACAAGAAGTTTTATGTAACCAACAATGGGCAGTCATCGTCTATGTTGGAACTTGGGACACACAAGAACTACTACCCAGACATTTACGTTACTGAGGTTCAAGAGGCTGTTACCATTCGTTTTGATGATTTGATTAAACAGGCAAATATTGACTTGAATGGGTATGATTTCGTTAACCTGGATATTCAAGGAGCCGAGCTAGAAGCCCTGAAAGGTTTTGGCGACATTCTAAAAAATCCACAGATCAAGGCAGTTTACACGGAGGTCAACTTCGAAGAACTTTACGTTGGTGCCCCTCACATTTCGGAGATTACAAAATTTCTAGAAGAGCTGGGATTCAAATTGGTAGCCAATGTTAACACTGGTCAACGCTGGGGCGATGCTCTTTATTTGAGACAATAAAATGAAGAAAAAGAAGATATTGATCACTGGTGGCAGCGGCATGCTCGGCAGCGCGCTAAAGGATCTATTAGAAACCAATGCTGCATCAACTCAGACAGAGGTTGATATTCTTGCTCTAGATTCTAAGACGGATTTGCGAAACAGAGATGTAACTTACGAGTTGTTTGAAACTTACAAACCAAATTTTGTTTACCATTTGGCTGCGAGAGTAGGCGGTCTAGGAGCTAACATAACGGGAAACGCCGAGTTCTTTGATGACAACATTAGAATCAACTCGAATGTCTTGGTTGCTAGTTCCGAAACAAGCTCTGTATCAAAGGTCTGTTCGGTATTAAGTACCTGCATCTACCCAGATAAAACTTCATATCCGCTGATAGAGGAAAATTTATTTAGTGGTCCGCCGCACCACACAAACTTTGGTTACGCTTATGCCAAAAGAATGTTGATGGTTCAGGGTCAAGCACTCAACGAGAAACTAGGCAAAAACATGTTTATTACCGTTATCCCGAATAACATGTACGGAGAAAATGATAACTTTTCTTTAGCCAAAGGACACGTTGTACCCACAGCTATTCACAAGCTTTTTCTTGCGAAAAAGAACGGGGATAAACAGGTAACTTTTTGGGGATCTGGGGCACCTCTCAGGCAATTTTCTTATGCCTCGGACATTGCTAGAGACATGGTGTTTTGCATGAGCAACTTTAATGGCTCTGCCATTAACGTAGGATGCTACTCAGAATTCTCTATAAGGCACCTAGTCGAATCAATTAAAGAGATCATGGGTTACGCTGGCGAAATAAAATGGGACCATACAAAGCCCGATGGACAGTTTAGGAAGCCTTCTTCGACGAGAATGTTTTCGCAAGCATATGAGTGTACAACGGGAAAAGAATTAAGCTACCATACGCTCGAAGAGGGTTTAGCCAAGACAATAAAATGGTTTGAGTCATCTTACCCTAATGTAAGAGGAGTATGATGCCTAAAGTTGCACTTATCACTGGAGTAACTGGCCAAGATGGAGCCTATTTGTCTAAGTTTTTGTTGGATAAAGGTTATACTGTTGTCGGAATGAAGCGAAGAACTTCGTTGATTAACACAACAAGGCTGGACGAAAATGACATTTATTCTCATCCAAACTTTCGTTTGGAGTACGGAAACATGTCAGACGGTAGCAGTTTGCACAGATTGCTTTTGAAATACAAGCCAGACGAAATCTATAATTTGGCCGCTCAAAGCCACGTAAGGGTTTCTTTTGATGTCCCAGAAGAGACTGTTGATGTTGTGGCAAATGGAACACTGAGGCTTTTAGAAGCTTATAGGGAAATTTGCCCAACATCCAGATTCTATCAGGCTTCTAGTTCTGAAATGTACGGAGATAATGTCCAGGTGCCTCAGAACGAAGAAACCAGAATGACGCCAGCCAGTCCGTACGCTTGCGCAAAGCTTTTTTCTCATAATATTTGCAGGAATTATCGAGAGAGTTACAAGCTCCACATATCCAGCGGAATTTTGTTTAACCATGAAAGTCCTCTTAGGGGAGAGACATTTGTCACAAGGAAAATCGCCATAGCTGCTGCCAGGATAAAAGTTGGACTTCAAGACAAACTATATTTGGGAAACTTGGAGGCCAAAAGAGATTGGGGCTATGCGCCAGATTACATTGAAGCAATGTGGCTTATGCTTCAACAAGACCAACCAGACGACTATGTTGTTGCGACTGGCGAAACGCATACTGTAAAAGAGTTTGCGGAAGAAACGTTTCGTATCGCTGGATTAAATCTGGAAGATCATTTGGTAATTGACCAACGCTTGTTTAGGCCACATGAAGTACCGCTTCTGTTGGGTGACGCTACAAAAGCAAAGAATAAGCTCGGTTGGACCCCTAAAACAAAGTTTAAAGATTTGGTTCGCGTTATGTTTGACGCGGAGATGTCTAAGCATATCAAAAGCTAGTTTAAACATTTATATCTGTTAGCGTATCATACGTGATATGACAAACAGTAAAATACCAAGTAGATTAACTGCGCTAAATCTGAAGTTCGACAAACCAACTCAGAAAAAGCAAAAGATTCTTTTTATTTCGGATCACCCGCTTTCAACGAGCGGCGTTGGCGTACAAGCTAATTTGTTGATTAGGGGCCTACTACAAACTGGCAGATACAGTTTTAGGTGTCTTGGTGGGGCAATAGAGCACGAAAACTACGATACCGTTATGGTGGATGGTAATCCAGATTACGTCATTAAGCCTACCAACGGCTTCGGTGACCACCAAATGATCCGCCAAATTTTATTCACCGAACGCCCAGATGCGATTGTGATTTTCACAGATCCAAGGCAGTTTATGTGGCTTTGGGAAATCGAAGATGAAATCCACGATGTTTGTCCAATAGCGTATTGGCACGTTTGGGACAATGATCCATATCCAGCGTTCAATGATGTCTGGTATCAAAGCACGGATTTAATTAATTGTCTTTCATATAAGACATACGAAATGGTGAAAGAGCATTTCCCTGAGAAAACAAACTATATCCCCCACGCCTTTCCAAAAGAGGTATATCATCCAGTCGGAGACTTTCAAATTTCTCAGTTGCGGTCTAATTTCCTGAAAGGGAAAGAAGATTGGTTTGTTGGGCTTTGGGTCAACAGAAATGCAACAAGGAAGATGCCTAATGATGTAATCAACGCTTTCAAGTTATTCCTTGAAAATCTAGAGAAAAAGGAAGGCCACAGAAAAGCCGCGATGATCATGCATACCGACCCATTCGACAAAGAAGGGCCAAATCTCAGTGTCGTTTCAGATATGTTGGGAATGGGGCAGCATGTTTGGTTCTCCAGAGACAAGCTAGGTTTTAGTGATATGAATAACCTTCACAATATGGTTGATTACACCATAAACATTTCGAAGGCAGAAGGCTTTGGTTTGAGCACCCTTATTTCTATGCAATGTGCCAGACCAATTATTGCCAGCTACACTGGCGGTATGATTAGACAGGTAGAAGATTACCGTGACGGCTCCTTCAATGGTATTTGCATTAAGCCAGCCGCTAGAACCTTAATTGGTTCTCAAGGTGTTCCTTACATTTACGACGACCACGTAAACTACGAAGATGTTGCTAAAGGAATGATGGAACTATATGAAATGGGCGATGCTAAGCGTCGCGAACTTGGATATAAGGCATCCGCATATGTCGACCACGAATTCGTTTTTGGAAAAATGATTAGTGAATGGGATAGGACTCTTACGGAATGTATCAATAAGTTTAACAAAGAGAAGAAAACAGTAAAGAGATGGGATGTGAGCAAGTTAACTCCACAACCAACAGAACAAGATATGAAACCAGTACAAACTATTTCTCAAAGAAAGCCAAAGGTTAAGTGATATGAAGACAGTTCTACTAAGAGCACCAACACTTTCTCGCTCTGGATATGGAGTACATGCAAGGCAAATAGCTCGTTGGCTTTTTAGAAAAGCCGCCGTTGAACATTCTTTGGACATAACCGCCGAGCTATTGCGTTGGGGGAATACCCACTGGTTAACTGACCTTGATGATGAAGACGGCTTGGTAAGAGAATTGGTTGCGGCTTCAAACAATGTAAAACCATTCTACGATATTAGTATCCAATTACAGTTGCCGAATGAGTGGAACCCATATGCCGCTGCCTTTAATGTTGGTGTCACCGCTGGCGTAGAAACAGATAGGTGCAATCCAGCGTGGATTACTTGCGTAAATCAAATGAGTCTCGTGATTGTACCGTCTGAATTCACAAAGCAAACTTTTTTGAATTCTGGCGAAGTTACAACTCCTATTGTTGTTGTGCCAGAGGCATTCCCAGACTGTTATTTGGAAAAGGAACTGCCAGAAGTTGACTTGAAACTAGAAACTAAATTCAACTTTCTAATCGTTGGCCAAGTAACTGGAAACAATGTCCACAATGACAGGAAAAACATTCCTTTGGCTATCAAGTGGATCATGGATGAATTTGCTGGTGACCGCGATGTAGGTTTAGTTGTCAAGACAAACTGGACTGGATGTTCGACTAAGTTGGATAAGGTTATTACAACAAACATGTTTAACAAAATGTTGGAAGACCTTGGCCTTTCAAAGCAAGCATTTCCGAGAATTTATTTGCTGCACGGAACGATGCGCGACAATGAAGTAGCTTCTCTTTACAGAAATCAAGATATCAAAGCACTTGTTTCTTTGACACGAGGCGAAGGATTTGGTTTGCCTCTTTTGGAGGCTGCTGCTTCTGGTTTGCCAGTGATTGCAACGAATTGGTCAGCCCATACCGAGTTTCTTTCCCTAGGAAAGTATATTTCCGTTAATCACGACCTTGTTCCAGTTCACGAAACAAAATTGGACAATCAAATATTCATGCCAGGAGCAAAGTGGGCTTATCCATCGGAGCTGGACGCGAAATTTCGTCTAAGGAAATTCTATGAATCTTCTCAGATGCCTAAAGTATGGGCCGCAGATTTAAAGAGTAAGATTCAAAGCAACTATTCGTTTGAAGCTATTGCAAAGAGATATGATCAAGTTCTTGGTTCTGTCTTAAAGGAGGAGTGATGGTTTTTGCTTGGATTATCATCATTTTTTTATTAGCGGCTACGTGTACTTCCGTCTTTTTCTTGATTAAGTTTGCAAAGATCATCTTTGTTTTTGAAGAAGAAATTGCAGACATGATGGAAGTGCACGCAAGGTCGGTAAACACGCTGGATGCTTTGTTGAAAACGCCAATGTTTGCCGAATCCCCAACGATTAGCAAGGTTATCAAGGAAGCCTTGGATGATGTGGTTATTTGCAGAGCTGCAACGCAAAGAATCGTTGAGTCGCTTGAACGATTGCAAAAACAAGAATATTTAAGAATTGAACACGCCAACGAAACCCAGAAAGACAGGGATTGATTTATGGTAATCGGAAAGAAAATTACAAGAAGAAAACCTGGAACTGGGCCTTCAACCACGTACTTCAACGCAGAAACACACCAGGCAATTATCGATTTCAATGGTGCCTCTTCGGACGAAGACAAGCATAAGATTTACGTTGAGCGTATTTCGCCAGCCTTTGTTACGTTAGTAGAAAATCTTATTAACGTCTATAACTTTCAAATTCAACATGATTCTAAGGTTGACCTAAGAAATGAATGCGTAGAGTTTCTTTATATGGTTATTCCAAAGTTTAAAGCAGAAAAAGGCTCCAAGGCATTCAGTTATTTCAACGTTGTCGCTAAACATTGGCTGACAATCAAGTCGAAGCAAAGCGCAAAAGCTACACAAACATTTTCATCAATTGACGACAGGGAATCGTTTAGTGCCCGTGATTACGAGATAATAGAAAATTACCACGTATTGCCAGCGCCAGACGAAGTTATCACACAAGATGAGCAGTCTATGTATTTGGAAAAATTGTTGACTGAAATCAAAAGTAGAGCAAAGACAGAGAACGAAGTGGCGTGTATCAACGCCATTGATCTCTTGTTTGATAAGGTCGAAGATTTAGAATTTACAAACAAGCGCGGAGTTATGGTTTATATTCGGGAGTTGACAAACTTGTCTCCAAAGCAGCTATCAATTGTCTTAAGCAGTTTGAAAAAACACTACAAGGCAGCAAAGGGGTCGGTGGAACAACAATGAGCGATGAGAAAACAGTAAGTCATATTTTTGAGGAAACTTTCGGAGAAGTATCGAATGTTAACCTTCATGAAAGCGACGAGATTTTTGAGAGAAATTTGAAAATGGAGAAAGAAAAAAAGATGGTGGAATACGAGACGGTATTCCCAACGATTTCTTCATTAGAAGAAAAAGCAGAACAACAAAAGAAGGATTTTATAAAACTTCTTGCGAGTTTCGAGGTCGACGAGAAAGTAAAAACTCTTTGGAAACAGATTTATTGCAATGCTGTCGATGACAGGAAGATAGCCAATGCTGTCTTTGTTGACCTTTACGGAATTGTTATTGGTGAAGAGGATAAGTTTGCTGTACACGGAGACAAGATATCAAAGTATCTTGAACGCATGGAAAAGTCAAATGCACAACTGATAAAGTTGGTGGAGATCATCAGCGAGTTTGCAAACATCTTGGATGAGGCCAAGGTTCCAACTGGTTCTGATCTGTTTGAGTACCTCGAAAAAGAGAAAAACAAAAAAACATAAAATACTTTATCTTCTATCTAAACGTATATGAGCAACATAAACGTAGGTAGAACGCTGGTTGGGGGGAGAAACAACCAAAATATAAGCGAAGCTGTTAGGGGCCTTTCACAGAGTGGAGCAGCGCCGTCGCTGGTTCGTGCCGTTGTCATGGAAGTCATTTTCGACCCAGAGGAACTGACCAATGAAGTGCGAACTCTTTTGGCTGACTCCATAACCAATCCAGAGTTTCTAGACAATATTCCGCCTAATTCAATCATTGCCCGTGTAATTGGATCTGGCCAAGACAATTTGGGTGCTTTACCTACTGTGTTTTATCCAGCATTCCAAAGTCATTTAATGCTCCCACTTCAGGCTGGGGAACACGTTTGGATTATCTACGACGATTTCGGCAGAGAGGGAATTTCTAATGGAAAGTGGCTCACTCGTGTACATGAAAATTACGCTGTAGAGGATAGCAATTTCACTCATTCAGATAGAAGATTTGATCCAGGCTCAAATCAACAACTGGAAAGAACCAGCCAGCAGGCAAATAGAAGCAATACAACACCGCCTAGGCCTTTTTTCCCAAACGGCGGCGGAACTGTAGATAGCTTTTCTCTAGCGCAAAGCGGTTCCACGAACCCATACGAAGAAATTTATAGAAACTCAGAGTCTAGCAAGGTTCACTCGTATGAAGCAGTTCCGCACTGGATAAAACGCCCACAGGAGTTCGTTTTGCAGGGAATGAATAATTCCCTGATTTGTTTGGGCCAGGATAGAACAGGACCAGCTAAAGCCGCCGACAATTCAAAAGATAGGAAAGCCAATGCTGGCTCGGTTGATATCGTTTGTGGCAGAGGAAGATACCCACTAGACCAACAAGATCAAACTGTTACAACTGGCAAAGAAACGAGCGCGTTTGTTGTTCAGAACACTCGCGGAAAAACGGAAGTAGATAAAACCCCGTTTCAGAGAAGAAGAAGAAGAAACAAAAACGAGGGCAATCCAAACCTAAAGAGCGATGCTGCTAGAATTTTTGTTTCTATGAATTCCGAGGCAGACAACAACTTTAAGATAGCTAATGGCCAAAATGGAATAGCATACCCCGCCAATACTTTAAAACCCGAGCAGCCCACTTCGCAAAATGGTTTGGGTAACTCTTACATTGTAGAAAAGGCTGACCACATAAGGCTTATAGCTCGAACGGAGAGCATTCCAAATCCCCCAGGCGGTAAGATAGATGGCACCATCCTATTAGTCAAAGAAGGGCAAGAGGATGATGGTCTGGCTTTTCTTTATTTTGATAAAGAGGGAAGAGTGCAGTTGGATGGCAAGAAAGTTTATTTGGGTCAAGCCGCAACCGCCGATCCAAATAGCTCAAACCACGCCGAACCTTACATTAAATGGTCTGTTTACAACGCTCAGATAAACGAATTGAAGGCGCAAATCAAGTCTTTGACTGACCACGTACAGTCTTTGGTAGTAGCATACCAGACAGCTTTTGCCAATAGCTATGCCATTCCATTTGTACCAGTTGCTTCTTTGGTCGCTGTTGGTACAACAACAGTCAGCACAACTCAAGCCAAGGTTGCAGAAATAAACAGTAAATTGGATACAATAAGACCAGAAGACGCAAAATCTAACAAGATATTCGGTGAGTAAATGACAAAAGAAATACTGCAACAAAAAATAGTTTTGGCTTTAACGACAACTGGCACGGATAATCAAGGAAACGCTACCATAGCTTTGCAAACAGTAGCATCAAAAATAGCTGATGCTGTGGATTCCTATATCGAAGCGAAAATAGGAGAAAGAATGTCTATCATTCTGGCTGGCGGAATTTTGGCTCCGACACCAGCAGGCCCAGCTCCTCTGATTCCTGGTCCTAATGTTTCAATGTTGACAAAAATCACATGACATATTTTAGGACTCTGTATTTAAAGGCATGTCACTGCTAAGTTTCAAAAATGTTGGCTTTAAACAATATGAGCAGCCACAAATCAACAGAACAACAAAGACTGCTTTACCAGTTGGAATCAAGACGCCACTAGAGTTTGGTACCAATGGTAGCGGTTTTTTGCAAATGCACTATACAGCAGAAGACCAAATCAGAGATAACTTCCGCAATCTACTTCTCACAAATCATGGCGATAGATTAATGCTATATGATTATGGAGCAAATTTACAGCCAATCGTGACGGAGTATAGAAATCAAGAAGATTTTAACTCTGAGGCAATGACGAGAATAAACACGGCAGTTGCGAAGTGGATGCCTTTTGTTGAGCTGGAAGGCTTTGGCTCTGAGATTATTTATGAAGACAATCAAAATATTGGGAAGATCGCCATAACAGTCGAGTTTTCTGTTCCAAAGGCACAGATAAAGACAAAAAGAATTATGGTAATCTTGCACGTTATTTGAAGGATAGAAAATGACAATCGATAGCAAAAAACAACTTCAAAAAATCATAAGAGAGAGAAAGTATCTCAATAAAGACTTTGATGGCTTCCGCGCAGACCTAGAAGAGTATGCTAGGACATATTTCCCAGATCAAATCAAAGACTTAACTTCCAATGGTTTTGGAGGTTTGTTACTCGAACTTTGCTCTACTGTCGGAGACGTTCAATCGTTTTATCTAGACCACCAGTTCGGCGAACTTAGTCCAGAAACAGCAGTAGAGTCAAGAAATATCGAGGCTCTACTTAAAGACAATGGAGTTAAAATTGTCGGTTCCAGTCCTGCTACAGTGTATACCACATTTTTTGTTAAAGTACCCGCTTCAGTTTCTGCATCACCAACTGCTCCAGACAGAACTGCAATGCCTGTCGTCCATGCTGGAACAGTTATCCAAGCAGACAACGGAACGTATTTCGAGTTGGTCGAGGACTTAGATTTCAGTGCCCTTGATTCTTTTGGCAGACTTAAGGCTGGGGTGGTTGTCGGCGACATTGATACAAACAATAATCCACTAAACTATATCATGTCAGTGGATGGTTTGTGTGTTTCTGGGCAAAGAGCTACGGAAACTTTCTCTGTTACAGGCTTTGAATCATTTAAGAAAATTTCTTTGACCAAGAAGGACGTTACGGAAATCATTTCTGTGACGGATAGCAACGGAAACGTCTATTATGAAGTAGACTACCTGTCGCAAGACACGGTATATAAAGGCATCCTGAATAAAGGCCTGGATAATGATCTTGTAAAAGACAGTTTAGAAATCGTCCCAGCCCCTTACAGGTTCACTTCTTCAATGGCTTTAGATACCCGCCTAACATCGCTTACATTTGGCGGCGGCTCGGCTGAATCCATGGATGATGATATCGTTCCAGACCCTTCGGAGTTCGCTTTGCCTCTTTATGGGAAGAGCACCTTCTCTCGTTTTACCTTAAATCCTGGCAATCTTCTGAGAACATCAACGCTGGGTGTCATTTCCCCAAATAGCACCTTGACAGTTATTTACAGATATGGCGGCGGTTTAAATCATAACATTGACAAAAAGACCATAAAGGGCGTAACCACAATCTATATGTCATTCCCTGGTGGCCCTTCCGCTGCTGTTGCTGCCCAGGTAAGGGAGACGCTGGACGCAACAAACAACTACGAAGCGGGCGGAGGAGAAGATGCTCCGACGTTAGACGATTTGAAGCTAAGAATTCCAGCGGAGCGTGCTGCACAGTCAAGGATTGTTTCGAAAGAAGACTTGATAGCAAGGGTGTATTCGCTCCCAGCAAACTTTGGTAGAGTTTTCCGCGTTGGTATTCGTTCTAATCCGAACAATCCAAATTCAACCGAGGTTTTCCTTCTCTGTAGAAATGCACAGGGAAATTTGGCTATAGCACCAGATGCGCTAAAGAAAAACCTTGTGAAATATCTAAATTCTCTGAGGCTTATCTCTGACGCAATAGACATTTTGGATGCCCAAATTGTAAACATCAAGGTCGAATATTCTGTTGTTATATCCCCAGAATTCAATCGCCAACTTGTTATTCAAAATGTCAACAAAAAGTTGAAGCAATACTTTGGCGTCAAAAACTTCGAAATAGACCAGCCACTTTTTATTTCCGATATTGAAAACATTATCTTCAACAACCAAGGAGTCGTATCGGTGCAAAAAGTAAGGGTTTCAAATGTTGTTGGAACTGTAGGAGAGAACACTTACAGCGACACACAGTATGATATAACATCCAATACCATAAAAGGAAAAATTCTACTTCCACCTCCAGGTGGTATTTTTGAAGTTCGTTACCCAGACAACGACATTGTAGGAAGTGCTCTATGATCAGAATACTCAAATGCGACAAAGATTCGTACATAACAAACAAAATCATTAATAGCACTAGGACTGTGGAAAGTAGATCAACAGATGCAAATGTTGGTCAGGCTGGGACAATTGATATTTACAAGCTGTATAACGAAACGTCGTTGCTTTCAGGTTCCTCTGGAATAGAACTAACGAGAGGGCTTCTCCATTTTGATTTGAATCCATTGCGCACAGTTGTGAGCACTTCTTTGGATTTGAATCACTCAAGCTTCAAGTGCTTCCTGCATTTGTCTGACATTTATGGCGGCCAAACAACCCCTTCTAATTTTACCTTGAATCTTTATCCGCTGGCAAAGGAATTTAGCGAGGGAAGGGGCTCTGATGTCATATCATACAGAGACTTAGATTGTGTTAACTGGGTTACGGCTTCGCTTAGTGCAAGCGTTTTGACACCGTGGTCTTCCGTTGGATGTGCAGCGTCTGGTGCCCTGGGTTCTTCGAATATTGATTATTACGTCTCTGGCGTTTTGAATGTCTCCAGTGTTTCCCTTGGCGTAACTCAAAACTTTTCTAGGGGAGATGAAGATTTGTATGTTGACATAACACAAATCATTTCTGGTGTTATGTCAAACCGCATTCCAGACTACGGCTTCCGTCTTTCGTTCAATGAAAGTGAAGAAACAGACGGGACAACAAGATTTGTTAAGCGTTTTGCTTCCAGGCATTTGCGCGACCAATTCAAGCACCCAAAAATAATCGTAAGATATGATGATAGTTTTATAGACAACCAAGTTAATAGCTATTTCGATGTGACAAATAGCATCGCGATCTATAATTCTTATTTCGGCCAAGCTAGAAACTTTTATTCTGGTAGCACCCAAATAACTGGCAGCAACTGTTTGGTCTTGCAAATGGTGGCAAGCAAGAGTGTGACGACCTGGACGAGTTCTTGGAGCACGACTCACAGCCAGAGCATCAACCATTTGACTACCTCCTACAGCTACTTCTCGATGTCGTTTACGGGCTCGCAGATGGCCCTTGCGGGCGTTCCTGTAACTGGGACGTACTACGCCTCGGTTTCAATTCCAATTACCTCTCCTGGGCTTTTAAATTTTATGGGAAGCGACTCCTTTGTGAAGTTTCAACCGCTATGGAAGTCGTTTGATAGCACAGTTCTTTATAGCTCTGGGGCTACACTACAAATGAACGCCATTGTTGGTTCCACCACGGCGATACCAGAGAGAAACTTTGTTGTGAACATTTTCAATTTGAAAAAAGCCTATAATACCAATGAGCTTGGGACTTTTAGGGTTTTTATTCAGGATTACGATACAGATATAACCTCGTATCAGATTCCTCTGGAGCCGAAATCTGAAATATACAACAACATGCACTGGCGTCTTTTAAATGCCCACACAAGAGAGGTTGTTGTTGACTTTGACACAACATACAATTCAACACGCCTTAGTTCCGATGGTAGAGGCATGTTCTTCTTTATGTATTTCAAGGATTTTCCAACAAACTACGACTATGAACTTGAGTTTTTGATACGGGAAAATGGTAATGATTACTATGTAAACAACCAAGGATTCCGCTTCAAGATCACTGAATAATGAAGGTTTAAGATGCCAGCTTCATCGAACAAAAATACCAAAAATCTATTGGATCTCAGACCATCAACTTTTGTCCCAACGGTTATCAGAGGAATCGTAGACAAAAATTCTGGTGATACGGTATATCGCGGTCAAACTATTGCTGATTTCCCTAGCTCTTCTATTGGCCACAGCTCTTCTTTTCGTTACGATCCGCTTGGCTCTGGCTTAAAATCTACCCAACAACTGAATGTCGACTGGTCTAGTTTCGCAAACCACACTTTTTTCAACTCTGCTCAGGTAAAAGTAAATGCAGCGTTTGACAAATTTGTTAACCAATACCCGTTCGATGGTACACGCGAAGAGGTCGAGGTATTCAAAGATAAATTAACTGGTTGGGAGAACTACGTTTTCAGCTTGCTTCCAAAAAATGTTGGTTTTCAGTTCTTCTCTGGCTCTACTGCTTCGGCCCCCAATAACGGAACATATATCGAAGTAAAAGACTTAGCTGGGGCTGCCTACAAGCTATTAACTAAAAAACCAGACGGAAACCCAGTTTTGAATCCTGGGTTAAAATCCATGGTTTTTGAGTTCCACTTGTTTGTACCAAGTGGTTCAAATACTGAGCAGGTTGTCTTTCAAAAGCACAACACTACGAACGACCATGGTGTTTCATGCTTTCTTTTAAGCACAGCCTCCTCTGATCTGGGAGCCGTGCATTTTGTTGTTGCCTCTGGTTCTGCGCTAATGAGCGCATCCATCCAAGTCCAAAAAGGACAATGGAATCATTTAGCTGGAATTTGGAACAGGGAGCCTTTGGTTCAACAATGGCAACTTTACAAGTCGCAAAGTCTTTATGCTACGTCTAGTAAAGTAGAAATAGGCGAACTTAACTTTAGCTCCGCTAACTTGTATATCGGCTCTGGGAGCAATTTTTCATCATACGCGTCGACTACAACATTTTCTGGCGCGATGGATGAGTTCCGTATATGGCACAATCTAAGAAGCCAAAAGCAACTTACCGAGTACGCAAATAAAAACGTATTCTCGGAAGATAATTTGATGCTTTACTACAAGTTCAATGAACCAACAACTATCAATACACAGGTTGTCATTGATGGTAGCGGCAAAGGGTTACACGGGAACATAAACAGTTATGGTTACAATACCCTAGATATTCGCAATGTTTCCACAGCCTCTGTTGTTGGTTCGAGCCCTCTATTGTATGAGGAAATGAACCTTAATCCAGTTCTGTTTCCAGATTTCAGCATCTCTGAAACGCTAAGGCAAACACTTCTAACCGATGCAGAAACATATGATAATGAAAACCCCAACCTGATTTCAAAGTTAATACCAAGACACTACTTCCTAGAGGGACAAAATTTTTCTGGCCTTTCTACTGAAGAAGGGGATATTGTAAACACTTTGGTTTCTGGCAGTACGCCTAATTCTTCTAGAATGGGCGGAACACAAATCACCCTTTCGCTTTTGTATTTGATGGCCACATTCTTCGATGAAATGAAGCTTTATTTGCAAAATTTTGCAAATCTAAATAAAGTAGATTACAACAACGACGATACGGTTCCAGATCAATTTTTGCAGTTTTTGGCAGAGAGACATGGGATAACTTTGCCTCCAATGTTCGTTGGCACAAGCATTGCCCAATACATCAATGCTGAGAACTACGGATCAGATTACGATACCAACAACTATTCTTTGCAATACATCCAAAATCAAATCTGGAGAAGGGTTTTGATCAACATTAAAGATGTCATTGCAAGCAAGGGAACGCTGCACTCTGTAAAAAGCTTTATAAGATCAGTCGGAATAGACCCAGACAACAACTTCAGAATTAGAGAATACGGCGGCCCAACGGTGAGAAATCTAAAAGTCTCCAGGGAATCCCGCTCTGAGGTCGCTGCTGTTGCAAACTTTATTTCTGGCGGCTTTGCCCGTTCCGAATATCTTTCTGGTGCCAGAATAGAACCAGGATATCCAACACCGCTTGGTTCATTTGTTTCTTCTAATGGTGTCGTAGTCGGAACAAATCAGTCATCCGATGGTTTGTTTACTTCTGGCTCGTGGACCTTCGAGGGAACGTTCATTGTCACTGGAAGCAATGCTGTAACGCAAAGCTTGGCCAGAATGCACACGACTGGTTCTGTTGGAAATAACCTATACGCAAATCTTATAGCTGGCGGCACATCTGGTTCTGTTACTTTGTATATTAGACCGAGCAGCGATTCTAGTGCCAACACACTAACATTGAACCTAACTTCTAGCGCAAATATTCAAACAAATGAACCATGGTTTATTTCTTTCGGAAGACAAAAGGGAGGAGAATTTGGATATGTTACACCAAGTTCTTCTTACTTCTTGAGGGCCGCAAGACAAAGTTTTGGTGAGATTGTTGAAGAATACTATACATCGTCCTTCTTCTTTGAGGGCGCAAATGACATTCAAGAAACAAAAAATGCCTCGTACAATGCCTCTGGTTCATTTATTGAGATAGGCTCATCTTCTATTGATACAACCATTGGAAGGATGTTGAATAGCACAACGAACATCGGAGATGAAGCCAGAAGGACACAGTTCAAAGGCAAAGTTGGCAACGTAAGATTCTGGTCTAAAGCGCTGGAGTTGAATGAGTGGCGCGAGCACGTAAGGAACTTCAAGTCCCTTGGTGTTGTTGATCCAAAAACAAATTTCAATTTTGCCACCAAAGAAAGCGGGTCTTTTGAACGTTTGCGCCTTGATGTTTCGATGGATCAAGCCACGATTTCGTCGAGCGCTGGCGGTACCATTACCTTCAACGACTTCTCTCAGAATAACCTGAACTTCTCTGGTTCCAGCTTTCCTTTTACTTCTAGCGTTGTTGTGCCACAGCGCTATCACTATAGCATGATCTCGCCTAAGTTTGATGTTGCCGCAACAAACAACAAAGTTAGAGCGAGAAGTTTCAATAACATTGAAAACGTTATGAATGGCGAAGAAATATACGCACAAGCAGCCCCAGTTTATGAACTAGTCAAAAGCGAAGAACCAACAGACAACACAAGATTTACAATTGATTACTCTATAGTCGATTCCCTAAATCAAGACATTGTTGGAATTTTTTCAACTTTAGATGCCTTTGATAACGCTATAGGTGAACCAGCCCTTTTGTTCTCACCAGACTATCCCTCTTTGGAGAATCTTAGAAAGATTTATTTTGAGAGGTTAACAGATAAAATTAACCTAAAGGCATTCTTCGAGTTTTATAAATGGTTCGATACGAACATGGGCAATTTTATTCATCAACTTATTCCAAGAAAAACAAGATACAACGGAATAAACTACGTTGTTGAATCCCATATGCTTGAAAGAGCTAAATTGCAATATATGTTCCAAAATAACTACCTTGGAGACACTACAAGGGACTACCGTACCAGTAGAATTGAGATCCTTTCTTTGGAAGGTGAATTGAGGAAAAAGTAATGTCATTATGGAGCACAACAAGTTCGTTTATTCCGTGGGATGACCAACTTAACCTTTCTGTGTCCAGAAGGATGCCTATAAGCGGCACTGGCATTGGCATCGATACCAGTGAAGCCGATCCCTGGAGGCAGGGAAACGATCTCAAAATTTTCTATGATTTTGCTAGGTCAGCGCAGCCAAAAATTTGGGGCGGCGAAATCCTAGGAAATGGTGATGTTGATCACACACAGGATGTCAATGTGCATGGTCAATCGCCTTCCTTTACCGATTACGAAGGAAATAGAATATTCAATGACCTACCAAAATTTTCTACGCTAGAGTATGTCAAAGCAACTGGAAGTTTTCCTTTGCCAATTTACTTCAACGATGGACCCCAAGCAAACGTTGAAGCATCGATCGAAGTCTTTACCCTTTTGTGGAGAAGAAGTCCGAGCATTGAGTGGAGGGATTTTACAAAAGGAATAAGAGGCGAATTTATGGAAGGTAGCCCAGTTAACGGAAGATTAAATGGAAACTTTCCAATCATTCATTCGATTGAATACAAAGTGCCTAGCTCCGTAAGACCATTTTTAGATGAAGGTGAAATGATAGTCGGGATATCTGGATCTAACATAAGTGGTGCTGTAAAATACGCAGGATTCTCTACCACTGTCATGCCAATTGCTCAACCATTCGACGATACAACAGAAAAAGAATATATCCTAAAAGATATATTGACCAATACTCAGAATACCGCAATGACTAGTTCTATTCTCCGCTTGGACTACAGTTTTCAAAATGATATCAGACCTTTTGGGCACAGGGCTGCAACTGCTGGATATAGTTCATATGGACCTAATGCTGCGGTTACTGGCACAGATTCCATTGCGTTCATAAATCTAAAAAGAGGCAGCTAATGGCAAGAACAGAAAAGACAACAAGATTTCGAGGATTACCACCAAAAATTCAAAGGCAGCTTTTGGATTCTGTTTCTGGTTCTTATCCAACTAAGTTTAAAACCGCAGCGGATGGTAGATTTGGATATGGTGTAGCACCTTGGGATGATACCTGGGGTATTAACTACGGTGTAACCCAAAGTCTTATTCACGCGATAAATTTGCCATCTGGCACCGCTTTTAACACAGCAAACGATTTGGATATCAATTTCCCTTCTACGTTGGGGGTAATCAAAAGAGGTATGGGTGATACCCATATCCAAAGGATAGAGCCAGGACTCAGTTATATCCCTTACAACGAAACACATGAGCTCGCCTTAGATGGGGCCGAAAGTTCTTTTTACAGAACTGGTAGCTCCATAACGGATGCTGGATACGGATTTCAGCAGCCACTGTCTGCAAAAACGGTAATCACCATAGATTTGTCATGTCCGACTGGTACAGAATTTGGGATGAAATCTGGTTCCAATCAAGACTATACAATGGTTTATTACAACCATGCTACAAAACTATATCAAGCCGTAGGGTCACAAAATAGTTTTGATACATATGCTTCGTATCTGGGCTCAACATATTTTCAAGAAAAAGCTGTGGCATTTGGACCAGTTGGTGATTACGTCTACAATCACGAAAACTATATGGCTGGCTCCCCAACCGATGCCTTTGGGTTTCCAAATCATCCAAAATACATGGTAGCGCAATCTGGTTGCTATTATCCAATGGAATCTATTCTGACTGGACCTTTTTTACTAGAAAAGGTTGTGGTTGAGTTTAGTGCGACCATAGACAACTACAGTTATGCCGCCGCCTTTACTGGCTCTAGTGATTTTTATGGAAACTACTATCTTGCACCAACTGGTTCGAACACGTCAATTCCGTCACTCGGTCCAGCATACGGAACCTTTTTTGTTTTGAATGCACGCCAAGGAAAAACTGTAGATAACGCCTTAGCTACACTTGGAAGCAATAATTTTGCTGGTCCTCTTGGTGCCAGCATCTATCTCGGTCAGGCAATTTTTTCTAACGTGGATGTTGGCAGTAGGCACACTAGCGGTTCTTTTGAATTGGTTACCTATATGCAATTTGGATCGAAGAGTGCCTCAGATCCAACGATAGAAGCGGCAAGAACCAGGGAGTTGATGTTCGGAGAAAGCGCTAGAACTGGGGATGGTTATACGACTGGTTTTGCTGTGATGAGTGGTACAGTAAAGGCCCCAGGTAAAGTTACAAATTGGTCCAGTTATATCTTGCCAAAAAATTGGGCAGTGCTGTATTACTACACCGCAAATAGAAATGGAAATAGAAATGGTCTACCAGAGCCAGTTGGGAGAAACTGGAAAGGTCTTGTTGGAACAGAGAGTTTAACCGAAAACACGGATGCCGCAACAAGTGCCATCTTTCCAAAAGTCTGTTTGACACCTTCGCGAAACAATCCATATATTTTGATGCCAAAAGATAGGTTGGTTTTTGGTTGGCAATCACCATACATACAAAGATTCGATACGGATAATTGGTACACGAAAAATTGTGGAATTATGACACTGGCCCCAGGTGAATACAAAGTGAAATTGTACGGGTCATATCTAGAACTAGGAGATGATGGAGAGTTGAGAGAAAAGCACGACACACTAAATCAACTGCTTAGCTCGAACTTGCTATCTGAGGTGATAGAATGACCGTAATTTTTGAATGTGAACCAAAAATGCTGTACGAGGGATCTTACACGGATGGGATCTTCTCTGGCTCTCTATATCCTACCCTCAGTAGATCACTCATTGGCTCGAACGTTAGCGGCGTTTATGATGGCTATATTCGTTCCTTAACTGACTACGGCCAATATTCAAACTTTCATTTGAATTCTGGAAGCCAAGTCAACATAAGAAATGGAACTCCAAATTTCGTTCCTTCTTTTCAAAAGAATGTAACTTATTTTGACAGCCTTATGCCAAACTTCGATGAAGTTATGCAGTTAGACGCGTATGGTTTGGTTTTGACAAACGTGCCAAATCCATCTGGATGGCCAGCAACCAGATTTATTTATCCAATTTCTACATACCACGGCGGTTCTAGAAGAAGAATACATGAATTAAGTTCGCCTAGCGGCAGCATTTCTTCGGATTACTGGGCGATTACTCCACCTTTTTCTAGGAGATACAAGGATATTAGAAGGGTATCCAAAGTGTCGAGTAACGTCGCGAATCTTCAATATAGAGCTAGTTGCTCTTTTGGAACAGCCTTTGGCCCAGGTTCCCCAACGCCAAGACCCATAGCTGGAGTAACCCAATCTTGGAGTTCCGCTGCAAGTATGAGCTACGACTCGGATGACAGCTCATTTTGGGGCGTTGCTACTGGTGGCTTTATTCAACAAATTGGAAACTACAGCCCAGCTTTTGTCATAGCTAGCGGATCAACCATTTACAACCCTAGCAATCAAACAACAAACAGCGCAACAAATTATTCAACTGCTACGCATATTCTCGTTAGTATAACGGGTTCTGTGGACGCCAACTATCATTTTACAACCCCTGGTGGCGGTCTTGTTCTTCCTCCTACGACATGGGCTTTGCCAAACTCTACAAATCCAAAACCAACTTCGCCAGATGATTCAGACGTTGTAAAAGCAATATACGGTTTTGGGCCTGGGCCGAGCAATACTCCTTGGTTTTCAAATACAAACGGCTCTAGCTGGGTTATAGCGGCACCACTGGGCTTCTATCTGAGGTACGGAACGGTTATTCATGGATGGAAATACGGAATTCTAAACGGATTCCCAGAAAGTCCAAAGGCCATTTTTAGGCGAAACAGATATGGCCATCTCTTCGATTTAGTCCAAGGAAGAAAATTCACAAAGACAATCGACTCGCAAGGCAACATTGAACTCCCAGTCGAAGTTATTTTTGTCTCTGGTTCACAGGCTAGTCTTACAGCTTCAAATCCTTCACTAAATCCTTATGATTCTGGTATTTATGATACCGAGTACAGAAGTGGACAATGGTTCACAGATGCGTGAGTAAAAAAATGGGTATTCTAGATCCAAAAACAAGGTTCATTGATACGGTCATAACAAATGAAGGCAGAAGACAAATAGCCAACGGGAAACTAAAGGCGGAATTTTATTCATTTTCTGATTCTGGGGCTGTCTACTCAAAGGAAGATGTTTACGCCTCTGGTTCTGGTCTCAGGCAGTTCTTTGGTTCGATAGTAAACTTCGAAACAAATGGAACTATGCAAGACTCCATCACGCTCGAAAGCGACGACTCTGGATTATTAACCGTAAATGAAATTAGGCGATTAAGCGGGAGTGATGTCAAAATTGTAAACGGACAGTTTTTCTCTGGCTCTGTTTACAGTTCGATGTCTGCTATCACCGATGTCAATACTCTTAATAGCATAACGACTACGCTTTTGTCTAGCTCTCTAGATAATTTCAAGGACTTAAGCATCCTTAGAAGCCCTGATTTTTTTGACGCAAATGTCAGCAATATGCTGCTAAGCAACCAAAATTTTGGGTTTACTATTCTCGATGACAAGCCAATTTTGTCGCAAAAGAACGGCGGAATGCAAGAAGCCAAAATAAACAACATTGAAAGTCTATTTTGCGACAAAAGACTTTCACACCTTCCAAACTTTCAGTTTTTACCGCCAGTCAACAAACCAAAAAAAGGCACAAACAAAACACAGCCAATTGGAACATATGTTAGACTTAACCAACCTCCAATAGAAAAATTTGAAGAGCTGGAAAACGAGATAGAAAACGCAAGGGCTAACGGCTTTGCCGAGGATATTCTTTTCACAGAGACCAGCTACCAAAATAGACTTTTTGGTCAAATGTTTGAGGTTTCTTCTGACGGAGTTCGGAAACTAGACGTAATAGACTTCGGAATTTTTACAAGCTCTGGGAAAGAACTAACAGAGTCTGAGCGCATTGCAGCAGAAGAATTTGGGCAATTAAGTTTTACAAAACACGTATTTTTTGTTGGTAAGGTTTTCGAAGATGACAACAGAAGCCATACGTTTGTTAACATGTTTACCCTCATATTCTCTTAGCATTTTTAATGTTCTCTATCTATTGTAGAGAATATGAAGGTCAACCTTAAACAAAACAACGCCATCAAACTCCCAGAAGAATTCGCTCTATTGGATGACATAGTTGGCGGATTTTATCGCTATTTGGTGTCTTATACTATAAATCCAAGCATTGCTTTGTCTTTAAAGTCAAACAAGGTGAAGATTTCGGTGACAAAGCAACCACCAATTCCACAAGTAGATCCAATCATTTCGAATATCAAAAGTGGAATGAAAAGCGTAGATCCGCGTTTTGTTGTCAGTTCCATTCTGGCTAAAAAATCGGTGGCTAAAGATGCGGTTAGATCAGCAAACGATAACTTGCTCCTCTCGTTTTTAAGTGACTTTACAACAAGCATCTCTAATAGCGACACGGCAAAATTTGCAAGATCCAACGGACAAACCATAAGCTTAGGACAAGAGAAAAAGTTTGCCAACGTTGGTGTCACAGAAGCTGAGAATGCTAATAAGCGACCAGCGATCCTAGAGACTCCTCTATATCAACCGCCAGTAGCGCCCAGCGAACACTTGAGTGTAGATTCTATGGATCTCATTTTCACAAGTAAAGTAGACCCAGCTTCTATTCTTGTGAGGCAAGGTGCAATCGTACCAGCGAGCTCCGTTTATGGCGGTATCACGAAGAAGGCAGCAAGCTCAACTTCAAACCAAAAAGCAACAGCTATTCTCTCCAGTTTAATCTCAAATTCAAAACCAACAATGGAGACATTGCCAAAAGACTCTGTCTTGTCGCAACCAGTTAGTTCCGATAAAACAACTGTAACAGTCACAGAAATATTTGATATTCCGCTCGATATTATTGGATCGAGTGATTTTTTCTTGGTTTTTGACTTGATCGGAGAAAAAGAAAATATTTTGCAGAGAACATACTCTGCTGTTTCGCATTCAAAAAACGTAGAATATCTTAGTATTCCAACAGAGCCGCCAGCGATATCGATAGCACCAGTTAGCAAACCTGGAACAGTAAGAATCGGCTTAATTCAAAGAGATTCTAGTGCGGTCGGGGTTAAACTGTACAGAAAATTCATCTCGCAACACCAACCAATTCTAGACAGCCAATATGTTCTAATTGGAGACATCCAGCTTTCGATTGGCGACAATGAAAAAATAGTGGAAGATAAAAGTGGCGGCGGAAAGTTTGCTATTTATAGGGCCATTCCATACGGTCTAAATGGAATTCTTGGTTTGGAGTTCGCGTCTGCTGTAACAAGTGCATCAAACGCGAACAAGTATGAAAAAAAGCAAAACAAGATTCAATTTGCCTCCGTGGATTTTTCTTTGAAAAATGCTGGGATTGAATTGATAATCAAAAACATCCCACAAAGCGCTATTTCAATGCTGGTAAAGAAGACGACCTATCCGACAAGAGAAATTAGCTATGTCGGAAGACAAATCTTTTTGTCGGATCAGTCAAAAGACCAAGTTATGCTAGCCGATTACGATGTGAAAGAAAACAAAAACTATTCTTACTCGATTGAATTTACAGACAAGATGGGGCATAAATTTAACGCATCGAACGATATAACGGTTGAATATAGGCCAGTAAAGACTAGTATCATAAACACTGAGATAACTGGGCAAAAGGTGATTACCCAGGCTGGAGTTGCTAGCGATGTTACTTTTAGTTTGAAGAGCTCGTTTATTGAGACCGATGAATCGCAGATAAAGACTTTGTTGGAAGGGCAGGGTTTGGGGCAACTATTCACCGATTCCTTAAACAAAGAAAAGCTAAAGCAAATTTTTGCCTACAAAATTTTGAGAACAAATGTAACGACTGGCGAGATAAATGATCTCGGGATTCTGAATTCCGATTTCTTTTCGGATACTGCTGCTTCTTCTGTAGTCGGAGCTTCTCCAGTAGCGCAAGGTTTCGAGTATAAATACTCAGTTACAACATTGCTTAGAAACCCAGACAGCTTACTGGAAAACTATGAAGTATCCGTAACTGACGAGAGATACCCAGATAAATCGTATACATACAAACCAAACAAATGGAGACATCCAATTGTCCTAACCACTGGAACGTTAGTGTCCTCAACATCAATCAAAGAGCACCATGTGGGCAATCAATTCAATTTCGGGTTAGTTGGCTCTATAAACGAAGTAATTGTTTCCGTTCCAAGTTCTATACCAATTATCTCAGAAACAAAAGCATCTAAAATTAACAAGAAAGCAAATAGAATAACGTGGACTGTAAAAGGTGACTGTTCAAAAATTGACCACTTTATAGTTATTTTGGAAGTCTTGGGTATGAGAACAATAGTTGGAAAAAGCCATAATATATCCCAAACAAACACCTTCTCTTTTGTCGATAGGCTTACGAATGGCGAGAGCGGAAATTTGGTGTATACTGTTGTTCCCGTGTTTTTCAACTACGAACGCGGAAAAGAGATAAAGACAAACGGAGTTATAGTATGAACGGCTTTGGATTGAAGGTAAGGAATGGTTCTGTTAAACTTGGCGGATTGACTGCCCAAGGAACAAAGGAGATTCCAAAGGCAAACGCCATCAATGTTGTACCCGTAGACGTATCCAACAAGAACAGTGTTACGGGTATTTCTTCGCAATTTTTCACGACCAGAGGTTTGCCAAATCAAATCACACAGGGTGCAGCCTCCAGTCCAATAAGGCCAGTGAAAGACTTTGTGAAGGCAAAGCCCGTGTTTATCAGACCACAACCAATAACGGAACCAAAAGCCATTACAGCCGACTCGCTCTATCTGAACACTTTCGGTGTAGGTAATGGTAATTTTGAAACACAGGTAACAAAAGGTATATCCCCGCTTAGGCCAGAGATCATCTCTTGTGTTGATTGGCAGCCAATTTACAAGAGCGGTCAATCAGAGTTTTCTAGTGCTGGTTCATTCCTTTATAGCGCATATCAAATGCGACGTTTCAAACATGAAATCGTAAAGAAAATTATCGAGTCGCTTGATAGCAATCAAAGAACAACCAAACTTGCAAGTCAAGTGATTGATGAAAAGAATTTAAGAGTTACTGAAATAGAAAATGACTTGAGATTTTTGAATGCAAACGTAAAGCAAATACAAAGCATCAAAAAAGCTTTCGAGATAAAGGCAATTCCAACCAGCTATTTCGCTGGTTCTAACTTTCTTTCTATTCCCGATTTCTTTGATAAGAGAATGCTTTATTCCAATGAGTCTTTTGATATCTTTTCTGACACAAAAATCATGTTGCAGATGATTTTTGATGCCAGATCCATGATGGAAACGTATTCTATTTCCCTTCTTAATTCTGCGGATTCCGATAGAGGAAATAGCGATAGGAATCCAACGGCTCTAGATAAAACATATCGAGATAAAAGCCAAGTTTCTTTTGTTTTGTCTGGTTTTTCAGGAAAATACGGATATGTCGAAAATAATATAAGAGGGCTCTTGTCGGCATTGCCTAGCAATAACACCGACAAATTGAAACTGTTACTGTCTTCTATCTCAAAAGAATTGCGCGTTTCCAGGGGTCTTTCCAAGCCATCTGTAAGAAAAAGACTCAGCGACTACTATGGTGGCTCTGCCGACGGCAATCCATTTGACAACATTTTCGGTTCTGTTGGTAACGATATCTTCGAGATACCACAAGGTACAAACTCGCTTGCTTCGTTGTTTGTCATGAAGAACGCGAACGTAACAATTTTACCATGGGAAAATAGGTTGGTGGACGACGGACAGACCACATATATTCCAGGTAACTTGTACTTTCTGGATACCATTCTAAAGCTCACCAAAGACCAAAAATTTAATACCCAGCCGTTCGAAGATTACACGCAACTATTCTCTGATATTTTGTCGAACGCCTCGCAAACACTAGGAGAATTGCTAGAATTTCAGCGTGAATCTAGTATTTCTTCTAACGGTATCGTTAAGGCGATACTAGAAGGCATGCGTTCTTCTTACAGTACGATCGGAAATGCAAACACGCAAAATCAAAATCAGTTGCTGCTAGGTGCTATTTTTTCGCTAGCAAACAGCGATTTTAAATTGAGAGTGATGTTGTTTCAGTTTGTCTTACTTCTTGGTATGGCACTTTCCAAAGAAGACCAGAGAAAGATATTTGAAAGAATTTGTGATGAAGTCGGAAATCTAGTCAACTTAAATTACCTCCAATTTACAACAACGGATACAGCTTTGCCAAAATCAGGCATGGAAGCAATTTACCCGCTTTTGGTCAGGTTCGCTGATGATATTGAAGCCTATATCTTGCAATTAATTTCCCCTACGACATTGCAAAATTTGGTCGGAAATAGCACTAGTGCCCCAGGTGTTGCTCAAAACATCAGGAGCGCTACAACCATTGTTGGCGATAACAGTGTAAGGGAAATGAATTCATTTCAGGCCGTACAGCCTGGTGTTCTAGAAAACAACACAAATATAAAGAGTGTTGTCAATTCCCTCAACAAGAAAAGTGACGGTGAAATTGATGTTATTTCAGAGATCCCATTCCAGGTTGGTTCAATCAAGCAAGCACTACTCAACGCAGCTACGAGCACTGGGACTTCTATTCTTGGAAATGTAATCAAAGAAACATTAGAGATAAGTCATGTTTTGGACACGGCAGCCTCTATATCTGGAAATGACAGGAGCTACGTTCTGGGAACAGACGGTTCGACATCTGCTCAGGCAACAGTTACTCGTTTTAACCAAATTACTTCTAGCATGATCGTTTTCATGATCTTCGAGGCCCTCGTTGTTTTTACAGGGAGTTTCTTCGAAATAAATCTGAAAAGAAACAGTCCCGCTTCTAGCCCATACATTAACATCAATCAAAGCAAGAACGCCTATGTTCTAAGCATCATTGACGATATTTTGCAACAAATATCGTCATCAAATTCAAACGCAAATTTGTCTGTAAAGTCAAGCCCATCTATGCCAAGTGCAAACTCTGGCCTTTCAACTTCCTCAAAAACAGTTGGCGAGATCGTTGGCAATACATTTCAAAGTTTGCCAGCCAATAACGGCTCGTTTGTAAAATCAAACGTAGCAGCCGCAAGAACAAACACCGAGCTTTCTAGTTTGATACAAGTTATAGCGCCAGGAAAAAATAAAAGCCTTATAGGGCAAGGAAGAATTAACTCGGGCGGTAGTTCGATTTCTAATCAAACGTCGACTGCTAAGCCTTCTGAAGCGATTGTGAGCAACTCTACGAAGGACAGCAGCCTTAAGAACATGTTCTCGAAAGCCTTTGCCTCTTCAATTTCAGATATCCAGAAAGCCGTTGTCGTCAACCAAAAGATTATTTTGAAGTATGCATCAATTAAGGGTACCATTGAACAAATCAGAGCAAAGGTTGCTGGAGAAGATGAAATCATCCAGAATGTAATCTACATTTTTGATGTCCTAGCAAAACAGCTTGTTTCCAAGAAAAACGAGACGCTACAGTATTTTACAGAAGCACAGCAAACACTGACAAGTGGTGGAGTTTCTGCTTACGGTATCAATTTACTTGGTTCCAAGCAACTGCAACTATCGAACTGGTTGTTGCTTGAAAGCAAGGAGAAACAGGCTATAGACGAAAATGAGCTGAATAGCCTTTTTTCTATGTGCAAACTCCCCATTTTCTCTGATATGTTGGCTGGGAAGCGTACCAAACTGCTGGCTGTTGGCTTGCCTGCCAATATTTCTGAAAAACTTTTGGACCGCGTCAATAGAAACGAAATCGATTCTAGTTTTGAAAAAACAAAAGAATCGGATGTTGTTACTGTGAACGTTTACAAGAGAAGCTCAGAAGACGACGACATTATCTTTTACCCACAAAAATTTCATTTTGATCTATCATTGTTCAAGGCCAAACCAAATGGCTTACAGATAAACCCTTTGTCTTCCTTTGAGGTTGTTTCGACTCAACTAGGTCTAGTTGATATGTCAGCCGACGCTGATGTTGGTTCAAACAGGACAATAGTTGGCCGACAAGAACTAGATCAAGATAAGTGGTCGTTTCTTTCAACAGAAGATAAAGATAACTTGTTTAGGAATCATTTAATAAGCGACCTTTTGGCGCTATACACTCGTTTGATGACTAACATTTCAATCAAAGAAGATACTTTTTTGCAAGAACAGCTTCCCATGTCCGTAACCGATAATCCTTCTTTGCAGGTTTTAGCGAGAGTTTATCTTATAGAAAAATACAAAATCGATGCAGCCATTTTGGAAGGCGTAACCACTTGGGAGCAATTCTCGCATCTTGATATACCAGTGCAAGCAAAAGAAGAAGTTAAGATATTACTTGGCAGCAAGGATTTCTATTCTGCATTTCTTAGAGAGAAAGTATTGGGTCTCAAAAAATTTGACAGGGTCTTCTTTATTCCAATCAACGTCGACAGCTTTGTCATAAACGAAGAGGCGACTAAACAAACCCAAAGCGGTAAAAACGCGATGTCGGACAACAATTTCCAGCGCAAGCTGTCAAAAACAGCAGATGATAACCAACTTCTATACAAAGATAGAAGTCGCGAACCAAACGCTTTGATCCTAGAAGAATATTTCGTAACAATTGAAACGGCAAGAAAATAATGGAAACTCTACCATCCAAACAAGTCATAGTAGCAGACGTACCAGAAACAGAAGAGTTTACAGCAACGTTTCAGTATAACTTTTTTGTCCCAGACGAGTCAGTTAACGACACTGGCAGTGTCCCCGAAAAGTTACTTGAACGAAATGGGGAAAATTTTGATATAAACTTCATAGAATCAGTTGAGTTTAAGAAGTATGTTTCAAGAGCGGTTAGATTTAATTGGAGGCCAAAGTACGTTAGCAACAATTTGTCTGATAACATTTCAATTACAGGAAAAGGAAACAGCGGGCATCTGGCAGAGCAAATCTCAATAAGAAAGAATCTTGATAAGATCCACTACGAAGATGATTTTTCAAGTTCTGATTATGCCTCTTTGCATATTCAAGACACTCAACTAAAAGAAGAGATGTCATTTTTAGCGACAGTATTCTCTAGTGATATTCTTTCTGGTTTTTCTGGTTCTTTGCAGGATGCTGCAAAGGAACTAAATAAAAAGACAAGCGAGGATATAAAAGGTTCTATTTTAGCTAACGCAATCAATGATCTATCTGGGAAGCAAGTTTTCTTTTCTGAGCTGGCAGTTGCCAGCCAAGATGTTAAAACATCTATTCAGGTTAACAAAAAACTAGTGTCAGACCTAATGGAAACAACCTTTGAGGGCGACAGCTTAAATCAAATCAATCCAGAGACGGTAGCGCAACTGCAAAACTTTTATACAATGCAAAGTTCTGCTATTAAAAACACCGACTCAAATTTCTTTGATATCGGTGACTATGAATTGAAAATTTCAAAACCGCTCAAGACAACCAAGGTAGATTTGAACAAGTATGACCCAATTATGCAGACAATTGGATACGTTATTGAAAAATATGAGATAGCAAACGACGGATCAATCAAGACAAGGACGCCAATAGTCGTAGAAAATCCTTCCTCGTCCGTTAGTGTTGACGTACAAGTGCGCTACGGAGCCCGTTATTTTTATAACATCAGAACAATTGCCTATGTTGAAGCTGTTGCCATAAACGAAGCAACCAGCGAAACAGTAGTCATTGGTTTTCTTTTGGCCTCAAAACCTCTTAAATCAAAAATAGTAGAATGTATCGAAGAGGTCGCTCCACCGTCACCCGCAGATTTTACAGTCGCTTGGGATTGGGGAAAGAGAGTTCCCCGTTTGAGTTGGAATTTTCCAGTTAATTCACAACGCGACATAAAGTATTTTCAAATCTTCAGAAGAAGAACCGTATATGAACCTTTCCAATTGATCGCAATGTATGATTTTGACGACTCAGTTTCGAAACACGAACTTGGTGATAACCTAATCGATGACGACCTTATTTCTAAAATGAGTTCGCCTCTCGGCTACTATTTGGATCTAGATTTCGATAGGGAGGGATTCATATATGCCGTTTGCTCTGTAGATGCCCACGGTTTTAGTTCAAATTACTCGATGCAGTTAAAGGCTAAATTTAGTGAATCTGCCAATAAACTAAATCTTTCCATGGTTTCGGTAGCTGGAGCTCCGAAGCCGTACCCAAATGCCTTTCTAAATGTGGACACATTTGTTGACACCATTAAGGATGAAAACCACAGGAAACTAACCATTGTTTTCAATCCAGAATATCTAAAAGTAACAGACAAACAAGAGAATGATCTTAAACTTTTGAAGACAGCAAATGGTGAAATGTATCGCCTACAACTAACAAACATTGACTTGCAGCAGCAGGCGAACATTAATGTAACCCTGTCAGATAAGACAAAGACGCAAGTAACTAAGGTAAGCCCTAAAGATGTTTTTTGGGATAAAAAGAACCAACAACAAAATAAGGTCAGAGCTAAACTTAGTTAAGGTTTTTGTGATTAATTTTTTTCTAACTGATAGGTAAAAGAGGAACCATGGGAATAAATCAAAACGACACAAATTCGGTATACATAGATGCCACTCTAACGGAGCTTGGTAGGAATTTTATGGCAAGAAACGACGGCAGTTTCTCCATTGTAAAATTTGCCCCCTCTGATGATGAGGTTGATTACGGAATTATCCAACAATTTGGAAGGACACTCGGAATGCAGAAGATAGAAAAGACATCTCCAGTCTTTGAAGCCTTGTGCAACAGCGCGTATGCCCAAAAATACAGATTAGTTTCCGCATCCAATCCAAACCTTATCAGGATGCCGTCGTTGACCTTAACTGGAGAAGGTGTTGACAGTTCTGGGGCTCTTGTTAGCATCGGTAACACAAACATCAGAAGAAGGACATTAGTTGTTTCCCAGACATTGCAAGATGGAACTTTGATTGACCTAGAGTTGAGAGATCAGAGTTTTTCCGTTCAAGTAGACAACAGATTTTTGCAAATAGTTTCAACTGGTGGACCTGACAATATCGACCGAGATCAGAAGGCAACATATGTCCTCGTTAGGGACTCTGGCGAAACATCTGTCGGTGGCTCTAGATTAACTTTGCAAATAGCCACCAAATCAATATTGGATTCGATGTTTCAAATTTATGGCTCTAGAGCTAATCAAAACATCATAAATACATTCGTTAGAGTCACTGGTATGCAAAGCGGTGCTGTATTTGAATTCCAAGTACAAATCACTAAAACAAGCTAATTTAGGATAACAAAAATGGCAACTTTCAAGGAATTTACTTCATCGGATATTACGACAAGGCGCGGCGTTTTAGCACGTCTTTTTGAAGTACCACAATCTGATATTTCTAGCTCTCAAACAAGAAAGTCGTATCAAGTCTTCGTAACTGGTGGCGTAGGTCCAGGGGTTACTTCTTCGTTATGGCATACAGTTTTTGATCAAGACTATACCAGACAAACTGCAAACCCAGTCTTCGATTTGACTTTTGGTTTGGCGATAAGCTCCAGCCTTGTACAAACAGGCTCATTACTGTACGTTGATACTTCAACAAATAAACACTACTTTTCATCGCAGTCGCTGATGATGAGAGAGAAAACTGAAATATACAGAGCCCATGCTCAGAGTCTTCTTGGTGACGCTTCTTCGGAATTCCAATTGGTTTCTGGGGCTACCACAAGCAACGTGCGTGAGGCGCTGTTTATTGACGTAAAACGTTTGTTTATGGGCGATCAAGTTAAAAGAGGAACATTTTCAATTAATATGTTCCAGTCTACAAGCTTTTTCACAACACTGGCAACTGGTCAAAAGACATATACTGATCAAAACGCTACTCAAAATATTGAATCGAGCTATGGTGGTCAGGTTAGCACGATTGTAGACTCCAGCAATACTTCTTATCCAGTTGGTTTAATGTATAACGACAAGGGTATTGCCGTCTTTGATATTAGCAGAGTTTTCGATGTTAATACCAACCTTAGCGGAACCATTGACGGTATGTGTACTGGAGGAACACTTACGTTTACTGGCTCTCTTAATAAATTGATGGTCAGTGGCTCCGTTGATGATGTTCTGGACCATATCTGTTTCACAAGATTCTCAAATAGCTCTGGAACAGCGATGGCTTTCGAATCAAATGCATATATGAACACAACACAATTCTTCTGCCTGCTAGGACCAGATGAATTCAACTATAGCAGCAACCCAACATTCACAGATTCCACTGGAAGAATTGTTGTTATCGATCCTGGACAAGAGGAAACACAAAGAAGTTTTACTTTTGTTACTGGAATTGGTCTATACGACGCACATGGCAACTGTCTTGCTGTTGGAAAACCCTCTAGGCCAATCTTCAAAGACGACCAGCGGTATGTTCCAATTAGGATAAAGTTGGATTTCTAATACATATCCGTTAGCTTTTGCAAATATTGATAACTAAGTTCATGACATTGCACAAGCTAACCCAAGACGATCTCGAAGTCTTCACAATTCAAACAAACCCAAAGCAAACTTTTGTTTCTAATTCATCGGGGACAACTGGTGGGGTTTATGTTTACAGTCGAAGACCAGCGTACGAGAAGGATCTAAGGCCATATTCCTTTTATTCTGCATCTTATTTTGTTGATGAAGACATAGATGACATTCTAAGGAATGCCAAACGTCTTGCAATTGCTTCTGGCAGCAATACAACAGCTATTCGAGAATACATGACAACAGTTCATTCGTTGGAGAATTCAAGACGTTTGAATGAGCAGATGGAAGTATATCGTTATGTTCCTGGCGTTACACTTTCCAAAGATTTTAATGCCAAGAGATCGATAACCAATACTTTGATGCCTTTTTACAGGACAACATATCAAACAGCACACTTTAATTACACAAACTACAACTGTTTGAATTTTTTCTCCGCCAGCACGGAAACTGACAATAGCGTTCTCTTGTATCCGCAGGTAGTAACTGGCTCATCTACATTGAGCGGAAGCTATATTTTTCAGGATGCCTTTTCATTTGATTTTTGGATCAAGCCAAAATATTCCACTGAAAGCGGAGCATATAAGACGGGAACAATCTTTCATTTGTCTGGAGCATATGCTGTTTCCCTAGTCTCTGGCTCATCAAGAGATGTTGCTGGGAATGTAGATAAGTTCAGAATTTTGGTGCAATTAAGCTCTAGTGCAAATACCCCTCCATCGAACATTAACGTCTCGTCGTTGCCAACCCTTTGTTTTATAACAGATGATAACGTGTTGCCAAGGGATGAATGGAGTCATGTGACAGTTCGCTGGGGTTCCAACGCATACAACCTTGGATCTGGTTCCTTTATTGTTAATAACAGCACCAAAGGAACTTTTAATATTCCTTCTTCGTCTGTTGCACCTCAAACAAATTCCCCTTACGATAACCCAACGGTTTTGTGTGTCGGAAACTACTACAACGGAGTCAACAGCGGCAGTAGTGTGCAAGCTAGATTCTTTTCAACAGATATCTCCGAAAGAGAAGGATTAATTGAACTAGTTTCCGTCTCTGGCGTCACGGAACCAGCCTCTTATTCTTTTACAAACCCATTGAGAGCAGAAATCCACGAGCTAAAAATTTACAACAGATATCTTTCCAATACAGAAATAGAACAGATGGCAAGCGGTTCAACCGCTGCCGTCTTGTCTGGCACACTCTTTTATTTGCCACCATTTTTTTCCAGAGAATCACCAACAAGACAATATTATGCTGGGAATGGAGGTATACTTACAACTCCATTTACAAGCAAAACAGGTACAACAATCACGCCTTTTTCTACAGAGCTAAGTTCTGAAGTAGGCGGACATTACATCAACCTAGAAAATTTTACCAGAGACTTTGCAACGGGTAAATATCCGAGACTTTTTGCCTTGTCAGCTTCTGTTGTTACTGCGCCAACAACAATAGCCCAAACATCAGATGAAATCATGTATGCCACTGGTTCGGTCATGAAGCGCCAAATGACCATAATGCCGTGCGATAATGGAAAATTTTATCCAAGTTATTTTGCTCTCGCTGGGTTGAATACCAGCTCTTTTAGGAATGATTTAGGTAACGCAGAACTTGGCTCTATCTCTCTTAGAGAAGTGTATGCCAGCTCAAGTATCTTCTATGGAATTTCTAGCGATACTACATCTTCCATGGGGAACAATATCTACGGGCCAGATCCAAGTATCGTGTCAACTCTTGGCGATAATACTGGCTCTGTTCCTTGTGTTCTGCAAAGGACAAGGGATCTTGATTCCAATCAAGTTGTGATGTTCGACATCAGCAATTTGTTTTATGGCTCCAGAATCAAACCAAACTCTTTCTCTCTTTACGATGGCAATCTTAGCTGTTCGTTTGGAAAAACAGCCATGACTCTCAGAGACGATGGCTACGGCAACATTTATCGAGCAGATACATCCAGCTCGATAGCCTCCTGGAACTCCGTAGGCAATATCTTCTACAATGAAGGAATGGTCATCCTAAAGAATCCAGCCCTTTACTTCTTTGGCAAGAATGAATTTACCGTTGATTTCCAGGGTGAAAATCAGATCCATGTTCAAAGATTTAGATGCACAACAAATCCACTGGAAGAAACTATCAGTGACAACAGGTCTTTTACTTCTGTCTCATCTTCACTAGATGCAAACAACACGGATTCATCATTTGTTTATATCACAGAGGTTCTGCTGCACGACGATAACCTCAATGTTATTGGTAGAATGAAAGTTGCTCAACCATACACGAAGAGGTCTGGAGACAAGACTACCTTTGTATTTCAAAATGATTACTGATATGAATGGTTCCTTCTTCTCTCTTCTATGGTTAGGTTCCATTCTCTATAAGAAGAATAGGCTATAATAGAAATGGTAAAAGCTACGACCAAGAAACGAAAAATAAAAGCCAAGCAGAGGCCGAAGAATAAAGTAAGGGGTAAGAGACGTTCCCATTATCATACGGGCACTCATGCGTCGTATAAGAGCATTACGCCCGTATCTTACAGGTCAGGGTGGGAGCTAACTGTTGCCAAGTTTTTGGACAACGATCCCAATGTTGTTGCATATGCCTACGAGGCACTAGCAATACCGTATATTTCCAATATAAGAAAAGGCACGGTAAGAAAGTATTTTCCAGATTTCTTCGTGAAGTATAAAAATGGTAGGAAGGTTGTGATCGAGGTTAAGAGAGACTCACATCTCACCAATGCCAAAGTCCAAAAGAAAGCCGAAGCGGCGAGAAAATGGTGCGAAAAAAATGGCTACGAATATGAATTTTGGACAAATCAGAGGATTAATGAGTTGAGAAAATTCAACGAAAGTCTTGAGAAAGCTAATGCAAAGCCCAAAAATTGATTGTGTTATAGGTCTAGACATCTCCACCTCTATCATAGGAGTGGCTGTTCTAAGCGCTGATGGTTCTAATCTGTTGGTTATGGATCATATAAAGTTGTCCGATATAAAGGGTTTGTTTGCGAAAGCAGATGCAGCAATTGAAAAGTTAGCACAGATAGTTCCGACTGAGCACTACAATGTCAAAGGAATTTTTGTGGAAGCTAACGCCAAGATGTTTTCTGCTGGGAAAACCACGGCAGATGTTTTGTTTACGTTGGCAAAAATAAACGCTCTTGTTTCTTATCTATCGCAAAAATTGTATGGAGCTGCTGTGCACGACGTTAATGTTGTCAGTGCCCGCTCCGCTATTGGATACAAGGACAATAGAGCTGTTAAAAAACCAGTAAAAGAAAAGGTTAGAAAATTTGTTATGGATAAGTTTCCAAACTTGCCAGTAAAAACACATGTTGTAACCAGAGGTAAAAACAAAGGCCAGACTGCAATAGACGAGGGTGTGGCAGATGAAGTTGACGCGTTTGTTATAGCATACGGAGGTTTCAAACATGTTAAAGCCAGTAACACGCCATGAAAAACTAGAGTATACCATTAAGTTCCAAGGAGAGCGTGCTATCAACGAACTTCTCTCTGAATTTATAGAAGAGAAGTACGATGGATACGTTGATATTTGGTTTTTGACCGAGAAGAAAGACGGTGGAGTTATTTTCAAAGTTGAAAGCAAAAAAATAACCCTTAAATCGCAACCACTAACTAACCCCAACGCGGCTAGATTTCACATTGATCCGTCAAAGGGTGCCAAGTTGATCAAATAATGCACACACAAGGACAAGCAATCAAATACCTGGAGCGGGTATTTGGGGATATAAATCTTACCGAGAGAGGTAAGAATGCAAATGTCGAATGTCCATTTTGCCCTAAAGCTAAAAGAGATAAAAAGAAGCTAGCAATACGAACAGATAATTGGCTATGCCACTGTTGGATTTGTGGTTTCAAGAGTAAAAGTTTGGTTCCTGTGTTAAGAAACATAGATCCCAAACTTATCCCAGAATATCTTGAGTTTGCAGCAGATACACTTCTAGTTTTAGAGGACGATAACGAATGCAAAGCTGAGAGGCCTTTAGTTCTTCCAAGAGGCTTTATGCTCCTCGCGCCGCTTATTGGTAAAGACGTATCTCTGCTTGCTCGGAGAGCAATAGATTACCTAAAAAGGCGAGGTCTGTCAGAAGAAGATATCTGGTATTACAAATTTGGTATCACAAATGAAGATATTGAATACTTTGGCAGGGTAATCATGCCATCTTTTGATGAGAAAGGTGATCTTAACTTTTTCGTAGCCCGTGCTATTGATAAAAAGACCAGAGAAAGATACCGCAATCCGCCATTCAAAAGGCAAAATGTTATCTTTAATGAATTAAACATTGATTGGACAAGCGAACTAACGGTTGTAGAAGGCCCTTTTGACCTAACCAAAGTCAACCAAAATGCCACATGCCTTCTTGGAAATGAGTTAGATGTCAATGACATGCTGTTTAGGAAAATAATAGAGAATGATACACCAGTAGCATTGGCACTCGACAACGATGCACAGATAGCAGCTATTAACATAGCAAAGAAATTGATTGACTACGAAATAAAAGTTAGGATCGTTCATTTCCCAAAAAACATAAAGGACCCTGGAGAAATGACGAAGAAAGATTTTCAATCTTTCCTTGATTCGGCTATACTAGTCGAAAGTGATTTTACCTTATTGAAGGATAAAATAGGAATTCTGGGTAATAAATGAAGAAAATAGCACAAATAAGTGATATTCACTGGCGCGGTATTCAAAGGCACGAAGAATACACGGAAGTATTCGAGAGACTCTTTGAGTCTTTGAAAAAAGAAGAAGTCGACTTGATTGTTTGCACTGGAGACATCTTTCACACCAAAACACAAGGCATAACACCAGAGGTTATGGATAAAATGGTGTGGATGTTTTCGAAGCTGGCAAGGATAGCACCGCTACACATGATTCTTGGTAACCACGATGGCAACCTAGCAAATGAAACACGCTTGGATGTTATCTCGCCACTTGTTAATGCGATGGATAATCCAAGAATTAAACTTTACAAGTCAAGCGGCAACTACGAATACGACAAAGATATCAGTTTCGGAGTCTATTCGTGCTTTGACAAAGAGGGTTGGGATATTGTAAAGCCCCAAGAAAACAAGATCAATATAGCACTTTTCCATGGCTCTGTCATTAATTGCGTCGTCGATAATGGAAAGAGGATGGAGCACGGGGAAGTCTCTCTTGACTTTTTCAATGGTTGGGATTTTGCAATGCTGGGGGATATCCACAAGACTCAGTTTCTCGCCAGCAGAGGACACGCAGGGATCACAAGAGAATTGAAGCCATGGATAGGATATCCTGGATCTTTGATTCAGCAAAACTACGGAGAGGAAGAGGAGAAGGGGTACTTTATTTGGAAAATCAAGAATTCAATGGAGTGGGACATAGACTTCGTTCCAATTCCAAACCCAACGCCAATGATCTCTGTGGATTGGCTGGGTGACATAAACGAGACAATAGAGGCAGCTCTAAAAGAAAGACAAAAACTTGGCAAAACACTTCATAATTCGAAAGTTCGTATTTGTGTCGATAGAGCAATAACATCTGGCGAACTGAAAACGCTAACTGGTATCTTCAAGGACGAATACAAAGCCGAAGAAGTCATTGTAAAGAATGACAATGCACAACAAACCGATACTTTGGTTTCCGATAATGTTGTCGTTCATAAATCTAGCTTGAGACATGATCCAAATGCTCTCCTGGCTCTTTTTGATCAATATTTGGCAGCAAATAAAGGCAAAATTTCTCTTACGGATAAGCAGATCGAGCGCGCTCACGATATCTTGAAGGGCTACCTAGCAAAGCTAAACCTCGAAGATACAGACACGGTTAGAGACATAATGTGGTCTTTGAAAGAGTTGGATTTTTCGAACTTGTATTGTTATGGTGAAAATAACAAGATAAACTTTGATGCACTTAACGGTATCGTTGGTGTCTTTGGACCTAATAGGGCTGGGAAAAGCAGCATTGTAGGCTCGATTATGTTCGGGCTCTTTAATACGACAGACAGAGGCCCAGCTAAGTCCGCTTATATCATCAACAAGTCGCAAACAAAAGCCGAAGCTAATGTCCTTATCAGTGTGAACGGCTCTGATTATCTTGTCAGAAGGCAAGTAGAGAAAGCCACCAACAAACGCGGTGTTGATGAAGAGAAGGCAGCGACCACTCTAGGCCTTTACAAAGTTTCCGAGGCGGCGGATATGATTGACATTTCCAACCAAAACTCTGAAACAAGAACGGACACGGACAAGATCGTCAGAAACTTGATTGGTACCTCTACCGACTTCCTTTATACGGCTTTTGCCAACCAAGGAGGTTTAAATAGATTTATTGAAGAGGGAGCTACGCAACGAAAGCTTATATTGAACAGATTCCTAGACTTAGGAATTTTTGAAAAGTTGGCAAAATACGCCAATGAAGACTGTTCGCGTCTTAATTTTAGAACAGAAAAAATGGATATGGTTCAGTGGGAATCATCTTTCTTTAAGGTTCAAAAAGCTCTTGAGGAGCGAGAAGAAAAAGAAAATGAGTTGAATCGCAGGATTTCTGATGCGGTTGCTGCCTTGGACGTTACAAAAAAATGGCTTCTTTTGAATTCCGCTGAAATTAGTGCTTTTGTTGCCGAGCAGGCAAAAGCAGAGATGTTAAAGAAAAACTTACTCGCAGCAAAGGAAGAGTTGAGAAGAGTAACTCTTTCTATCGAATCGCTAAAGAAATCAAAAGCAGACAAAGAAAATGAAAACAAGGAATTGGAAGAGAAGATAGGCTCTTTGGATCAAGCAGAGCTTGAGAGCAAGATGGCTTCTGTTACTGTGCTACAGACAGAGCTAGCTTTGCTGACAAGCAAAATGCAGGCAGAAAACACTGCCCTGGAGCAAATAAACAAAAATATCAAGAAATTGTCTGTTGTTCCTTGTGGTGATATGTTTAAAGAATGTCACTTCATTAGCGACGCCCACAAAGACAAGGAAAAAAAGGAACTTCAAGAAAGAATACTATCTGAGCTAACTGCAAAGAAAACCGAAACGGAGAAGGAAATTCTACAGTTTGCAAAAGAGAAGATAACCGAGCAATTAAAGGCAGTTAAAAAAGGCAAAGATTCTATAATTGCTACGAAATTTTCCATCAAGAATCTTGACTTGCAAATCGTTGGGGATCAAGCAAAGTTGGAAGCCATTGTAGGCAAAATAGAGACATATGAAAAAGAACTGGAGGCAGCAACAAATCGCCTTTCTTCAATTGAATCCATTAAAGAAAATATAGAGAAGTATAGAACCAATGAAATAAGCCAAACGCGGGAAAAACAAAACTTGGAGGCTCAGCGAAGCGCTCTTTTGCTCCAAATTGGTTCTTCTAAAAAAGAACTGGAAAAGATGCTGGAGGATAAGGAAGACTTTGTCGCTTCCTTGGAAGAGTTTAGATCCTATGACGCCGTAGCCCAGAGCCTATCGAAAAACGGAATCCCAGCAATTGTTCTAAAAACACAACTACCAGCAATTAACGCTGCGATTGATAACATCCTAACTGATATAGTTGATTTCAAAGTTATTTTGGAAACGGAGGTAACTTCAAATACCTTGGATGTCTTCATTCAAGATAAAACAAAAAGAATAATAGAGCTTGGGTCTGGCATGGAGAAGATGATTGCAAGTTTGGCGTTGCGCGTAGCACTTATTGGTTTGACTAACCTGCCTAAGCCTGATATGTTCATCATAGATGAAGGGTTCGGTGTCCTGGATGAACAAGGGATACAGAAATGTATGCGGCTTTTGACCGCAATTAAACATCATTTCAAAACAGTTGTGGTTATAAGTCACATACCACAGATAAAAGAAATTGCAAACAAGATAATCGAAATCGATACAACTGGTTCTAACTCAAGAGTTAATGTATAAATGACAAACGAAAAACAAACGAAAAGAGATGAGATGAATAGTTTCGTAAGAGAAAAGTTAACGTTTTTTGGCATCGTAACAAATCTCAGCAAATGGGATAATGTCCTGGAGGATGTCGAGTACGAGGCTGTGCGTATCTATCGCGAGCTTGACCCTTACCTTTCGCCAGACGAAGCAAATTTGTTACGCGAAGCCTGGGCAAGCAAAAGACACAAAGAAGCTGGCAGCTCTGAGAAGATGACCAAACTTCTTGATACGATCGCTGCTCGCTTTCCTTCCAATTCATGAACATCTTTATTTTAGATAAAGATCCCAAGCAGTCAGCTAGGTGGCTTTGTGACAAACATTTGTCAAAAATGCTTCTAGAGAGCGCACAAATGTTGTGTCATGCTGTGCACAAGCACAGTACAGTGCAGCCACCGTATAAAGACCTACCAAAAAAATATCACAAGCATCCATGCACGCTATGGGTCTGTGAAAGCAGGGAGAATTATAGCTGGTTGTGCGAACATGCGCTAGAAATAGCCGCTGAGTACACGGCAAGGTACGACAAGACTCATAAAACTGAGGCTGTTGTGCGCTGGTGCTACAACAATATCCCAAATCTCCCTGCAAAGGGCTTAACACCTTTTGCAATGGCAGTCAAGCAAAAAGACTATCCAAACATTGTGATTCCAGGCGATCCAGTTACAACGTATAGAAATTTCTATATGATTGATAAAGCTGGGTTTGCCAAATGGAAACGCAACAAGCCCGACTGGTATACAATCTAGAAATAGAAGAATACTTTGATTTCTGAGGTTTACAGATGTCAAAGCGTTTTATTTTTATTTATGAGTTAGATTGCACTGGTATCGACTCCAAAGACATCAGCATTTATACTGATGCAATTAAAAAGCAACTGGATATTCGACCAGATATAGATAACATTATCCTGCCTTCCCGCTCTGGTGTTGGTAGGACTCTTCTTTCTATTTTTGATACAGAAACTGGTGAGCTAAAGGTTGTTGTATGACTTGGGCTTCGTATGATGGAACCAGAGACATCAAGTTTCTCAAGTGTGGGGCTATTGCTCTCCGCCCAAAAGAGAAAGCGGACGTTGTCCCAGCCTTTTGTCCGTTGTGTAAGTTGACAATGAAGTCCTCTGCTGACTATCTTGCATTTAAACAGTACGAATGCTGTGAAAAATGTGAGTTGGCATTTGCGAGAGTCAACTACGAAAAGTGGAAGCAAGGCTGGCGTCCAGACAAAAATTCGGAAAGCTACAAATTGTATATGGAGCGCCGTATTAACAACAAGCCAAACATCACGTTTGCATAATACTTAGCCATATGCCAATACGAAATACTGCTACCTATAGAATTCTTTCCAACATACTCCAAACAACGTTTGGCAAGTCGTCGGAAACAAAATATGTTACACATTACCTTACCGCAACTATTCCAACAGACGGAATGGTTCAGTTTAGGGTTACAATGCATGTTAGTTTCCCAGACCAAAGAGTCATGATTGACCAAAGGAGGAAGTATAGACAGCAATGCTCTGATGTTATTTCTGCGGCTATGAAAAAGATAGAAGAGCAATACAAAACAGAGCTTGAAAACATGGAAAATCTCCTGGGAAAAACAGAACAACCATACGAAAAAGCTCCCTGGGATGCCATAAAACTAAAATTGGTTAGCTCTTCTGTTCAAGAATCCATTGAATATGTGAGTGTCTCTAATCCAAAGAAACAGGCTTTGTTCAGATTTTCTTGTGTTTGCTCGCTAGAAGAAAAATGATTTTCTGGCCATATTTAAAGTATGGCATCTAAAACAGAAATTTTAACAAGGCAAGAGCGCATCCAAGAAATTGTTAAGTGCGCCAAAGACCCAATCTACTTCATTAAAACATATATGTACATTCAGCACCCTATGAAGGGCAGAGTGAAGTTCGATCTCTACCCATTCCAGGAAGACTGTATTAGAGATTTTAATGAGTATAAATACAACATCATCCTTAAAAGCAGACAATTAGGTTTGTCGACTTCTACAGCCGCCTATTGTTTGTGGCTGGCAATGTTCCATAGAGATAAAAACATTATCATCATGGCGACAAAGCTCGAAGTCGGAAAGTTCATGGTTGGAAAGATCAGAGAAGCTTTCCAAATGATTCCTAAGTGGCTTTTGGAAATGCTGGAATTAAGTGAACCAGAAGCTGAATCTGTAAAATACCTTAGATTCTCCAATGGATCGAAGATTACGGCTATTCCAACATCTAAGGATGCTGGTAGAGGTGAAGCTGTTTCGTTGCTTGTTGTTGACGAAGCCGCACACATTGAAAACCTAAAGGAATTGTGGCTTGGTATTAGACCAACACTTTCTACAGGTGGTAGAGCTATTGTGTTCTCCACGCCAAATGGTAAAGGAAATTACTTTCACGAGCTGTGGGCTGGGGCAGACACGGGAGAGTGGGAGGATGGTAAAAGTGGATTCCATGGAAAAAAGACTGGAACAAATGGTTTTCATCCAATAAAACTCCCTTGGACAGTTCACCCAGAAAGAGACGAGAAGTGGTTCGAAAACGAAGCCGCTTCTATGGATCAGCGTGGAATTTCCCAGGAGCTTTTGTGTTCGTTCGAATCCTCTGGTTACACATACTTCCAGCAAGCAGATATTGACCACATTAAATTCGGAGCGCAGTCGCCAATCATGTTTGGCAGCGCTAATGGCCCTGGCAACGATTTGTGGATCTGGAAAACCCCGCAACCAAAAGTCAAGTATTTGATTGTAGCAGATATTGCAAGAGGAGATTCGGAGGACTACTCCACTTTCCACATTATTGATATGGCTCACAGCGATATAGCTGCTGAATATATGGGAAAGATTCCGACCGATGAGTTCGGTGTTTATCTCGCAAAAATGGGAATGAACTACAACCAAGCATTGATTGTGATCGAAAAGAACACATATGGGGTTGCCACAGGAAACAAACTTAGAGAACTCAGATATCCAAATCTCTACTATGATCCCGAAATAGCCGAGAAGATGAAGTACATGCTTGAGGAAGACAAGCGAAAAGAGATCCCAGGTTTTCAAGTTACCGTAAAAAATAGGGAGCTTGCTTTGGGTAATCTTGAAGCTTGCATAAGAAACAAGCAGATAAGAATTTATTCGACTCGTTTTGCTTCACAGATGGAAAGTTTTATCTTTAATGGTAAAAGAGGGCAAGCCCTAAAGGGAAAGAATGACGACCTTATCATGGCTATGGCCATAGGCCTTCAAATCTTTACACCAAACGCAGGGTCCGTTCCAGAGCAGAACTTGCAAGAAGTATCCTGGCAGGTAGCATTCTTGAAAGGGATCTCTCGCTCAAACGTTGATATGAATGTCGTCCCAGGCGCTTATGGAACAAATGCTGCAACATACAATCCATACTCAGCAGCCGCAGGAAGAGCAAGAATGGCAAACGCTCTAAAGCCAGCTTCAACTTTCAGTGATTCTGAACCAGAAGTGCTTAAGCCACTGGAACAATACCAGGGGAAAACTTTGCCGCCTGGAGTTAAGAAGGACGACGTTGCTTTGCAACAGGCTATTTTTAATGAATATAGCTGGCTGTTGAAGTAGTCTATCCCACGAAGTCTTACTTTCTATTTTGCAAGACTTCTAGATAATAACTTATAACGAAAGGTGGTATCCCTTCGAAAACTGCCTTTCGTTTTGCATATTGATCGCAAGCGCCCTTTGCGTTTTTCACGAAGAATGACTTATTGCTTTTTTTGTCAAAGTGGTCAATGCCGTAGATGATCTTGCAAACATCGTTTTTTGCGCTTGGATTTTCTTCTCCAAAGCGTCCCAAAAGATTTGCAACGAAATCGCGACGATTTTTTTCATATCCTTTTGTTTTTCTAAGTTTATGGGCAGCATCTACCCGCAAGTAATAGTTGCCCTTTTCGTTTTTCTTGATGGGCACACCTTGTTCTTGCAGGTTTTCAATTGCATCCTTTATTATTGTGTCGCAAATCAAACCAAGATCCTCGGAATGATTTGAACGAATTTTCGATGCTATGGTTCGTAACTCTGGTCCTACAACAGAAACACGTTCAATTTGCCGTTCATACTGAGAAGGCAAATATGTCAAGACAATAAGCTGTTCCAATACCCTCTGCTCAATTGTTTTTGTTTTTCGCTTCCTCAAGGTAGCTTCGCTTGCTTCTTTTTTACATTGCTCGACAAAGAACAGCAGAAATGTTATCCAACATTCGATTGACTCGCCCGACAAGGTACCATGATGGTGTCGAAATTCAATGGTTCCGTGTCTAAACAGAGATTCTAAATTTACTTTGTGGTTTCTTCCTGGGCTTAGGTCTACGATTTCTGCTCTTGTTAGGAGCTTCTCATCGTTGTACATGGCGACCATATCGCTGATCATATCTCTGGTACTATATGCCGCTGAACAGTTATTTCCGCTTCTGTCTTTGGACAGCCACGAATCAATTTCTTTTTCTAGGTCAGCGTATTTCTCTGCAATATAGAGTATTTCTTTCGGGGATAGATCGCTTGCATCTAAGTGAACATGTAAGCCGCATGATTGGTTAACAAAAGCTCCATTTAGACGAAGGGCACTTGCTATCTTCTTTACTTCTTTTATACCCTTAAGACCAGAAAGTTTTGGTGAGCTAATTTCCGTGCCGACATCAGCATAGTTTTCGCTTTGCTGGCCCAAAAGACTAGAATGGTCGTACACGCCAATAGAATTATCGTCCTTGATGTACCATTTATTAGAAGAATTTGTTCTAAAGCTATTGGAAAGCTTTGCGGAATCCAAAATTTTCTTGATGCTGGTACGTTTTAGGCCGTAAAATTCTATTTCAACCCCGTACTTCCTTTTAGGAAATTGAATTTTCGTATTCTGGCTAACATTTTTCAACATACCAGCACAATAGCAGAGACTGCAAAAAAACAAAAGGTTTTTCTTATAAGGGGCTATCTGCTAGAGTGAACACATGCAAAAAAGAGAATACACAGTCCCACCATCGACCTTAAAGTCTCCTGTAATCCTTTTTAGGAAAAGCGGCAGAGAATTCGAAAACGAACTATTTTCTGCAAAGAAGAAGTTTGTTACCGTCTCACAAAGGACAGCCGTTTTGGCTGGTTCTTTGGTTATCGGTCGCTATAGCGTCTTGCCCTTTTACAAAGAGCTGGAAAACGACCTAGCAGTCAACGGGAGTTGTTTGATAAACACTCATGAAATGCACAGATTTGTAGCGGATATCCAGGAGTGGTATCCGTATCTACACGATGTAACACCTAAGACATGGTTTAGAGTCCAAGATGTCCCAGACAATATCGGACCAATAGTGTTGAAAGGCGAAACAAACAGTAAAAAGGATTTGTGGAAAACTCACATGTTCGCCAACAATAAACGGGAAGGCATAGAAGTTATGCATCGTTTGATGCAGGACTCCCTTTTTAACAACCAACGTATCTATGCAAGAGAGTTCATCACTTTTGCCAATTTTGGCGAGAACGAAATAAACGGTAGGCCCATAACTGACGAGCACAGAGTGTTTGTTCTCGACGGTAAGATTATGGCTAGCGGCTTCTATTGGACCGATGCGGGCGACGAAATAATTCAAACGGCAAAAGGTACTACCGTTCCAAAAGAGTTCCTAGAACGGGTTATAGAAAAGCTTTCTGAGGCTACATTCTGCCCGAGATTTTACGTTATTGATGTTGCTAGACTTCCAAATGGTGAATGGATGGTTGTAGAGTTAAACGACGGCCAAATGTCTGGACTCAGTGAGTGTTCCCCAGATGAGCTATATTCCAACATGAAGCACGAGCTGTGGGAGAGCAAGTGGAGTCCGCAGAGTTAAAACTGTTGACTTTCTTTCAAGGCGTGCTATAGTTACAGATATAAGGGCCTCAACTAGATTCGACAGAGGTCTCAAGGGATTGATAGCGTGACGGCAGCGGATTAGACTGCCTTAAAAAATTGATCAAAAATAACTGCAAACGACAACGCTTTCGCAGAAGTCGCCATCGCTGCTTGAAAATAGCACGATAATGTGACCGTCTCTCTAGGAGTGCTACTCGAACGTCTAGAGGGGTGTCAACAATCGGGTAAGGTTAGCCAAGATGCTTGTGGTAGGTTAACCGAGATACTACAAGAACCTCACATAGAAAGCCTTCTTGTTGGCGGTTTATGTGATAATAAATAACAAGAAAGGTCACGTAGGAAAATTAGTTCTAAGGGTCTTCTGGACAGAGGTGCAAATCCTCTGAGGTCCACCTCTTTTATTCGTCCCGTGGAATCCGTTTTATTAAAGTGATGAAAACAATTATTTTAACGTGTGAATCTTGTGGTGCACAATACGAAAAATACAGATCCGAGCACAATAGATGCCAAAAACGCGGACGTGGTTCTTTTTGTTCGCGCTCTTGCGCTGGCCGTTACGGTATTGCAGCCAGAAGGTTACGGGGAGAAAAAATCGGAACTAGTATTCATTTGGTCGCTGGCAGCACCAGCGACCAATTTTCGCCTTTTCGTTATTATTTAAAAAGTGTCCGTGCCAGACATAAACAACACGGTTTTTCGGAAACGGATTTAACCTTAGAAATTTTGAAACAAATTTGGGAAAACCAAAAAGGAACTTGTCCGCTAACTGGATGGGAAATGTCAATGCCGCCTAACCTTACCGTTTGGGCCAACTATAAGCTTACAAAAGAAACGGCAAGTCTTGATAGAATTCAGCCAAAGCAGCCATATACAAAAGATAATGTTCGATTTGTATGTCATATGGCAAATATGGCAAAACATATTTATACAGATGAAGAAGTGATAGCTTTTTGCAAAGCCGTTAGTAAAAAATTCTCTTAAATATATCCCAAAATCCACCACAATTATTCATTCCGTAAGAATCCACCAAATGATCCCAAAACCATTTATTCCTTTAGTCAAAATTCTAAGTAAATGCGAAGATCCAGCAGTATTGGAAAAAGCAATTTCCATTGGAAAGACTGGGCAACAAATAGCCAAGCTTTTGGAAAATGGAACCAACGCCACTGGGCCATCTTCTAATTTGATTAGAATAGTACCAAATACAGTATATTCGGCCAAAGTCTTTCACTTGGAAGAATTAGAGGGGATGCTTGATAAAACATTACCGCCAGACAAAGTAGCAGAGCTTTACTTTACAAACGTAGAGGAACGCTTGCTTGCCTTAAAGAAGGTAGTGGTTGCCAATCAAGTGAATCTTGGCAACAAAACGCTGTTGAAGCATTTGAAAAATGCCTTGAATTACATCATAGTTGGCTGCGCTTACAACCAGTGTGCGGAAGCATATTTCAAAGCCATTCAAAAGAAACAAAAGCTTCCGTTTGATATAGAGGAAGACAGCAGACCAGATGATGACGGGCCGCTTGTTGGCTGAAGATCAGCCTAAGCCGCTGTAACCAAATCCTGAAGAGCTAGAAAATGGGGGCACGGCACCTGGGGCAAAAGACTCACTTAGAGTTGGGAACATATCGCGCTCTATCATTGTGAGACCAGCGGTAACCTCCCAACGCGAAACAATGAAGCCGCCCTTTACCCATATTTCTTTAACTTTGACAGGTAAAGTTATGATGAAGTTATTCACTCCGTCTAATTCTCCCCTGTTACTGCCAGCAATTCCAGCGGCGGTAAAGGAATAGTTTACTCTTGTGGTAGCATTGTTTTTAATTTGTATCCATTGTGTGACATATGGAAACTCAATTTTAACAGTGCTCGCACCAGATCCGCTTGTAATGTGTGGAAGACCAGAAACTTGATACTCGGAAACAAGCCCAGGTCCAGGTTTCGGATATTGCATTGATCAACCCAATCCAGAAGAATAGCCAAAACCAGAGGAGTTGGAATATGGAGGAACAACCCCAGGAGCGAAAGCTGCGCTTAGAGTTGGCATTTTGTGTGGCTGAATCATCGTAAGACCAGCTATTACTTCCCATGTTGCAGAAGTTCCGCCACTGACGTATAGTTCCTTTATTCTCAGATATAGAGGGCCAACTATAGAACCAGCAGCAACGGTAACTTTGTTTGATCCAGTCATTCCGTTAGATGTCATAGCAAACACAGTTGAGTTTGTCGTTGACTTTAGAACCACCCACTGTGTGACATACGGAAAGTACAAATTTTTGACACCAGAGCTTTGAGTAAGCCAAGGTAAACCAGATACTTGATACTCTCCAACTAATCCAAATCCAGGTTCAGGATATTGCATATTGATAATTCCTTTTTACGATACCTAAATATGGTAAAAGGGAAATAAGAAATGGATGACTTTGAAGATATCTTCGCGGAATATGCATCGCAAACTGACGAATTGATCAATCAGTGTATTGAGAGTTCAAAAATACAAGACTTGGATTTCAAAGAATTGGTAGTTTTCTTGGGTTTTTTACATGGATTACGCTTAATGCACCATGCACATCACTGGCAAACAACTGGACCTAATTTTTATGGCGACCACCAGATGTACCAAAGGATGTACGAAGCAATTGACGGCGAAATAGACACCATTGCAGAGAAACTAGTAGGAATGGGAGACGTTAAGGGAACAAATTACTTTGTTACACTTAACAATCAAAAATTGTTCCTAGAGGCCGCATCACAAGGGGATAAGTTAGAGGACGAGTCTCTAAGGGCAGAATTAATGCTTTTGTTGGCTGGAGAACGTATCGTACAGCTATACAAAGAGCAAGGTATTATGACTTCTGGTTTAGAGCAAGCAATAGGCAATATCCTAGATTTGCATCAAACACACGCTTATCTTCTTCAGCAAAGAAGAGGATGAATCAACCAACGATCTTAAAGAAGTCGCCTGGAACCCAGGCTTCTTGTTTATAGTCGTCGATAAATATTGGGAATAGTTTTACAACCTCGATACCCATCGCTGCTGTTGCGTATTCGCCTTTTACCATCATTGACTTATGGACATGGATAGGATCTCCTACAATGGTTCCAGCAGCCCCTGGTTTTACACCACCGACAACCTGCGGAAATGCAATTCCTTTTCCATCAGTTAGAATTTGGCCGCTGGCGTCCTTCTTTAGATGGTAAACTGGAATATTCTCGGCTCCTGGGCCTGCTGTGCCTATTCTAACTCTGTCATTCTTTGCCATTTTCTACTTCCTCTAATTTAAAATTGATTTGTGATATTCCTTCAAATCGCGAAACATCAGATGATATTTTGAAAACTCTGCTATCGCCTTCGATGTAAACAAGAGTTTTATCAGCTACTGCTTGTTTCGATGGCCTGATTTCAGTTGGGGTAATGCCAATTTCTTGGAAAAGTTCAATTGCACTGAGGCCGTAAAAAGTCTGGATATCGACTGCTGCATCACAGTAAACAACGGCATTTTTTTGTGGCGTTGTTTTTATTTTTCTGGCTCTTTCCTCTCTGATTTTCTCCCCGTTTTCCTTTCTGTTTTTCTCTAGGCGATCAAGAAAATCTTGGTAATCAGAAAGTATTTCTTTCTCTGCGTTGATAAAGAATAAATCGAAATCTTTCTCTGCGTCTTCGATCTTGAATTCCTGACCTTTATACACAAGCAAAAAAGGCTCCTCTCCACGAAGATCGTCTTTTATAGTTTGCTTAGCATTTCCTACGTTATAATAGTATATTAAAGAATTAATGGCACTGCTTTCGAGCTTTTTTTTCAACATTTCAGCCATTTCCCTTGTCAACCAAAACAACGCAGTTGCTGGTTAACATAAGGCCAACGACAGAAACTGCATGTTGAAGAGCGTATCTCTCAACCTTGAGCGGGTCGATGATACCGCGTTCAACCAAATCGCAATATTCATCCTTGGCAGCATCGTAGCCGAAATTCTTTGTTTTATTTCTAGCTTCCGTTATTTTGTCGATAACCACGTCAGCGCTCTTGCCTGTGTTCGACACAATGATGTTTATAGGCTTCCTGCAAGCCTCATAAACGACCCGTACGCCCGCTTTCGTATCTTCGCTGAGTGTTGGGTCGCTCATTAATTCTTTGAGCCCTTCTGAGGCGTATAGGAGCGCCGTACCGCCTCCAGGAAGTATTCCCTCCTGAACAGCAGCAACTGTAGCATTCAGGGCATCCTCGACACGGTCTTTCTTTTCAAAGATTTCGACTTCTGTTGAGCCGCCGACTTTAACAACGGCAATACCACCAGCAAGTTTGGCCAGTCTGCTCCTGACGTTGTCTCTAGTCTTGTCATCTACTGTATCCGACTTGAGAATTCCCCTGATTGTAGAAACGCGCTCTTCAATCTCTTTGAGCCTTTCTGCGTCTCCTGTTCCAACGATAGTGGTTGTTCCCTTAGAGACAATAACTCTCTTACAGCTTCCCAAATGAGAAGACTTGACAGACTTAAGAGATCCACCAAACGAGGTATCTATTACAGTAGCCCCTGTAACAGCAGCAATATCTCTAAGAATTTCTGTTCTATTTTCCCCGTAACTTGGAGCTTTGACGCCACAAGAGAACAACACACCTTTCATCTTGTTCAAAATCAAGGTATGAAGGGCCTCGCCTTCGATCTCGTCTCCGATGATCAAAAGAGGTCTGCTGGCCTTTGAGACTTCTTCCAAAATAGGGAGAATATCTTCGACCTGGGTTATCTTTTTATTTGTGACAAGAACCATTGGTTCATCTAGATCACAAGTCAACTTCTCTTGATTGGTCACGAAAAACGGAGAAACGTATCCACTGTCGAACTGCATTCCTTCGACAACTTCAAGTGTTGTGTTGACACTCTTGGCTGGCTCTACGGTGATAATTCCATCTTGACCAACTTTGTTGATAGCTTCATTCAGTAACTCTCCAATGTTCCTGTCGCCGTTGGCCGAGATTGTTCCGACATTGATAATATCTTCTGACCCATTCACTTTAACAGCGCTGGAGGTCAAGGATTGAATTACCAAACTAGTGGCAAGATCCATTCCTTTGCGAACATAGACAGCATTTCTGCCGCTTCCAGTTCCAATTTCTTTAAGCCCAGAGGCAAGAAGAGAATAACCCAAAACAGTCGCAGTTGTGGTGTTATGTGTAGGAACATAAGAATCTGTGATATAAAGATGGTTTTCATTACTTACCTTTATACACATCATTTCTGTTGTTTTGCCAGTTTTTTCGATCTTTGCAACCTTTAGACCATATTTGTTGCCTTTTAGTTGCGTTATTCTGTGGATAGGTTTTGTGCTGTAAGAACCATCGCCAACTTTTCGCTTTTGAACGCGGTAATTAATAGACATTCCCAAACTTCTACAAAGTTCTATAAAGTCTGCGGCTAACCGATCGCTAACCGTATTGTAGGTAAACAATCCTCTTTCCGAAATAGAACCATCGGTGTCAATAAGACCCTGTAGCAGCTTCTTTCTATTTTCGATAGATGAAAATAGGTACTCTTTTGGAATAAACTTGGTATTGCTGTTAGTTCCTAACAGTCCAAGTATCTCCAAGGATTTCTTTAGAATAGACTTGGTTCCATTTGGATTCTTTCCAAGTCGCTCACTGCCAACAATCGTACCTTTTATGTAATTTTTTTCTGGGTACTCTCTGATACGGAGCGTACAGCCGTTTGGCAACGTCAATTGCTCTAAAATATATCTCTGCTTAGAGCCAACGCTAATCTCTATTTCGTGCTTTGCACTGAGACTGCCGTCACCCAACAAAACGCCTAGCAAATATGGATCAATTGGCAACTTTCCATTTGTCTTGAACTCAACTGGCGTTGTTGGCACAAAATACTTGCCTCGATTTATATCTTTTTTTGCAGCGCTTTCAGCAAGCATCTGGCGTGTTGTTATAGTCTTGACTTTCCCTCGTTGCGTAGTGATATTCCAAAGGTGATCTTCGCAACATTCAACTTTTCTGGTTGGAGTATTGCCGTCAGCAAATGAAATTTCAATAATTTCCTTTTGCCCCTTTGGAAAGATTCCAATAACCTTTTGAATTGTACCGTCTGTTCCGCAAACCAAATCTCCAATTTTTAGTTCGCCCATTGTGGTCCAGCCATTTGGTGTCAGCACTTTTGCGTAAAGTGGCTGTGGACCGTCTCCCGCAAGTTCATTGGTTTTTGCTGCAATCTCTTTTATGAGTTCTGCACCAATCGACTTTAGCTTGTCTCTCAACATAATGCTTTTGGCTACTGTAACGCCGTCTTTGGTGATGAGTGGCGCTGTTGTTCCGTTGTCAATAATAACGCTGTGACCGCTTGGCCCCATCGTTACTTTAACGGCATCGTAAAGAACCTTGGCTCCTTCTGCCAATTTCTCGTGAGCATCCTTACCAAAAACAACCTCGTCGTACATTACTGTTTCTTTAGCCATTGTTTCCTCTTATTTTTCGTACACTTCCGTCAGGCATATGGACAACCCGCTCCATTAAATCAGGTTCAGCCATTGCATTTCCAAGGGGACTTCTGGGGTTTTGATAATAACCCCCTGGCTGTCCCTGATATGGAACTGCTCTATCGCCATTGACTTGGATGTATTGTGGCGACGGTTGCACGGGCTGTCTAAATCCTTGATTTGAAACTTCATTTAAAAGCGAAGCTGGATCTATTTTTTCATCGCTCTCGTGGTCGCCATCGGAACCTTCGATAAACTCATCAGTTTCAGCATTATACCACTTTTTTGCCAATAAAGCCGCTTGAGAAAGTGTATGATTTATTTGCTCAGTGGCACGTTCAGTCATAACTTTCTTGATTTCTTCAAGATCAGAATAGATTTCACCGTCAACTTTAGCCATATCAATGACCTTGTATTTGGCTTCATTGCCAATCAAAACTTTGTAGCTCGTCTTGTTGCCTTCCCTGGTTTTATGAGAGATTTCTTCTTGGATAACCCCTGGGAAAACAACAAGATTGCCCTTTTTTAGCGCAGCTTTGTTCGAAACAACATAGATTATTTCGCCAATTTCAAAAACTCTCTCCGACATTTTATTATTCCTTTGTTCCGCTCATTACTTTAATGTAATCTTCGGTCAAAACAAGAATAGTCTCGTCTACGCTAGTTTTCTTGTCATACGGAGTTAAATCTAATGAAGCAAAACTTCTTCGCAACTTTGCTTCGTTTGTGTGGCCAGAATTGATTTGGTACTCTTGTAGAATCTTTGCAATGGTGCTGCCATGAAGGCGCATTGGGACTACATTGCTTGTTGGTCTATTTCTTGACATCAATTCTTTAACCAAAGAAAGTGAATCAACTAGGCTTATGTTGCCGTTAGAATCCATATACGGAGACAGGCGCATTTCCTGCAAGTGCTTCTGCAACCGTGCTTCGTCTTTATGACCGCCATAATTGGTACAGAAATAAACAACTTTATCTACAACACTAGGATTGAACTTCATTAGTTAACTGCCTTTTTCTCAAGAGAAGCCTTTATTTTCTCTTGTCTTTCTGGGGTGTTCTTTTCTGCAATCTTTTGAATTTCAGATGCCTTAGCTTCTACCTTCTCAAGAATCTTTTCACCAGCCATTTTAGACTCCGCTGCCGTGGGCTTTAGACCTAATGCAACACGAACATTTCGCCTAACCAAGTCAACATCTACATCTGGGCACGATTCGGCAATGGCTTCAAACATATACTCGAATTCCACATACATGTGCGGATATGGACCGTCCATAATGGGTTCAGGTCTTCCATTTGCCCCTATTTCGTCTTCGCCAGTTTCATGATATGAGTGAACAAAAAGGGCCAAAGGACCATCTTTTTCCTTTGGGATAACCATATAAGGAATTGGACTTGTCTTTTCCCCAGGATAGCTCGGCGTTTCATACAAAATTTCTGGGATTGATTCTAATTTTCTAACTTTTCTCATCTTCAAACCTCTTCGTTTTTTGACAGAATTTCTGTAAAAACGTCAAAAGTGTGTTTATGCTGTACCTTTTCGCGCAGCTTCATCATTCGGATTGCTAGGTTGAGAGTCTTGGTGTCAAGCTTCTGCTTAAACTCTTCGAGCAAATCCTTTTTCTCTTCTTTGATAGTTTCTTCTTCTAACTCAATTACCTTGAGACGCTTTACGAACTCTTCAACGATTGGTTGTAAGTCAGTTAAACTATCTGGTTGCTGTGCCGCAGCTTCATCAGCAATATAATCATCGACTGTATTTTTTCTCATTTCTAGCCTTTTCGCTAGAATGGTGAAAAAAAATCTGTTATGTATAACCCTATTTTATAGCCAGAATTTGATTGATGATGTTTTGAATAGCGTTTGCGGCCTCTGGGAGTTTCTGAGACATTGATTCTAAAGATTTGATATATTGTTGCTTTACCATTTCTTTGAACTGTCTGACAAACTCTTGTTCAAATGCTTGTCTTTCTTGTGGAGCTATTTTTCCTTGGCTTGCCATTTGATCGAGTGACGCTCTAACGTCCTTGCCAGTTGCTGTTGTCAATTGATCTATTGTTGTACTTTTCAAAATGGGAGTAACCCGTTGCAGTATAAGTTTTGCAGCATCGGCCTGCATTTTCTTTGCGACTGGACTGTTGATGAGCTTCTTTTGGAACTCTTGGTTCTTTGCAAGGCCTGCTAGACTCTTAGAAAGGTCATTAGAATTAGCTGTAACCTCACCAGCGGCTTCCTGATTTTCGTTTGCATATTTGTGCGTGTCATAAGTGACATGCCTTGCAGCGCTTTTAACTAAATTGCTTGCTTCACCGCCCGTGATGATGTCCAAAAGGCCCAAAGAAACACCAGGGGCTGTTGTTAGGAGTTTACTGGCCAAGATAATTTTTGGATTCAAAAGGAAAGCCAAGCCAATAACATCTGAGTTCTTTAGCGCCTCAATGTTGTTTTGAAGATACTTTCCGTACTGAGAATCCAAGGCTCCAAGCTCTTTAACTTCTTTTTGGTTGAAGAAATTGAAAGCTCTAGAAACACCCAATTTTCCGTCTTTGTCAGTATATGGAATCAAGCCAGCTACCAAACCAGAGAGAATAGAACCCGCAGCATTCTTGACTTTTGTTGCCATATATTTGGAAGCATAAGTTGCTGTTTTGGCTATATCTTTCACTGGATCGAAAAAGATTTGTCCGATGCTTTTCCTGCCACCACCAGAGCCACCGCCGTGGTCCATTGTTGGCGTATCATCATAAAAGCTCATCCCATCATAAGAGTAATCTCCGTCTTCTTTTAGGAAAGCGTCGAACACCGCTTGATCAATCATTTCCTTCAGCTTGTTTTTGCTCACGTTCTTTTCGTCGCCTTTCCTTCAAGAACCATCCTGGGCCTTTTTGAACCCAGTTTGGATCATGGGTTTTCTCTGGTGATAAATACAAATCATCGCCTGTTATTTTTTTCCATTCAATGATTATTGCTTTTTCTAAGTCATTCAGCACATGTTTTTTGGTTGTTTTGTGCCTTCTGGAAAAGAGCTGCCTATAACTACAATGAGTAAGGGAAAGCAATTGCTTTTTAACGTCTAGCCAATCGTTTGTTAGGCCTTTTAGGTATTTCGATACATATTCAAGGCGTTGCAAGATATAGTCTGGTATTTCGGTCTGTGTTTCAGTTTCCATGACTTTTCCTTCTTGGACAAACGTATCGGTTAGAATATAACTATAAATAGGAAATTTTCTATAATGGCAGACAACTCATCATTTTACCAAAAATTAACAAGACTGTTTAGGTCTGGACCAGCTATCCGCAGAAAAATAAAAGGCCAAGATACCAAAAACTTCTATGACACAGCAGTAATGCAGGCAAATATTGGCTATTATGCTGGACAGGCTTCTGGTGTTGGTTTTAGACGCGAAAACAGTCCGTTTTCCATTCTTGGTCAATATGGTCTCCAAGAAAGAATGGCCCGTTACAACGAATTTGCGGAGATGGAATATACCTCTGAAATTGCAACAGCCCTTGACATATACGCCGATGAAGCTTGTTCTGGAGACGAGAATGGACGCTGCCTACATATCTCTTCCGAAAACCCACAGATACAAAAAGCCCTAGAAGAACTTTTTTATGAAGTTTACAACATAGACTTTGAAGGTAGAAGAGACACTAGAAATCTTGTAAAAAATGGTGACTTCTTTAGATACGTTGAAGTGGTACCAGAACACGGCGTAATTCTATCAGAACCAATCCCAGTTAATGAAGTTGAACGCGAAGAAGGATATGATCCACAAGATCCTCACGCGGTTAGATTTAAGCTGCTAACAAAGGGCGGAAAATATCTGGAAAATTGGCAGGTTTTACACTTCCGTATTCTTGGGAATGACTTGATGTTGCCATATGGAACTTCATTTCTCGAATCAGTTCGAAGGACGTGGCGTCAGCTTGTAATGATGGAGGACGCTATGTTGGTCTATCGTGTTGTTAGATCACCAGAGCGTAGAGTGTTTTATATTGATGTATCTACCGTTGCTTCAACTGACGTAGCTTCATATATGGAAGCAGTCAAGGAGCAAATTAGAGGCAATAGCATTGTTGACAAATTGACTGGTCGTCTGGATAGCAGAAACAATGCTGTCTCAATTAATGATGACTATTTCATGCCAACGAGACCAAATTCTAATACAAAAATAGAAACATTGGCTGGTGGACAACACGTTTCTGCAACAGAAGACGTTGAGTACATCCGCTCTAAAGTAATTTCTGGGCTTAAGGTGCCAAAGGCTTATCTCGGATTCGACGAAAGCCTTTCTTCGAAGGCTACCCTTGCCCAAGAAGATATTAGATTCTCCAGAACGATTGTTAGTTTGCAGAAGATTATGATAGCAGAGTTAAATAAACTTGCCATTCTACATCTTTATGCAATTGGGTTTACTGGTGAAGACTTGCTTGATTTCAAACTCAAGTTTTCAAACCCAAGCACAGTTGCGATCCAACAAAAACTGGCCCTAACATCTCAGAGATTTGATGCAGCCGCAAAGGCATGGGACTTGGCAAAAGAAACTGGGATGGTAGATATGGAATATATCCAAAGGGATATTCTAGGATTCACTCCAGAAGAAATTGTTCAGATGAGAATTGGAGCAGAGCAAGATCAAATTAGAATTGCCCGCTTGAAGGCCCTATTGGAGCGTACAGTTAAGGATGACAATGACGATCAGGCAATGGTCGATGAATTTGATCCATCCAACTATAACACCCCTGGAAGTCCTATTCAGAATCTTCCAACGGGTCCTGGGCAACAAGCTGCATCGCCTGTCCCAGAAGACGGAACAAAAAAGCAGACGTACAATCCGCGTGTCAGAAATACGCAAGATAAAATTATCAAAAAGAAGGTTACAAATCCTTCGAAAGCTCCAATCAGCTCTAACCCAACGCCGAATATTGACAGACTCAAAACACAAGGCAGGCGAAGTAAACAGTTTACGGGCAACAGAGCTTTGAACATGCCAGACTTTGCCTCAATGCTTTCTGTCGATAACAGATATGCCAAAGATCCCTATGACTATAACTTCTTGAAAAATCCTTTGGCTGAAGAAGTTACCGTAAACAATCTAATAAGCGAAGAGTTCCCAAGAGGCTTGGAGGTAACTCTTAGATCAGCTCTTAGAAAGTTTGCGGAAGCCACAAATAGAAGCAGCGAAATCATAGATGTTGAGATCATATCTGAATCGGAAGTGGTAAACGAAGCCGCCGAAGAAGATGAACTGTTGAATCTTGACTTAGAATTTTCAAAATCTCAGTAGTATTGCTTTTTTGTTCTAATTAATCATTGATAACGAACGGGTTGAAGGCTCAATGTCAAACCACAATAAAAAAAGAAATGTCGGCTTAGTTTATGAGTTTTTTGCTCGATATATTGGGCTAGCCGTCATTAACAACAACAATGATGATATCGCTAAAGCCAAGAAAATTCTAAAGAAGCATTTTGGTGTTGGGACAGAGTTGAATAAAGAGCTTAAGATGTTCAAAGCTCTCTATGAGAGTTCTGTTACCTCTAGAGAAGCCGCCGTTCATCTTGCCAACAGAGTAAGAGAAATGGCTTCCAAACAAGACAAAAGAGCATTAGATAGCGAAAAATCTAGTCTTATTTTGGAAATCAATGGCTCCCTGAATGACCCTGATTTCTTCAATAGGCCTGTGAGCGACTATAAGACATACGCTTCCATTCAAGTTTTGTTGAATGCGTGGCGTGACGAAAAAGTTCTCGCAGAGTCCCTAACGGAATCTTTGGCCATAGAAGAAAAGGTCATTGAACATCTTTGTGGAAAAGGTCGCGGAGAAAAGAGCCCAGGCGTTTTGCAAATGCAAATGAGCGATGTTGATAAGATGGTTGTCAACATTATGACAGAGAAGGTCAATAAACGCTTTGCTGGGGAACTAAACGACGAACAAAAGGCAATTATTCAGCTTTATGTTTTCAAGGATACGTCAAAGGATTACTCTGACAAGTTAAACGAAGCTTTGCTTGGTTTGCAAGGAAGAGTAAAGAGCGTGCTTTTGAAATCTAAAAAAGAATTCGAAAAAGATAAAGCAGTCAGCAAGAAACTCGATGAAGTTTTCGCGCTATTGGAAGGCAGCTACGCTGATGTATCGAAACCAAACGATGATTTGGTTACTTTCTATTTAAGCCTACCAAAATTGGAATCGGAGCTTCTCGATGTCAAATAAAAAGTATCTCCTAAGAGAATTTTCTACGTTCGAATATGATCAAAAAGAAGTTGAGCAAGCAGAAAGCGATAAGCCTCTTGTTCTAAAGGGTGTTTTGCAGCGTTGCAACACTCTAAACCAAAATGGCCGTGTTTACCCAGAAGATGTTCTCATTCGCGAGGTAAACAACTACCAAAAATTAATCGATGAAAATAGAGCCTTTGGTGAACTAGATCACGCTGATAGCCCTATTGTAAATCTAAAGAATGTCTCGCACCTTATCAAAGAGATTTGGTTGGACAAAGACGGAGTTGTTTACGGCAAAGTTCAAATTTTGGATACACCAGCAGGGAATATCATCAAAGGTATCATCAAGGCTGGCGCTAAACCAGGCATTTCTTCTAGAGCTTTGGGCTCTTTAATGGAAGATAACCGAGGAGTAAAGGTAGTCCAAGACGACCTACAGATTATTTGCTGGGACTTTGTTTCTGAGCCTTCGACCCCAGGTGCCTTTATGATGACAGAAGCAAAACAAATTGATTTGGATAAAATCCCAGAAACGATGACGAGATCAGACAAAGTTTACAGAGTTCTTAATGATGTTATCAATGTCGGAAAGAAGAAATAATGAAAATCAAAAAAGAGTCATTTGTTAACATTGTAAAGCAAGCCCTTGTTCAACTAATAGCTGAAGGGGCTTTCAATGACCTTATTGTTGAAGCCGTAAGGTCTGGTTACGTCATGCCTTCTGGCAATGATCCCCGTTTAAATGGAAGACCACAACAGCAGCGTTCTGAGTTTGGAATGGCTGCTGCTCGCGCTGCGAGAACAATGGCCAAGGGCAATCAAGCTCAGGCGAGAATTTTAGAAGATGTTTTTGCTGGGGTAGAAGAAACTGCTGCTAAACAAAAGGGTGGCGAGCTAGAGACGTATTTGCCAGAGGATCAATATTCTTACCAAGAACAGTACCAATACGGAAACTATAATCAGCAATACGCGCAACAACAGCAATATCCTCAACAGGATTACGGTCAACCAATGCCCCCTCAACAGTCGTATGGTGGCGGTTATCCAACAAAGTGGGCCGAAATGGCATTTAAAACACCAATAAAGAACAGACCATCGGATGAATCTGGTGGTGGTTTTGGATTTGGTGGAGGCGGCGGGCACTACTTGCCAGGAATAACAAAAAATCGAAACGGATAATTTAGTAAATTGTCTATTTAAAAGCAAAGGTAAAGGATAACGAAAATGGCAGCCGTAAGACCTGGATATTTAGCAGAAGTTCCTGCAACAAATTTCGGTTTCGGAAAGTCCTCGACCGCTCAATTAAAGGGCGCTTACACGACTTCTCCACTCTATTCAACATTCAAAGACAACGAAATAAGAAACTCATTCAACAGGCCACCAGAGGTTTCTGGGCCTGATGGCGAAAGAGTTTTGTCTGACAGTGGCTATGCGTTTGGTTCTGTCGAAAGAGATTACCAAAGTGCTCCAAATCTCGAAGAGGTTGTTATTGGCGGTGGTGGTCTCCCTGGTTCGCCTTGGGGACCAAACGTAGCTTCGCCAGGAGAAGGAAACGGACATAACTACGCCGCTATTCCTGATTCTGGAGTTGTTACACGCCCTATCTCGGAAGGAGCTTTCGTTGGTAACGGATTGGTTTCTCCTAAAACAACTTCTAGGGGAATCGCCCCAAGACTTCTTGGCCAGACCTTGCAAAATGGCGTTGGTTCTGGAAACACCTTTAAAATTAGGATCTGACCTAATATTTACGCATGTTTGAGGTATCTTAATGACAACCCCTCTTTTTAAGGAAGCATTGATTGAATCGAAGAAGCTGAAAGAAGTTGCCGAGTCATCGGCGCTCAACAGTCTTCTTGAAGGAATGTCTCCGAATATTAAATCGCTTATCGATAGAGAGATCGATGCGGCTCTTATAAACGAAGCAGAAGAACCAGCTTTGGACCCTAATATGGATATGGACCCATTGGCAGCAGTAGCCAATGATCCCTCCGTGGCTTCCGCTGCAAGCGCAGCACCCGCTGGCTCTTCAGAGCCTCTTCCAACAGAGCCTCCAGGCGCAGGACCTGCCGACACAGTTCCAACACCAACTCCTATGCAGCCTGTAAGCCCATCTGGCGCTGCTCCAATTGCTACGCCAGCAGCAATGACAGGAAGCCCAGCAATCGATCCAGATGGAAAGATCACAGTGGACTTCGAAGCAATTTATTCGAACCCTTCGTTGGCCCCTACGGACGCTCCTATTTCGTCTCCTGCTGATTTGAGCACTCCAACTCCAGATACCGCTGATTCTACCATTTCACCAGAAGCTCCGATAGATGCTTCTGCTGGCGACGAAACAGCCCCTATGGATTTGTCTGGTGAAGAAGATCAAATTCAAGAAATGGAAGACGAAATGACCTTCGAATATTTCAAAGAAATGATCGGAGATATTCAGGAGTCAATCAAAACAAAGAAAGCAGCCATTGCTTCGAATTTGTTGTTAAAAAACACATACGAAACAAGATTGTTTAATTTGTTTGAAAACCTAGAGAAATTAAAGGCAAAATCTCAAATTTCCGAAGTTGCAGCAAAACTTTCAGAACGTCATTTGAACGTTCTATATCAACAAATTATGGAATCAGCAAAAGAAGGTAATAGTTATACAGGACAAAAGGGAAACAGCATGAGAAACAAATCCTTGAAAGAATTCGCCGCTAGTTTGTTTGAAGAAAATAGCTTGGCGGCAGAAGGCGACCTCGAAGCGCTCGCCAATGATGCTCACGATGAGCACGCTAAGGCTAAAGTACACAACAGCAACGAATCCGACAAGGCAAGCAAGCACGCTATGTCTGCTTCGAAATCTAAGATCGAAGATCCAGGTAAAAAGGCTTCTTTGACTGTTTCGGAATCCGATATGGGTGATGGTGCTGCCCTTGCTGCTCTTGAAGAAGAGCTAAGCAACATGCTCGGTGGCGGTGCTGGCGTCATGGAAGAGGAAGAGGGCGCAATGGATAGCGGTGTCTCTGCTTCTGATGTCCAAATGGAAGCCGCAAAGATTAAGCAAGAAGCTCTTCAGCGCAAGCTAAAGGCTCTCAAGGAAGAGCAAGGCAAGTTGGAAGCTGAGCTTAAGGAATGCGGAATGGGCAGCGGAGCTCCCGTTAACGTTAATATTTCCATCGAAGGACCAGCAAGCGTAACTGGTGCTGGCGATGAAATGTCCATGGGTGACGAACTCGGAATGGGCGACGCTGATGATCTAGCTGGCGATGACATGGATGCTGGCGATGAACTTGGCGGAATGGATGATATGGGCCTCGGAGACGATGAAGAAATTGAAATCGTTGACGATGGCGAAGGTGGCGATGAAGGTGGAGAACTTGGTGGCGATGAAGAAGAGGAAAAAGAAGAGCCTCTTGCCGAGTCCAAGACACCTGTTGCCGCTAAGCTTGTAAAGGAAAACAAACACCTTAAGGAGAATGTCTCGGAGCTTCAACTAGCTTTCAGCAAGTCTCTTTACATGAACAAGCTTTTCTACAATTCAAATCTGTCTGGTGGCTTGAAGCAAAAAATTGCTTCGGCAATGGACGAAGCAAAGACGCTCGCAGAAGCAAAGAATGTTTATGAAACAGCCAAGAATTCTATTGGCAAGCTTTCTTCGAAGTCGTCTACCACAAGAGCTGCTGGCACTTCGGCTGGCATTGCAAAACCAGGATCTACTGCTGCACCTTTGAATGAAAGTGCTGGCGGTGGTTGGACAGGACCAACCTTTGATCCTAACAGATGGCAAGTTCTTGCTGGAATTAAGAAAAATTCGTAATAGTTACTTTAGAGAAAAAAAGGTTATAGGAGAAAGAAATGTCTTACAGACCATTTACATTAGCACAGTTGGCTGAAGGAATCAGCCGTCAGGCTGTATCCGCAAACAACCCAAAGATCGTTCAGCGTTGGGAAACAACTGGACTTTTGCAAGGTCTCGTTGGCGTAGCCCGTGACAGAATGGCACGCTTGTTCGAAAACCAGGCTGTTGAAATCGTCAAGCAAACACAGAGTGGTTTCTTGAACGAAGCTAACAGCTTGTCGACAGGTGGAGCTGGTTTGACCTCATCGGGTCAGATCGCTGGTTTCACCAACGTGGCATTCCCAATCGTTAGAAGAGTTTTCGCTGGTCTTATTTCCAGCGAGCTTGTCTCGGTGCAGCCAATGAGCTTGCCATCGGGCTTGCTCTTCTACTTGGATTACACATATGGAAGCAACCAAGGCGGAGACGCAGGTCTTTCGCTTTCGAGCAGCAGCCAGTATGAAACATTCACAAGAGGACAGTCCATCTACAACAACCCAGCAGGAGCTTCGGTTCGCTCTGGTTCGTTGGCAACTGGTGGTCAATATGGTCTTCTTGGAACCTCGTACGGTAAGGTTCACAAGCAAGTTTCGACCTTGATTGCAGCTACCGACTCGGTTGGTTACTGGCTTTCAGGTTCGACATGGACAACTGGAACCACGGCAACAGTTCGTACCTCTGCTGATTTCACAGGCTACAATGCAAGATTTGTAAGCTGGAATCCACAGGTTGAACTTGATCTTGGAAACAGCGTCCTTGACTATGTGTTCGTTCACGTCAGCGCCTCGGAATTTACATCGAAGATCAGCGGTTGCGACCTCACAGGCGAAGGCCTAGCGAGCATCGCCGTAACTGGTGTCGGTGGAACTCCAGGTGGTGTTCAGGCATGGGGCGAGAAGTACCAAGGTGGTGAAGGAGTTCTAAACCTTCGTGGCGAAACAAAGCGCGGAGATTGGAACCCTGTCACTGGTATCTTCACTCCAAACGGCTTGGGTGGCTCGCACATTCAGCTCGTTCTTGCAGTTAGCAACACAGGAAATGCTCCTACCCTCGGCGACGCAACAACTCACGCTGTTACAGCTTCGGCTATCATCAGCGACTCGTTGTCGGTTAACTCCGATGGTTCGGCACTAACAATTCCTTCGTTCGAAACTGACTTTGCCTTGGATTCTTCTCCAAAGATCCCTGACATCGACATCAAGATCGAATCGGTTGCCGTTACAGCTACAAGCCGCAAGCTTAGAGCACGTTGGTCGCCTGAAATGGCCCAGGATATCACAGCTTTCTACAGCATTGATATCGAAGCTGAATTGACAAACATTTTGTCGGAACTTATCACCCTCGACATCGACCGCGAAATTTTGCAGGACCTTTTGCAACAAGCATCGGCTGCAAACTACTTCTGGTCGGCTGCTCCAGGACGCTACATCAACAAGTACACAGGTCAAGAAGGCTTGCGCTCTGGAACCTTGGCTCCAGGACCAACCTACGCTGGTGTGCCTCGCGAGTGGTACGAAACATTGATTCAGACAATCAGCGACGCTGGTAACATGATCTATAAGAAGACGCTTCGCGGCTCCGCTAACTTCGTTGTTTGCGGACCAGAAGTTGCTACAATTCTTGAGCACACAAACGCCTACGGCGTCCAGGCCAAGATCGACAGCGACGGTCAAGTGAAGGATGGCATGACCATCGGAGCCGTTCCAGTTGGAACACTCAACCAGAGATATGTTGTTTACAAGGACCCATACTTCCCTGTCAACAAGATCCTCATCGGTTACAAGGGCTCGACATTCTTGGAGAGCGGGTACATCTACGCACCATATGTACCTCTCATCTTGACCCCTGTCATCTTCGCTCCAGAAGATTTCTCGCCTCGCAAGGGCATCATGACCAGATATGGTAAGAAGATGGTCCGCTCGGACTTTTTTGCCACCATCACTGTCCTCGATTTGAATCAGCTCTGATAGCGACTGACTCCGAAAGGAGTTAGATGACCAAGAAAGCCTTCGATTTTTTCGAAGGCTTTTTGCTTTTTTGTGTCCAATGTCTATTCTATCCGAAAGGAAGAAATGCAAACTTTATATTGGAGCGCAAAACCAGGAACATTCGTGGATATATACACGGGTGAAATAAAAAGTGAAATCCCCAACTATCTCGGCGGGAGCGACGAGATTCGAGATTGGTGGAGTACATTAATCACTTATATTTTAGGCTTTTTAGGACCTACAAATTGTCTTGTGGAATACAACCCGCAAGATACAGATGTAGGCCCTATAGCATTGGCAGTGAACAGCAAACTTGGAGGTTCTACCAAAAGTTTTGATCTTGTAGCAAACTCAAAACTTGAGAAGGGTACAGTAGCTATAGGAACGATGGTTCTCATTAAAGTTCTCCATTGGCCTTTGGAGCGCCTATAAGCCCCGCCAGTCGATTCTTTTCAATTGTTTGGGTATCGGGTCCTTGCTAAAAAGAAAGCCCTCAAACAGCTTTTAAACAATGCAAATGCGAAGCAAGAACCAAAAAAAAGATATACTTAGTAATGAATAAAAAGCCCCGTGGCTTTTACGCTACAAACCAAAAAGGATTAGAAGACAATGGGTATCAAAATTAAGGCAAGCGACCTCAGAAGGTTGGTTAGGGAATCTGTTCAGAAACAACTAAGCGAACAAAGACGCTTGGCTGAGTGCGCCGATATGCAAGAAGAAGAAAATAAAGATGAGTTGACAATGGAAGAAGCTTCTAAGCTTGTCGACCAATTTGTTGCCGAAGCTTTCGGTGAGACTGGTGATTCGAATGGAGCCCATGTTGGCGGAACTTTCGGAGATGGCGGCGAAGAGAAAGGCCCTATCGAAGAAGGCAAGAAGAAGAAGGGTCTCCCTCCTGCGCTAGCCAAACACATGAAGAAAAAGAAGGAAGAGGCTCCTTCTAAGAAGTCCGACAAAAAAGAAGAAAAAGCTCCTTCAAAAAAGAAGTGATTTCTGACGTTTCATAAGACGCGCTGGCTTTATATTTAAAGCCATGCCTAAGTTCATTGAAACACAACGACCAACACCATTTGGTTACTATGACTCCGATCCATTGTTTCAGGTAGAAGCTGATTCGATGGTAACTTTCGTTTTACGCTCTCTTGGGGAAAGTGTTCTTGGAGTAGAATTAACCAAGAAAGATATATGGTGTTTCATGGAGAGAGCAACAAAGGAATTGAATGCTCTTTTTGTTGAATATCAAGCCAAATCTAACTTGGCAAATCTTTTGGGAATGCCAACTGGCAGTATAGACGCAAGCACGGGTATCCCGACTATTAACCTTTCAAGCGTTTACGTTCAGCAAAATCTTTCATTTCTTGAGGATTTGGCTGCTCCTTACGCTGCTTCTATCGGTTATGGCAGTGCAGCAGAAAGTTATTCTGGAAGTATTGTCCTATCAGAAGGTGTACAAGACTATGATTTGTATGCCGATCTAAAAGATGGAAGCGGAACTCCAATTTATAATCTACAACCTTCTGGGTCCGTAACAAGACTTAATGTCTACGAAGTTTATCACTTTGCCCCAGTTCAATATGTTTTTAACTCAAACTTGGCCAGCAACTTCGTAGCTGCTGGTATGCCAGTTGAAAGCTATATCCCAGACACAAGATTCTATGTCCTTCCTTTGTTTGAGGACGTTCTTAGGGCTGGTATGTTGAAAGAAGCACAGAAAGTTAGACGTTCCCACTACAGCTATAGAATCTCTGGACGTTCGATAAGAATATTTCCAGCTCCAAAAAATGTTATTTCTGGATTGAATGATAAACTTTGGATAAGAGTTGGGTTTAGGCAATCGCCAGTTCCTCAACTTCAGACTACTCTTTTGGTTAGTGGAGCTTCTGGTACAACTGGAGCTGGCACAAATGGTTCGAGCACATTTCAAAATGATGTTGTTTTTGGAGTTAACAGCCCTTTCAACATGCCCTATGGGCCAATAGCTTACAAAACTCTTAATATTTGGGCAAGGAACTGGATAGCCAACTACACTCTGGCTTTGTGCATGGAAGAGGTTGGAAGAGTAAGGGGAAAGTTCAAAGATATTCCAATTGGAGGAGATAGACTTCAATTGGACGGTGGAGAACTAGTGCAAAACGCCAGAGAAGATAAAGAGAAATTGTTTACGACTCTCAGGGAAACACTCGATAGTCTTTCTTATGACAAAATAGCGGAACGCGAAGCTAACAAAGCAGAGCAGACCGTAAAGCAACTATCATACGTTCCAATTCCGCCAAGATACGCAATCAACCTATGGTGATTAAATGAAATACATTGACGAGTTAGCAGAAGTAGATAAAATCATAAGCGAAACACTTAAAAATTTCGTTGATGAAGAACCAGAAGACCCAAAGAGTCCCTTTGGAAAGTATGCTTTTGATACATTTAGGAAAGAGATTCCTAGAAAAGAAAAAGAGCCAGATACGCCAATAGAAAAAAAGGCTTGGGATGCCGTTGAACGATACATTGGGAACAATGAGAAGGCGGCACTCAACAACATGGCTCCTCTTTTGCTAAATCTAGTAAAGCAAGGAAAATACAAGCCTATTCTAGACCCAGGCAGAAGACCAGTTTATAGACTTTTGCAACTTCCTAAAGAATTAGCAGAGAAAGTTCTAAGAATACAGATAACCCCAGAACAACCATCGGGAACAGCCGAATCGGGGGTCTTGATGCCCACTGGCGGCGGAAAAGTATCTGGTTGGATGGCTGACCCTAGCATCATTCGTGAATTTCCAGGCTTAGGAAGCGGAAACGTTATGATCCTTTTCGTAGCTGGAACCAACGGAAACAACTTCTTTGGCGCACCTGGGAAACTAGCGACTGCTGTCAATGCTCCAGAATATGAATACGAGATGGAAGTTATCGGTCTTGGTCCAATAAGGTACACATATGCTGCTTATGTTATGCAATACGACGATGAAAGACACTATTTCGATTCCGCAGAAACGGAAGATGAACTCCTTAGATTAGTTGGTTGGGACGGTGAGTGATAAATGGCAAGGTTATTCATAACACCAAAAGAAATTCAGCTCATCAATGATTGGACCAAAGAATTGGTTAAAGACGTTGTTGGCCAGAAGATTTATTACTATGGTGTTTCAACGAAAAAGACCAAAGTACACAGCGTTTACGACGAAGCACAAGTAAAAGTCTTTGAAAATCCAATAACCCTGCCTGTTTTGGCTGGTCAACCTAAATGGGAAACCAAGCATAACGCCTTTGGTATGGAACAGACAACTTCCATCGAAGTGTACATCCAAGGTAGAGAGCTAATTGACAAGAAAGTTATGCTTTCGGAAGGTGATTTCTTTACATATGGCGATGCTGTGTATGAAGTGGTTTCTTTCCTTCAAATGAACAACATCTACGGCCAAGAAGAGTATGGCGTAAGTTATAAACTTATGGGAAGACTTGCAAGACCTGGACAATTTGATCCAAAGGTTTTCTTTCGTCCACAAAAAGATGGAGTCGATTATACGACCTCGCAGGGGCAGCATTTCTTTACACAACAGAGAGGCCTCCAGGAAAACGAAGAAGGCTCTACAGGCGATTTTAGACAGGTTCGCGACCGCCTTGGAGATGATATGGCACCCGTAGCTTTAGGTGACGGACCTAGAACTGTGGATATGACAGATCCAGAAAATAAAGAGAAGACTTCGAGCTTCAACAACGATCCATTGCCGCCAAAAAAAGGCTTTTACGATGAGTGATCTGGTCTACTTAACGATGTAGACTATGACAATACGTTTTAATATCCCAAAGCCAAAGCCAGGGCAATGGCAAATGCCAAATGGCTATGTAGCAAACGGCGAAGGCCAATCAACAACTACCATTCCCTCTTGCGGAATTGAAGATGTTGATGTTGCTGTTTTCAATCTCTTCGACCAGGAGATACCTTTCACTGCTGCTGGTCCGACTGTAGCGCAAGGTTCCAACCAGTCTGTGAACATCAAAAAGCCGACTGTTATTTTTGCAACTGGCGAAAGATTCGCTGTTGTTAAAAAACTAAAGCCTGTAAGGGATAGAAATGGTGCTCTAATGCTCCCAGCCATTTCAATTAGAAGAACATCCGTTGACCAGAGCTACGACGATATGAATCGTAGGGCTATGTCGCAGGGTGCAGGCGAGATGACAATCAAAAGGAAGTTAGATGCTTCTGATAGAGAATATCAAAATCTTATCAATAAACTGAACTTAAAGAACAGGCAAACTGACTTGGCAACCAGAAGAAACACTGGGGAAGAGAAGAATGAATCTTACGTTGGACAAGGGCTGTTGTTAGCTCCAAAAATAGGCGATAATGTCTATGAAGTAATTTCTATTCCTACTCCGCAGTTTATAAATGTGAAGTATGAAGTAGTTTTCTGGGCTGGTTTTACGCCACAAATGAACTATATGATTGAAACCCTCCTTTCCTCTCAATTGCCACAGGGAAAGTATTTCAAGGTCACCACAAGCGGCGGCTATTGGTTTCTAGCAAATTTGGGAGATGAGTTTCAAACCCAGGGTAATATCGAAGACTTCACAGAAGAAGAAAGGATTTTGAAGTATTCGTTCAGCATATCCGTGGAAGCCTTTGTTATCCCTGGATCACAGCCAGGAGTTCCAATATCTGTCAAAAGCTATATCTCGGCTACACAGTTTGAATTTACGTCACACGAAGAGCCACTAGAAAAAGAATCAAACATAGAAAAATACGACAAGCCAAACAACGAGCGTTTCGTTCTTTCCAATCTAGAAGAAGATGAAAAGACACAACAGCAACCGACGACTAATCAACGCTTTCTTTTGAGAAGGGTAGACGTAGACCCAAGAACGGGCAAAGAGATTGTTAGATATATCAAAATAAAACACAGAAATGCCAAAAAAGGAACAACCTCGTACGTTGCCTCAGATCCGAAGATTCTAGAGGAGTATTTTGCAAGCATTAAAGGGAAACGCTGAAGCATTAGGGAAACAGTAAACTATTTATTCGAGAAGTTTTAACAAAATCCTAGAGAGGAAAAGGAAATGGCAAATACCATAGAACGCGCACCAGGATACTACGACAGAGAAATAGATCAGTCCGCGAGAGAAACGGAGCCTGTTGGAGTTCCTGCGACTATAATTGGACCAGCGCTGAAGGGACCTGCTTTTGTACCTACAACACTTGGTTCCTACACTGACTACAAGAGCAAATTCGGGCCACTTGATTCAAAATTTATGGCTGGTTACGGCGTTGAAAAATTCCTTGCAAGCAGACAATCGGCTGTTTTCATTAGAGTTCTCGGAATGGGTGCTAACACAACTACCACGCATTTCGACACAACAAGAACACAGGGAACAGTTGTAAACGCTGGTATGGCTATTTCTGGCTCTACTGTTGGTGGAGCAGACTTACGTCACAAAGGCTCGGTTCAATTCATTACAGCAAAACACAAGGTTAGTGCATCTGAAGCTTTCGGCTTTCCAATGTTTTCCGATAACGGAAGCTATGGAATGAGCGGAAACTATGTTAACCTCGTAAGAGCAGTTATCTTTACAGCCAGTGACACAAGAATCATGGTGATGAATACCAATGAAACATTCACTGGTTCAATGGATGACGCAGCTAACATTGATGATACATCCACAAATGTAACATACCGCAAATTCAAATTGGCCATTTCCTCATCTGCTGGGTCATCGTTCGCGGCAGATGATGGCTTTGCTGGCGTTAAGATTTTCACAGCATCGCTCAACCCGAGCGACTCAGATTACGTTGGCAAATTGTTGAATACAAACCCAGAAAACTTTGAAACAGCTAAGCACTTGCTTTACGCTGATTTCGCAGTTGACGCAGAAGTAGCTACGGTTGCTTCTGGCTCTGGAAATAACGGCTCTATCGTTGTCGCTTCTGGTTCTGTTAACACTTCGGCTAACTCTGGTAATACTTCACTTAGCTTTAGAGAAGCATTTGGCAAGTACGACACAAGATACGCAGCGCCTAAAACTCCTTGGTTTATTTCACAACCATTCGGTTCTACCGAATACAACCTATTCCACTTCGAGTCTATCGACGACGGAGCGTATGCAAATGACAAATTCAAGATCAGCATTGCTGGCTTGAAGGCAAGTGCCGACCCAAGAAATGACTTTGGAACATTCACGGTTGTTGTTCGTGACTTCAATGATACAGACTTGAATCCAGTAATTCTCGAACAATGGAGTAATGTCAGCCTTAATCCAAATGCTGAAAACTACATTGCCAAGGTTATTGGCGATAAAAAAGTTTCGTATATTGTTGACGTAGAAGACGAAAATGATAGAAAACTTCAGGTCAGCGGCAAATACCCACTGAAATCAAAGTTTGTTAGAGTTGTTATGAACTCGTCGATAACAGACGGTGTTGTACCAGCTAAAGCACTTCCATTTGGTTTCAGAGGTTTTGAGCTCCTAAAGACCAACTCTACAAACGACACACCTCCAACAAGTGCTGGTGTGTCGCGTCTTGGAGCATCGAGCTCAGCGGATGCTTCTGGCTTCGCTTCTGGTTCTATTTTGCCTCCTGTTCCTTTCAGGTTTAAGGTAACAAGGGGAGAAATTAGCGCCTCTAGCACGTTCACTGGATTTCCAGGACCAAATGAAGTTGTTGATAGCCGCTTCTACTGGGGTGTTAAGTTCGAAAGAAACAACAACATCATGAACACGAACTTGAGTGCAGAAGCAAACAAGTCCATTGCTTCATTTACCAAGTTCCTTGGAATCAATAAATTGGATGTTCTTGTTACTGGTTCTTATGCAGACACCTTCAATGAAAACAAGTTCACACTTGCAAGAGTTGCCTTGTCGAATCAAAGCCTTTCGACAGTCACAGCTTCTGCGACGCAACACATGAGAGATGCCGCGTACATCAGAAATGGTGCACCAGATGCAAGCAATTACTATATCACTGACGGTGCCTTTGGTTCTAGAGTTACTTTGGCTACCCTTCTATCGAAGGGAACAGCTTCTGACTTCAACCGATTCTCCGATTTTGCTAAGTTCACAACAATGATGTACGGCGGCTGGGATGGTGTTAACATTCTCGACAAGAATGCAAACAGATTCTGGGACAAGGCTACTTCAACAGAAGTTAGCGGTTGTGCTGCTTCTGGTTACACCAGCCCAGGTGCTACATCTGGAACCAACTACTCTGGTGTCGGCGTTTCCAATAACGCTATCAACTCGTTTAGATTGGCAGTCAATATTGCAACTGACGAAATAATTGCAAACAACAATGTCTTGGCTATCCCAGGACAAAGAGAACCATTGGTTATGGATTACGCAATAAGCAAGAATGCGCAATACGGACTTTCGTTCTTACCAATTGACGTTCCAGTATACGACTACCAAGGAACACGCATTTTTGACGGAGAAACCACAAGGTTTGCTGATGTAACAAAGACAGCAGATAACTTTGATGCGAGAGCAATTGATGGTAATTCCGCCGCCGCTTATTTCCCAAATATCATTATCGATGATGTTGAAAATAAGAGACGTGTCGCGGTTCCAGCCTCTATTGCTGCTCTTGCGGCTATTGGCTACAACGACAAGGTAAGCTACCCATGGTGGGCACCAGCAGGCCTTAATCGCGGAGCCTTGAGCTTCGTCATTATGCCACAAGTAAGAATTAATACAGCAGACAGAAACCGTCTATACGACGCAAGAATCAATGCTGTAGTTAAGTTCCCTCAAGACGGCTTCGTGATCTTCTCACAGAGAACATTGCAACAGCAAGCAAGTCTTTTGGAAAAGATCAATATCAAGAGAATGGTCCTTGAATGCAAGAGATTGTTGACCGATATCGGAAACAATATTCTTTGGGAACAGCAGGTCCCAGCATTGAGGAATGTCTTTGTCAGCGACGCTTCAAAGGTTCTTTCGACTATCCAGTTGCAGCAAGGAATTTCCAGATTTGAAGTTATCTGCGACGACAGCAACAACACATCGGTTGACGTTGACAATCAACGCATAAACGCAAACGTTAGAATTTGGCCAGTTTCGGCTGTAGAGTTCATTTCCATGGACTTTATCATCACCAAAAATGGCATTGAATTCGTTAATTCATAATACCTATCGATTAGTACGGAAGTTTTAGGAGAAAAAAATGGCAGAGCTGACATTTAAAAGCGCTGGAGTCTCAACAAGGGAAATAGATTTAACTGGGCCAACGGCCAATGTTCCAAAGGGTATTCCCGCTGGCGTAATATCGCCAACATTGAGAGGCCCAGCATATGTTCCAATGGTTGTGGCTACAGAAGAAGATTACCGAGTAGTTTTCGGTGATCCAGCCCCAAACTATAAACTCGGTCCTTTGAGTGCTGTCGAATGGCTTACAACTCAACAGTCTTTTGCGCAAGTTAGACTGTTGGGTGCTGGAGATACCACACAAAGAACCACCAGCGGAAATAACACAGGCAAGGTTACCAGCGCAGGTTTCGTGGTTGGAGATAGGCAACCACAAAGCACGCTTTCTGGAGCTCTTGGCGACAACACATATGCAAATGCATTGAGCACAAACGCCACTGGCTCTAATGGAAGAACCTACTTCTTAGGCTGTTTCATGAGCCAAAGTGCGAACTCCACACTTTTCACTGACGCTGGGCTCGCTGCCGAAGGAACGCCGATTGTTCGCGGCGTTGTTATGGCAGCCTCTGGCGTTATCTTGAGGCTTTCTAACTCTTACACAGCTTCTGCTGCACCAAGCTCAACGGTTGCTGCCGATTTCTCTGCTGGTAATATTCAGGGTTCTATTTCTGGATCTGTTAGATTGAGCAGCGGCTTGCAAGAGTTCGTTATGCTTCTAAACGGACACAAGGGAACAGATACTCAGTATCCTAATGTTGTTACAGCTTCGTTTGACCCTACAGCTCCAAATTACTTTGGAACGATCTTTAATAAAGATCCTCTAAGAATGGAACAGGCTGGTTATCTTCTTTACACTTACCATGACATCCACTCCGCTTTGGCTGTTCCAACGGGTTCTTCGGCTGTTGTGGTTTATTCTGGCTCTGCTGGTGCTGGTAACGGCTACGAGAATATCGCATTCTTGGTCACGGGTTCCCAGACATACAATTCTGGAACAACAACTGCTCCAAACTTCGAAAACTTTGAAGACAGATTCAGAACACCAAGCACACCTTGGTTCGTGTCTCAGAACTTCGGTGGAAGACCAGTTAACTTGTTCAAGATTTGGGCATACTCCGATGGTGAATATGCTAACGACAAGATCAAAATCTCTATCGAAAACATTTCCCCATCCAACACAGACGTAAATCTCTTTGGAACTTTCGATATCGTTGTTCGTGACTTCAATGACACAGACGCAAAGAAAGTTGTTTTGGAGCAATGGAGAGGTTTGACCTTAAATCCAGAATCTGACAAATACGTTGCCAAGGTTATTGGAGATGCAAAAGTCTTCTATAACTTCGATACTGGCACTTCCGCTCAGAAGATTGAAATTCTTGGACAATACAGAAATATGTCCAAGTACATCAGAGTGGAAATGGCGGATGATGTCACCGCAGGAGCTGTTGATGAAACAGCGTTGCCTTTCGGCTTCAGAGGTCCACAACACTTGGTAACAAGTGGAACTGCTCCTTTGCCTTCGTTCTCAAACGCGGCTTACTATACCTCAACGAACGTGTTCTACAAAGCAGTCCAGCCTCCTGTTCCAATGCGTCTCAGCCTACAAAAAGGTACTGGAACAGCGGCGACGGCAGATAAGACACTTTACTGGGGTGTTCAATTCGAGTTTGTCACAAGTGCGGCAGAGCCAAATTACAGCACTGCACCAAATAGAAGCATCGCTTCTTACACAAAATACTTCCCTAATTTCCACACCGATTGGATGAACCCAGTTGCTTTTGGAAATGAAGGGGCTGCCGATACTGCTGCCAATGGAATCATTGACGCAGACAGATTCTGCAATAACCTATTCTCGTTGGAAAAAATCCAAATCAAGTATAGCTCCACCACAAGCTTGCCAGATTTGACCAACCTAAAGGATTGGAGATATGTAAGATCGGGTAGCATTGCTACAAACACTACAAATCTAACAAGGGCTCTTACGCCTTCCGACCTTCTCGATCCTTCTGTTAGGGCTGTAACCAAGTTCACAACTTATCTACAGGGCGGTTTCGACGGTTTGAGACCATTCGACCAAAATACAAAGTATTTGACAAACAACGCTATTGTTGAAGAAATGAACAACTCGAACAGAGGTTTCTCAAGCGGACCAACCACGCAAGCATACCTAAAGGGTCTAGACCTTGTTAGGGATACAGCCGAAGTTGATATTCAACTCTTGTCTATCCCTGGTATTCGCCACAGATTTGTTACTGACAACGCAGCTAACTTGATGGAAAATGATCGTTTCGACGGCATGTACATCATGGACATCGAAGAAAGAGATGCAAGTAACACGCTTGTTTCTGGTTCAAGCCAAAACATCAGCGTAAGAAACACTGCAAATGACTTCAGAAGCCGTGGTCTAAACTACAGCTACAGCGCAGCATACTTCCCAGATGTTATCATCAAGGATGGAATCAATGGAACAATCGAAAGAGTCGCTCCATCCGTTGCTATCATTGGTGCTTTCGGCAAAAATGACGCCTTGGGACACCCTTGGACAGCTCCAGCGGGCTTTGCAAGAGGTTCGCTAAAGAATGTCCAAGAGACAGCAATCCAGCTTTCGAGAGGAAATCTAGACGACCTTTACAGCGTTAGAATCAATCCAATTGCAACATTCAGTGGCAAGATTCCAACGGTCTGGGGTCAAAAGACACTTCTTTCGGAGGAAAGCGCCCTTGAAAGTGTTAACGTCAGAAGATTGCTTTTGAACTTGAGAAGAGAAGTTAAGCGCGTTGCGAACCGCGTGGAATTTGAACCATCAGTTCAAGCTACACTCGATAACTTTGCCGCACAAGTAAACCCAATTCTTAAGAGAGTACAAGACAAGGGCGGAATCAACAACTACAGAGTTCAGATTGATACCACCACAACAACTCAGGCAGACATTGCAAACGGTAAAATCAAAGGAAAAATCTCTATTGTTCCTACAAGAACTGTAGAGTTTATGTCAATTGACTTCACCTTGAAGAACCCAGCAGTTTGAGGGTAACAAATGTTGAATGAAAAGAACCCAGAGTTCCAAGCAAACGCAGACTTAGCTGCAACGGCAAGGGACGAAGAAAATAAAAAGAAAGCAATGGAAGTAAAGAAGAGACTCTTGAATTCTCTTAGATTCAAGAATGTTCCGCCTCTCATTGCCTCTAAGATCATAGATGCTCTTGAAGCGCTTATTCAACAGCACAGCGAAGTTGTTGCAAACGAAAAGAACTTTAATACAATGTTCCAGTACGTCAACAACAACCAACCTCAAGCTCTTGCCAACGAACTCGAAAGAATTGTTATGGCTAAAACTGGAAAGTCTTTGAACGAGCACAAGTTGGCTTCGCTTATAGACGCAATAGTTAAAGAGTGTTTCAAGTGAAAAAGATAGAAGGCGCCATCTTAACAACAGTTCTCTTTATGTACCGTGTTGATGGTGGTGCTTTCGCCAATACCTTTAATCCAGGTCCGCACAAAGCTGGTTCCAAACGATTTCCTATTTTGGTAGATCGCAACGGAAACTTCGACAAAGAGCGGAATAAGATGATGATCTCAACAGATTCTGAAAGATTCAAAGCCTATTTTGACCGTTCAGAACCTTTTAAGTTTATCAAAAATGGGCCAACCATTGTTCCAAATGAGATTGGTTTCATTTCCTATAAGGTTTTATTTGTCACAAAAAATAATGTGGCTACCGAAATTGGTTCATTTAGTTGGAATCGACTGGAAGGGCGCTGGAAGGCTTCTAGCAACCTTTAAAAGAGTGAATGCGAAGAGTTTTGACGTTTTCTCTTTTAAGAATTTGTAAACGACAATACATAAAATAAGATAAAAAAATTCGGAGATAAGAAATGGCTATCACACTCGACGTATCAGAAATGGTACCAACCAAAATTCAACCAAAAGGTAAGAGGCACTTTATCTTTGCCATTGAAGGAGTTGACTCCTTTTTGGTTAAGACAGCACAGAGGCCAACCTGGACCACAGAAGAAGTGGAAATTCCTTGGATTAACAGCACAAGATATATGGCTGGTAAAACCAAGTTTAACACAATTTCTGTAACCCTCCACGATGCTATCGCCCCAAGCGCCAACCAACAAGTCATGGAATGGCAGAGAATGTGCTTTGAAAGCATTTCTGGTAGAGGCGGATATGCTGACTTCTACAAGAGAGACATTCAAATTAGAGAACTAGATCCAGTTGGAAACCAAATTGGTCTATGGGATCTCAAGGGATGCTTTATCACCGAAGCTAACTTCGGCGACCTTTCCTATGAAGGCTCCGATCTAATGGAAATCTCTTTGACCATTAGATTTGATAACTGTGTGTTGCAATATTAGACAATTGCGTTCTTTGTTACCCAACTATTACTTGCAATATACAGTTATCTAAATGCGCTGTATGCTGTTGTAGTAAGGTAACAGATGATAAAGTGCCCACTATGCGACCACAAAGAGCAAGAACTAACAAGTCTTTCGTATCACTACCGTTTTGGCCATTATAAAAGTTCCGAAGAACTATATGTCTCCGTAGTTTGTAGTGGCAATCCACCTAGTTGTAAATGTGGTTGCGGGGGAAAAGTTAAATTTCTAGATATTTCTAGAGGATTTAGCAATTTCATTCGAGGGCATTCTTCCCGCGTTAAAAATAATTTCCAAAGCGACAAAGCAAAGCAAAATTCGCTGGAAACACGAAGAAAAATGCTTGAAACTGGAGACTGGAAACCTTTCGCATCTAAGAAAACTGGAGAGCATTGGAGCAAAGGTTTAGCAAAGGAAACTGACGCGAGGATCGCCAAAATGGCTAGCTCTATCAAAAACAACCAAGAGGAGATAGACAAACGCTCGGCTCGAATGAAGAAAAATCGCCTCAACGGAACAATACCAACTCTGAGGGGGAAAGAGCATTCTCAATGGAAGGGCGGTGTTTCATCGCTACTTTCTATTTGTCATTCGAATAGAAAGTTGTATGCGGAATGGAAATATCCAAAATTGTATAACAATGATTTTTCTTGCCAAGAATGCAAAAAGGCAAAAGATAAAAATTGTTCTTTAGTTTTGGAAGTCCACCACGACAAAGTTAAAATGTCCACAATCATAAAACTAATCGCAGAAGAAAAGGGTTGGAACGATTATTATGCTCTTTGCCCAGAAACAGATGAAAAGACACAAGCCTTGAAAGCTGAAATTGCCGACGCCGTGGCTGATTTCCATATCAAAAATAACGTTAGCGGAATTGTCCTTTGTGAGACATGCCACGAAAAAGAGCACGAAAAGTATAATCTATGAGCTCTTGCTACTTACAAAAAGACAATGAGTAACAAAAGCAATAGAAACAAAATTAAAGGCCAGCGTTTTAGCAGAGCGGCGAAAACCGATGTCAAGAAAGAGTTGGCTGACCAAGCAAAACTAATTCTGACAGCTCTCCGTTTTAAGTCTCGCTTGACAAACGATAAAAAAATCGAGTTGCTTGGACAGTTCTTTAGAAAACACCCAGAGTTAAATCCAACCAGAGAGTTAGATACTTACGGTGTTGAACAAGCATTGAATTTAATGGCAAAGGATGGTAAAGAAGCTACCGCCGCCAAGCGTCTTTATCAGTCGATGATCGATAACTATATCAAGAGAGTTAGTCTAGAGGAAGAAGCAAATATGCTAAGTGAAAGTGAAATCAAAAAGTTGGTCAGACAGGCAATCGAGAAACGCTTGCCAAAACTAGACGAATCCATTGAATCAGAGCTACTCCCAGGGGATGATCAGATTGCTGATTATATGGGTAAAGTAGAAAAATTCATTGATGAATTTGCCGAAAGAGCTGAAGAACTTGCTGTCGAAGGCGAAGAAATGTTGAAAACAGATTTCGCAAACAAGGCAGCGGTTGCCGAGAGAAACAGAATGTTCCTGACCATTATTGGCGTTATGAGAAAGATTAAGTTCAATATCGGCGCTATGGGGCTCGACCTAAGAAAAGCTTTGGGTTGATAAAAATCACTTCTTGTTGATTTTTTTGCCCAGAATATCATTCATAATGAATGATTCTTGGTTGCCAATTGCTTTTGTGATATTGTCTACAATAACACTCTTTTTTACTCTTTCCTTGTGCTTCTCTTTTTCAGTGAGAAGATTCGAGACAAAGTTTGGCATAGCATCTGGTTCGCCCTTGGCTCTATTGGCCAACATGGCATTGGCTTTCTGCAAAGCTAAAACATATTCTTTGGCAACTTCTTCGAATTTTTCCATTGGAATCTTGCCTCCGCGCAAACTTTTGACACGATGCTCTGTCAAATAATTGATCACTGGATTGCTCGCAGATTCTTCGCCATCCTTGTGAGAGAGAAGGCTTAGTCTTGCGTCAAAACCAACTCTTTTTTGGACATACTCCACGGCAGCTTTATCTAAATTAAAGTCTGTCTTGAATTTAACTCTCGCATCATCCAAGCCAACGGAAAGGGATGGTCCGTGTTTTATAGCATATTTTGCAAACTCAAGCGATTCGTAAGCGTTTTCGCATTTCTTCCAAATGCCAGGAACCCTATTTTTGTTATCGTAAAGGGCCGCACCCAATTTTGTAAGTATTTTGTTCATATAATCACCTTTTGGAGATTATAGAAAACTAAATCCAAATGTTTTGCGCTTTTCCCGTTAAAATGTTAACGGAAGTTTTGCCATTACATCGGAAAATGTTCCCGAGGAACAAACCAATTGGCTTATCTCTTTCGAAAAACAACATTTTGTTAGCTTTTGTAGTGGCAACCAGATTGGTCAGCGCAGGAAGTTGAATAACATAAACATCCACGCCATTCTCGGAGCAATGCGACGGTATAAGAGAAGATAACAACTCAAGTTTTAGTTCGTCTAGAGTATGACAAGGCACTAGACTGCAACCATCTGGCCAGCCATACCAACCGTCCGCTGGTGTCATAGGTTTTTGTTCGCCATATGCAAAGCCACGTATCAAATCCCCTGCCTTAAGAGTGGAGATATAATCATTTAAGTTGTATATCTTCTTTTCTTCCATTGTTAAACAGCCTTGAAATTCAAACCACCAGCATTAATTTCGAACCCATAATATAGTCCCGCGATACCAAATCGGTTCTTCTCCATAATGGCTCTACGCGCTCCATACGTGGAAGAATATCTTTCTGTATCCGTACACAAGTGCAAGTGACAGTCGATCGCGTGTTTAATTTCTTGCTTTCCAGCAAAAACACCATCTTTTGTAACTTGGCCAACTAGTACAACAATTGCGTAAGTCTTTTTTGCCCAATTCGCTAACTTCCAAGCTACTTGAACGGCCTGCGTTTGTCCAGTCACATGCCTGCCTTTCTTTCCTTCTTGGTTCAACTCTAATGTTTGCAGTGAGTCTACGAAAAGGAACAATTGTTTGTCTGGATTTTCCGCCATCACTTGTTCGGCGTATTCAATCAACGCATCAACATCATCTTTGTAAGATGGGATAAAACCATTTTCTAGCCTAAGACGCTTTACGGTTTTTCTCACTTGGAAAAGGCTCTCTTCGCAAGTGTTGTAAAGAGCGATATTTCCACTTCCAGTGATCGCGTCCGCGAGCTGTAGGCCTAGCGTTGTCTTACCGAGCCCAGGGAGTCCAGTCAAAAGTAGGACGGTAGAAGGCACAACACCATCTCCCGCACATAACTTGTCAAAGTGCGGCATTCCAGTTGAGATGGATTTTTCCATCTGCTTTGGAACTTCAATTTCTAAAATATTTGTGTTTGTTGTAACTTTTGGATTTGCTGCTTCTAGTTTGTTGGTCATTTTGTTTACCTGATAGTTATGAATAGTTTAATTACTGTTTCGGCGTTGCTTTTTGCAAACAACGTGTGGATAGTATAGCGAAAAGATGGCTTTTTCGTAAAAGAGGTTCAATTCTTTTTATTCCCTTGACTCTTTTTCAGAAAGCCGATATGATGATACCATGAGCAAAAAAGAACCTAAAAACCCCAAGATGAACATGTTCGACAATACTTTCACGGTTCTCTATGAGAATCTCTTTCTTTCCCTGGTGATGCAAAGCGTTGCTATCGCCCAAGGTAGCGAGAAAGCGGAAGAGATTCAATACGAAGCCATTGTTGAACAACTGCGAAACAAAAAGATTGGGTTTCAAACGGTGTAATAGCCATGTTAGGACACGACACAGAAGAAAAAAAGAAAGAGATCCTTTCTCAGAAGGGAACCACGAACGAAAGCAAGTGGTATGCCGTCGGTCTCTTGATGTTGGAGTGCCACATGGAACTCAATGACGCTTTCTTCTGTGTTTTTTACCCCAACTGGCCCAACGTTGACGATGAGGTTCAAAGTGAGCATCTAGATACCCCCTAGAAGGCTCTATAAGGCTCACCAGGGCTTCCAAATAATTTCAACGACCATTGACCCGTTCTTAAAATACAAAGCCGTTTAAAGGCTTTTATTTTTTAGCAGACCTAGCAAATCTAGAAAAGAAAATCATGAGCGATAAAACTTTTGAGGTTGCATCGGTATTCGATAGCAATTATCAGGTCGAAATAACAAAAGAATTCAAAGACAGCAGCAGTGTATTGAGTATTGCCTATAGCAGAAAGTACAATACTTGCAGAGTTGTCTTCAAAAACGGACGGGAGTACAGCTACTCTGGGGTTCCAGAAGAGGTTGGATCAAAGCTTTTGTCTCCCGATACGAAAAGTATCGGGAAAGCCGTTAACGAGCTTTTGATCAAGGGTGCTTACCCAGCAAAAGAACTGAAAAAAGAACAAGAACAAGAGTAGGAAAAGATAGTAGTGGAACCTAACCATATAAAGGAGCCAGAGGGGGAGGTATTATAGAGAATGGAACCTAACCATAGAAGAGGAAGAAGGGACCATTTTAATTCTATAACCTACCAGGGCCAATGTGGTATGGTTAGTGGAACCTAACCATATAAAGGAGGAAGAAGGATGTTTACCATACACTTTACCAAAAACACATCGGTTACCTTTTACGACAAAAAGGGAAGAGCAGAGTGGTATGGAAGTGATTACGGCCATAGAGAGAAGATGGTTGTAAGAGATATCGTTTCTGCGAATAAAGAGATGGTTTTCTGCGTTGGATATGACTACGAAACCGTAGGTATACCACTAGACGCTATTTCGATATTTTAAACAAATGTAGACTGGCTGGTATTATCATACATAACAGATATACCATGCTAGAAGTAACACAATTTCAAATTGATCGTCTCTTGGATATGTACAGAGACGCTTTGGCTGCTAAATTTTCTCTTAAACTGCTAACACCAGCAACAGTGGTCCAAATGGAAAACTATTTGGCCGCATTTCAACAGACTCTTCTGAAAAGAGAGACAAATAAACTATATCAACTTCCTGTTCGGTTGGTCATCATCGGTGCAACAAAGTTTGATGTTGACTTAGACCCGCAGGCTATGGTAAAAGTGATTAACCCATGACAGAGACAAAGTGGAAATCTATTTTTGGCAAAAAGCCAACTGATTCTCAACCCACACAACCAAAGGTTCAAAAGGAGCTACCAAAAACAGCTCCACAGAAAATCGAAGCAAAAGAGCCAAGGTTTGCCTTTGCCAAGGCACCAATCGAGAAGGAAAAACAGCCTTCTAAGATCGAAAAGAAAGAAGAGACCAAGAAAGAAGAACAACCTCCAGCAAAAAAACGAGGTCGTCCTTCTAACGCTGATTTGATGGCTCGTGTTCAAGAGCAAAAGGCACAAGAGCAAATCAAGAAAGCTGAAATCAGTGCTGTTGAACCAAACAGGGTCTTTTTCGATACTGGAGATCATGTTAGTATTTCCTATCCATGGGGCCTAACACTCACTGGAGTTGTTGTGAAACATGATCCAAAGTCCAGATATGCCTATATTGAATGGTCTAACGGTAAATGTTGGTACGTTGCCGCTGAGATTTTGAAGCGGGAGGAAAAGAAAGTGAAGATCCGTCGCCGAAGAGGAAGGAAAAAGAAGAAGTGACGGAAGATTTTCATGTTAAAAAGGGGATATACTCTACAAGGAGAAAAAATATCCCGTGGCACAGAAGGGAAAAGGTATTCGCGAGGGGGAAATGGCTCTGTGCCGTCTGTAATACTCTTTGTCCAGAAGAAAACAGACACAAGGATTCTTTGGAATGTCACAACGGTTTTAAGTTAACCGTTGACCATATAGTTCCAAAATGTCTTGGTTCTGTTAATTCCAAGTATAATTTGATTGCTCTTTGCGAATCTTGTAACAACAAGAAGGGCAACAAGCAGCCATTTGAATGGCTTCAATCCATTAGCGCACCGAGCCGCATACTTTATTGCAACATTATTCTTGCAATAAAAATGCATATGGTTAATGCGGAGCCTCAAAATGGACAAAGAGAATTTGAAACTTGTGGAAAAGATGATTGATGAAGCAATTGAGCAGGAAAGAAGAATTCATTCCCGTGAAATTGAGCGGTTAAATGATCAAATCAAAGCCTTAAAAAAAGAAAAAGACAGATTAGATGACAAGGTTAGAGGTTTAGAGTCCAGATTGTCAAGAATGGGCTTCTAAACCTTTTCTTTTTTTGTCGTCTAGGTCGAGACTGAGTTTCTGAGGTATTATGAGAGAACCAAAAAAATACGTGGGTTTGCATGCACATTCTACATTTTCCATCGGAGATGCAATTGGTTTGCCGCAAGAGCATATAGATTTTGCTATTGGCAATGGAGCTGACGCTCTTGCGCTAACCGACCATGGCAATATGAACGGTGTAAGCCATCAACAAATTAAAGCTGCTGATCTAAAGAAGAAAGGAATTAAGTTTAACGCTATTCCAGGTGTAGAAGCTTATTTTGTTGACTCTCTTGTTTCTTGGCGCACTGCCTATGAGAAAGCAAAAGAAGCTGGTGAATTTTCTAAGAAGAAAAAGACCAAGCCAAAGGAAGGAGAGGAGGAAGAGGAGACATTGGATGCCATTGGTGACGAGATGGCATCCACAAAAGCAGATGTTGAAGAGCAGGGCGGAACTATCGTCGAAGACGAGAATGAATCCAAGAATTTCAGGATCATGAACCCCGTCTATCAAAGAAACCACTTGGTTCTGCTACCAAAAAATAGCGCTGGGTTGAAAGCAATCTTCAAGATTGTCTCGCAGAGTTATAAGATTGGTATGCACCGTGTCCCACGAGTCGATTTTGACATGCTTAAGGAAAATTCCAATGGCAATGTCATTGCTTTGTCTGCGTGCCTTGCTGGCGTCCCCAGCAAGATAGTACAAGAGGAACTGGTTAAAAGTGGGCAAATGGGCGACCTAGTTGCATGTGGTCCAAATGTGCCACATGACTTTGAAGCTGTCCAGGCGCGTTTAGCAGAGTACGTCAACAAGTTTCGCAGAACACTTGGCGATGAGAACTACTATCTGGAAATTCAATTTAACAGGTTGCCATTGCAGCACCTTTTGAATGCTCATATCTTGGAGTGCTCAAAGAGAACGGGTGTTAAAGTCGTTGCAACAAGCGATAGTCACTATAGCAACCCGCAACACTGGCGCGAACGCGAAATTCATAAAGCAATGGCCTGGGCATCAAAGAACAAGGCGGAAGTCGATAAAGAAAAACTGCCCCAGAAGATCGAGCAATTGAAGTGTGAGTTGTATCCAAAGAACGCTTCTCAGATGTGGGAGTCGTTTATTCAAACTTCGGAACCTTGGAAAGAATTCTACCCAAATGTCGATGTTGTTGTGGATGCCATTGAGTTAACTCACGATATTGCCCACAGCCAAATATCTGATGTTAATATCGACAAATCAGTTAAGTTGCCAGCGTTGGAGAAAATTGTCACTTGTGATGCAGACTCGCTGCACAAGCTCATCGATGAGAAGCATGGAGATATTGAGGCCGCTGCCACAAAAGAATTGGTTAAATTGGCTGTAGAAGGTTTGAAAGCCAGAAAAAAGGCAAATGATCAACGCTACATCGACAGGTTGCGCTATGAGCTTGAAACCGTCAAAGAGTTGAAGTTCTCTAGATACTTTTTGACTTACTCTAAGATCATGGATATTACCTCAAAGCATATGTTACTCGGTAACGCGAGAGGTAGTGCTGGTGGCAGTCTTTTGTCGTACGTTTTGGGTATCACGCAGATGGACCCAATTCGATTTGGTCTTTTGTTTGAGAGATTCTTAACTAAAAAGAAAAAGTGCCTTCTTCCAACAACATATGTTTTAACAGATATTGGACCATGTCAACTTCAATATCTTAATCCTAATATTCATAAAGTTATGACCCACATGGGAGAGTATAGGACCGTGGTATCGAAAACAGAGTCAGAGCACCAAGAATTAATTGATATAGAAGCAGAGGATGGTACAATCATTACATGTAGCCCAAACCATCTTTGGGTAGTAATGCGCGGCGGCGTAAGGATAGAAGTTAAAGCCAATGAACTTAATGAAACGGACGAACTCATCGAATTGCACGTTGACAAAGGGCACACATTCAAGAAACTGTAAGCAATGTGGCGATACTTTTGAAATACAACAAACAGGCACGGGTCGCGGTTCTGCCAATGCATATCGTAAAGTATTTTGCTCACAAGAATGCAAAAATATGTTTGGTAGGAATAAGTCCGATGGCAAAACAGAATATATTTGTTTTCAATGCGCAAAAGTTTTTTACAAGTTTCCGTCGCAAAAATCTAAATTTTGTAGTAGAGCATGTAAAAACTGTTCGCAAAAAACAAAAGAGACAAGGGTATGTAAGTCCTGTTTTGTTCGATTTGAGGCAAAGCCTTCTAGGTTAAATGAGCAATTTTGTACGAGATTTTGTTTTAATGCCTTTCACAGAACTAAAAGAAAGTGCATTACGTGCGGAAAAGAATTCGAGACAAAGTCATCTAACGGCAAGTTGCGGTGCAGTAGAAAATGCCAATTCATAGATCAGTCTAATGGAACTATAAAAATTCATTTGAATGGCCGCTCTGGTTATCGAATTGATTTAGGAATGGCTTACTACTACAAGAGCTCTTTGGAGGCTGATTTTTCTCGTTTTTTAAATTACATTGGTATCAAATTTTGGTATGAACCAAAGACATTTGTGGTATCTGGCGGCGCATATACACCAGATTTTTATTTGCCAGATTTCGAAATTTTCTTCGAGCTGAAAGCAGTAGAAAAGACGAATAGCGACTTCTCGAAAAAAATGAATAGAAACCTTGAGCATCACGACGAATTGGCGAAAGATAATGTTAGAATTATGGTAATAACGCAAAAAGATTTTTGCCAATTTTTGAAAACTGTTAAGCTGTGGGATCAAATCCCGAATCTCGAACAAAGAAATTACAAGAAAACAAAGTTGCTGGTAATAAAAAATGAAAATTAAGCAAATTAGAAAAAAGAAACTAGATTCTCCCATAAGTCTTATCGATATAGGTGTCGAGAATGATCACACATTTTTTATTAGCGATAGGCCATATTCAAATTACGTCCTAACGCACAACTCCTATCCCGACATCGACTCTGACTTCTCGGATAGAGATCGGGCAGTAAAACTACTGATCGAATACTTTGGTGAAGAAAACATTGTTCCAGTTTCCAACTTCGTCCAGTTGCAGCTTTCATCTTTGATAAAAGATATCGCAAGAATGAATAATATCCCATTCCAGGAAGTTAACCTCATTACTCCGCTGGTTAGAAATGAAGTTCTTGTTGTCAAAAAAGCAGAAGAAGGATTTGATATGTCAACGTTTGTTTTGACATACGAAGACGCAACCAAATACTCAAAGACTTTTAACAAGTTTTTGGCTGACTACCCAGAGGTTGAAAACACCATAAAGATTCTTTTCAAGCAAATGAGAAACGTTTCGAGGCACGCTGGAGGTGTTATTATCACAGATAACGCCGAAGAAGGAATGCCTTTGATCAAAAACGGAGGAGAAATGCAAACGCCATGGCCAGAAGGCGTTAACTACAGACACTTGGAAGAATTCGGTCTATTGAAGTTTGATATTCTCGGCTTGGGGACTCTTAGGGTGTTTGAAGACTGTATCTCCAAGATTCTGACAAAGAAAAACAAACGTACACCAACCTTCGAAGAGATCAGGCAATGGTTCTGGGAAAATCTCCACCCAGATAATAACAATCTGGACGACCAAGCTGTTTACAAGCATGTTTTTCATGACTCGAATTACATAGGGATCTTTCAGTTTGTTCAAGAGAATACTCAGAAGTTTATGGCAAAGATGAAGCCAACAAAGGTGTCTGATATTGCCGTTGCAACTTCTATCTTCCGCCCAGGACCTCTAAGTTTGGACGTTGATAAAAGATTCTTGGAAAACAGGGCCAATCCATCGAAGGTTCGCTTTAAGCACCCATTACTTGAGGAAGTATTCGCTGAAACATCGGGACTTCTTGTATTCCAAGAGCAGTTGCAGATGATCTATCACAAATTAGCTGGTGTCCCACTTGAAGATACAGACTCGGTTAGAAAAGCTTTTACCAAAAAAGAGATCAACAACAAGGCAAAGGCCGAAGAAGACCGAAGGAAGTTAAGGGATACATTTATTTCTCTATGTGAGAAAACAAACTCAATTAATCCGCGAGACAGTGGAGAGATTTTCGATGAAATGGAAAAGTTAGTTGCTTATTCATTCAACAAAAGTCACGCCATGGCATATGCGATCACATCTTATCAGGCCGCGTGGTTTCTAACGTATTACCCAGAAGAGTGGGTAACTTCTTACATCGACTATTGCACACTTAGCAAAGGAAAGGTTTCTGGCAAAGAAGATCCAAAGGCCGTTGCAATCAAAGAGGCCAAAACCCTTGGTTACAAGATTGTAAAAGCTGACATCAATCACTCGGATTATCATTTTACTGTAGATCCAAAAGATAACAAAACACTCATTCCTGGTTTTGCTTCTTTGAAGTATGTCGGCAAATCCGCAGTGGAAGAAATAAAGGCATTTAGACCATACAAAGACATCAAGGATCTTTTGTTAAATGCAAATGGAGCCTGGAAACACAGCAAGTTTAACAAAAGATCGCTCGAAACACTCATAAAGCTGGAAACATTCGATAGCTTGGATCTTGTTGGCACAGGCAAAACATTCAAAAACTATAGAGAAATGTGCGAGTTTCTTATTGGAAATTACGATAAACTAAAGAAAGCCACGACCAGAAAGAAAAACAAGGATTTCGATCGAGATTACAATGAATGTTTGCAGAGTGTGAAAGAGCAAAAGTTCGAGGACTGGTCCAGAAAAGAGAAGATGGAAATTCAGAAAACTCTTGCTGGCTCTGTCGACTTCAATTTGCTCGTAACACCAGAGGTATATGCTACACTGGAGAAGTTAAACTACGAATCAATTGACAACTGGATGGAAAAGGGCAATTATTGGGCTATTGTTTCCTCTGCTGTCATTTCAACAACCAAAACTGGCAACAAATATTTGAAACTGAGGATTTACGCAGAAGAGAACAGGGAGTACAATTGTTCGGTTTGGAATTGGAAGGACGATTCTTCTTTGAATCTTACTCACGGTGATGTTATCGTGGGTCAGCTAGACAAAGATAACTTTGGATTTAAGACCTTTAATGGCAAAATCTTTAAGTTAAATCAATAACAGTTGTATCAAAAAACGCATACTTAGCAACATGACAGAAACGCTAAGTATCCTCGAATTCCTGGAGAGCGACTTGGGTGAGAGCAGAGGCCTTGTGGCCAGAAATCTTACGGACATTTATTCTTCCCCAAGCGGAGAAGATTACTCGTTCTTAGAGGCGGTTATTTTCCCTGGGCCAAAGACAGCCAAGGTAATAAATACAAACGAAGAGCTCAACCAACTTATTTTTGACTATATCAAAAAGAACAAGTTGAAGCTCATGTCTTCTTATGGAAACCAAAACAGAGGCACAAAGGCTGCTATTCTTGCTATTTTCAAAAGTCCAAAAGGCAAAAAGGTGGCATGGTTAAGATATTTCACTACGATCGGTAGAGCAGAAGGGCGAGGAAAATGGACAGATGCCATGTTCTTCCGCGATACAGGCCTTATGAGAAAATATAACACCAGCACATCTGGTGAAATTATGCCCGTAAAGCCAAGCATGCTTGTCGAAACCGATAAACTTTACACTCCTTCTGAATTGTTTGATGCCGTAAGCAGCAGTGTTGAAAAGCATGCTTCCGAAGGAAAAATTCCAAGGGACTTTGCGGCAGCAATAATCAAAATTGTTCAGGCGGCGGCTTTCAATCAAGATAATCCAGCGTTGGAAGGACAGATTGGTAACGCCAATATTTTCAACAAATATATTGGTGAGATTTTAGCTCCACTGTCTGTTGTAAATGGGTGGAACTTTAAGGGTGCCAGAGAAAGAAGCCAGGAGAAACTATTAGTTGGGGAGCTATTTTCTGAGTGCCTTATAGCCTTTCCTAGCAGCGCAAATGAATCTCTTTACGATTCTTACCTTATGTCGAAGGATGGTAAAAAGGTAAAAATTAGCTCAAAGGGACACGTAAGTGGTAAAGCTGGCGCTGCTTCGAGCCTTTCTTCTGTCCACGCTATTCTCGAAATGGTTTTGCATACGAACCCAGAGGCTTACGCAGAACTACAAAAAAAGTATGGTAGAATATTCGCTATCCTGGTCATTTTGGAAAAAGAATCCGCTGTTAGTGGTGTGCTTACTGCTGCTATTTTGGCTGGTCTGATCAAAGATTCTGATAGAGATTTTATCCTTGGTCTTATAGCAAAGAATACATCCCTTATTACTTTCAAAAGACACTACAGAACCCCAGGGAATCTTGAGAAATTAGCAAATAGTCAAGGAGATATCACGCCGACGAAAATAAGCAAGTTGGCAGACGTTAACCCTGGGTATAAGCCAGGTTTTCATCTTTTAGCTATTGTGGCAAAAGCCTTGGGTAATCTAATGAATTCCAACGATATGTTTCATATGGCTATTATGGAACTACTTTCATTTGAGTCGTTTATCCAAGTTATTAGCTCTGTAAGGGTAGAGGGCGATAATCTCTTTTTTGAACCTTTCAATATTATCTATCCGCCAGAGCACGAGGGTAGGATCGTCGCGTCGCCAGGAAAATATTTCTATTCAACTGGTATGCCAAAAGGGAAATTTCCTTTTAGGATCACTTGAAAAAAGTGATACTTATGGCAAGAGTTGATTCATATGACTAAACAAAATATCTCAAGCCTTGGCCAACTAGAAGCTTCCGTTAAAGAACAGGCAGCAAAAATTCAGAAGACCGTTAAAGCTCGCACGCAAGTTTTGAGTGAAGCTCTTGTTCTGGTTCCAAAGAGTTTCATCTTAAAGACAGAGCAGCTATCGGCTACCGCTAAAGAAACCCACCTTTCTATTTACAAGAACTTGGTGGATTCCTTTAATAAGATTTCATCCAGGATCGATGCTATTCAAAAAAATGATCCAAGGACAAACAACCCAAACGATTCTGATTTCAGAAGAGATAAGCTGGATGAGCAACACAACTTAAATGGAGCCAAACTTCACGAGTTGTATTTCTCCAACATTTCTGATCTAAATTCAGACATAAGGCAAGATACTATTCCGTATATGCGTCTTGTAAGGGATTGGGGAACTTTTGATGCTTGGCAGTTGGATTTTAGAGCTTGCGGAATGAATGCCATGGAAGGCTGGGCTGTATTGTTCTTCGATCCATATAAGCAGAAGTACATCAATACTTTTATTGAGAGAAATACGGACAATATACCAGTTGGTGCTATCCCTGTCTTGGTCGTTGACGCTCACCATCACGCTTGGTTTTTCGATTACCCAGGAGAAAAACTGGAGTATATGAATGCGATGATGAACGAGATAAATTGGGCCGTTGTTGAAGCAAGGATGTTGATAGCAGAAATGTCACAACTCCACAAACTTTACATGATCGAACCTGTTGGTGCAACAGAGACTCCAAAGTCTATTGCCTTAACACCTTTTGAGCCACCAATCGGAAAAGACAAGATAACGCCAACTGCTAATGTTCAAGTAACAACAAAGCCAGGACCAGTACAATGAAACTAAAGAAACTACTTGAAGAAATAGAGCCTAATTTAGTTGTTCCTGTCAATAACATGACCGTTGGATCTAACACAACTCCAATGGAAGATTCAGTTGACAGAAAAGTAGATCGCTTTTTCATTCAATATGAAAGAGAAGCATCTCCGCTTGGGCAAAAATTTGGTGGCTCCGTTGCCCAACCAATGCCAATGGCAGAAATAAAGACTAAAGGTTTCTTTAAAACTGTTTTTGAGGCTGATGACCCATTGGCTGACGCTGGCGGTGACGCAGGAGACGATGCTGGTGGCGGTGATTTAGGAATGGATGCTGGCGGTGATGCGGGCGGCAGCGAGGGTGAAGAATCTGAACAATTGCCACCACAGATTAACATTTCCATGTTTGCAGAAATGGTATCCAGGTTAGTAAACAACCTTGAGACATTAGTCGATCCAAAGACTATCGTACTTCATAGGGCTCAAACTTTCATAGCAAAGAATTACAATCCCAAAACTGCACAAGAACTAATGTCTATTTTGGACAAACAATTTGGCCTAACGGCTAGAACAGAAAAAGAAAAAGTTACAGACTTCGGGGCAACTCCAATAGCTGTCGGTGCAGGCCCTACTGGCGGATAAAAATGTTTGGCGATAAAGAGAAGATAACCTTCGAAATAAGGATTCCAAAAGAATCGGCGATAGAAATTAGAAGAAAGCTGTTTCTATCTGGTGTCTCTCTTACCCAATTCTTTTCATATATGGCTCTGCTGTTGGAACGAAATGATCCAGCAGTGGAAGCCATTTTGTCTTCTATTGTCGAACGTCAAAAGAAGGAAGTTATCGATCAAAAGAAAATGAATCCTAACTCCTTGTATAATCTCCTAGAGAGTGAATCTCCATTCAATGAAAGGGAATAAAATGCGTATTTTTAGTAAAATCAAAGAGGTCATTAGTTCTTTCGCCAATAAAGGCAAAATTTCCATCATAGAAGGCACGGACGAAAAATACACCAATATTGTAAAACAGATGGAAAAATTTGAAAGCAATGTGATGCTCAATAGATTCCTTTCAATGGAGAAGCGTATCGCAGAGTTAACTGGGCATATTGTAGCATTAAGAGAGCAAATTAAAGTTTTGAATGAGCTTGGGACGTATAATGCTACGACCACCGATGAACTCTTGAATGCGATATCTTCTTTTGAAGAAACCGACGTACATGTTATCGATGACGACGAAGATGGTCTTTTGGTATCCCCAAAGGACAAAAAGTTGAGTATAAATTAATGTTTTGGTTTACAGTGAAAAATAAACTGTTGCTTTTTTGGGCTGTGCTTAAAAAGCACTGGTCTCTTGTTGTCCTTGTTGTCGTTGGATTGGTCATGGGCGCTCTTGTTGCCATGGGTGTTTTCAAAAACAACAAACGATACGAAGAATTGATGTCGATGTACAACGATCGCTTGGCTTTAAGAGAACAAGAAGTTAGGCAGATCAATGAAGCTAGGCAAAAAGAAATAGAACGCAGAGAGCAGATTGAGAAAACCTATCAAGAGACAATTGAGAGGATAAACAGGGATCATGCAGAACAGATCGGTAAATTAACAGCAGCAAAAGAACAAGAAGTTCGCAGAATAGTTGCCGAAACAAACGACGACCCTGCTTTAATGGCTTCTAGAATAAACGAACTATTTGGAATAACGGTTGTTCAACAATGAAAATTAAGTCACTGATCGCATTATTTTTGTTTTTACTTAACTGTTCTGGTCCACAGCGGACACAGTTCGAGTTTAGGCAAATGCCAGAAGTCGTCGTAGCAGACGCTAGAGTCGACGAAGATGCTTATGCGTCCTTTGCCCCTTCCATTTCGGATTCGGCCTTTAGAATGGCTCCTAGGCCCGATAGCGGGGAGCTTATAGCCCCCATGAGGCAAGGTGAACGAGCACCGTTTAATGGAGTCTTGTTCAATGGCCCAGCCCTTGCAAGAGTAGAAGTTGAGTTTCGTGGCGAACAACAAAGATGCTTAATTGACCGACAAGCAGATATCCAGCGTGTTGTTGCTCAGTCAATTAGAGATATAAATCTAGTCAGAAACACATCGCAGACAAATGAAACCATTTACCGCGTTATGTTACAGACCAGAGACCAGGAAATAGAGAGAATGCAGAGGTACATAAGGGCCAACGAAAATAGAAATAACGAGAATGTTTTGAATTATGTTTTCATTGGAGCTGGAGCTGCTATTCTTGGGGCTGGAATTGCTGGAACGATCGTGTATTTTGTTAAACCTTAGCTACTTAACTGTTAGCTAAGGGTACAAAATGTTAAAAAATACTGACGGACAAAAATCGGCCAGCTTCACAATGATGATCATTGCGTTCGCTGCTGTAACACTTTGGCTAATTGCTTCGATCGTACAAAAGATTGGTCATTTCGAAATTAGACCTTTCTCTGGAACGGAAGCAATGGCTTATCTAGGACCAATTCTTGCTCTCTATTGGGGACGTAGAGGTCAACAGTTGGAGGCAGCAAAGGCTGCTGGCACGGAAGTTGCCAAGGCAGACTCAACAGACACAGCCGAGGAAGATAAGGCTTAAAATTATCTTGACTAGCGACTCGTGGCATGTTAGGGTCTATTCCTCTGTTGGCGAGTTAACCTGAAAGGATTAAAGAAAATGGATAAGAATACAATTCGTAGGATCGTTAAGGAAGAACTCGCAGCCAAAGGCATCAAGCCCGTCAGGGAGGCGTCTGGCGTGTCTTTGTCCGATATTAAGGACAAAGCGGCCTTTGGAAATTGGGTCAAAACAAAGATGAAGAACAGCATCCCTGCGTCTGTTGCGGACGCGGATGTTGCTGATTACATCGAGCAAAACCCAGACTCGACAACAATTTCTGGCACAAAATTGGCAGACATGTTTCTTGCCAAGGTTTCGCTCGGAAAGTCCTTGCCAAAGATGAGGGACGACGAGCTCGGCAAAGTTGATACTGCTTTGAAGGCTGGAACCCTTTCCGTTGACAACGACAAGGCAAAGAAGAGCGATTACTCTCGTGGCGAAGCGGACTACGCTACAATTGGCCGAGAGCTTGGTTTCTCAAACCAGAGCGCGCTTAATATGCAAGCTGCTGGTATGGAAAAGATCAAGCACTTGCTTGGTGGCGTGAATATCGAAGACATGGATCAAGACGATCTCGCTGATCTGATGGACAAGATCCACAATACAGCAGACGAAGTCGCTGGAACCGTTGCCAAGATTCTTGCAAGCTCTTCGGCAGAAAAAGCCATTGAGTTGCTTTCGAAGCACGTTGAGGTTAGCCCGCGCGATGCGGCTGGTATCAAGGAATTGAAGCAAATTTCTGATACAAGCGGCCCTGTCGTTGCGGCACAAATTCTCGTCGATGACCTTTTGGATACCCCAGAAAGCGAAAGTATCTTTAGGTTCTTTCAGGATATGGTTGCCAAAGTCTTCCGCAAGGAAAAAGATGAGGAGCAAGTGGCTGCTGGAGCAAAGGGCCGCAGGGGTCGTCCTTCGCTGGCTGACATTCAAGCCCGTGCTGCTGCTGGCGATCAAAAAGCCAAGGATTATTTGGCCGCCCGTGCTGCTAAAGGAAAGTGATTGATAAGAACCTAGCGTGCGATGTATACTTACCCATATAAAACATTATGGGTAAGCTCATAAATCTAGCTAGGTTAAAACAATCATTCTGGGAAGAAGAGAGCTGTTTTTCCAAAATCTTGTTGCCGTTTGCTTCGAAAGAGCAGGCGGCAATTTTTTTTGAGAATTGCTTGCTTCTGAATCACAATAACAATATTGTCGTTGACATTCAGCCAACTGACGGTAGTGTATGCATTAAAATACACGGAGCAAAAAAAGAGGACAGATACGAAGCACAACGGGACATAATGGAACTATACTCCCTTGGTGACTAAAGATTTTATTCTTGTAAGTGCTGGCTTCGAGGGTGTAGTTGATGTTGACAGCATCATCGATGGTGAAAAACCAAAACAAAAGAACGTAAATGAAATTTACGTTTTAGTGTTGGTATCATCATCTCTCACGCTCATGGGAAAAATTACGAGCATAAGAAGGAATAAAGCTGGCTTGTTTCTTAGTGCCAATATCGCCTCCAATTCTGCAAACAATTTTGTTATTTTGGATATGTCAAAAAAGGTTAATGGAGTCAAAATATCAGTTGTCGACCGAGAAATGAAAACGCTTGCGACGTTGGCTACCGACAAAGATAAGACAATTGAGTATGAGATAAACTACAACGACGATATGGCAGAAATCGTCTTTCATGTAGTTTGATCCTTCTATTCATGTGAGCTCCCCATATCTATTATGGAAATATTGGAGTTAATATGAACCCAAATGCAAGAATACTAGCGCTATGTTTGTTTGAAGGCGCATCTTTTGTTGTTGAGCAAGATCAAATGGCTGCTCCTGCTGCCCAACCAGCACAACCAGGAATGCCAGATCCAGCAGCACAACAACCAGCGCAAGCCCCAACGCCCTCTGGTGGCGACGGACAGCCGCTCACCGTCGATAAGTTAATTTCTAGACTAAACGCTATTAGAGGCGGCAGGTCTTTCAGCGACCCAGAAGTTTATAACTCTCTCACAAACTTTTTCAAGAACTTGAATGACAGCGACAAACAAGTTCTCGATAATATCTTGTTGGAAATTAGCAAGATTGTTATCAACGCCGAAACAGAACAGGCACCACCAGCTCAACAGCAAGCCCCACAAACACAGAGCGGACAAGGGGCTCCACCTCCACAGCAACCTGCTGCTGCCCCTGCACCAGCAGCAGCTCCCACAGGAGCGGCACCAGCCGTTTGATCAATGAACGAGAAGTTAATAGCCGAGATTGAGAGTGCTGTCTCGAATACTATTCTTGAGTTCAGAAAGAAAGATGCAATGGTGGTCGTTGACGGAAAAGAGCTACCATTTGGTTGTTCTGAGCACGTTGCCGACATGCAGCGCACACTGGCTGGGTTGGAAAGAATCAGAGATTGCTTCGAAATAGGAAGTGGCAATCGTTTGATGTATTCCCAAACATGCTCTAGGCTTAGAAGACTGATCAAGGATCTGGATCAAAAGAATCAAGCCGAAAAGCCTGCTGTTAAAGCGAAGCTTTAAGCTTTCAAAAATGATCCAAAGTCTTCGAAAGGGATTGAACGGCTAATGCCTTCTATTTCTCTTTTAGAGAAAAATCTTACAATTGGACATTGCCCATTTGATAGGTGAACAAGCTCTGCGGCACAATACACAGGCCCATACGCAAAATAGATCATTGCGATTTCGCAAACTTTTATCCTAGTGTGGTTTCCTTTGTCAGCTCCCTCGCAGAGATGTGAGGGATCGGAATTGTTGTGAAGACGCGTGTACAGCACATCTTTGTTCTTTTCTGAACCATATTTTCCGCCAAAGCGCTGAATGTCCAGCAATGTTGCCTTGACAAACGAACGAGGAACCTCTCTGTATTTTCCATTAATTTGCCTGGAAACAAGGTATTTGGCTTGGTGTTCTTTCGACATGCCAACTGCATCAAGTACGTTGTGGCGGTAGTTTTTGGGGATCTTGATAGTAGCAAAATCTCCAATTTCCGCTTTTTCCAAAACCGACCAGTTGGCATTGTAGTTATTCAGTTTGATGCTTTTGCTTTCCATGCTATGATGGTAGCATAACCTTGATGGAGACGCAAGAGAATAAAATAAAAAGCGTCGCCAGACGTTTTGTACTACTTAGTATAAGATAAAGACATGGCCAAAAAATCAAAAACAACTCCGCCTCCTCTAGAGTGTGGGCAATTTTATAGAGTCACAATACCCTTTGGACGCGAACCCGATGTTCTATATTGCTGTCCAACTTCGAACAATGACAGGGGCACATTGTCTCTGCTCAACAACGAGTTGATAGAAGTTTGCGAAGTGTACAGAAAAGATGAAGATGATGTACCTTTGCAATACATAGTGAAAAATTCCTATGGAGAAGAGGTTTATTTGTCAGCCAGTTATTCTCAGTTTTTGGAACTTGTCAATATGGCCAATAGAAGGAGGAGAAGATGAACGAAGAAGAAAAACACAAAGACAAAGATAAAGGTTTTTTCTGCTCGAAAGAACAAATCGATAATGAAAGCTTCCTTTGGATAAAGGAAAGATCGGAGACTCGCCTGCGTGAACTTTTTCAAGACCCAGAGATAGATTGGGGAAAATGAAATAATTAAATTCATGAGGCACTCGCGGCCAACAGCAGCAACAGCAGCAAAAAAGGGCTTTTTCGGTTTATTGTACTTTTTTTGAAGGGCGTTGCAACGCTCAGAAAAATCGAACCTTGCCTTGTAGGTAAAAGGTGGTCAAGAGTGGAATCGCGTAGCCATTGCTCCCCCACTACGACGCGGTGCCCGTATGGGCTCTAAGAGGTGTCCGCTAAGCCCTCTTGTTTTAACCCTAACTAAAAAGAAGAAAAGATGCCAAATATTGTTTGGGCCACAGATATTCATTTAAACTTCATTGACAGAGAACCTGTGTCTCAAAACATGGGGCGTTTTATCAGAGAAACGTCGAAGTTAAATCCCGACGTTTTGATCATAACTGGAGATATATCAGAAGCTGAGCATATCTCAAACCATTTGGAGTTTTTGGCTTGCAATCTGCAATGCAAAATCTGCTTTGTTCTGGGAAACCATGACTACTACCGTGGAGGTTTCCAGACTGTTAGAAACAAGGTGAAAATTTGTTGCGCGAACCACAGCAACCTCCATTACCTATCAGATGCCAAATTTCCGTACAAATTGGACGAAAATGTGTATCTGATAGGGCACGATGGGTGGTATGACGGCCTATATGCCAATTGGTTTGCCAAGGGCGTCGTTGTCATGAATGACTACGTTGTTATCTCTGATTTCAAAAACTTGTATCTGACCCAAAACATGATAGGTTTACATCTGGCCCTGCAAGACAAGGCCAGAGAAGGGGCAGAATTTATCAAAAGTCAAGTTTCGTCCTTTGCAAAAGACGGGGATACGTTCTTCATTGCAACCCATATCCCACCTTGGCCAGAAAATTCGGTATACAATGGCAAAATTAGCGATTCTGCTTGGCTACCGAATTTTTCTAGCAAAATTATGGGAGATGCGATCTTGGAACTGGCCGACAAGTATCCTAACGTCAACTTCAAAGTTCTTTGTGGGCACTCCCATGGCGACGCTACATATGCCCCTAGAGCCAATATAAGCTCCGCCACTGGCTTCTCTTCGTATAATCGACCATGGCTAAGCCTAAAAAACATCGCCCTCTAATGAGGCGTATAGGAAATGCTATATTTGGTTAAAAACCATCGGTAATAGTATATTTAGAACCGAGGTTAAAAATGCCAAATCCATATCTTCCAATCGTTAGTTTCACAGGTAGCTATACTGTTCAGAACAGAACAGATGCGGGCGGAACTCTAGCTACATACGTGGCTTTCCGTAATGTTCCAAACTCGCAAATTCAGTTTGCGAACACGGATACACCAACAGTTGTGATTCAACTTGATAGAACAATGTTGACCACATTGACTGGTTCTTTGTCCGCAGCTTATGCGTCGACAGCAACTGGTAGCTTCTGATAAAGCTTTTGGTTTTTTATCTAGTGCGGTTATGGTTATTCCATGACTGCAAATATTAACACAAAAGGTCTTGTCGCTGCCGTAAAAAGAGTAAGTGACTTTTTTGGCATACCGCAACTAAGACAAAAACAACCAACAAGCAAAAGGGTGGGCAACTGGATACAAACGTATACAGGTGTAAAGTTCTATCCTTTGGACCCTCGCAAAGAAGAAATTTACATAGCTGACATTGCTCATGCATTGTCAAATAAGTGCAGATTTACGGGGCATACATCGAGATTTTATTCCGTAGCGGAACACTCTGTTTATGTGTCGCAAATTTGTTCACCAAAGAATGCTCTTTGGGGACTATTGCACGACGCTTCGGAGGCTTATTTGGCTGATTTGGCAAAACCAATCAAAGTGTTGCCCGAGTTCAGAACATTCGTTGAAATAGAGAACAGAATCCAAAGAGTAGTCTGTGATCACTTTCAATTGAGCAGTGAAGAACCAGAAGAGGTACGCGTGGCGGATAGGGTATGCCTGATAACAGAGAAGCGTGACTTGATGTCCCATGTAGATTGGGATCAATTTCCATATACAGAAAAGCCTATGGAGCATAAAATCAAGGGAATGCTACCAGACGAGGCAAGGGAATTTTTTATCAATCGGTTTTTTGAACTAACAAAAAGCCAATAACAAACAAACGAAAGAAAAATATGAAGTGGTTAAAAACGATATGGGTCAAGCTTGTTATCGAAGTAGCCGTAACCATACTAATTTGGTTACTATTCAAGTTTGGTAAAAATTATCTTCCAAGGCGCTTTGGAGTTAAAGATGAAACCCTGAAAAAAGGGATGAAGTTCATAACCACACTCATCGCCAACGTTCCATCGGAGGAAGATAGCATTTCCGAAGTTTTGATTAAATCAAAAAATATCGTTGAATTTCTGCAAGACGAAAGATTAAAGGCTTTGGGTATCGCCGAATCGTTTAAACAACAAATGGCTGGATACCCAGGTGTCGAAGTTCAGTATGATACGGTTTTTGCTTCGAGCATCTTGCCACACGTGGCCAAATATGCGAAAAACAAGACGATGATAATGGAGATAGATTTAGTCAACGGTATCAATAAGTACGACTTCGAAGTCAATGGCGAGATGAAAGAAGTTTACACGATTGTAAGCGCGACAAATGACGGCGAAACTAGCATTTATCCGTACATTGCCACGACAAAAGGCTTTAATCCGAACTCCTTACTTGACTTTGTATTCTCAGAATTCAATGATAAGATTTTCATCACAGCTTTGCCAGACGGCAGTGGAATCACCATCGAACCTCTAAATCACGAGATTGATGGCGACTATAAGACGCCGCAAGCTAAGTTTGACGATCTGCACAGAGAAATTACAAAGTGCAAAGAGGCAGGATACCAGAGGAGTTACATTCTTAATGGAGAGCCAGGAACGGGTAAGACAAGCTTTTGCATCGAACTTTCCAGAAGAATGTCTGGAAAAGTATTGAAAATGGACTCCTCGTTCTTTAACTACCTGCAATCAAATACATGTAAGAAGATCATTCAGGCCTTCAACATAGACTGCTTAATAGTCGATGATATCGATAGAATCTCTTTCAGTGATATGCCAGCTTTCCTGTATCTCCTTGAGACCCTCAAGAGTTACAAAAACAAGCCAACGCTACTTGCAACGGTAAATCAGATCGAAAAATTGGACCAAGCGGTGATTAGGCCTGGACGTTTTGATGACATTATTGAATTCGAGTTGCCAAACTACAAGGAAAGATGTAGTTTCATTGAAGAATACTGCAAAAATCATGACATTAAGATCACTAGCGCCGAAGTTGGTAAAATTGCAAAGGCGGCAGATGAAGTTAGCCACGCTTACCTAAAGGAGTTCTGCTTGCAGTTTAGAATCTTGGGTGACGCTGACGCTCTCGCTACAAAGATCAAGACGCGCAAGAAATACTTGTCGATGGTACAAGATAGACTTGGAGAAGTCATGGAAGATTCTGATATAGACGAATTGTATAACGAAGAAATTGATTAAAACAAACAGGTGGTAGAAATATCACCTGTTTTTCTATTTAGGCTCATGAAGCCTTTTTCTTTTTTTGAACTAATAGCCGAAGAGTTGGTCGTACAGGGAGCCAGGGGAGCAACCAACACCACGGGGGACTACAGCGGTAAGGATTTCTATATCGGCAACACTTGGGGTTTTGGTAACTACCGACAGCTAGCCAACCCACAAGCTCAAGGAAATCTAAAAGACGCTGAGCAGGAGAGAGAGGATTACTATAATCCCGAAGAGGACGAGGACTTCTACAACAGAAGGCACCTTGGCAGTCTCCCAAATAGCACCGAGGACATTAACACGGAAAGCTTCACTGATCCAAACAGGATCATATACGGAGATTTGCCTGGGATGAGGATGAACCTTTTGGCGAACCAAAAGAAGAACGTCCCACCAGACAAAGACCCGCAAAGGGATTTCCCAGAAGAGAATCAACCTAAACAAAAACTCTATCCAGATGGAAAAGACGGCAAAAAGCCAGAATACTGGCCGCCAGATCAGCCCCTCGATTCAGTCGATCCCGTTGGTGAAGAATTGGATTTGCGCCGAAGGAGCAATCCATCTATTAACGATCCAAATACTACCACCCAAGCTAATAGGGGTATGGTTACTAGAAACGCTGTGTCTCCGCAGCTAGTTAAACAATACAACCAACTAGATGACCCAGAAGATGTCGAAACTCTCCCAGGCTCTTTAGGAAAAGTCATAAAACCAAAGAGGTTTGTACCAATGAATGAAAAAAAGATAAAGACGCTGATAGACAACGCCGTGTTCGAAGCGGTGATAGCAGAAAAAGCCCCTCCAGGATGGAGCGAAGAAAAAATGATGAAATTAAAAGCGAGTCTTCGTAAACAAGGCAAAAATGAAGAACTAGCATTTCCTATAGCTTGGTCGATATATAACAAATCTCAGGAATAATTCTAAGTTGACATTTGCTACTTATGAATATATCAATTTAATAGAAACGGAATAATAATAGGTAGCATCATGTCAAACATAAAATACGATGACGGCTCACAAGAATTCTTTGATGATTTAACAAGGAAAAGAATTCGTAAGCAACAAATTGACAGAGAGCTTTCTTTGCCAAACAAAAGTGTAATAGCAGCTCGAAGAGCAATGCCAGTAAAAGAAGAGATGGCAAAGAAGGCAATAGAATACTACACAAAAATTGCCCATATATCTCCTCAAAAGAATACCGTAGTTATTGACGACGCTGCGCTCGCGTCGAAGATCAACATGAATTTAGTTGAAAATAAGCGTACAACGGGCGGCAGTTTGACCATTGACGAACAGATGTCGCAGATTCCTCCACATTTGAGGCAAAGAGCCGCTGGGGTCGTTAGCAATATATCAAGCGGTAAAAATCCATATCCGCAATACAACCTTTTAACAGAGACTCTAAGGCAAAATAACCCAATGCAACAATTTCAGGGCGGCGGTCAGCAACAACAACCACAGCAAGTAAACGCATGCAGAATTATGCCAGGTGCCCCAGTTTTTAAATCAATTGAAACCAATGGCTTTGGAAGCACAACAGTCCTCGTTAGAGGCTTAGGGCAAGCAGATCAAAGGACAGCATCCTACCAATTTATATTTCGTGAAGTGGTCGACGCTTTTATTATTCCACCAAACCAACAAGTTCTTGATCTGAGACTTATAGAGAGTAACCCAAACCTAAAAACTAAATTGGCTGCAATTTTGGCTCCACAAATGGCTATGTTAGGTCCAGGAACACCAATGGGCGTGATCTTGGTTCCGTTGGATGCCATTATAAGGGAAGCTGGGCCAGGGATGCCAGCATACGGAAATAAGAATCTCCTAGTAGACTCCAGACACGGAATTCAGCCAACTAGACCCAACAATGCTCCGCAGATCGTAAGACCTAATAGCGGACCAATGGGAAGAACAATATTGAAAGGTTAAAAATGTCTGGGAAAGCTAAAATAGGCAAGGTAAGCAAAGCCAATGAAGGACTTGAAATAAAGCTCAACGAAAAAGAAGAGCTGAGTTTTTCTTTTCATGGTTCAATTAATGAAGGCTTTGAAGAAGAACCAGCAGTACGTTTTGCCATTGTAGCATCCAATGGTATAGCAATATCTTTTCCAGCAAAGATTTCAGAAGGTAAAGTAACTGTTGAGATACCGCCCTTAGAAAAGTTCGTTGTCTCGGAACTAACATACGTTGGCAAACTTGAGCTAATAGCAAATAATAGCTACTACAGTCCGATCAAATTGCCAATCAACTTTACCAAGAGCTTAAAAGCGGAAGCCAAGAAAAAGTTGGAGATAACGGAGGAAGCTCTTTTATCGCTTTTTGAAACATTGGAGATTCAAGAGGAAAAGAAACCAGTTCAAAAGGCAAACATAGCACAACCGCAACAAAAAAGGGTGGCTATTAACCACCCTAAAAAGGCAAACGAACCTAAGACAAAGCCAAAGGGACCTTCTCTAAAGTTGGTTTAATCAACATTTAGATAGATACCACGTCCTAGCAGCATTTGTGATATCTTTTTGGACTTGTGACCAGTGGAGCACGGAAGCCTCAAGTTCTCCTTGGCATTCCTTGTAAACGTCTTGGCAGACCCAGGAAATGAATGCTGGGATCTTCTTTTTGCTAAATTCTCCTTCGCATCCCTTTTCTACTCCTTGGTTTAGTCGTGCTTCCGTGAGAACAAGGGAAACAAACTCCGTTACGCCTGCTGCTTTTTCTGGGGTAACGCTTGCCGCTTTAGCTCTTACTGTCTGATGTTTTTCACCTTTTGCTTTGAAGCACAAGTTGGAAAAGTGCTTCCTGTAATCTTTGATGGAAAGAATAGGAAAATAGACGAGGCCTTCTCCCGTTCCTTTTACACCAAAGTTAGCTTCAACCCAAGGATCGTTGTCTTCTACCTCTTTAACTGTCCTGTTGATGTTCTCAACGCACTCAAGCAAGGACGGGTCTTCTGCTGGAAGTCCCCAATTAACAGTGAAAGAGCTCCCATGCCAAGGGAGAACCTTGATCTCGCTAGATAGTTCCTCTGGAATCTTAAGCATTCCTTCAATTTCGGAAGGTTCAAAGATCATATCTGTTAGACTTTGGTCTTCCATTGTTGGCATGTACACAATCGCAAAGATAGCAAAAACTTTCTTTCCGATCTGCGAAATAGCAACGCCAGATTGAATTCCAGCTCCGCACCATTCGCCATAGACAATGATGTTACCGTATTTCTTTCCCAACTCAGAGAAGAATGACTTTTTGGATGTTACCCAAGCGGCAAAACCAGAGTTATCGCGGTCAATCAACAGGTTTTCCCTTGATTGAGCGATAACCTTCCCGTCTGAATGGCATTGAATTCCTGCATTTGTCCCGTGCAACTTTACTTTCCCCTTGTAGGCCACCTTCGTGGTTTCGCCAGGGATAAGATTGGGTTTTGCATGTGTGAATTTTCTGATTGCGTGGAAGCTCTCGATGGAGGGCCACGCGTAGTGTTTTTCTTCGCTCATTTTATTTCTCTTTATTGTCAACCGTATACTGTACGGATACCATATTTGCCAGAAAAGATTCGCTGTGCCTCGTTTACGGAACTCATCGAACTCAATTCTTTTGTTTTGCCGCACTTCGAACATTGAAGGCAAGCGACATCGAAAATTGTTTTAAGGTATCCACTTTGAAATGGATTTTTAAGCGTCGGAACCCATTTGTGAAAAAACCAGCAATGTCTTTTCTTCTTGGGAATTACAGCTAATTGCGTTTCGGTATTTCGGTATGTCATTTTTCACCCAATCCCGCACCAGTAACCAGCCATTTTGTTGAAGATTTCTTGTTCTTCTTCTGTTGGAGCCCTAAGCCTAAAGCCTTTTTCATTCATTAGGCCAAGTTCAATTAGCTTGTCAAAGTAAGGTTTTGTGAAAAATTGCTCGATCTCTTTTGGTGTAAATTCTGGGACAATGCACCACCATTCGTCCAAGCCATGAATGTAGCCATCGGTAGATACAATGTCTACGGAAATGACATGGCGGCCATTGCGAATGCGCCCGTATCTTCCCCAAATAATTTTGGTTTCTTTTACTACATGGTTCATTCCATCAAAAGAATTGAAGGTATCCCCTGGTTTGAGATTCATCGCCCAAACGACAAGATTCCTTCTAGATTTTTCCCATATCTTGCGAGCCGCATGTGCGGTCATACCGCGAGCATAGCGGGTTTTCTTTGGAGGATTTTTCCTCAAAGCATCATGGACCTTTTTAACAAGAAAGTTTGATTCCATTTTCATTCCATATTGTCGTTGAGGTAATGCTTCAAACCGTCTGCTTGAAAGTGCAGCAATTGGTATGCCGTGGATTCAGCGGAAAGAATGGAGTGCAAAGTTGGTATCACAACCTCAAACGTTTCTTTCACCTGTTTTTTGATGAAATCTATTTCACATCCTTCGATTGATCGAAGGTTATCGATTCTATCCGCAGCCTTAATGACAGCAATTCCGTTGTCATCTTTTGCCATAGTTTTGAGGAATCCGTAGTAATTTTTCTTGTTGTGCTTGGTTTTGGTAACACCCTTAACCAAGAAACAAACACGTTTACCGAAGCAATGTTCGATAATTTCCTCGGACATATCAACACAATCTTCCAGAGTATCGTGCAAAAGAGCAGCGATAACTAGGTCTGGATCTACTACGTGGAATTCATCCATAAGAATGATAGCAACTCTTCGGACATGTTCAAAATATCGAATGTTGTTGCCTTCATCGTCCTTCTCTTTCCTTGTTTGTGAGCGGTGAAGGTGTTTGGCTAGCATATAAGCTAGCTTTACCCTAACAACATCAGAAGGGCTTGCAAAGCTGCGCACTCGCTTGCAAAACATCTTCTTGTTTTCTTTGGTCTCTTCCGTGGTAGTCATCCTCGACCAATAACACATAAAAGGATAGGCATCAAGCTATTTATCATTATGGTACTAACCGATAAAAACAAAGAAATGCTAAAGAAAGCGGTTGTTATCTTCTTAACGTCTGTGACTTTAATTGGTTTGATTTTTCTTTTGTCGAATTTCATTTATCAAAAGACAAAGCCAACAAACCACGACGAACAGAGATATGGAACCGTAACAGTTCGGTTGGCGGGCTGGTCCTCGCCTTCTGAATCATTGTATGTTCGCTGGATGAACGAAACATTGCCAGAACTTAATAGATTGGGTCCAACATTTACCTTCGTAGACCATGGCGAAAATGTCACGGTTTACAAGGCAGATTTGGTTTCTTCTAATGCAGAATGCGCAACTCGTCCAGCGATCTATTTTACACACGTAACAAACCAACCACTTGTTCGTATTGATCCCGTTTGTGTCAACGGCGAATTTGAGTTTAAAGCAGCCTTTATGCATGAACTAGGCCATGCTATAGGCATGGCTCATATTTGCAGGCTGCAAGAAACAAACAGTGATTGTTCTGTTGTTGGCAGAGGCCCAGCAGTTATGAACCCAAATATCCGTTATGAGTCAGATGGCGATGGCGATCTTTTGACAACAGAATTAGGCCCACAGCCTTCCTGGGAATTTAGTGGACTTGATTTAAAAGAAGCACAAAGAGCTTTGAGCTCTAGAAGCAGCAGATAATCAAACTTCTAGGAGTTCCATGTCCTCAATCGCTCCGCTGTGCCTGTAGGTCCAGAGCTTGATTTCGGTTGATGCCCCCTTGAGGGTAAGGGTTAGTTGCCCTTGCCTTCCAGGATTCTTCTCAACCTTCGTACAAGTCCATTCACCATTCAGCCATGGTTCGGTGGATTTGATCCTCATACGGACGTTGATGCTTTCTTCCTCGGTATATTTGAGGAATTCTGCCTTCAAGGCATTGGCAACCTCTTCATTCCTTGGAAGAGGGAAATTGGTGTCTTCTGCCTTGCTTTCCGTTCCATAATTTGTTTCTCCGCACTTAATGTGCAAAATAAACTCAGAAACTGGTGTGCCAAAGGCTTTCTTTCTTCTGTCGACCATAACTTCCGATATGATCGTTCCGTCTGCCATGCTCATGATCTTTGCGATCTTGGAGCCGCACTTACCGCGACCTCTGGCAACCTCCATCAACTTATATGAGCCAGTGAGGTGAGCCAATTCGCCCGTTGTTGTTAGTTGAAACTCTGTTCCGATAGGTGTATTTTGAAGAAAGTCTTTTAGTCTAGTTTTTTCCATGGTTTTTCTCGTTTGTGTTAAGGTGGGCTTGCATTGCCCTATTTGACATATACCTTAACACAAATGAGATTGACCCTCAAGGGTTTTTTTAAACTCGCCTTGTGTTTCGCCAAATTAAGAGTTTCATGGAATATAAGAAGCCTCTAGCCTCGTTTTTGACTTGCCAGCCAAGGGCAGACCAGAACATACCTTCTTGACACCCTCTTTTGGAACGATGGAAATCGAAGTTACTTGGTTTTCAAGGTCTGGCTCTTGGAAGATAACCACTTGAAAGCCCTTAAAAATAACTTTCTCGGCAAACTTCTTTAACTCTTCTTCGTTTTTGCAGGCCAATACAACAATCGTGTTGCTTGTCTTTTGCCAATGCAAAAATTCTTCTGTGTGTTTAGCGGCCAAATCCAGAGCAGCATGCATAGCCTGCGGTGTCTGGTATTGTGGGGTGAGATCGTTTCTTGTGATAACGTAAAGCTTTTCTGAAACCTACATGTGTGTCATCTGTTTCTCCTGATGAGTATTATAGGTTACCACTTTCGAAATGTCAAATCTTTTATCTCTATCCCCTCTTCTTCCTCTTCTATGGTTAGGTTCCACTAACTAAACATTTGGAGCAAGAAATAATTAACTTGAGATATGAGCAAACTACATCCACACATCAAACATTTTATCAAAACTATCGTATTAACCGAGATGGGCGAGAAACTCGGGCCTTCTAACAGCTATAAATGGAAGGAAGGGTTGATGGTAGAGATTCAGGACTTAATTGCTTCGAGAATTGAGCAGGTTAACAGCCAAGAAGACCTACAGGCCCTTATAGAACAAGTTGTCGATGATTTCCATGCAACAAAAGTGATCCCTACGCTCAATATGATCAAGCAGACACTGAAGCAAGTGCCTATTGACATAATCAAAACGGTAGCGAAAAGGAAAACATGATAATAAAGATTGACTCTATCCCAGAAAACTTGAAGGCATACGAAGTTGTATCTGCCAAGCACATACTAAATCCTTCTAAACCCTTTTTAGATTTAGAGGAATTTTTGAATCTACCAAGTCCAACGGAAGAAGATTTGGGAAAACTAAAAGCCAATACGGAACTTCTAGAGGTATGTCAGCGCATGGTTCTCACCTGTTTGGAGAAGGGCGGCATAGGCTTGTCTGCTCCGCAGATCGGGATCAACAAAAGACTCTTCGTTATAAGAAATGACGAAGATACTTTTACGGCTTACTTTAATCCAATTTGGGCGGCAGATAGCATTTCACCTTTCACTGGAGATAAGGAAGGGTGTCTATCGGTTCCGAACATAAACGCTGTTGTTAAGAGATACACCAACATTTATGCTGATTACATCACCTTCGACGAAGAGATGAAACCAATGAGGATTACCCGCCACATGAAAGACCTAAGAGCTCGCATTTTTCAACACGAGTGCGACCATCTTGACGGCTACTCTATTTTGGATCGCGCAGATATCCCCCGAGCACAAAGGCGCGATTTCAAAAAGAGAATTATGAAAACTTTACCTTGAAGATTGGTATCTTTTAGGTGCTGGATGTCCGCTGTGGGCGTAAGAGTCCTCTTTCACTTTCCCGTTCTGTACCAAAAAGGATTTTAAGATCCTGTTTTGTGTCTTTGGCGGGCCTGACATCAATGTTACGGCAATTTCACTCTTGTTGAAAAGAAAGGCAAAGTCTTCTAATTCCTTCCTGAGCGAAACTTCATCAATAGCCTTGACGGCTGCATCAAAGTAGCCAATATCGCCGTTTGGGTGAATGAAGTCATAGGCAAAATAATTGCCTTCCTTTAGAACTGAACGCATCTTTTCGGCGTTCTCTTTTGAAACCCCGCGACCCGTGATAATGAGCTGCGGATATTGCGTCGTTTGATTATTTTCTTTTTCCATTCTTCTGTTCCTATTTTCTATTTAAAATCGGAGTCTAGCAATATGGAAAATAAACCAGTTATAAACGATTATCTCAACGAAATCGCCAAGCAGGGTGTTAAAGTCACCGTTCGCAAAAAGAGCGAATCAGCCCTAATGAGGTTTATTGGTGCTTTGTTTAAGATTACAGGCATAAGCCCCAAATTCATGGACGAATACTTTACCACCATTGGTACAACCGTTTACGTTCCAGATCGTTTCTACGATTTTCCAGAAATCAGGCTCCTAGAGACTATCATACATGAGTGTGTCCATGCAAGAGATTTTTCCAAAAGCCCTTTCCTCTTTGTTTTTATGTATCTGTTCCCACAGATTTTATCAGCGCTAGCCCTCATTGCTATCTTTGCTTTTTTGAATATAAATCTTTTGTGGTTTCTTTTCGCTCTGGTCTTCTTGGCCCCAATTCCAGCTATAGGACGCTTTATTCTTGAAATAAGGGCATACAGAACAAGTATCATTTATTTCAAGGTTGTATACGGTTACACGGACATCGAGCTAAAATCGCTGTATAAGTGGATCATAGGCCAACTGGCGACGAAATATTACTACTTCACATGGCCTTTCCCAAAGCATATGGAAAAGGTTTTGGAAGAAAGAGATTTTATGAACAAGGAAGAGTACAAGCAGATTACAAAATTCCTCGAAATCAATGTAGACAGACTACGTTAGCCTTTTAACAAGGTTTTGGGGTGCTGTTTTTCTTGCAGTAGCTTTTCTAACAAAATCCTAATGGCTTTTAACTCCATTAGTATTTCCTCACTAAAATCTTTCTTATCTTCTTTGCTTGTCATGTTGTTGTTACTCATATGTCTACTATATTTAGTTTGGACATGATTAAACAAAATAATCCAAGAAAAAAAGAAGAGGCTTTGAAAAAGCACATTCTAGAGATGTTTGGAAAACGCATCAGGGAAGCTGGGGATGTAAAGGCACCAGCCGATACGCCACCAGATGCTATGGGTGACACTTCTACTATGACAGATACTGGCGGAGATTCCAACGGTGCTCCTGCTGCTGATACTGGCACTGCAACAAGTGGCCCATCGGCAACAGGAGGCTCTACAGGGCCTTCTGGAACTGATGCGGGCGATGGCTCGACTGAAACAGGAGACGCCTCTGCTGGGGCTCCTAGCGACTCTGGCGATATGTTTGGAGGCGAGGGCGGAGGAGGCGGCGGTGGAGGCGGAGCTGGCTTTGGCGGGGGCGGTGAGGCAACTGGCGAAGAAGAGAAGACGGAAAAACCAGAAATCGAATCCGATGACCCAGTTTCTTTTGTTGTCGACTCCGTAAAAGAATTGGTGAAAACTTCACAAGATGTTCCGTCAGTCTTGAAGACAATAAAGGCTGGTTTGCAATATAATGTAAAATCAAGGGAGCAATTGGGAGACATCATTAGTCAACTCAAAGCAGAAAATAATCCTACAATATCTGCTGCAATTTCTCGTTTGGAAACATTTTTAGGTAAGGTACAGGAGAGAAAAATGACAATAAAAGGAAGTAAGCTAACAGAAGAAGATGTTCGTTTGTTGGTAAGGAAAAGAATCGAAGAGCAACTGAATGAATTTAGCGGCACACCAAACAAACTGGATGTTTCGGCTCTTAGAAATATGGTTGAGTTAGCCAGAAGCCATGCTTACACTTTTGAAAGCAACTTCGTGAAAGAATTCGGACTTTTGGATCTAAATTCCATGGACCCAGAGTCCCAAAAGATTTTCATTCAAGCAATGAAGGAGCTTACACAGAAGTTCATTGCTGCGGTTATGGATGCGGCAAAACAAGTAGAATATTTGCCAAAACCACAAGAAGACAAAAAGAAGGCCTGAAATGAAGACGGTTGCTGCAATCATAGATGAGGCTGTTGAAGCTGGTTTTGTTGCTGCAACACCAGCAAGAACACCTAGCGCAAAAAATGCTGCTGTTCAAAATTTAGCTCCATTTGATATTGGTCAAATTCGTAAACTAGCAGATGTAAATCAAATTATTTCTTACATCGAAACAACGCAGCTTAAAAATAGCTTAGTCGGTGAGGGAAGTTCGCGGATCGTTTACAAGTATTCAGATCAGTATGCCCTAAAAGTAGCAAAATCTCCCGCTGGAGTTGCACAAAATAAAGCCGAGCAAACTGCTTGCTCGACAGAAGAAACAAAAAATCTTTTCACAAAGGTAGCGGAAGTAGGCCCAGGAGCCTCTTGGCTTTTGGTTGAGTTTGCTGCTGCTATTAATGACGCTATTTTCAGACAAAAAACTGGAATAGAGTTTTCTGATTTTGTTGGGGCCTTGGCTGCCCTTCCTGGCGCTACACGGACAGTTAAGCCAGAAAACAAAGCACTACTTCAAAAAATAGGCAACAATCAGTTCTTTAAGAATTTGGTGGTTGTTATTAACGCCTGCCATTACAAACATGGAGACTTGGCAAAAATGGATTCTTGGGGAATTACCCCAGATAATCGCTTGGTCATTCTCGACTCTGGTTTCACGGAAGCCGTAAGTATGGCTTACTATAGGTCTGCTCCAGTTACCGCAAAGGGTAGCGCTCAAGGGGCAGACATGGACCAAACAAAAAGATGAATTCTTGAGACATTTTTTTTGTTTCTAATACATAGCTGCCATTAGGGTTAAAATATTGGTAACCCATTTGGTGAAAAAATGTCAGAAACAAACGATAGAGACTTAAAGAATTCAGTTTTCGCTTCTGGTCAAGAAGCTTCCAAACCAACAACAGTTCCCGTGGCTGGTTCAACAATTATCAATCCAACTGGAGCAAAGGTTGGCTCGTCTTTGGATATTGAGTTGCCAGTCGCTTATATTCCTCTTCCAAGCAGAGGCTTAATTTACGATACTCCTTCTTTAAAGGGAGTGGAAGAGTTGGCAGTGAGAGGAATGACGGCTTCCGATGAAGACATTTTGATGAACAGGGCTTTGATTAAAAAGGGTACAGTTTTGACTGAGCTTACAAGGGCCTGTTTGTTAGACAAAGGCGTGGATATCAATTCCATGGTTTCGGGTGATAGAATAGCTCTTTTGTTCGGTATAAGAATAGCCGCCTATGGAGCTGAATATGCAGTTAAGCACAAGTGCAGAGATTGCGAGACAGAATGCGAGTGGAGCATTGACTTGGCCTCTATTCCGATCAACGAAATGAATACAGATAAACTTAGGCAAGTTGCTCCGTTCAAAAATGAGTTCTACTTCGAACTTCCAATGACAAAAAGACAGGTAATTTTCAGATATCTAACTGGAACCGACGAAGAGCAAATCTTGAGGGAAGTCGAAGCTAGAAAAAAGAATGGCATTTCCGATAACCCACTAACATCTAGCTTGATAAGGGCAGTTATTTCCGTTGACAGTGAACGCGATCGATCGGCTGTTGCCAAATTTTGTAGGTCAATGCCCGCAAAGGATGCAGCGGCGCTAAGAAAACACATGGTTGAATGTGAGCCGTCGCTTGACCTAAAGAAGACATTTGTATGCGATAATTGCCAAGCAGAGGAGGTAGTAACGGTTGAACTAGGACCGTCCTTCTTTTGGGTTAACTCCTGAAGATAGAGAAGCGGTATACTTAGAGCCGTTTTTTATTCTAGGTTATTATTTTGGTATGACATGGGAAACTTACAAGAAGTTTCCTGTAGCATATAGAAGATGGCTTGTTGAGCGCATGAACAAAGAGATCACCAAAGCTGTCGAAAATAACCAAGAACCGCCGACAAAAGCGCCGCATCAAAATACAAACGAAATAAGGGCCTTAACTGGAAATGAAATGAGTATGAACAGGACGACAGCGCCAGCAATGCACAGGTTCCGCTAAATTGTTTTGTTCAAAAATGCTCTGATACCATACCTTATTGGTATGCCATTAAACAACAATTTAATCATATTCTGCGGTCCGATGTTTGCCTCAAAATCCTCTGGAATCATAGCCAAAGCAAAAATGGCTGTAGAAAAAGGGGAAACGATATTAGCCTTCAAACCAGTGATTGACAACAGGTACATTGCTGGTGATATTTGCACGCACGACGGTGTTTCGTTCGAAAAAGCAACGGGGCAAAAGGTAATATTGTTGGAAACGACCAACTACTTGGATAAGATATACGAATGCTGCGACGGAAAACGCGTGGATCACATCTTTTTCGATGAGGCACAGTTTTTCTCTGATTTGAGTGAGGCCATAGAGGATCTGCAAACCAATTTAAAACCAAGAGAAATAGTTTGCGCTGGTTTGGATTTGGACAGTTTCGGTGACCCGTTCAAGGAGATGCCAACGCTGTTGGCAAAAGCTACCGAAGTTCATAAATTGAAAGCCAGATGCGCCGTTTGTTCCTCGGCTAATGCCTCCAGAACATTCAGAAAGTTAGGATCTTCGAAAGAGAAGATCGCCATTGGAGGCTCCAGCATGTATGAAGCAAGATGCTATGAGCACTGGATACAGGGTGAACAAGAAAAGAAAAAGTTTGTGTCTTAAATTAGACCCAATTTATCCAGGGCAATGTAAGCGATATCATATCCTCTTATTTTGCCTGTTTTCATCAACTGCCTAAACCTTTCAAATGGCAAACGATGAACCGTTAGAAACTCGTTTGGATCAAGGTTTAATTGAGCCTCTTTTGAACAATTCAAGGCCACGTAACTATGTCTAATTCCAGAGGAATATGGAGTATAGTTTAACGATACTAGCTTCTCAATGCTCCCAGCCCTATAGCCAGTTTCTTCTAAAAGTTCTCTACCAGCAGCTTCATCTGGATCTTCATCACCGTTAAGTCCGCCCCCTGGCAGTTCAAATTGTTCTTGTTCTGTTCCAGGCCTGAATTGTTTGACAAGCAGCACTTCTTTGTCTTCGGTTAAAGCAAATATTTGAACGCTGTGCTTGTCGTTGTCAACAAAGAATGTTTCGACAAGATCATTTGGAAGTCGATAAGTCTTTACGGTAACTTTTTTGTTATATCCCGTATTCTTATCTTTTATTTCAATGTGCCTTTCACGTATCTTGTCGAATTTCTCTGTCATTCTACTTTCTCTGTCTTTTCAGCCTTTTTTGAGGCTGCTTTCTTTTCGGGTTCTTTGTCTTCTTTTATTGGAGTTGGTGCAGCTTCTTTTTTGAGCTTTAGGGAAGCGACTTCTGCACTTAATTTTGCGACCTCTGTCGACAGTTGCTCTATCAGTTCGCTCGCGCGCATATATTGTGCTTTCATGGATTCCAATCTCATGTTAAGATCGGAAATCTCGTTTCCTACTGGCTTTACCTCTTCTCCATTGATGGTTAGTTTGAAAGCTGTAATTGTGCCACCAACTTCCAAAGAAGGGGTACCAGGGAAACTATTACAACCTTGAGCGTCTATTACTGTTCTCATTTTTACCTCTTAAATCAGAGGGAGTATATTAAAACCGATAAGCAATGTCTCAAAGCGGCCATTTTTGACCAGTAATAGCTTCAAATTCAGAGGCTGCTTTTGTCTTTGCGTTCAATTTCTCAATAACGGTATCAACAGTTGCGCCCTGGCGCTTTATTTCGTCTTGGAAAGCCTTTGAAGCTAATACTACGTTGCTAAACGCCTCGGCAACTTTTGGTTCCGCTTTAAGCTTCCAATTGAATTTGGTTCCATTCATAATCCAGCCGAGCAAACTTGCAAAAAACAACTTCCCTACTGGGGTTAATTCAAAACTTGTTGGTTCTGACATTTCAAACTCCTAACAGGCTATAACTATGTTTGACAGTTGAAGCGTTATGGCCAATAATCTAGAAATACAAGCTCAATTCAACAAAATGCTCGAAGAGGCTGACAAGCTTCTGGAAAAGCAAACAAAGCACTACCAATCGCAAGCTCATCTTATGGCCGAGATGGTAAGGGCTCAACAGGTTATTTCTGGACAAGCAGAACCTGAAAAATACGAAGCTCTCGCTTCTGCTCTAGAGAAAGCAGCCGAAAAAGCAGAGACGTTTGCTTCTAGCTCGCAACAAATGGGTGAAATGAGCGACGCTATCGAAAAGGCTGTTAAAAACGCAGGCGGCTTAAATGAGACTCTTTTCAAGACAATTAAAACATTTGAAAAGCTTTCTGTTGCCAAGCAAGGTCTTTTGGGTCTTGGTAACGGTTTTGCTTTCGTTGGCAAGACACTTAAAACTACCCTTTCGGTTGGCGGTGCCCTCCTAAAGACAGTTGGAAGCCTAACGGCATCAATCATTTCGTTTCCTTTCAAGATTTTGCAGAATTTGATCGATGAAGCTTCGCATGGCGGAAGTAACGAGTTGGCTTTGGCCTTGGAGGAAATCAGAGAGCAACTTGGCTATCTTAAAAAGCAAGGTGGTGGTGCCGTTGTTGAACTAGGACGTTCAATGAGAGGCGAACTTGCAAACACTGGTTTGAGTGTTTATAGGGTATTTGGTAATTTGGCAGAAAGAATGAAATACTTCTTGGAGTATGCTAAAGCACTTGGTCCAGTGTTTGATACGATGGCTAGCCAGATTGGGGAAGGCGGTGGCGAAGCCCTCGGTGCTTTCAATAAAGCTTTGGGTCTGAGCGGTGAAGCCCAAAGAGGAATTGCTACAAGAGCTATGGCTACGGGAAAAACTATCAATGAAGTGAACAGACAGATAGCAAATTATGCCTTGCAGCTAAGCGATCAATTTGGCGTGACAATGAAAGAAGTCGCTCGTTCTGTTGGCGAAATGATGCATGACTTTGAAAACTTCGGTCACTTGGCTCCTAAGCAATTGACGCAAGTTGCCGTGTATGCTAGAAAATTAGGTATTGAAATCAAATCCCTCCAGGGAATCATGGAGAAGACCTTAAACTTCGAAGATGCAGCGCAGCAGGCAGCTCAACTTTCGCAAGCTTTCGGTTTGAATATTGATGCCCTTGAACAAATGAAGGAGCAAGACCCAGGTAAGCAACTTGATAATTTAAGAAAAGCTTTCTTTGCTGCTGGTCGCTCGATTGACGGAATGACAAGACAAGAGAGAAAGCTTTTGCAACAGCAGACTGGTTTGGACGCTGCTTCTCTTGACTTGGCTTTCTCTTTGAAAAATCAGTCGCTTTCGTATGACCAGATTCAGAAAAAGGGAGCTGCTGCCGAAAGAAAGCAGATATCTCAAGCCGAAGCGATGGAAAAATTAGCTGGGGCCATAAAACGTTTAGTTAATTCTGGTGATCTTGGCTCTGGCGGCTTCTTTGATAGATTCTTAAGGGGAATCAATGCTGGTATGAAAAGGACATCTGAGTGGCGTCACATTATGATGAATCTCAGACAAGCAATGATGGCTACTTTCCAGGCTGGCGTTCAGGTTGGCAGAATGATTGTGAAAGTTTTCCCTGGTGTTAAGGAAGTGTTTAAAGGCATCGCCGACTTCTTCGAGCCAAGAAAATTCAGGACAATGTTGCAAAAGGTCGTCGAAGGCTTCAGAACCTTTTTCAACGATCTGACGGTAAATCCAAGACAAGCGCTTCCGAAGTTGTTAGAGAAGCTAAGAAAAGGATTCTTTGATTATTTTAGCAGCAATACAGCTCCAGGAAAGAAATTGTTGGATGGAGCCAAACACTTCTTTATGGCTTTTGCCGCAATTGGTAACAGCTATTTGAAGATTGCTGGCGAAAATCTAAACAAGGGCATCAAATTTATCATTGGTCTTTTGACTGGCACGGAAAGAATAGACCTTTCTGGCGCAGCAAGAGGAGGACGCGGAGCCCTGGGTTTCTTTGGTCCAATAATTGCCAACTTGATTGATGGCCTGGGTCCTATTTTCAATGACTTGTTCAATAACCTAAAGACTTTGACAGGAATTTTGTGGACCAAATTCAAAGCTTGGATTGCACCACAAATGCCTAAAATCATTCTTGGAATGTTTGGGCCTTCAATTGTAATGGCCGTAACAAGAATGTTGGCAGCTTCCTTAATTACCGCTTTTGCAGATAGCTTCATGAAGGCTGTTACCAGCAGTACCCTAAAGAAAGTTGCAGCGAAAGCACTTGTTGGCGAAGGTTCTGGAATTATCAAGCAAGCAATGAATGTGCTCCAGCACGCACCAAAAGAAGGCATTGGAAATATTGCTGGAATTACAAGAGCCAGCAATGTTGCTTCCGAGGCCGCTGGAACTAGCAAGGCTGGCCCAGGTGTGATAAAGCAATTGCTTTTGATGGCTGGTGTCGTAGCAATTGGTTTGGGTGCCATGTTCGCCGCCGTACAAGTTATCAGAAAGTACAGAATAACCAACGAAGAGTTGATCAAGTCTGCTGGTATGGTCTTGGCCACGGTTCCTTTGATGTTGGCTTCGTCAGTAGTCGTTAAGACTCTTTCTGCTATGCCAAAGGGAAATATTAAAGATATAGCAATAGGTTTGTTGTTTGTGGCTGGTACAGCTACTTTGATGGCCGTTCAGGGTGCTCTAATTGTCTCCGCTATCCGTAAATTTAAATTCTCCGCAACTGATGTAGCAAGAGCTGGCCTTGTTATGGGAGCTATTTCTGCTCTTTATTTGGCTGCAAGCGCTGTTGTTGCAGTGGGTGGAGCAATAGGTGGTATTGTTGCCGCAACTGGAGGTATCGGAGCGGTTGCAATCATTGGAGGCGTCGCGTTTATTGGTCTTGTAGTTCAAGGAATGGTAGAACACGGAATGGAGCTGATGAAGAAAATCAATAGCTTCAAAGGTGGCCCAGGCTTCGAAGGAAAAGCTAGGGTATTTCTTGGTTTCATAAAAGCCATTGGCGACTTTGCTGCAAACCTTGGTTCAATTGTAGCTTCTGTTGCCCCAGGGATCACTGGAACAATTACCAGTGCTTTCTTTGGAAATGATCCGCAACAAGAGATGCAAAAGACACTTGGGCAAGTTACCAAGATTATTTCGGCAATAGGCACAGAGATTATCAACTTGCTGTCCGCTATTGACAGATATACAAGAGGTATGTCGTCAGAGCAGCTAGAAAAGGGCAAGGCAATTGGAGACATGCTCGGGGGAATTTCAAATCTTTCGAAAGCCCTCGTTCCGCCTTCTGAACTGTTGAAGGATACGGCAGCATGGTGGGAAGGATCTGACGTTGCCAGAAAACTTACCATTGTCGGTGATAGCATTGCTTCGACAGCAAGAGTTCTATCTAATATTGTCAGGACAATCGCTGATATCTTTCAGCAAATTGCACCGATTAGTAGGACAGGCATAGGCGAAGCTGGTGCCGCAATGGCTAATATTATGGGAGCCATTGGAACCCTAGCACAAAACATGATGCCAAGGGCAGCGACAATCCAAGCCCTTAACGGTTCTAGAGATTTTGCTGGAGCACTCGGACATGTTCGAAGTTTCATGAGAACATTCTTGACGGAACTTATCCAGAGTAATATCTTAAATTCGTTTGGTACATTTGTCACTTCTTTTCTTACAGGAATCCAAGGCCTTTCTGCTAGAGATATCGAGAAAGTAAAAGTTGTTGGTCCTGTTGTCGGCAAGGCTTTTGAAGCAATAGCGCAACTTAGTTCATTGCTAGTTTCTGTTTTGCCAGCCAATCCAACGCAAAATGTAAATCCAGAAGTAATCAGGTCTCTAACTGGATTTATGACAGTATTTTTGGATAACATTAAGAATACTCTACCACGGATAATGACTTCGTTTGCAAATATGGCAAATGGAATTACGCCAGCTAAAGCCGAAGCAATGAAAAAAAGCAGTGAGGCTATCGCTGGGCTGTTTCAAACAATAAACACCATTCCAACGCTCGTTAGTTCTTTTTCACAGCAAAACAACCAAGAAGGCGGGGCTACCAATTTAGAAGCCAGGGCCAGAGCAATGGGAGAAAACATCGGAATGGCCCTTGGAGCCTTAAACATTATCGTAAACACTCTTTTTGATAGCAATCTATTAAATACCATCTTTGGTAAACTAGGAACACTTACCGTTCCGCAAAATGCAATCAAGAAACTGGAAGGAATAGGCAAAGTTTTCGATGTTATGGGTAAGGTGCCAACGGTTATCAATAAATTCCAGGAAAGCATTCCCAGTGGAACCAACGTCAACACGGCAGGAATAGCATCGAAGATCGGCACCGTTGTGGGCGGTGTTAATTCTATTGTTAACACACTAACATCCCAGATGATTGGTGGCGTCGCCAATCCTTTCTTGGTAACCAGTGGCAATGACTGGATAGGAAGCAAAATCAGTGCCCTAAGTATCCCAAGAAATCTTGATACGAAGATCAGTAAAGCTGCTGAGAGTATTGAGGGTATATTGAGTGCTGCTGATAGAATCTCTTCTGTCTCTGTAAGACCGCACGTTGCCGAGTCCGTTAGAGCTATGATTTCTGAAGCAAATGCCGTCTCCAGAGAACTTTCGCAGATAGAGCCAATCAATATTCAAGCAGACTTGAAAAAGTTAGCACATAATCTTGGTTTGGGAGCTAGCGGCAGACTACAAATACAGCAGACAAGAGTTACAATCAACGCGTCTTTTGAAATCAAGGTTGACGCCAAGAAGTTTGAAGAAGTTTTGGTTGATAGAGCAGACTCTAGAATCGCGGTGACAAATGGAAGATAAAGAAGAGATAAAAAAGGCCCTTTGGGAACCTTTGTTGAAAAACAAAGATATCGCTGAACAACTTCAAAAGCCAGAAAATATCGAATATAAAAAAATGGCTGATGATATTGCGAACCTTTTCGCAGACCTCATAATACTGTCCGATAAACAAAAATAGGGGCTTTGCTAGTTACTACTAACGTAAATGGCAAAACCTAACCAAGTACCAGAAAATACAGTCATTAACCCTCCGAGAACAGAGGGCAATAGACGTTTTAGCATTGTTTTGAAGAGTGCCCAAGAAGGTATAAATGCACCGTTTGATCTTGGTAATGACATAAGTGACGACAACAGAAGAGTGTTGGCGAAACACTTGTCTAACGTCACAAAAGAGGCAAAGAATACCTTTCCAATTCCAGAGGGCTCGACTTTAGAGTTTACGAGGGACAATGATGGAAATCAATTGCCCCTGGTCCCAGATAACAAAAATGGACAAAAAAGCTATCTTCAAACATTCAGAGATGCTGGTGTTGGTGGGGCTATCGAAAACTTTCAAAAGACTTCGAAGAGCGGGATGCTAGATACAGATACGCAATTTGATTTGCGTATTCACGGCACAGATACGGCCCCTTTTTCTGGCGATGAGTTATTGAGGGATGTTGACAAGAATCTGCAAAACTCAAATTTCAGCAAAAGGGTGGTGAGAGTCTTGGGGCAAAATGCCGTTAATTCCCCAGCCAACAAGTTTATCGAAGATAACATCAAGGGTGACGATAGCATAGCAATGCCTATCCCATCAAATAAATCCTTTGGTTCCCATAGTCCAGCGAAGTTCCCAGCATCAAAGCAACAAAAACCATCCGAAATTTGGACAATACAGGAGTTGAAAAAAGTTGGTCTTGTTAATATGTTGCAGGCTACAGGCGAAGTTATTTCACCGAACATTATCGGCACGGATGTTCCTGTTGACATAACAGCAAAATTGTCCACTGTTACCCCTGGGCTTGCAAGAAGCGGTTTCAAAATTCCTGTCTCTAGATTTACGATAAATGCTGCCGCAAGAGAAGTAAAACCAGACTTTGATCGTGACACTGAAAGCAACATTGTCGATGGCAATGAGTTGTACTCCTATGGCTCTGTAAACAGCCCGTTCGTGCCATTTGCAGGCCCAGGAGCGGCCCCATCTATTGCAAACGCCACATTGCTCGTTACAGTTGTTGCAGGGCTTCTAAAGTCTTTTAAATTATTCGAGGTGATTGGCAAAAAAGTTGATGGAAGCGCTCCAAAGGTTTTCGATAATAGAAAGAAGGACAGGAGCGACTACCTTGGTTCTTTTAGGGGAACGGCCAACCAAAAAACATTTAAAACAATTGACATCGTAGATACGGACCACGATTTCTATGAATGTCTTGACAAAGGAATGTCCGTATTCTTCAATACGGATACACCAAGTCAGCGTTTAGCTCTCGGCAATGCTAGTTCCAATGTTGCAAAAATACATGGGTACTACAACACTGTCTTGAGGAATGTTGTACGAAGTCTTTATGAGCTCACCAGTCTAAACGGCACACTAACTTCAGCTATTGGTGGCGGCACTATAAATCCAGGGACATTAATTTCTGCTGCCGACCCAACTGCCGTGATAGAAAAACTAAACAGTTCGTCGGCTTTAAAATTTGTAAATATGTTGTTAATGATCGGAGACAAAACGCTTAACATTTTGGATCAAAGGCCAAATGGAGCAAATTCCTTTAATGAGCTTCTTGGTGAGCTAAACAGCGATACGTTTATTACAGACATTGATGCAATAGCGGACACAATCAGAGTGAGATATGGGGAAGACAACGTCGAGGTAAATAACCCAGCAATTCTTCAGTCAAAAGGTAGATTGAGTAATGGACAAGCTGCAATTGGAAACAGTACCGTCCGATCGCTTCTGCTTATGCCAAACACTATCCTTGGGACTGCTAGAGCCTTCAACAGAGAAAGTCAATTAGCGCAAACGGCTGCTTCCCTGAAGAAAAATAACTTTCTCGTAACAGAAGCTTCGAAGATGGAGCAAAGCAAAAACAGAATTAAGCCTGAAATTGTGGAGCAAGTTGAAACACACCTTGAAGCCGACTATGTTCCTTTCTATTTCCATGATTTAAGAACAAACGAAATCCTTTCTTTCCACGCTTTTTTGTCTAATGTAGCCGAATCATTTGACGTGGAATACGAAGAAAATGGAGGCTACGGTAGAATTGGTGAGGTTAATGTCTACAAAAATACAAAAAGATCATTGAACCTACAATTTTCTGTCTTGGCAACTTCCGATGAAGACTTCGATGAAATGTGGTACAAGATAAACAAGATGGCCGTTATGTGTTACCCACAATGGACACAAGGAAGGGTTATTTCTTATGGCGGAAACAAGTTTGTCCAGCCATTTTCACAATTGCCTGGGGCCGCACCGCTCGTACGTTTGCGAATTGGTGATTTAATAAAAGGAAACTATAGCAAATTGAATGTAGCAAGACTTTTTGGTCTCTCTGGTGATATAGGCCCTGGGGAAAATAGCACCTTTAATTTGTCTACAATGGAACAAACTTCTCAAGACTCCACCGCAGCCGTTGCAAATGCTCAACGTTTAATTGACCAAATCAATGGCATTGTTACTAGGCAACAAGCAAGAGTCTACGAGGTTGGCGACATTGTTAAAATCCGAGGGAATGTGGGTGGCTCGTCTTATCCAAGAGTTGTATCAGCAACTGGAACGGCTCAGGGACTGGGCAGCGGCAACTCCTCTGGAGTTAGTTCCAATATCAATTTGGATAGAAGGACTGGTTTGCAATCTGTCACAGACATCAAGGGTAGAGTTGTTAGGGTGGAGGGCGATGGTACAGTTATTGTTTCGAATGTGACAATGATGAATGATCAGCCAGTGGCAAATAGAGGCAATAGAACACAACTAACAACCGTTGCCGCAAACGACCAATTCTTGATACCAGTTGGCTCTCTTGTTCCAACTGCGGAACTTGCACAAAGACAAGTCAATAACAACTCGTCGAATACTGGTGTCTCAGAGGAAAATAGGGAAACGGATGCGCAATCAAATTCTTTGAATTCCCAAGCGATTCAGAGGTTTTTTGATGACTCACCAAACTCATCAAATCCAATTATGAGGGCCTTTTCTTCAACAAAAGGAAAGGGATTGGCTGGTGTGATTAAAAATATGTCTCTTGATTATGAGAGTGCACCATGGGTAACGTTTAGACATAACTCCAGAGCACCAATGTTGGTTAAAATCTCAATAACCTACTCTCCAACACACGACATTCAACCAGGATTGGATTCTAATGGTTTCATGACAGCCCCAATTTGGAATGTCGGAGATTATATGAAGAATATTAGTAACACAAAGGATGAATTGGCAAAGCAGATGGCTTCATTGCAAAATGCTGCATCTGCTCTTAGACTTAGCAGTCAAAGGTAAATAACATGAGAAGATATGCACGAACGCCAGTTATAGCTTTTGGTCAACAATATGGAACTTCTAGGGCTGCGAGTACCATAAGGAAAGCAATAAAAGAAAATACTATAAGATACGAGACGATAACGCTTCAGCAGGGGCAGAGATTAGATACCCTTGCGGGCGAATACTACGGAGATGGCCGTTGGTGGTGGATCATTGCCGCTGCCAGCAATATAGGCTGGGGTTTACAGGTTCCGCCTGGAACGTATATTGTAATTCCAAACATTGAAGATACTACACAAATTGTTGGTTAATGATGAGAAACTTAAACGCTTCACTAAACGGCTTCTATCTCTCCAGGGCTCTAAATCAATTAGCTCCCTTTTTTCATCTTACTACGCAAAAAGATGTATCTGCGACCATTGCCCTGCAACAACTGCAAGGATTGGGCAATAGGGTGCCTAACGAAAGAATCAGACCGCCCGAGGAAGCTATCAAATTAATAGATTTGATTCTGAATAGCTCGGAGGGTTCTTTTAGTGTCAACACTTTGGATGGAGAGCAGAATAATTCTATTCTGTATAATTTAAACAGCCTACTATCAAGTCCAGGTTTGACAAACAGAAGCGCCGTAGGCGCTCCTTTGACAAATCGTATAAAAAACATGATCAAGATACACTACGAGGGTATTACATACCCGAATTTGTCTGACATGGCTTTTAACGATATGAGTTCAATTGTTGGCAACAATCTTACTGGCGACAACAGCAACGTTGTTGAAAAACTTTCGTGCTTTTCTGTCAACACGCCTTATGTTTCTCCATCCGTTAAACACGCAGAACTGATAAGTGCTTATTTGAATGGAATTCCAACTATCGAGCAGCAAAGAGCCGTTCCGTATATTGACATGAAGTTTATCTCTGGAAGGGAAGTGGTTGATAGCTCTGGAAGATTAAACTCTCTGTCTATTTTCAAGTTCTTGCAAGGGGCCGTTGAGACATATGGTAACGATGTATTGCAAAAAATGCTCTTGGCCAACACCATTTCTGGCTCTATAAACGGTGCCAGAAATGCATCTGGCAATTTGAGTGTTGCTGGAATGGAATTGTTTACAGCGCCACAAACTTTGGTAGATGTTCAATCGACAAAAAATGGAGCTGTTCGAGCCGTACCAGTAGTAGATCCATTTAGGCCTTTCCTAACTTTCAAAAGCTTAAACGTAGAAATCAAGCCAACCGTAGGCCTTTTCTCGTACAAAACAGCGAAAATAGAATTTGTGCTTCACGACAGATCAAGACTTTCAGAATTGGCAGATGTTCTACGTCCAGATTTGTACAGCACAACAGAGATTATGTTGGAATATGGATGGATGCATCCTGATGGCCCAGAAAAAGGCAATGTCTTTGCTGATATGCTTAATTTTTCTCGTTGCAGAGAAAAATATGGTATTGTTAACGTTTCGTATGCCGCCGATGGGGCTGGACAAATTAACATTACACTCAACTTAGCAATGCGGGGAGGTTCGGATATTGGTTCGGAGACAATAGCTACGGCTTCCGATCGAACCACAAATATTTTACGTGAAGTAGAGAATCTGGCAAAAAGCATATCGGAATTGCGCGACAGGGTTTTCAGACAGAGAGACGGAAGCGCTGGTAGTGGCAATATACGTGAAATTAGAGGCCAACAGATTCTGGAGACCGCTGGTGATTACCAAAACAACATCAGACTGACGCCAGAAATCATAGAAAATCTTCGCTTGTTTAGAGCAGCATTGAGCAATGGAAGAAATAGCAACAGTGCGACTGGTGAAGCAGCACGTTCTCTTGCTGCTGCGCTGGCCGAACTGTATAGTTCCAGAACAACAAACCGACAAAGTGGTGGAAGAATTCAAGACCTTAGCGTATCCATCCAGGACGATATAAGAGCTAAAATTACACATTTGTTTTCTTCGCAAAACTCTACAGACCCATTTCTACCAAACATTCAAACATCTGGTAGGAATGGCAGGCAAGTATCTGCTGTGCGCCCAAGAGGACAAGGTGTTACAACCAGAAGCCAAGGAAACGGACAGGCCGCTTTGGCTATAAATGGTAATTTTGCCAATAGACAGCGCTTTGTTTCTCTTGGTAAATTGCTATTAAGCTTTGTAGGTGTTCCTCTAACGGCCACAGGAAAGTTCGATGAAGTTCAGTTTCTATTTTATCCGTTCAATGACTCCGCTGGGTTTGCCAACACGTTGAATATCTCACAGTTTATTGTTGACACAAATTATTTTTACGAGCAATATGTTCGTTTTAGAACAGAAAATATTAACAGAGCAGCGAACGTAAACATCAAAGACTTCATGAGTTTTGTATCCAACACAATCATTGACGATCCATTGGCTACTGTCTATGGAATTGATGACTTGTATGAAAGAATAAGGAACAGGCAAACAGGTGAAGAGCAAGTTCAACCGCTCGGCAATTCCGTTGAAGCCCAGACAAGATTGGAAAATAGACTTCGTTCTCAAACACCGAACGGCGACTTTAAAATGCCGCAAATTAGCTTTTATATCGAAGCGTTGCCGTTGAGAAGGTATACCGATGGAACGCCCGTAGAACCAGATGTAGACAAAACAATCCTAAAAATTCATGTATTTGACAAGCAAATGACAACATACCAGGGCCAAAATGCCATCTTGCAAACCGCAAGAAATGGCACGTTGAATTCTATAGCAACTATTCCAAACGTTCAAAGTCCTGGAGAACCTGAAATTCTAAGAGGCCATCAAGAGTCAATTCAAAACATTATTTCTACAGCTATGGAAGAAGGAATCATTGAGCAGGCTAATTTTAACGGTGCTGAGTCGACAGATAATCCAGTGTACGTGATCAGCAAAGGACCAAAGGGTATCAAAGATTTTGTCATGGGAACAATGCCTTACATCATCTACGGTTCTCAAAATTCAGGTATTAAAAATGCACAACTTCAGTCGCAACAAGTGCCAGAGTTAGCAACGGTTAACCTTCTAAGAAACTTTAGAGCTGGGCCTCTCCGTGCAAACGGAGAACAACCTGGCGGTCTCCCGCTTTCTATCATTCCAAGTGAAATGGGAGCTACGATGATAGGTTGCTCTCTCATAGATTTTGCTCAGCAGTTTTTTGTTGATTTCCAAACTGGAACAACGGCTGACAACATTTACGGTGTTAATGGAGTATCTCATAAACTTCAACCAGGATCATTTGAAACGGACGTGAAATTTGTGCCTTTGGATGCTTATGGAAAATATTCTTCATTTTTGGAGAGGATCAACCAAGCGTCTATCATGCTGAATTACCTTGGTCGCGGGTCTGGACGCAATAATCGCTAAAACATTATGCAATAATGGCGGATGGGCTATGCTCCGCATCATAATGAAAGCAGTTTATTTACCAAAAGAAATTATCGGTTCAAGAAAAGACATAATCGTTTCCAGTAACGGAAGCGAAGAGCTTACCGATCGGTCCCCCGAGCTCATGAACCAAATGCTCGTTATGGGTTCCCCAGAGTTCGATGAGGTGATCCAACTATATGGGGTCGAGCTACCTGAAACACCCCCTAGGAATTTCCTAAAAGCCTACCAGTGCCTTCTCTCTAATTCGATTGAGGGAAGAGTGCCGTGGGAAGTGTGCGTGCCACAGAAGGCTTTTAAATTATCCGTCGATGGGTTGGTCGAGGCTATCACAAAAAAAGTTTTGACTCTGGATTTAGAATATTACGAACGTTGGTACAAGCAAGGGAATTATGTATTGGAGAAGATTCAGCCGATAAAAATCAATGCAAAGATATTCGATAGCTTGTCGAATCAATTTTCTGACAAAGTCCTGGCTAGTTTTGCTCCCAATGCTTCTGGATACGCCGAAAGGGTGGAATATACCAGGACGGGCACCATTACTGGAAGACTAAAAGTAACCAGTGGTGCGAACATCCTGCTTTTAAACAAGGATTATAGGAGCATCATCGATTCGTCTTTTGGAAATGAGGGAATCGTGTTGTCATACGATTATAAATCGATGGAACCCAGGTTAATCTTAATTGAACACCACCTTAGTGGAACCTTACCATATAAAGGAGAAGAAGAAGACATATACAGTTTGATTAAGAGTAAACTGTTTCAAGATAATGAATCCGTAACGAGAGACATAGTCAAGACATGCGTTACCTCTGCTTTATATGGCGCTTCTATTTCTACACTAGAGGAGACATATCCCTCTGTTGATTTCAAGCGTATCATACCCCAGATCAACGATTTCTTTGGTGTTGCCGAGATAAAGGAAAGACTTGAAAATGAAGCCTTAATGAATGGAAATCTGTTTCTTAATAACAGATATGGGAGACGGGTTAGCATAGGAGATGCTAGCAAATACATGTTTGTGAACAGATATACACAAAGCACAGCAGTAGATGTATGCCTTCTTGGTTTTTCGTCGATTGTTAAATTTATCGAAGAGTATGGTCTTGCTGATTTTGCAAAACCAATTGCCGTTATTCACGATGCTCTGCTTTTGGACATCCATAAAAATGCTTTTCATTTAATTCCAGCCATTCGTAAAGTAGGAGCTGTAGAAATTCCAAAATACGAAGACTCGATCTTCTATATGAAAAGTGAAAAAATAAAATGACCACAACACAGAATGCATTGCAGACATTAACGACCAATTTTGAGCAATTCAAAAAACAAGCAACCAAGTTATCTAGCGGACAATCCGACAAGAGTCTATTTCAGGAGTTGGAGAGCGACGCTGAGCAAATCATGCTCAGCCCAGCATCAACGAGATATGATCTTGTTTGCGCTTATCCAGGCGGTCTAATAGAGCATTCGTTAAGAGTGCTATCCACTATGGCAAAGATGAGATCGATCTATGATCCAGAAAACAAGGTTCCAGTTAATTCAATCATATTGGTTGCTCTTTTCCATGATATAGGAAAAGCTGGTAATGGAAAGAAGAGTTATTATTTGGATAATGATTCGGAATGGCACCGCACAAAGCTCGGACAGATGTATACCATCAATGAAAAGCTGGCACATCTACCCGTATCCCAGCTATCTCTTGAATTCCTCATAAGAAATGGTTTTACGCCTAATTCAGATGAGTGGTACGCTATCTCAAGCATCAGAGATAAAGTTAGAGACGACATTCCTGTTTCTGGTGAACCAATGTTGGCCGTTATGCTGCAACACGCAGTGAAACTGGCTTGCATTGTAGGAAAAAATAAAAAGGAAGTCAGTCTCGTCGGTTAAACATTTTCAAAAAAACGCATACTATAATCACAGTAACCAAAAAATAGGGTCTAACAAGGCCACCATAAGGTTCAAAAAACGAAAGAAAAACAAAATGGCATCTTACAATATTGACAAAATCAAGGCAGCTCTAGAAGCAAAACTAAACCCAACCAAGGCCACCTCAAATAGCAAATTAACATACTGGAAGCCCACAATGGGCGAACACGACGTGAGATTCTTGCCATATGCTGACGAGAACTCACAACCTTTCCAAAAGGTCGCTTACTACGAAAAGATTTCCGATAGAAGGTTTGTTGCTCCTTCTAGTTTTGGAATGGATGATCCTATTGCCGAATTGTTTGCAGAGCGCAGGCAAGACAAGGATAAGGAAGCCTGGAAGTTGACCAAGCAGTTGAAGCCAAGAGATAGATATTACGCAGTGATTATCGTCCGTGGCGAAGAAGACAAGGGTCCTCAAATCTGGGAATTCAGTGAGGATTTGAGAGTTGACATTTACAAAACGCTTTCCCACAAGGATAATGCTGACGAAGATATGTTCAACCCTGAGACTGGATATGACTTCACAGTCGACGTTTCCCCTCAGATGGAAAACGGCAAGCCAAAGACCTTTAATGGCTATCCAATGAAGACCATCACGGTCAAACCAAGGAAGAAACCATCGAAACTAGGAACCAAGGACCAGATGGAAAAGTGGTTGCAAGCAATTCCTAACTTGCATGACTACTTCAAGTCGCAAGTCAAGAAGCCAGAAGAACTGCTTGAAGTTTTGGAAAACTTTGTTAATAAGTTCTCGTCGGCAGAAACAACTCCTTCTTCGACAAAGGTCCACCAGACATCGTCCGACGAAGCAACAGATGCTAAGCTGAACGATGCCTTCGGTGACTTGGCCTGATATAGCAAGAAAACCCTGAAAAACAAAGCCGCTGACGAAAGTCGCGGCTTTTTTTATTTGTTCTTTGCGGTTTACAATATTGTCATTTTTTACATACTGATCACACAGGACAAAAAAATGGCATACGTCAAGAAAACCAAAACAAGCGATACAGCAACACCATCGAAACAAAATATAGCGCCGCCACAACCAGTCAAGAACAATGAAGATGAAGATTTTAGCGCAGAGTTAATCAAGCAAATCAACAGAGACAATGGAAGCAAAATAGCGTTTAACTTGGCTCATGATGAAGCACCAACAAACATTAAGCGCTGGATTTCTACTGGATCGACACAGTTGGACTATATTATCAGGAACGATGCTGGCGGAGGAGCCCCAGAAGGTAGAATCATCGAAATTCAAGGACCGCCATCTTGCCACGCCAAAGGCGACCGCGTGATGATGTATAATGGCACTTTAAAAAATATCGAAGATGTGCGAATCGGAGACAAATTAATGGGTCCAGATAGTACCCCAAGAGAAGTTCTATCTCTTGTCAGGGGAAGGGACCAACTTTACAAGGTTGCGCCTGGGATGCACGGCAAACCGTTCCATGTTTCTGCGAAACATAAACTTGTTTTACGGAAAACGAAAAATTCCCACAGTGGTCCTCAAAATATCGTTATTCCAGTTGATGAATACATCAAACAGAATCAATGGTTCAAGAATTCGTATTCGATGAAGAGGACAATGGTTGATTTTGATAATACCGATATTCTTCCAATGCCAGCATATATTCTCGGTTTGCTGCTAGGTGATGGTTCTTTAGGCACGAGAAGAATTGAATTAACGACTGCCGACGAACCCATAGCAAATGCCTACAAAGAATATTGTAATTCTTTGGGTTATGAAGTTTCAATTCACAAAAAGCAAGATAATGTTGCTTTTGGACTTTATCACAAAACGGGAAGTCAAAACAATCAGACTGTCGGAGAAGAATTTGATCCCGACCAAATTAGAACAGTTGTAAGAAATTTGGGTTTGTTAGATAAGCATGCATCAGAAAAATTCATTCCTCTATGTTATAAAACAACGTCAAGGAAAGAGCGTCTTGATCTTTTGGCAGGTTTAATAGACACTGATGGCCACTATGATTCTAAAAAGAATTCTTATGAGTTTAGCAGCAAGTCTTTGGCACTAGTACAAGATGTTAGCTTTGTTGCCCGAACATGTGGTCTGAAAGCTGGCGAACCAAATCCTAAAGTAGTAAATGGGGAAGTTTATTATCGTTTAACTATTTCTGGAGCCATTCCATCTCGCCTTTCACGAAAAATCTCTCTTAGAGAAAATAAAAGACAAAATAACCTTACACATGGTTTTGGTTTAGTTTCAATTGGCGAAGGAGATATTTTTGGTGTTACTGTTGATAAAGACCACCTTTACTTAATGGAAGACACCACCATCAGCCACAACTGCGGAAAAAGCCATCTTGCCTACGAAATCTGCAAGTCCACGCAAAGGATGGGCGGAATTGCTGTCTATATTGACACGGAGAACGCTACCTCTTTGGAAAACTTGATCCAAGTTGGAATAGACGTAAAGAGACGTTTCGTATTCATTCAGCAAACTTGTATCGAGGAAATTTTCAAGATCATAGAAAGTACGATCGAAAAGGCAAGAAACCTCAAAGCAGATATTCCAGTTGTTGTGATTTGGGACTCTGTCGCTGCCTCTTCCCCAAAGGCAGAAATTGACGGCGATTATGACCAAAACACAATTGGTTTGGCTGCTCGTGTTCTTTCGAAGGGTCTTCGTAAGATTACACACGTCATTGGCGACAAGAACGTTTTGTTGGTCCTTTTGAATCAGCAAAGAACTAAAGTTGGCGTGATGTATGGAGATCCAACAACAACTCCAGGCGGTCAAGCTATTCCATATCACTCATCTGTTAGGCTGAAACTAACTGGCGGGCAGCAGATCAAAAAGACTGTAAATGGAAAAGAAATGGTCATAGGAATTAACGTAGCAGTCAAAACAATCAAAAACAAAGTTGCAAGGCCATGGCGCGAAGTTGAATTTGAGATACACTTTGGAGTTGGAATTAGAGAGAGCGAACAACTTTTCGATGCCCTGAGAGAGTATTGCGACAAGGTAAAGCCAAAACTTAATGTCAACGGAGTTCGTCCAATTATTGCTGGAACGTCTCAATGGAAAGAGCTAAATTTGTATGATGCCACAACTGGCGTAGAGATAGAGCAGGTTAAGTTCTTCAAGAGCGAGTTTGGAAAGAAAATAATGGGAGATCCAAAATATCGTGTTTATGCAGATGCTCTTATTCACTCTTGTTTCCATATTCCAAAGGAAGATAATGACCACGCTACACTTGTTGGAGCAGACATGAACAGTGTTGAAGAGGCAGAAGCCGTGGCTTTGGAGTCGGGAGCTGAAATAGAAAATTACAACTGAGCAAAGTATTATGCAACAATGTTCCTCTTGGTTATCTTGTTTGAACTAAGAGGAAAAATGACAGACATTAAACTAAAAAGATGCCACGTTAACGCAAAACTACCAAAAGCCAACAAGGACGGGGATATTGGCTTTGATCTTTCATGTGTCGAAGAAGTTGACTTGGCTCCAATGAGCGTCACAAAAGTTTCGACAGGTCTGCAAGTAGCAGACATACCAGATGCTGTTGACGGCTCAAGCATTCTGCTAAAGATTGAGAGTCGTTCTGGATTAGCTCTCAAGGGTGTTTGGGCTATTGGTGGGATTATCGATATCAACTACAGAGGAATGATAGACGTAATCCTATTCAACTCAAACCCAAAACCTTATCGGTTTGCACCAAATGACAGAATAGCCCAGCTAGTTTTGTATAGGGTTTTAGTTAATTCAACGCTTTCGCAGCCAGCCTTTACGGAAGTTGACGAAGTAACCGAGACAAACAGAGGTTCATCTGGCTTTGGAAGCTCTGGAGCATGAAGTTAGACGAGTTATTGGCTCTAGAGGCTGGTGACTTGATTGGCGGTATATCTGATATTGATCAAAAGACAACTTTGGACAAAGATTTTCCATACACGGAACACTCTTCTTCCTATGCCGTATTAGGCAAGACTTATCAAACTTTGCCACTGCTAAGCTTGTACAACAGTGCCTTTGTGGAAGATTCCACGGAAGAATTGTTGTCGTGTTCTGTTTTAGAAGCTATAAACAAATATTTGGTCAGGAATGTGATTGGAAAATCGAGAACGCTGTTAAGGGTTACAGTAGCTGACAAACAGACATTTATAACGAAAAAAACGCTAAGAAATAATGACATTGAGGACATGTACGTTTACAGTTACGATGAGAGATTGCAAAACAAAATGCAAACAAGCAGATGGGAGCGCGTTTGGGCTAACAAACCTTTGGGTCTCTATCTAGGTGAAATCATTTTGCACCGTGAAGTTAGTCTCTACACCGACAAAGAAGTTCTTGTGGTAAGTCCAAAATTATTTTCTGCGCAAAATATGGGCAGAAAAATCTGGTATCCAAAAACCAGTGTTTCAATTGATCAAATACATAATGAACATTTAGGGCTATAAATGCAAACAATACATCAAAATTCTAAACGTCCGATTCTTATAGTTGATGGTTTTAATCTCTTCATCAGACATTTTGTTGTCAATGAAAGTGTAGACACAACTGGCGAACTAATTGGCGGTGTCGTTGGGTTCCTTAAAAGTATGCGGTGGATCTGCTCGCAGCTAAGTCCATCCCAAGTGTTTATTGTGTGGGAGCAGGGCGGTGGATCTGCGAGAAGAAGACATATATTCCCAGAATATAAGGCAAATAGAGCAAAGCAGAAAGACTTTAGTAATCTTTATAAGGCAAATGGTAAGATTAATGCTTTGTCAGATCAGAAGAACAAGGCAAAGCAGTTACAGATTCTAACAAAAGCCTTGGGATATCTTCCAGTATGCCAACTGTATGTTCCAGATGTTGAGTGTGATGATGTTATTGCTTGGTTGGTAAAGAATAAATTCGTTACAAGTCATGCTGACAAGGTTATTGTTTCATCTGATAAAGACTTTTTCCAACTGCTAGAAAACCCAAAAGTTAAAATCTATAACTTAGACAAGAAAATCATCTTAGATGGTTCTTATGTCAAAGAAAACTTTGAGATATCGGCAAGGAACTTTGTTCTTGCAAGGACTGTTGTTGGAGACCCATCTGACAACGTTGATGGAATAGATGGCATAGGTCTCAAGACCGTCGCAAACAGGTTCCCAGAGCTCCTAAACGACGCTGTAGACTACGATATCGATTGGCTGTACCAAAGGGCCAAGGAAATAAAAGAGGGCTCTAAAAAGCCGATTAAAGCGATTGAGAGCCTACTTGAAAATAGAGAAAAGGTCGAGAGGAATTGGCATTTGATGTTTCTCTCGAATGGTTCACTATCCGCAAACCAGATAGCGAAACTAAATGGTCGTATAGACGAATTCAAACCAGTATTAAACAAAATTGAGTATTTGAAAGTCCTAACGAGCTCAGATATTGCTGTGACAATCGATATGGATAAAATTTCAAACGAATTGTACTACTTGGTCTAAAATAGAATATAAGAAATGGAAGATTGAAAGATGCTTCCATCATTATGTCATACCCCACCGACCTGGACGGATATGACACCTAACTTTCTTTAGTTAAAAAACGGAAATAACAAGTTTTTTTGCATTCAAAAACAACAAAAGGTAATCATGGACACAGAAACAAAGAGCGGCGGTGCGTTTGATCATTTTGGAAAATCTTTTCAGGAAAAAGTGCTTCAAGCACTTATGCACGACAGGAATTGGGCTACACAATTTATGGAGGTTTTCGAAGTAGATGAATGTCTCGGACCAGCGTATTTGAAATACGTTGCTAACACATATATCGGCTACTACAGGAAATACAAAGAGTTTCCTTCAACAGAGGTGATGCTTTCGATGATGAAAGAAAAGCTAGCTTCTGACAAAGATGCTGTGATTAGGCAGCAGACAGCAAACTTTTTCCGTTTGGTCATGGAAAATAAAGACCTTGGTGATTTGCCTTGGATCAAAGAGAAAGCTTTTGTGTTTTGCAGACAGCAGAACTTGATGAAGGCTCTTTCGAAATCTGTTGACTTGATCCAGACCGACAAGTACGAAACCGTTGTTGACATTGTAAAAAAAGCTATCGCGGCTGGAACGGCTAATAGTACAGGTTTGGACTACCTTAACGATATTGATGTAAGGTACTCTGAAACATACAGAAAGTGCATAAAAACGGGCATCCCTGAACTTGATGACAAGAAGATTTTAAATGGTGGTTTGGGAGCTGGAGAAATAGGAATTGTTGTTGCTCCTACTGGAGTGGGAAAGAGTCACATGCTTGTGCATCTAACAGGGCAAGCGCTGATGCAAGGCAAGACCGTTTTCTATTACACAATGGAGTTGAATGAGAGATACGTTGGTATCAGAGTTGACAGCCATTTGGTTCAAATCCCAAGTTTGGAATGCAGGGACAGAAAAGATGTGATCAAGGATTTCTTTGATAAGAACAAGGAAAAGTTGGGCAACCTTATCATCAAGGAATATCCAGGAAGAACGGTCACGATCAATACCTTACGTGCCCATATAGAGAAAATGGCGCTTAATGGAATCATACCAGATTTGGTAGTAGTTGATTACGCTGGTATTATGCGCTCTACGGAGAAGTATGATTTACCACGCATGGAATTGCAGTGTGTAATTCAGGAACTTCGTTCCTTTGGAAAAGAACTTGATATTCCAATTTGGACGGCACTCCAATCAAACAAAGAGGGAGCTAAGAGTGAAATTGTTGACACGACAAATATGTCCGAAGGTTTCGGACAGGCAATGGAAGCCGACTTTATTCTTGGTTTGCAGCGTTTGAGCACACAAAAATCAACTGGATATGGCAATATTTTTATTGCGAAAAACAGAGCTGGTATGGATGGAATGCAGTTCAAGATTCACTTGGATACATCTTGTTCTACCTTAAGAGTTCTAACGGAAGATGAATTGCAAGATATGGTTCTTGCTATCGAAGAAGAGAAAACAGAGAACAGATCAAAGGCAACAGAAGGCTTTATGAAGGGCATTAAGTCCTTGAAAAAGAAGTTTGACATCGAGGAAGTCGGCAAGAGAATAAACGACCCAGATGCCACAGAACCAGCCTGAGCACTTTAGGAGAGAGAAATGATAGAATATAACGAAGCACTGCGACTTTCGATGCAATATTTCGGCGGAAATGAACTTGCCGCCAGTACGTTTTTGAACAAATATGCGCTGAAAGATCCAAAGGGAAAGTTGTTGGAAACCACCCCAGACGATATGCACAGAAGATTGGCAAAGGAATTCGCTAGAATAGAAGCAAAGTATCCAAATCCTTTGTCGGAAGAAGAAATTTATAGTTACCTAAAAGATTTCAAAAAGCTTATTCCACAGGGAAGTCCTATGGCTGGAATAGGAAACAAAAGCCAGTTATTAAGCCTCAGTAACTGCGTACATGGAGAATCTTTGGTATACACCAAAGAGATTGGTCTCGTTAAAATGCGAGATGTTGTCCCTGGTCTACATGTTTTAACTCATAAAGGTAGATTTCGTAAAGTCTTGCGGCATTGGTCGAATGGTTTGAAGGAAACCTATACTGTTGTCCGATCTTTCAGCAACAAGCCTGTTGCGGTAACAACCGAACAGGAAATGGGACGTTTTTGTGCTGTGACCGCAGATCACCGCATTTACACAAAATCTGGTGAATGGGAAACTGTAGAAAATTTGCTCGGAAAGCACAATAAAGCCCTTATGGCTCCAGCAATTACTCTTCCTGGTGTTACAGAGGGGGCAGATTTGAGTGTTGTTCCATTGGGACTTGGACGCACAGCACTTTTGGACGAAACATTGGCTTGGATCTTTGGTCTTTATTTTGCCGAAGGCGCGATCAAAAATCGCAATGAACTATCTCCATCGGTTTATTTTACTCTTGCAAAAAATGAAATAGCCATGGCAGAACGAATTTCTGCTTGGTCGGAAGCAAATTTGGGACACAAGGCTTGGATTCAAACATGGGATGGTTTGAATTTTATCCAAGTCAATGTATTTGACAAGTTTTTCGGGCATTTCATGTTAGATAATTTTGGCAGTGGTTTCAATAAAAAGCGAATCCCAGAGTGGGTTTTTGCATTGCCAGAAAATATTCGTGCGTCTTTCCTTGATGGTTTTATGTCGGGCGATGCAACCAACTATGAAAGTCTAGATGCTGATTATAATGTTTTTTCGATTGCTAACCCAACTTTGGCCTACGAGCTTGGGTTATTGGCAAGAAGTGTGGGGAAAAAAGTACGCTTTAACTTTCAGGCAACTGGAAAACTCATCAAACACCGTACTGCTACGGTATCCATGAGCTCGGCAAACGAAGTCATTAAATTTATCAAATCTCCCGTTCTTGCGGAAGTATTTGATATGGAGGTCGAAGAAGATCACTCTTTCGTGGCTGGTGATATCATTTGCCACAACTGCTTCGTTATAGATTCTCCCTGGGACAGTTACAGCGGAATCACCTATACCGATTCGGAGATGGTTAGTCTCATGAAAAGAAGAGCTGGAGTTGGTTTTGACATTTCTAATCTCCGACCACTTGGTACTTTTGTGGCAAATGCTGCTGGAACTTCCACTGGTATTGGCGGCTGGATGGAACGTTATTCTCGCTCTACAAGAGAGGTCTGCCAAGACGGGAGAAGAGGCGCTTTGATGATAAGCATCTCTTGCAGACATCCAGAAATTGAGACGTTCATAACCATCAAAGAAGATTTGCAAAAGGTAACGGGGGCAAATGTCTCCATCAGATTCTCTGATGACTTTATGAATGCTGTCAAGAATGACGAAGAGTTTATGCTTCGTTGGCCAGTTGAAGGCCCAGAAGAGCAAATTCAGATCAAGAAAATGGTCCGCGCGAAAGATATTTGGAACAAGTTTGTTAAATCAGCTTGGACAAGTGCGGAGCCAGGAGCTCTTTTTTGGGATACGGCTACAAGGTTAACACCATCTGACTGTTACGCCGATTATGGATTCAAATCTATTTCCACCAATCCTTGCTTTGCTGGAGACACTTTAATTGCCGTTGCCGATGGCCGCAATGCTGTTTCAATTAAACAGTTGGCAGAAGATGGAAAAGATGTTCCAGTTTATTCCCTTGACCCTTCAACTGGAATTTCTTCCATTAAAATGGCCAGAAATCCAAGGGTTACAGGATATGGCAAAAAACTCGTCAGAATTACACTGGATAATGGAACACACTTTGACGTTACCCCAGATCATAAGTGCCTTCTCAGGGACGGAACCACCGTTTTCGCAAAAGACTTGAAGGCAGGAGATAGCCTTCCAAGGTTCAAGAAGGAACAGCAACCAGTCAAAAAAGGTGACAAAAACTATTGGTTGGTTTATGCCAATTCTCGTAACTTTGAAGATCAAAGGATCTTCGAGCATCGTCTTATTGCACAATTCAACCAACCTGAAAAGTGGAATGAGGTTTACGGCAACGCAAAAGAAGGTGGATGGGCAAAAACAGGCGGTCTTGTTGTTCATCACAAGGATTACAATGGACTCAATAACTCACCCGATAACCTTGAAATCATGACATTTATGGAACATCAAAAGTTCCATGCCGAGCATGACAACAAAGGCGAGAAGAATGGACGTTGTTACGTCAACGTAACCAATGAAATGATCAAGAAGCATGCATTGGAGCTCACCAGCGCCCTAGGAAGGCGTTTCAGCAATAAAGAGTGGTTGGAGTACGCTGGTTCAAATAACTTGCCACAGACGTTCTCTGAGTGGCGCAGAACAGGTTTCTACAATAGCGCCGCTGAGCTTGCCCAAGCTTGCGCCATTGAACTGAATATCGAATACTCTAACGTCGATCCAAGGCTAGTAAAAACACTTCAATCAATGCTTTCTCAGGGCTATAAAGCCGAAATCGTCGATAGCGAAGTTAAAGTTCAAAAGACCTGTGAAATCTGTAGGTCGAACTTTCAGATTTCACATGTATCCAGAGAAACAGCTTTCTGTTCAATCGCTTGCTCGGCAGCCTATGTCAATTCGGACAAGAAGATCGCAGAGAAAAGGATTGCCAATCGCAATTCCCAGGCAAAAGAACAAGCAAACAAAAATAAAGAATCTCAGGCCAGAATTTTCTCTGCTCTAAAGTTTGCTTTAAAGAGAGAGCCAATGCTCGAAGAATGGGAAGCGGAATGTAAAGCAGAAAAAATTCCTTCTCGAATCGGAAAGGTGCTAAAATATGGCTTCAAATCTTGGAACGATGTAAAGGAAGCGGGTAATGCCTACAATCACAAGGTTCTGTCTGTGACAGAACTAGAAGGTGATCATACAGTTTACAACCTCACAGTCGACGACAACCATACCGTAAACATTGTAACTCTTAATGAAGAAAACATAGTAGATGGCGTAAGTGTGCGAAACTGCGGGGAAATTATTCTTTCTGGTGGGGATTCTTGCCGTCTATTGCTTGTCAACTCATTTGCTTTTGTAAAGAATCCTTTCACAAAAGAAGCTGTCTTTGACTTCAATGAATTTACTCGTGTTTCTAGGATAGGTCAGCGTCTTATGGACGATTTGGTGGACTTAGAGCTAGAAGCTATTGATAAGATTCTAGAAAAGATCGAATCAGATCCAGAGCCAAATCATATTAAGCGTTCTGAATACGAAACATGGCTTAGGATCAAGAATGCTTGCACGAACGGCAGAAGAACAGGTCTCGGTCAGACAGCCGTTGGCGATGTTCTGGCCGCCCTTGGAATGATTTATGGTTCAGATGATTCTATTGGTTTTACAGAGAATTTGTACAAGACATTTACCTTGGCCAGCTACAAAGAATCGGTAAATCTTGCAAAAGAACGCGGTACATTTCCTGTCTTTTCTCATGGTTTGGAAAAAGGCCACGAGTTCCTGGAGAAGATTTGGGCAGCGGACGCGGAACTATACCAAGAATACTTGAAGCACGGAAGAAGAAATATTGCCAACACAACAACACCTCCCGCTGGAACCACCTCCATGATGGCCTGTGTGGATGACACAAAAAGATTGTTTGGAACAAGCAGTGGTATTGAGCCAGCTTATCTCTTGTTCTACAAGAGGCGCAAGAAAGTCAATCCAAACGATAAAGATGTGAAGGTAGATTTTGTTGACGATCTAGGTGATAAGTGGCAAGAGTTCTTTGTTCACCACAATCCATTCAAGTTGTGGATGGAATTGAACGGTAAAACAGAAGAAAACGTCTCCGAATCTCCATATTACAAAGCAACAGCCAACGACATTGATTGGGTTCGTTCGGTTGATATTCAGGCTGCTGCTCAGAAGTGGATCTGCCACTCAATTTCAAAGACTTGCAATTTGCCTAATTCTACAACACAGGAGTTGGTAAGTGATGTATATCTTAGAGCCTGGGAGAGCGGCTGCAAAGGCTTTACCATTTACAGAGATGGCTCTAGGTCGGGCGTTTTGGTTTCTGCTGATTCAAAGACGCAGAAAACTGAGAAGTTTGCAAGCACAGATGCGCCAAAGAGACCAAAGGATTTGGTGTGTGACATTCACCACTGCACAGTCCAAGGCGAAAAATGGACAATGTTTGTTGGTTTGTTGGAAGGTAAACCATATGAAATCATGGGCGGTCTTGCCAAATACGTCAAGATTCCTAAGAGAGTAACAAGAGGAAAACTTGTAAAACATAATGGAAATATCAACCCAGCAAGATACGATCTTCACTATGACTTCGAAGATGGACCAGAGAATGAAACAGTAATTCAAGACGTAGGAAACGTTTTCGAAAATCCAACACATGCTGGATTTACCAGAATGGTTTCCTTGTCTTTGAGACACGGAGCTCCTATTCAGTATGTTGTAGAACAATTGGTGAAGGGAAGCGACAAGGAAAGTGATCTATTCTCGGTAACAAAAGCGTTCAGCAGGGTTCTGAAAGGTTACATCAAAGATGGAACAAAAACGGGACTAAAGAAGTGCCCAGACTGCGGTAGCGATAGAATGGCTTACAAGGACGGCTGCGTTCAGTGCTTGGATTGCGGGGGATCAAAATGTTCCTGAATTCATATAATCACATTTTATACACTTAAAGCACCCACATTATACTTGGCTGTATGAGTATAGTGTGTCAAATTTGTAGAAAATCATTCACAAATAACCTTGGTGGGCAGCTAACGCAACATGTTAGGTCTGCCCATTTTCTTTCTCTCGAAGAGTATGTAATTCAAGTTGAATTTGCTGGTAAAGCGCCCATTTGTGCTTGTGGTTTATGTGAAAATAGACCTGTTTTTTATCGTGGTAAGTTCAAACGATATGCTTTCGGGCACGATTCGTTTGAGAAGCGAGAACAGCTTTATATTGCTAAATTTGGCGCTCCAACGTGTTTAACGTGCAAAAATATCGTTGGTTTCCATAGAGGCCAACCAAAAAAATTTTGTTCGTTCGTTTGTCAGGGAAAGCAAAATGGCTTTTCGAAACCATCTACTCAAAAACGTATTCAAGAAGTGGTACAAGAAAAGTACGGAGTTAGTAATGTTTCCGAACTTCCAGAAGTTCGTAAAGCTATTTCCGAGTCAAATGTGGGACGAGCAGTGATTGTTTCGTCCGAAACAAAAGAAAAACACTCTCAAAATTCGAAGAAACGCTGGGCCGATCCAGTCACCAGAGCTAAAATGTGTTCCAGCATTAGAGATGCTGTTAATACTCCAGAAGAACGACAAAGGAGAAGCGAGTTTGCCAAAACTCAAATGAATGATGTACAGCATGTACGCCTTTTCTTTGGTTCTGGTTTTGGCCATTTGTCAAAACTTCACCGTCGCTTACGGGAAACACTTCAATTGGATAAATTTGGCTTTGTTAGCGAGCAACCCATTTTGCCATACATTGTAGACGAACTTTGTGCCTCCAAGAAAATTGTGATAGAAATCAATGGAGACTACATTCATGCTAATCCAAAGAAGTACAGCGCTGACGATATAATTCGCATTCCTGGCGATAGCTATACTGCCGCAGAAAAGTGGGAAAGGGATGCAAAAAAGAAAGCATATCTTGAATCAAAAGGTTATTGCGTATTTGTTATTTGGGAAAGCGATGATATGGGAGAGTGGCGTTCGAAATTGAATGCCTTTTGCTCAACAAAGTAATTGGGTAACATTTCTCTTTGAACAGGGCGATATATTTATTCGCATGTTCAAATTCAAAGCACTTTTAGAAGAGATTTCGTATCCAAATTCCAACGTTGCGCCAGAGTTTATAGAATTTGCTGAGAGAGTTCAGGAACTTGTCGGAAAGCAGCTAGAATATAAAGTAAAGGAATACGATGAGGATGATGTAACTCAAGTCTCCTTCTTTTATAATTCAGAATTGGTTTATTCCAGAATGATTACTGTTACCTTGGACAGCGAAAAAATTGAAGAACTTGCCACAAAAGCAGCAAATGAAATTACAGAGCGCATAGAAGCAATGGCCTTTGGTCAAACTGAATATGACAAAATGGAAATGTGGGTGGCAAACGTTATCCCAAATGTCATAAAGTCTCTACCAAAGGGCACAAGCCTTTATGCCGAGCAAGACAACTACAAGAAAACTTTTTCGTGGACACTTCAAGGTTCTCGGAGTGCGAAAACTGTAACATACACGGTCAAAAACCACAAGTTGACTTTTTTGGCTGATCCTTTTACCAGCAACGCAAAACACTTTTCGAAGAACATTTTCAAAGATTTCGATGGCGACCCAAAAGTAATTGCTAACTTTATGGCGAATTTCTTTGCTTAATCTTTCGGATATTTGGAATAATTAAGCAAGATGTTTAAGTTTACCCCCTTGCTTGAAGAAGCAAACAATTCTGATCCGCTTGCGCAAAAATTTCAGGAATTTGCCACCGATCTGGTGGAGCGGCTTGAGAGCGACCTTGGAACACAACTGTCGTTTGAGTTGCTACCCCCTGGTAAAATGGAAATTTTTCGGGTTTTGCAACTGACTAGCCCAGAGAAACAGAGTGTTCACGCCGTTGTTATGTTGCATTTCAATAGCAAAGAAAACACCATCGAAACACAACTGGAATATGAAGATATTCGTAAAAATCTTCGCGGTATGCTAAAAGCATCTGAAAAGGGTGAGACGGTTTTCGACACATACAAAATATGGGTAGGGGAAGTAATTCCAGCATTAAAAGATGCTGGCTATGAGTTAGCTCGGAGATATACGGTAAACACCGCAACGCGTTTCATTGGCTTTGTTTTAACGTCAAGGCAAAAAAATGGTTCTTACATTGATGTGGCCTACGACACAAAAACCAGAGTTCTTACCTTGAGAACATTTACAAAGGATCGCGGTATAATCGAGAAAGAGCTTGATTTGTTTGATGATCTCGATGGCGATATAAACAAAATAGTCGGGGCTGTTGCGATGATCGACGAAGAAGGAAACGGATAACCATTTTATCATTTCCAATTTCTGCGCTACAAGCTTTGTGATGAAGAAGCCAGAAATAAACTACAAAAAATACACAACGAACCTGCTAACCTTCTGCGCGGGTTTTGCTGCCAATGCGGCTGCGGCTGCGGTGTTGGATAAGCCAGCTTTTAAGACTGTCTCTGAGGGTTTGCAGCAATTCTTAAGTGAGATTCCAAAATTTGATGATACTCCATTTTCATCTTTTTCGAAATCATCGAAAGCTTTCTCGCAGGTATTTCTTAAGGAATATGCTTATCAGACAAGAAGCCATGCTATCCAACATCTGACTACCTCCAATCCTAAAAATAAAGTCGTATCCGATAGACGTTTCATAGGCTTCTTCCTTCCAATTTTGGAAGAGCATGGCATTGGCAATATGCAGACCATTGGCCCCATCGGCAAAAGCAGCGAAAGCGCTACCTCTTTGATAAGGATCAGTTTTGCAGAAGACCGAAACATATACTACTTTCAAACAAACACAACGTGGGGTTCCTATACGGACGAAACGTTTATTAGTGACTTTGACTATCCCAGCTCGGTTTCATATATCTTTGAGCACTTTGGCAATGCTGTTTTTCTCGGCTACAATAAAGAAAAAGGCAAATTTGAGGTCGAAAAGCTAAGGCATGAAACCCTAAAAGACTCATCTATCGCTTATTCCCCAGAAAAGCAAGAAGAGTTAATGGAAGAGTACAAGAGATACTGCGACAAAAACCAGCAGCGCTCCTATCTCCTTTTAGGAGAACCAGGAACAGGTAAAACTAGCGTATGCTTGCAGATAGCTGGGAAGATATCGCCATCTATCTTAAAATTGGATGTTACGGCATTGAGATTGGCTGGTTCTTCCTTGTTTGATGCTATCATTTCTTTCTCTAAAGCCAAAGTTATTGTGATCGATGATATCGATAGGCTCGGCGAAGAAGAAATTCCAATTGGAAAACTTTTGTACTGTCTGGAAAGTGTAAAGACAATAGAGGGAACTCCGTTGTTGCTAGCCACTGCCAATAACATTTCAACCTTGCCAAAAGCTGCTATAAGGCCAGGAAGATTTGACAGAATCATTGAATTCGCTAACCCAACTCCAGAGGATAGGGAAGTGTGGTTTAGAAGAATGCAATTGCCAGAAAACTATCTGGAAGAATTCATAAAGATTACCGATGGGTATACACAAGCATTCCTAAAGGAAATAGAGAAGCAATTGTGCTGTGGAACCTTACCAGAGAAAGTTTTGGAGGACATCAAGACCAGAAATAGGATCACGAATCCCTCTTCTGAAACCTCCAAAAAAGACGCGCCAAAGAAAGACTAATAATCAGACTGGAGCGCCTCTTTTGGCTCCCCAATCTTTCTTTGGTTGAACTAAAGAACTTGTTGATTTTTCGATAGTTGTCTTGATTGCCTCTGCAATGGCATTAGCTAGACCACCAGCGCCCACGGCGGCGTTCAATTGGTTTGCATCAATGCCAGCTTGAGGCGCGGCGGCAACCACCTTGGAAGCCAAGTATTGACTTGCCTTTTGAATGTCAGCGTCGACCAAAACAGAGACCCTTGCGTCTTCTTTGAGCTGGTATTTCTCGATCGATTCCTTGATCATTCTTTTTAGTTGTGAGGTTGTTATCTTCATGGTCCTATTTATGCAATGATTTGCAATTCCTGCATTCTAAATATTGCAACGGAGATAACAAAACATGTTTAAGGAACTTTTTGAGCTATTTGAATTAGCCATTGAAGAGAGTGGAGCAGAAACAACAGAGATTGAGCTTGACGCAAGTCAAGCAGATAAGCTTTCTGATGTTTTGGCTAGTTTGGGAGTGGACCCAGATTCCGTTATCCACGCCACGGAAGAAGAAGAAGAAATTCAGCCAGAAGGTGAAGTTTTCGAATCTCCTAAAATGGTTCCACCGCCAAAAACAAAAGCTAAGGCATCAACCAAGGTACCAACCAAAAAGCAAATAGACAAGGCTATTCCAAAACCAAAGCAAACAAAACCAAAGAGAAAGCCTTTTGCTGTAGAAATTTCTCCTTCGACAATTGAAGCAGCAAAAAAGTTCTTTGAGATTGGGAAAATCGGCGAACGTTGGTATTACGAAGCCAATAAGACCATTGAAGATGGTTTTGCAAACGAACAAGACAGAGTTTTGTTTGCCCTTCTTTTGGCTGCAACAAGTGTACAGAATGAAATTTACATAAATTTCATCGAAGCTGCTACGCTGTTCAATGCAATAAAGAAAGATATGAGAGAAAATCCACAGCTTCTTTCGCAGTTTGCAAGCGACGAAAAGGCTGGTGTTGCAGACCCTAATCTTTTGTCTCACCCTACATACGGCTCCTTGAATATGTTTAGCAGTGCATTACGGGCAAAAATAACTGGCATTAGTGCCAAATTTGGTAATATCAAGCGCATTTTGCCTATGGTTGTTGCTGGAACCTTGTCAAAAGACGTTGTACGAAACGCAATTGCTAATTCTGTTAATCTCGATATCAAGGGACCATTTGACAAAAAGAATCCATTGATTAAAAGATTGAAGATAGCAAACTATGCACTGACGCTCATAGATCCAACCTTTGCCTCTTCTGATAGCAATTGGTTCAATGTTGTTGTTGATACTTGGATGTTTCGTATCTTCTATCCTGAGCATGCGAAAAACAAAGCGGTTATTGCAAAGCTATTCTCTAATGAAAGGGCTTATGCTAATGTGGCAAGAGTTGTTTCTACGCTCGCGGCACAAGCTGGAGTTTCTCCTCACGTTATGCAGGCCGCTCTTTGGACTGGAATCAAAAAGACATGGGAAGGAGACTCTGCTGATGTTTCCAACTATGTGTCTGCTATTGACAGAATGGTCACACAATATGGTGAATTCTGGAAAGACATGGACATGGAAACGAAGAAACTCGGTGAGGTTATCTCCAGACTTGATACTGAAACCGCCGCATCCATTATCGCAAATAAGAGGGCAGAAGTAGGAAAAGCCCTTGGAGCACAAACTGCCGCCAGAGCCGCTGCAAAAAGAGCCGCAAAAGCATCAGGAGTTTGAAATGATGAAAGATTTTAGTTTTTCAGAGCTTTTGGAAGAGGAAGAGGAGCTTGACGAAGCCAATGCCGTTGCCTCTGGCAACGTTGTTGGTTATACAGCTCCTCTTGGCGCAAAAGGAATTGGAACGGACAAGCGTCTGGAAAAAGGCTTTTGGAGAGATAAAGCGGGAAAGAAAATCAAAACGGCTAGCCCTGCTTTGCACAAAGAAAACTTTGGAGCAATGCAAGACGTCGATACCCCAACGAAAAAACTTAACATGGTTCAAGACCTTTGGGATTCCGAAGAATTATCTAGTGATGTAAAAACCGATAGTCCCTTGGTTGAGGAAATTGAAGGCGTTGAATTTGTAAACGAAGTGATCAACGAGCCTAAAAGGAAGTCTCCAAAGGACATTGTACAGCTTGGAATCGAAAAGAATGGTGGAGTAAAGAATATTGTAGCCGTTTACAACGAAGCAACTCCAGAAGAAAAAGAATATTGGGGTAAGTGGTACCACCATGCCAAAGAAAATGTCCAAGAGTTAGCAAAGAAATACAATCTACCATTTCCTATAACCGCCGCAGTCGTTGCTGTTTTGTCCCCAGGCAACAAGTGGAAGAATAACTTGTTGGCCGCTGATAGGCTTTTAGGGAATAATGCGAACCCTTCAGAGCCTCCCAAGGTAATTTCAGGCTATCCAAGGCAGATAGCCAGAGCTCAAGATATCTTAAATTCTGGTGATGTTGGTAAGGTGACTGGCCCAAAAGTTACAGTCTTCTTTCAAAGCCTGCTCTCGCCAGAGACAGTCGAGAAGCACTTAGTTTTGGACGGCCATGCTATCAATATTTGGCGCGGTGAAAAGCCAAACCTAAAGCAAATTTCTATGCCAAATAAGGCAGAGCGCCAGAAGATGCTCGAAGATTACCAAGCAGCAGCCGAACAACTTGGCGTTCCAGTCCAAGCAATTCAGGCTGTAACATGGTATATTTGGAAGTATACCAATGATGCCCCAATTGTTAAGTCAAAGGTTTTCGATACAAGCACCTTAACATCGCCGCAAAAAGAACTATTTGAAAGAATCGACCCAGAAAGATATAGAGTTCTCGAAAGTCTATTTCTTGAAAGTGTCGGCTTTGAAAGAATAAGCTCAGAGCTAAAACAAATGGAAAGTCTCGAAGAGATTCAAGCCTATGCTCAAGAACGCTTCAAGTTGATTGGAAAGGGCGGCTACAGAAACGTTTATGATCTTGGTTCAGCAGTTCTAAAGGTAACGAGATGGCTAAAAAATAGCTACTTCGAGAACCACAAGAACACAGAGAACAAAATTGAGATTGATGCAAGAGATTGTCTGCCAGACGAGTTCTTTCCGAAAATCTATGCCTTTGATGACAAAAACTACTATTGGTTGATAGCAGAAAAAGTTCATTCTGGATCTGGTCCTCTGTTTGAAAAAGAGATGCAGAAGGCCATTCTCAGCAAAGTCGATCTTAGCAGTTTTGGTTTGTCTTTGGCTAAAAAACCAGAAGAGTTTTTCGATGGTCTTTCGGATTTGATGTCTGATGATATTCCAAAGGCTTGGAAGATAAAAAGAAAAGCAATTGAAGTGTCTAATAGATGGTTCAAAGAACTTTTGGGAGCTCTTAAGAAATGTGGTGTTGCTTCCCAAGACCTTCATGCCTCTAACTGGGGTCTCAGGATGAACGGAGAACCCGTTATCTTGGATTTTGGCTTTGACAAAAATCAAGAATTAGACCTAGATGAAAGGTTAATGGCTCCGCTAACAGAAAACGAAGTCTCAGTAGCTGGAGGCTCTCCAGCAGCCGTTGCTAAGGAATATGCCGAGAAGCTAAAGGATATAGATTTCACAGAAACACCTATACAGAATACTTTCGTCAATTCTTTGCAGTTTTTGGGTTCTGGGTTTGGCAGGCGCGTTTACGCTTTGGACGATAATTTGGTATTAAAGCTTTGGTTTCCAAAGGCGGAAAGGGGACCAAATCAAAATCTAATAGAAATCGAAACTGGTAAATGCCTTGGTCCAGAAATAAGCACCATTGTCTATGAAGGTGATCCAAGAAGGGGTCATTGGCTGATTGCAGAACGTGTGGAAGCCGATGAGCTAAAAGTAGAAACTTATTTTGACGACCTGTTGTTTGATGTTTATCGAAAACTAGACATACAAACCAAAAAAGCTATACAGGGGTGGACTAGTACAAGCATCCTAGGTGCAGCTATCATTAAAGGCGATGGGAAATTTTCAAACGTATTAAAAGCCTTTATCGAGGTTGCACCGTGGCTTGAAACTTTTTACTCAAAAGTAAAGCAGTGCAATGTAGACCCTAGTGATTTTCATCCTGGAAATTGGGGCTTTAGAAAAGGTATGGATCATCCAATACTCATCGACTACGGATTCAGCACGGATATTTTTGCTGGCTTCAAAGAAGAGGCGGCAGCTTTCGATAAATCCTTAATGGACAAGCTTGGTTACAAGTATGTTGGCAAAAACCATCGTCTTGGAAGTGAAACTTTTATCACAGATAGAGACAAAAACTCTTCGTACCAACGCAACTTAGTCAAAAAGGTAAATAAAAACCTAGATAAAAGCACCACGACACAAGGCAGGTTGCACGACCCAAGTGCAATGGGTATAAGTCTGCCGAAAAAGATGCGCGGGTAAAACTTTTGATTTTTTTGTCGTGCCGTGGCATCATACTAGCATGACAAGTTTTATTGTTTGGTGGTGGGCCATTTGGCTCGTTATACCCATGGCACTTTCCATGTTCGCTATTGTTACCTATGAGCGATACATTTATTTGCTCAGGGCATACGTTAGAAGCTTTCTCGAACAGAGAGAATTGGTTAAACTGCCAGATAAAAACAAAATAGTGGACTCTATGAGCCCAGAGGAATATAAACTATACAGGAAAATGTTTGCATCTGTAAGGAAAGAGGTAATAAATGGTTACGACGGCCTCTTGAATACTCCTCTGAAAATTACATTTCCTAGAAGCACCTCGTTGAAGGTGTTGGGCAAGCTCCAGCGTTCTATTTACGACTGGAGAAATAAACCAAATTCTCCTATTTTCAATGCGGCTTTCTGTCGCTTTTTTGATATTCAAAAGGCTTACTTTGGATCTGAGCCAGCGGGCGATACTTGGGTGATGATTTTCTACAATCAAGCATCGTTTGACGCCTTCGCTAAAAGCGAAATTGGAAAGAAGCACTTTGGTTCTGGTTGGTGCGTTGTTGACGAAACGGTCACAAGGCAAATTCATATCTCATAAAGGTAAAGAAAAATGAAGATCATATTCCTAGATTTTGACGGTGTTCTTAACTCACATTGGTACATGCTTGAAAATCCAAAAGAATGGAACAAGGCAATGGCCGAAGAGAATCAGATTGACCCTGAAAACGTTGCTATTCTTAACAAAATAGTCAAAGAAACAGGAGCAAAGATCGTAATCTCCTCTTCTTGGAGACTTATTCGAACGAAAGAGCAACTCACAACCTATCTTCAAAAGAGGGGTTTTATTGGCGAAGTCATTGACATGACCCCAGATGGGATATTCCAAAATGGAATTTGGCATGGAGCCGAAAGAGGCATGGAAATCCAGGCTTGGTTAGATAGCAGCAAAGAACCAGTTGAATCTTTTGTTATTCTTGACGACAATTCAGATATGGCTCACTTGAAACATAAATTGATCCTAACGGGTTATCTTGTTGGTCTAGAAGACATCCATGCGATCAAAGCGATTCAAATGTTGAATGGAAAGTGAGCAATGCATTTGAACCCTTGGCAATTGTTATTCTATAGGCCCGACTATTGTTCTTCTTTTTATTCCGTCGTTGTCAGCAAAGGCGGTAAGTTTCAGGCAACTGGCGGCACGGATGATTTGTGTGATCATCACGGTTCCGTTGGTGGAACTTACCACGATATGTTTGAAGACGAACGGACAGCTTTTCGCTTTGTTGCTTCAAGGGCTGTGGAAGAATATAATGAAACACTGAAACGCTGTTTGGAAAATGCCATGGCAACAGACTCAGAGATTCTTTCGGAGATTCTTTCGCTTTCCTACAAAAACACAGAGGATTTGCTTGATCTTGGCGATCAGCACAGAAAGTATACGGCTTATCTTCGTCTTGGGGATACTATAATCCATAAAATCTTCCTCACAGAAGAAGAGGATGACGACGGTAATCAAAAAATAGTCGCCTACTATGAGGCGACAAGCGAATCCATTAACAAAAAATTGAAGATAAGAGAAGGCAAAATTCCTTATCGTGTTTTCAGCGAGTGTCTAAAATCAGTCCTGTCAGAAATCTAAAAGAGAGAAAAGAAATGGCACCCAGAACTAGAAAAATAGAAGCAAAACACGGTCTTGTTGGTTTTTACATCGGAGTCACAGAGGATCTAATTCAAGATTTTCTGAAAGTTAATCATATCGAGCGTTCTCCTAATTCTCCGAAGTACATGACCACTTTGACCAATACAGTCATCAGCGTACCCCCAGCAGACCAATATATCGTCCCTGATCACGTATATACATGGATTCAAACAACGCCAATCAGCCCCGAGATGATAGAAGGAGCAACGAGAAGCGAATGATTGCAAACAAAACAGACCAGACTTACCACGAGCTCCTAAAAGACGTTATAGAGAACGGAGAGCTTGTGACGACCAGAGCTGTGCTCCAATCAACAGGACGCCCTGTTGGGGCTTATACGGTCTTTGGAAGGCAAGTTAGATACGACCTGAGACAAGGATTCCCGTTGCTCACAACCAAGAAAGTTCCATTTAGATTGGTTGCCTCTGAATTGCTCTGGTTTCTAAGCGGAAGCTCTATGGCCCAAGATTTGCAGAAAGAAAATAATCATATCTGGGACGAATGGGCCACCAAGGAACAATGCGCTAAGTTTGGAAGAAAAGAAGGCAATCTTGGGCCTGTGTATGGGCCTTTGTGGAGGGAATGGCCAAATCTTGTTGAATGCACCACGGAAGAGTTCAGATCGGCTGCCAGGATGGCTTACGATGTGCACATCGATGATTTCCTTCATGCTGAACAATATGAAAACGAGCCAATCGACCAAATTGCTAACGTGATTGAATCAATCAAAAAGAATCCAAATGGTAGAAGACATATTGTCACTGGTTGGAATCCTGCAACCTGCGATCAGGTGAGCTTGCCGCCTTGCCATACTCTCTTCCAATTTAATGTTTCACATGGCGGAACACGGCTTAATTGCCAATTATATCAACGTTCAGGTGATATTTTTCTTGGTGTTCCTTTTAATATAGCATCCTATGCTTTGCTAACTCATACGGTTGCACAAGTTTGTGATCTGGAGGTCGGTGAATTTGTTCATACATTTGGAGATTTGCATCTCTACGAGAATCACATCGAACAGGCAAAAGAGCAACTAACAAGAGAGCCCTATGCCCCTCCATTCTTAGCATTAGATCCAAAGATCAAGAATATTGATGATTTCAAAATGGAACACATTCAATTAACTCATTACAAATCGCACCCAGCTATCAAGGGAGAGGTAGCGGTATGAGCTTAAACGATGAAACTTATTTCTGCATAGACCTTACAGAAGATGAGCATTCCATTGTTGAAGATATGTTAAGAGTATTTTGTAGCGAGAACTGCATGGAGCTTGTCTACTATCGCAAAGTAAAAACTGGACATATTCCTGGTATTCGGGAAGTAAAGGTCCGCCACAATGGCAGGAATAAAGGTTTGTTCCTCAAGTTTATGGAAGAGCAAGTGACCTGGGACTGTGCTCGAAGATGGCAAGATGGCAAATTGGTCGCTTATAGGAGTGAAAATTATTGAAAATCATAACCGAAATCAATCAAAATATTCCTTTTTGGTCTGTTATCAAAGGCGACCACGCCTGCACGGACTATAAAAAGATTCTGGGTGAGGATTTGATCAAGAAGCCAGATTTTCTTGATCCAAGGGAAAACGCTTTAAGAAAGACATATTTGTCAGAAACTGATTTAGAAGTTGTTATTACTTCTTCTGGCGGAACACAATTCCCTACAAATGGCTTGTCTAATCCAAATACAGTTTATGTTGATTTGGGAACGGAAGAGATGACGGCATCAACCTTTGTTGATCCGTTTACAACTTTCGCAAACAAGACGATTCTTGCCGTAATCGTGGTATTGGAATGAGTAACAAAGGAATTGTGGGTGACAAAAAATTTGTTGTTCACTGTATGAAAGACCAGTACGACATTTATATTGGTCGATGGAACGTTAAAAAGCAAGAAACTTCTATTTGGCACAATCCATTTAAGGACGGAACACGGGAAGAAAAAATTGCCAAGTTTAAAGAATATCTTGTGAGCAACAGCGCACTTTGTTCCAAACTTTACACTCTTCGCGGCAAGACGCTCGGTTGCTGGTGTTCTCCAAGTGAATGCCACGGAGACGTTTTGGCAGAGTATGCAAACAAATACGAGCAGATTATCGTAAGAAACTTTTGGGAACCCGTGCCCGTTGGTTACGCTGCGATCAACGTTACATCTAAAAGTGATGATGAGTGGTCGCGAATGCTCTCTCCTTTTTATCTCGGCCCTGTTTCCGTTAATGGAACAATGTCTCTTAATGTAGAGAACGCGTGGCAATACTCCAAAGTATACCCAGAACATGTAGATGCCAGCGGCAATCCAACAAAAGAATATTTCGCTTGGAGAGACAAAGGATACGCTTCCTCTAAAGCGGATAGATATCCGATGGGAAAAGATACAAAACCAATCTATTCTTTGGTAGATGGACAAAAATACGATTACCTTGAAGCTAAAGAAAAATATACACCAAGTTGTATGGCGAAGCCGTAACCAAAACAGAATCTTTTGAAATACTTCTCGAACTTTCAAAAGAAGGAAGAAACCTTTGCCTGCTAGATTTTGACGCTTACGACCACACTGGTAAAACAAAGCAAGAAATTATGGATAACCAAACAAGAAAGTTCGGGCATGGTTTCTGCTTGAAATGGCTTTTGGAAGAAAGGCTAAAAAATGAGTGACTTCATAAAGCAAAAGGTCCTTGAGGTATTAAATAAAAGCCGTCTAGAGCCTTCAAGGCTTGAGATGAAGGAGATAGCCGATCGAATTATTTCGATGCCCTCCGAAGCCTTCAGGGGGCAGGAACTGCCATCCAAAGGGAAGATCGGGAAAGCCATACAAGAGATGATAGATGATGGTACTCTGTCCATACTTAGAGATTGGACGGTAGTCATCAATGCTAAGGAAAATACAGGGGCTATTAAGCAGGATAGTTGATAAGATAGCAGAGGAACTAGTCGTTCTTTTGCTGTTCAATTTTATGAGATTCTACCAAAAAGAAAAGACAAATCCTCTTGTTTCTTTTTAGGCTTTATGTTATGATGGTACTATGACAATGCAAAATACGTTTTCTGGTATCATCACTCTCAGATTTGACAACCATCTTACTGAAATGGAATCTGAAATTAAGGCAAAGGAAATCTGCGACCTTTATGGCCTTTCGATCAATCATATTTTTGGGTTCTCAAATCTGATCACCGTTGACGCAGGCAAAACCTGGAGAATTAACGATGAGAATATCAGAGCCCTAGAAAAAGTGATCAAAGGCCAATCTCAGCGATTTAATCTTCAACTCGTAGAGTTGAATAAGCTGGAAAAGATTGGCCCAAGAAGCTAGAACCAATCAAGCTCCAGAGATTGCGAACGATCCCGAGTAGCTTAGAGCGTGGAAGTATAGACCGTCGCTCATAAGAACAACGGAACCACCAACTGCGCCCGAAAGAACCAACTTCGAGCCTTGACCAGTTACAGCACCAGATAGAGCGCTTACGAAAGCCTTTGTTCCTGCTGTTTCTTGCGAACCAGTTAGAACGTGGGCGTGAGCGCTTAGGTTTCTGAAAACGAAGGTTGCTCCTGGGCAAGAAGCAGCAGTTGGCATCGACTGTGTGAGAACGGTCGAACCAGAAATTGTCAAAACGCCAGCATTGCCAGCGTAAAGGGTTGTGCTACCAGTGAGAGCTTGGACGGAATCAACCTTAAATGGCGAGAAACCATAGTTTGAAACCGAGCGCTCAATGCTGAAACCGCTGTTGTTGTTTGTTGTTACGACACCTGATGTCGAATCGACTCTTGTTCCTACGGACATTTGATTTTCTCCAGTTTATAATAAATCAAGGTTAAATATGTTGAATTTTCCAATTTACGGACTTTATGTTTAATCGGCGCTGCCTCGTTAATAATATTGCTGAATGATTTCTTCGGTTGCACCGCTATCGAGAAGAACAACTCTTCCATCCATTGTTTTTCCCCAATGGCCAATAAACCAGAAATCACCCATAGCCAAACCAGTTGAGTCTATAAAGTTAAAAAGACCTTCTATCCACCTTTTGTTATCTGGTTCAAACATAGCGTTTAGGCCATCACGATCAACGTATTCGCCTTGCCTTCTAAGAACAGAGTAGAGATGCTCTGCGTCGCGCTCTCTATTTCCCAAAGCCAAAAACAGTTTTTTCAACTCTGGATTTACAGTTATGGCTTTCAGGTCTACCAATTGGAAACCCTTGGCATTTGAAAAGTCTTCTTGTTCTGTAAACTCCCTGACAGGCTCTGTCATGATCCATCTTCCACCTGGATCATAGTCGAATATCTTCGTCACATAATCAGGCGCTGCCTTGAACACTTCCACTTCCGCTTTGTTTTGTGCAATGCCTACTTTTAGATTATTTGCTACCTTGATAACAAATTTGGGGCTAACAATGTAGGTGGTTCTCGAAGAGCCAACGCCTAGCTTTCGATCTTGCTGTAGGGTGGCTTCTACATATCTTTTGACTTGAATCAGATTTGTTTGCTTTTTTAAGTCTCTGATGTTGAAATTGGCTTTTGTGAAACCTTCTTTCACAGCCTCCGAGATTATCTGCTCAATTATTTGAAAAGCTTCTTCTTTCATTAGTAATACTTTCTGATAAGTTCTTCAGTTGCACCTGGGTCCATTAGAACAACTCTTCCGTCCGCAGTCTTACCCCAAGCCTCGACTACCGTTACATCTGGTTCGTAAAGATCCGAACTTAGGATCATATCTGGTATTCCGTTGATCCAGTCATTATCCAACAACTGTTCATATTCGGAGATATCAAAGCCAAAATCGGCTTGAACGTCATCGTCCGTAAATTTTGCTTTGATTCTTTCGAGGTTGCTTCTTAGGGCGGAAAGTCGTTGTTCTTTGGTTAATTCTCGGAATCTTCCTTCAATATTGTAATTTATCCAAGAATCAAAGGCTCTAAATCTGATGCCTGTGGCGGCAAAAAACTGGCCCTGTGTTTCAAAGACACGGACTGGTTCGGTTACCAGCCATTTTCCATCTGGCGAGTAAGCAAACGGTTTGGCCGTGTATCGAGGAAACTCTTTTGCAACCCTGATTTCATTTAGATTTTGCGCGATACCAACTTTGATATTATCGCTAATGGGCAGCTTTAAAACTTTGTTTGGACTCAAAAGTATCGCAACGCGGGAAGAACCTTCCCCCAGCAGTCTAGAAAATGGGCCAGTGTCAAAACCTGATATATCAATACCAGACTGTTTCAGGTATCGATATATCTCGCTGATTGTCATGGTATCAAATTTTCTGATATCGATAGAAGCATTTCTGTTTCCGACGACTTTATCTAACTTATCGGAAATAAAGGTTTTTTGAAACCCTGATTTTACAGCCGCTTCGATCAGCCTTTTTATAGTTTCCATCCGTGTTAATTATCTCTACTTAACACAAAAGGAAAGTTATAAACAATGCGCAATTATGTAGACTGGAAGGGGTTTTGGTCAGAAGGAGTTGGCTCCAGGCGTGATAATTGCCAAGACCGTTGGCGGAACCGCAAGAACTTTAGATGTCGACTATGTTGACATCATAGCTAATGTCGCAAATAGTGGAAGGTAAGCATGAACATTAATATACAAAATCTAATATTAGAAGCGGTCGAAGAAGCTTTTATTGATGAAAAGCTTGTTTTACCAAATTTTAAAGAGTATGCAAAAATGGTGGCGGACGCCTATTTGGCAGCTCCAACTATGGATCAAAAAGCTGTACCACATTGGAATGCCTTGATGCAAAGTACGGAAAATACCTTGTATCCTAAAATAGATGCCCAAGTGAAAAAGATTTACAAGGCCAAAAATCCTGAATATCAAAAGAACCCCGAAGGTGGCGGTATTATTGTGGTCGACTACCATCCATATGACAGCCAAGAGCAAATGAAAAAAGAGGTAATGGATAAGGGTATTTTCAGAGTTTCCAGTGCAGATAGCGAACATCCTTTGTGGACAGTAGAACAAAATGTTAAATTCAGAGCCGTTCACGACTGGTATACGCATATACAGAATAACGCCGATTTTAGTTTACGCGGTGAACTGCGAGCATATAACACATATGTGAAGCTAATACCACAAGCAGCAGTCCCAGCGGCCTTCACGGAAATTGTAGGGCAAGCTTGCCATGTAATAGCATACGGCTCTTTTGCTGAGCAGAAGATATGTTTGTTGCCACAATTTGATTGGTATGAAATAGGGAAGATAAAAGGGTAATGTTTATAGTTTATTGTCATGTTGTGTTAAAAGATCGACATGACAATTTCTATAATTTCTGCCATGAGTTCCAACGGGGCAATAGGCAAGGACAACAAACTTCCTTGGCGTCTTCCTTCTGATTTGAAACGCTTTAAGGCAATCACAACAAATGGTGTTGTTTTGATGGGCCGAAAGACGTTTGAGTCTATCGGAAGCAAGCCATTGCCAAACAGATATAATATCGTTATCACAAAATCAAAAGAGATAGCTGATGTTTACGGCGCTGGTAGACCATCCTTAATGGTAGTTAATTCGTTGGACGCTGCTTTGGTTTTGGGAAGATCGCTAACTGAATTGGTTGGCGTTAACAAAGAAATATTTGTTATTGGTGGAGAATCGCTGTATCGAGACTGCCTGCCTTTGGCAGACAAAATGTATCTCACGGAAATTCACGCCTCAATAGAAGGTGACACACATTTTCCATCTTTTAACAAAGAAGAGTGGGTTTTGGTTTCGCAAGAAGTGATTTTAGAAGAAAAGGGATTCCTTGACAGCGTTACGGAGGAAGTTAATATCTCCTACAATTTCAACACTTACGAGAGGAAGAAAGAACTATGAAAAAAGATGTGAATTATGTTACGATTGCCTTTTCAAAAGAACAGTTTGCCGAACTTCAAAAGGAAGCTGAAAAAATAGGCTGCAAAGATCAAGTATCCTATATTATGAAGTGTGTACAATTAGCTTGTCTGATGGCCGACAAGGGTCTGGGGAAACCAGATGTTTCTGTCTTTGTTGTCGAGAAGCAGAAGTACAAGACTGTCAAATCTGACGACAAAAAGGATAAGAGAGCAGTTTTACTTTTCGAAGACAAAGCCGACATTGTTGATATAGCAAAAGAAGTTGATGAAGTTCTTGAACTAGAGAAGCAGGCTATGTTGAGCAATGCAATGAATTTGCCTTATACTCCTGCAAAAGCTTGAGGATTATATGCAAGTTCTAAAAGAAACCGTTCTCGCCGCAAAAGCCGAGATGACCGTTTTGGGAAGATTGGTTAAGTACAATACCGCCAAAACAGGTCCGCAAAGAAAAGTTGAAGTTGTTTTTGTCAGAAACAATTTAATCAAACCGAATGATTTGCCAACTGGTTGGTCAATAGAAGAATTGGCGACCATTCATAACAAACTTATAGAATGGGGTAAATCCATAGGTGAACTGTTATGATAACAGAGAACTTTTATGATGTGTTGGGGGTTGCCAAAACCGCCACAGAAGACGAGATAAAGTCTGCTTATCGTAAATTGGCCGTTCAATACCACCCAGACAAATTCCCAGAAGAGAATCAAGAAAAGAAGGACGCTGAAGCAAAATTCAAAAAGATATCTGAGGCTTATCAAACTCTTTCCAACAAAGATAGGCGAACGGCTTATGATATGACAGGCCGTTCGTCTTTTGACAATGCTGGCTCAGCATCAGAAGAGTCAATCTCTGATTTCTTGAATAATTTTGCTAATTTCTTCGCCAGAGAAGATGTGTTTAGTAACGGCAATCCTGCTGCCGTTGCTGGTGTTGTTCGTCTAACCCCAACAGAAGTGAATACTGGCAAGGAAGCTCTTGTTAACATTCACACACACGTCGCTTGTTCTACATGTAGCGGAATGGGCTTAGACACAACAAAAGAAAAAATAGACTGCTTTAGTTGTGGTGGAAAGGGCGAAATAAACGCCCCGTTCACCATAAACATTGTCGGAGTAAATACAAGAACAAGGATCTCTTGCCCTCTTTGTGTTGGCACAAAGAAGAGTTATCCGCGTTGCCCTTCGTGCGATGGAAGCAAAAGGAAAGAAATAGCTGAGAAAGTAAAAGTAAAGATTCCTGCTGGAATTCATCATGGCTCTAGAGTAACAGCTAAGACTTCTTCTGGTTCTAGCGTTGATATTGGAGTAGAGTTTATCTTTCCAAAAGATCATAGCATAGACCAACTCCATAATATCTCAACAGAGCTAAAGCTAACATATCCTAAAGTTATATTAGGCGGCTCAGTAAACATTAATCTATATGATGGTAATACTGTAACCGTAAAGATACCAGAAGGCGTTAGACCAGGAATGCGAATCAAGCTAGCTGGCAAAGGCCTTTATTCCCTAAGAACCAAAAAGAATGGGGATCTGTTTTTTGTCATCCAGATGGATATAGTAGATGCAGAAACAGACGAAGAAAAACAACTTCTAGAAAAACTAGAAAAGATTTACGAAAAAAGGAAAAGTAACAATGAGCGATCGAAAAATAATGAAAATGTCGGATGAATTTATTGGCGAAATTGCCAAGCTTTTGTCTTTGTCTTTGATGACAGGTACTGATATTACCTATCACTTTAGACAAATGAGACTTGAGGCACTTGACGGTGAAAATCTTACTGTAACGCCAGAGTACAGTCAGTATATTTCTGATCTTGTGACCAAGATGACAGAGGAAGTCCAAAGAAAGTTGGCTGAAATGGATGTCGAGGAGAGCGGTCAAAAACCTTCTTGAAGTCATAAAATAAACAGCTACCAAACGACAAGGCGGTCCCTAAACCAAGGGGTCGCCTTTTTTATTTGTCTTGGATCTGGTTGCAAGGTGGTGTATGGCTCGTGTGGCCCCTAGGATGCCTTTTAGATTTACGAGAAGGCCCCTAGAGTCGACGTTCTTAATTCGAACGACCATTGACCCGTCCTAAAAAGAGAACGCCCTAGAAGGGATTTAAAAAATGACACCCAAAGTTCTAATTCCAAAGCTGGTTCAACTAAGGAGCCAAATGCAGGCTCCCAACGCGGTCATATTTTTGCATTATGCCGAGAGCAAACTTAACACAAAATGGGATGACGAGGTAGAAGCCATGAATGACGGCTTCCCTTGCTCGTTGGTTTTTATACAAGATGCAATGGAGCAGGAAATTATCCACTTCAATACTTTAAATCTGGATATGGATGCGGAGGATAGGAAAAGGGTTATGGACCTGAACAGATTGTTTCGTGTTCTCAAGGACATAGCCGACAAATATGGTTACCATCATTGAGTTAGTGGAACCTAACCATAGAAGAGAGAAGAAGGAGGATTCATATAATGGTAATAGGGTTATTCCTAACTCTGCTATTCTTTTCACTACTATTCAGCAGTCTAGTAACATAGACCTATGAAAATAAGCGGCACAGGAAATAGAGAATTGTTCCACACAAAAGAAGATGTGGAAAAACAGATAGAGAACAGGTTGATAGAGCTACAGGCCACAGAGGTTATCTCTGGAATGGCTCTGGGTTTCGATCAACTGTTTGCGGGGGTAGCGATAAAACTAGGAATTCCAGTTATCGCTGCTGTTCCAATTGCCGAACAGGCTAAATTATGGAATCGCGAGCAAGTAGAAGAGTATATGAAGCTCTTGAGTTTATGTCACAGAGTAGAGATAGTTACTGAGGGCTCATACGCTACGTGGAAAATGCATAAGCGAAATGAGTGGATGGTAAATAACTCTGATCTGCTATTGGCTTACAACAACAAAACGGACGGAGGTGCCGTTGCTTGCGTAAGTTATGCATTAAAAGTTGGAAGAAAAGTGATCAATCTTTTTGATTGATCTTTTCACTTCTTGTGGAAGGTCTTTTCTTTCTTCATCTGGACGACAAGATCACCGCCACGAACAGACTCCATAGAACCTGTAGGTGTGATCAGCCAAAGAAACTTCACTCCTGGTGAACTTCCCATGGTTGGAGCGTAGCCGTCTGTAACGACCACGATTCCTTGCCACTTTCCTTTGTTTTCTGGTCGAGCAACGAAGCGGCGAACGCAATCGAAATCAGTTCCTCCGCAACGCGTGCGCTCCCACCTGAAACCCTTGCCGCGCTTTACAGTGCGGAAGCTGTCAGGGTCCACTTCCGTGTCAAAATTGATGATGTCAATTTCGCCTTCCATGGAACATGACAAACCTTCTGCCAAGCCCATTTGCACATCTTCGTCGGCCATAGAGCCCGATTGGTCGATAGCAAACAGCAACTTGGAGTGAAGAATACGTTTGGCTCCTGGGAAAGCCCAGAGTCCATCGTTGTTCTCCATGATAACAGTGTTTTTCTTGTTGAATCGCTTCATCGTGCTTTCGCGCTCAGAAGAACGAACCCTTCCGACAAACATTCGCAAAACGGCTTTCCAGTCAATTTCGCGAACGAGCATCTTCTCGATCAAACCTTGCATACCGCTTGGAACGGAGCCCCAGGTGTTGCACCGTGCATTATTCACGGCTTTGCCGATGATCTCCTTGGTTGTTTCCTTGAGAACATCTTGCAATTCTTCTGGGAGTTTTCCCCACTCACCGTGACCGTCCATGCTTTCGCCTGTCCCGTCGCCGATCATAATGGTGTAGTTTCCATCACCATCTTTATTTCCCTTGCTTTCGGCAAATTCCGTCAAGCGGGCCATGTACCAATCGGCAGCCTCCTCCTTTGGGAAGGATGCGATCAAGTCACTAAGATCCTGATCTTCGCAATACTTTGGATGCTCTCCAGGAACAAGCGCAAAATCAGGAAGCATTGAGCGCTTGATCAAAGAGTTGATCGACAAGTCTGTTGCCACGTTCCACAGAGAAGCGAACTTTGGGTTCCTGTTCGAGCGCTCTGTGATGTGGTTGAAGATCAAGTGATAGAACTCGTGAATGAACACGCCGATCTTTTCGTCGGTGTTCAGGTTGCGCATAAAGTCTGGGTTGTATCCCAGAATAATGTCACAATTCTGCGTGGCACCGACGTAAGCGGTATCACACGTCCAATCTGGTCGCTTCACGATAGACATGCTGATAGCGCCGAAAAATGGCTCGTTCATGAGCAACTTAACCAGCGCGCGGTCCACAGCGTCTGTATACTCGCGTGGATCAACTTCTGGATCGGGTTCGTGGCGAACCTTGAACTTGACTTTATCGTTTTTTGAGGTGATGTCTTTTGTCATGAAGGCAGCATAACACATAATGATGGCCGCGTCAAAGGATTTAATCTTTATTTCTGTGTGTCTTGTCCGATTTCATCCTTGCTTAGAAAAAACCAAAATGGTGCAAAGGCGTGCTAACTTTATCTGCAAAAAGAAAGGCGATCATATCTCAAAAACGCTTTGGTGGCACTGAAAGCCATTTAAAAAAAACACTTGGAATTGCCTCCCGAACGGGTTACATTGACTAGGCTAACAACACAAGAAACCAAACGAAGGAAAAGAACTAATGTCTAACGGTACAGTCTCGGTTAACATGAAAACGTTTCAGAACGTCGTCTCGAAATTCAGCCCTAATCGCTCGATTATGGTCACGGGACGACCTGGAATTGGCAAGTCTCAGGGTGTTTACCAAATCTCAGCAAAGTTGCGTTCTGACAAATATTTGGACTTGGACTATTGCAAGTCCGCGACCGAGGACTTGACGAAGGAAGCTTCGGTCAAAAAGCGCATGAAGAAGTTCTTCGCAAAGAATCCTGTCCAGGAAGGTCAGAAGGACAAGTACGAAGACTACCGTCCTTCGAGCGAGTATCCCCACGGTGTGTGGCACTTCGACATGGGCCTTCCTGTGATCGAGCGACGCTTGTCGCAGCTCACTGAGGGTGATACCACGGGTCTTCCTGCGATGGGCAAGTACGGAACAGTTTTCCGTCCCTGCGAGTGGCTCTTCTTGGCAGTTCACCACCCTGTGACTCTCTTCTTGGACGAGCTCAACCGCGCCATGAAGCCTGTCGAGCAGGCGACGTTCCAGCTTGCTGACAGCCACGCCTTCTACGGCCACTCTCTGCACGACGAGTCGCGCTTGATGATCGCGTGCAACGTTGGTGATCAGTATGACGTTACGCCAATGGACCCTGCTGCAATCTCGCGATATGCGACATTTGAACTCGATCCAACGGTCAGTGACTGGTTGGATTGGGCGCTCGAAAACTGCCACCCTGCGGTTGGCGAGTTTATCCGAGCCAACGAGAAGTATCTGGAGCACAAGGGTGTATTCGAGCCCAACCACAAGTACCCTGACCGCCGTGCCTGGGGAGCGTTGGACGAAGAGTTCACTTTCTCTGGTTACTACGACAACGCTGGCGATCCTGCGGCCTACTTTATGGCAGCATCGATCGTTGGCACGGAAGCTGCAAACCACTTCAAGAAGTTCCTCTTGGACCGAAACTCCGAAATCTCCGCAGAGGACGTTTTGAAGTCGTGGACAGCAGCCCGCGCTCGGTTGCCTTCGAACCGAGACAAGCAACTTGCGAAGTTTTCAGACATCACTGCAAAGATTGATGTTTGGATCAAGAGCGGCGGAAAGCTCGATGCAGCCTCCGCGAAGAACCTCACCGCGTACGTGAAAGAAGCGGGCGGCGAGCACATGATGACAATTTGGACCAGTGTCAATGGTTCCAAGACAGCGGCCAACATCGATTGCTTGGCTCCCTACCTCGGCAGGGACATGGCTAAGTTGATGGCTGACAAGACAGCAGCGGCAAAGAAAGTTCCTGAACCCTCCAAGAAGTAAGGAAAAGTGTCTTCGCGAAAATAGTTAGACATTTCAGTCTAACGGGTGTATAACACCACCGCATCTCAACGAACGTTTGTCGATGATGCGAAAAAACGGACCAGGGACAGATGGCGAGTCGTCTCTTCGACAAAGAGAAAATAGAGGGTTCAATACCCTCTGGTCCGACTGTTTTTAAATAGGAAAAAAGGAATAAATAAAATGGCTAATAAGAATGTTTTCAAGTCCAACTCGTCCGTTTCCGTTGATTTGCGTGCTGTCGCAGACACACGCAATCGAGCTGGCGGTGTTGCTTATTCGCTCTCTGATGAAGAGGCTTTGGCGGCTTTGGCTTGCACGGGTACCTTCAATGGTACCTTTTACTCGACAGGCGAGTCTACCTTGAATGAGGTTGTTTCGCGCTTGACGAAGGTTCGCCCTGAGTTCATTGCGAAGTTGGCTGTCTACGCAGCTCGCGATGGTTTTATGAAGGATAGCCCTGCTCTTTTGCTGGCATCCTTGATGGTTCTTGACAATGAGTTGTTCAAGAAGGCTTTTCCTCGTGTTGTCTATAATGGCAAGATGTTGCGAAACTTCTGCCAGATTGTTCGATCTGGTGCTGTTGGCCGCAAGAGCTTCGGTTCTTCGGCAAAGCGCTTGATCCAGAACTGGTTGAACTCTCGCACAGACGAGCAGCTTTTCGAGGATTCGGTCGGAAATGATCCTAGCTTGGCGGACGTTATCAAGATGGTCCACCCAAAGCCAAGCAACGACTCGCGCGCTGCCTTGTACGCCTACCTGATCGGTAAGGAGTATAATGCAGAAAATCTCCCTGCGATTGTCAAGGAGTTTGAAGCCTTCAAGAAGGCAGCTCCTGATAGCCGTGCAGTTCCAAACGTTTCTTTCCAGCTTTTGACAGCTCAGAATCTCACAAATAATGAGTGGAAGTCTATTGCTCAAAACGCAAAGTTTCATATGACAAGAATGAATTTGTCGACATTTGCACGCCACGGCGTGTTTGCCGACGAAGCTCTTGTCGGAACGATCACCGAGCGTTTGTCTTCGGAAAAGAACGTCAGGGCTGCGAAGGTGTTCCCATACCAGCTCTATACTTCGTATCTTCACGCAGATCCAACGATTCCTGCGTCGGTTCGCGGTGCCTTGGAAACAGCCATGGAGCACGCGACGAGAAACATTCCAAAGTTGGTCGGAAACGTCCTGATTGGAATTGACTTCTCTGGCTCTATGGGCGCTCCAGTCACAGGTTCGCGCGGATCGGCAACAACTGTTGTCTCCTGCAATCAGGTTGCGAGCTTGATTGCCGCGTGTGTTGCAAGGAATAGCGATAGCTGTGATGTTTATCGCTTCGACACAAATGCCACCAAGATTTCCTTGAAGAAGGAAGATAGCGTTATGACAAACGCTCGTTTGCTCACAGCAAACGGTGGTGGAACCGACTGCGCCTCAGTTTTGAGGGCCGCAAACGCGTCAAAGAATATGTCGAATACGGTTATTATCGTAAGCGACACCGAGTCTTGGTCGAATCCATATGGAGGCAGAAAGACAAATTTGATGCACGAGTGGGCTATCTTCAAGAAGAGAAACCCACAAGCCAAGATGGTCCTTATCGACTTGGCTGCATCGACAACCACACAGGCGAGGACATCTAACGATATCCTGAACGTTTCTGGATTCAGCGACGCTGTTTTCGAGGTTATCACAGCTTTCCTCGAAGGACAGAAAGAAGCCTGGGTGAAGAAGATCGAAGCTGTTGAACTCTGATAGAAAAATGTCACGTTGGGGTTATACTTAACCCTGATATGACACAAAAACTATTAGATTTCTCTACAATTGTAGAAGCAAAAAAGGCTAACGACTGGAAGCTTGTAAATGAAGCTTCATTGGCTAGGATTTTCCAACATTTTCAAGATATGAAGATGGGAAAGGAAAATGCTGGCTTTGCTATTTTGACAAGTTGGAGAGCTTCGCTTTCTAAGCAAGAAAATGAAGTCAGACTTGAAGATTTAAAACAAACGCTTAGGGGAATGGGTTATGGCTTTGTTCGTCTAACTGGTCACTGGAAAGAATGCCAAGATGAAAATATACCTTACGACCAATGCCCCCCAGACAAACTAAAGGACTCCATCGAGCCTAGTTTGTTTATTCCAAATATAACAAAAGACAAGGCGGTGGCTGTGGGTAACAAATACAGTCAAGATGCCATTGTTTTTGCTGGACCAGAGACAGGTGGCAAAGTCGCTCTACTTTTCCGTGGTGGCGATTCTATGGAGATAGGTGATTTTGAACCTGGATCTGTTACGCAGGCATATTCAACTTGGAAGAAAAGAGATTTTCACTTTGAATGGGTTGCTCAAACTAACACAGAAAAGTTAATTGAAAAACTATTTTCTTGATACAAAACAAAAACTACTGATATAGTTACCCCTTACAGGAGCATAGACATGTTTAGCACATCAAACAAAAATTTGAATAGCAATCAGTCGACCTCCTTGTCTTATTGGCTCGAAAATAGTTCAATTTTCGCAGGTCAACGTACACCAGATACCGCCCAAGGGCAGTTGCCGACGTTTAAAACAAAAAAGCAACATAAGGCCCAAGCGAAAACCAAGTGAAAATAATTCTCTTGACTATCTGAGTAGACGGTGATAAAAGACAAAACATCAAACGCCCCTTTCGTATAAAGGTAGTACACGACCCTTGTAATGTCGTTGCACCAGTTCGATACTGGTATGGGGCTCTAAAATGGATAAAAAGGAAGCGGGAAAGCTTGGAGCAGAAAAATCTAGAAAAATTGTAGCCATTCTGATGGAGCAAAAAATAAAAACATATTTGGAAAAGCCAAACTATTGTTTTAAATGTAATGTGCTTCTAGATTATGACAAAAGAAAGAATAAATATTGCTCCAAATCGTGCGCCGTAGCATTAAATAATAAAAACAGAAAAAAAGAATTAAAATGTTTGAATTGTGTATCAGAGTTAATAAACACAAAAAAATTTTGCAACAAGGCCTGTGAGGCTGAATATAAAAATAAGCAAACCATAAGGAAGTCCGAAGAGGAAGGTAAAAAAGTTAGTCACTCTTCGTACAGGAAATTTCTAATTAGAAATTATGGTGCCAAGTGTATGAAGTGCGGTTGGGCAGAGATCAATAAATTTTCAAACAAAGTGCCAATAGAGATGAACCATATTGATGGAAATAGTGAAAATAACAAGCTTGAAAATTTAGAATTGTTGTGCCCAAATTGCCACTCATTAACAGGTAACTGGAAATTTTTGAACAACGGCTACGGACGGAAGAATAGGAAAAAGAAAAAAGTTCTTGACTGTGACGAAAGAAAGAGATAGAGTCGAGACACTGAAACGAAACGAGCAAATCGTAAAAAGGTATTGACACAAGGACAGTGACCGCGAGCTGCAACCTCGCGTAGACAAGGGTTCGAGTCCCTTCGATACCTCCAATCGGAGCAAGGTGGAAAATCCAAACTCTGATAAAAATCAAGGGAACAATGTTTCCGCGATCTTTGACAATCTAGTTCGATTTTTTTGCAGGGATAGCCCAAGATAGAGGCAGTCCGATAAAAAGGACTAAAGTGTTGGTTCATATCCAACTCCCTGCGCCGACGTGACCTACGGGTTATAAAGAGATATGGGTTCGAGTCCCATACTTGACATAAATCCAAAGAAAAGAATAAAGTTTTTTTTACTCTTTCTCTTGTTAAAGATTGAATGTTGAGTTAGCTTAACGGAAAAGCGCCACTATATTTTAACTTCTCTAGGTTGCGAGAATTAAGTTTCTCGCATAGCGTTCAGGGAGAGAAGAGAGTTGAGTAGAGTGAACGTATCTCAACAAATATGCGGAAAAAAGAATTTAAATGAAAATATGTCCAAAATGTTCCACAAATCATTCGAAACCTGGAATCTTCTGCTCTCGATCCTGCGCTAACTTTCGGGTGCATAGCCAGGAAACAAAGCACAAAATATCAAGAAAAAACAAAGAATCAAATAGGGCACCAAAGAAAACTATTTGGGAATATGTTTGCGATGGATGCAGGGTGCCATTTTCGTCACCGCGTTGGATTAAACCAAATCGATATAAACACTGCGATGGATGCAAACTTGGACAGAAGAAAGTTGCCGATATACAAAAAATTAATTCAATTTTAGATTTATCAACGCGCACTGCCGCTAAAATCTTGAAACGGTTGAATGCAGGGTGTGTTTTGTGTGGTTGGAACAGGACAAGCTTGGATATACATCACATTCATCCAACGCACCTGGGAGGCACAAATGAACATTCAAACTTGATTGTTCTTTGCCCCAATTGCCACAGACTTGCGCACGAAAAACAAATTGATCAAAAAATATTGTTTGAACACTCGATGGAAGCAATGTTTCCTAAGTGGAAAGAACATTACAATAAGCGGTAGATAACTGTAGGAATGTTACGATGACTGTAAATCATCGGGAGCCCTAGTGCTCGTGTGGGTTCGAATCCCTCCTACCGCACCGTCGTCTGTTGTTGAGACAGATGAAATAGTTGCAAATCTATTTAAAATTGCCGAGTGGTCGGGGAGTAACACGCCGTAAGCAAAACTCCCCCCAACGGGATGTAGCGAAGCCTGGTTTATCGCGCTTGTTTTGGAAACAAGAGATCGCTGGTTCGAATCCAGTCATCCCGACCGTGTTTGCTCTAAGCAAACCAATATGCCTCCGAAGCTTTAGTGGATGAGCATCGGTCTTTTAAACCGATGAAGTGGGATCGTTACCCAACGGCGGCACCAAGTCAAATGCTAGAAAAGGTTTACATGAAATTTATTCAACCAAACAACTTTTTCACTTCTTGTTGACTTTAAACGGGCGGTTAGTGATAATGGGAGCACTGGTGCTTTGCACGCATCAAGAAGGGGTTCGAATCCCCTACTGTCCACCATATGAATGCAGAAAATGAATACATATACATAATGACTCTAAGGTAGCGATATTGGAGTGATCCAATTAGCCAGAGTAATCTGTAATGAAAAAGAGATTACGACGCAAAGGACGATAAGGCTACGGTTGAATTCGTCGCTTCTCAGAAATGAGGGCAAATGCGAGTAAACGGGTGCCAACGGCTCGAAAGAGTGACAGAGCACTACGCACAGTTTCCGAAAGGAACGTTCATTTTCAATTTTGTCATATAAACAGCCGTTGTAGCTTAATTGTAGAGCTCTCACTTGGTATGTGAGAAGATATCGGTTCAAGTCCGATGAACGGCTCCAGTAGATCGTCTACATCTACCGAGGACTGCATGGGAAAATAGGACAATAAAAGTCTGAAAATAAGTGCAACAATCCTTGAAACAGTAGGCTAGCTGAACAAAACAATCCGTTGTTGCCTAAAAGCAAATGCCATTTGGGATTACATTATATCAGGCAAAACATCTCAATACAGGGTGCGTTATAGTAGGCGAATAGCAATATAGCTGGCTTTATGTTCTAAACCATCGGACATAAAGTTAACAACAAGATGGTTATCATCGGGAATGGGTGCGTTAGAGGAGCATGGGGCTTTTGGAAAGCTCAGGTTACAGGTTCGATTCCTGTATTCCCGACCATTATAGCAGCGTAGAGCAGAAGTTAGCTTATCGGGATTCATTCATACCCCGAAGGTCGTGGTGAGCATTTCCCACCGCTGCTGCAGGAGTTTGATCTTAAAGTTTAGTTCATAGTTCTCCTATTAAAAAACACCGAACACGAACTATCACGCCTACTACAGATTTGTTCTTCTCTGGTGGCGTGATTAACGAAAAGAATAAAATGCCCGTAACCCAAGGTGGGACGAGAGTTTCATAAGCTCTTCGGCAAGGGTTCATTTCCCTTTACTGGCACCAAACTGAATGTCATGAAGTTTTACATGAAAATCTGTCGCTCCGAATGGAGTATGTAGGTGCAAATCCTTCCGCGAGCTTTTATGTTCGCGTGGCGAAACTTAGTAAACGCAGCAGAGCCGAAAGGCGTTAAATTTCATATTCCTTGTCAGTTTTTATGGGATCATAGCTCAATTGGGGGAGCGCTACAATGGCATTGTAGAGGATATCGGTTCAAGTCCGATTGGTTCCACTTTTATTCCCAAGTAGACTAATTGGTTAGGTCCACAGTCTTTGAAACTGTTCGGTGAAGGTTCGAGTCCTTCTTTGGGAACTATTGCGGTAAAGTGTAACGGCTGCACGGGAGGCTCATACCCTCCAGGATTAAAGTTCAATTCTTTTTGCCGCGATTTTATGGAAGTGTGCTAGAGTGGTAATAGGTCGGTCTTGAAAACCGTAGCCATCCTTGATTGGGTGCAGAGGTTCGATCCCTTTCACTTCCGCTGCTTGCCAATGGTTAGTTGGAGTCGCGGCCCGTTAACAGTATTGGTCGCCATTGATGGTTGGCGTAAACTAACCATATAGGATTTGCAGAACGCTCCCGAGGGGGCTCTCCGAACAAAATCTGCAACGTGGAGTGAGCCCGAAAGGGTGCGTCGTCTGAAAAGGCACAAAGAAAATAGTGTTAATGGTAGAACATTCGCGGATGGCGAAAGGCCCAGGTTCGACCCCTGGTTTTCGAAACTCAACAAACACAAAACTTACGTTAAGAGTTTTTATGGGCACACCTCCAGTGACGTAATCGCTATTAAGTGGAAAACCTGGAAGGGGTAGGAGCAGCGATTGGTTGGGGTTCAATTCCCCATGTGTCCACCATTTTCTCTGTTGTTATGGTTACAGGAGAAGAAAATGAACAAAAACGAAGATATGCTTGAAAAAGCAAAAGCATTTAGCAAAAAAGTTATTGAATTAGCGAAGAAGTATGACATACAGGACATTAGTTCCTGTGGTTGTTGCGGCGGAACCAGCCTGTATTTCACCAACGGTGAATGCATCGAAGGTTTCAGTCTTCAAAAAGATAAAATAACTTTTGAGCACTCGGTCGTAGAAAATGGCTGCCAAATAAGGCTAGACAAATATTCTGTAGATTGAGAAACAATTCAACAGACACTCTGGAGAGACAGAGAATATGCGCCTATAGTTTAAAGGCAAAACCCGTGGCTTCCAACCATGAGTTGTCGGTTCGAGTCCGACTAGACGCTCCGTGTCAAATGCGTTGTGGTTTACATTTGATGAATAAAACTACAACATTTCTTGTTGACAATTTTTGCGGCCATAGCTCAATGGTAGAGTCTCAGTTTTCCAAACTGATTGTTGCGAGTTCGAATCTCGCTGGCCGCTCCATCTCAAATGCCCGTAAGGTTTACATTCATTGCTAAGGAACGTGGTTCTGGTTCGAATCCAGAGGTTGCAACCGAGAGGCTTTAACTAAGCTTCTGACCAACTATTGCAACTTGGTGTAATGGTAGCACACGAAAATAGACTTTACAATTTTTGTTGAGATAATGCACATGTATCCCAATTGGAAGAGGATTTGGTCTAAGAAACCAAAAGGTGTGAGTTCAAGTCTCACCATGTGCACCGTTTCGGAAAAGAATAAATCGCTTGACTGTTTGTCCTTGAACTGCTAAAGGTAGGGCATCGGTAACGCCTCTGCGGTGAAAAGATCGTTAAGGCGAAGGCGGAAAGCGAAAGATCAAGTGAAAGCTTCATCTAGCGCTCTTTGAAAACATCTCATGTTTATGAGCGTTTGGCTCCCTGAGCGAACGTTCTATTTCGAAACATAATACGGTGATAAGATAACGGTAGTCGGCTGGTCTCCAAAACCATGCAGCGAAGGTTCAAATCCTTCTCACTCGTGCCAATCTCAGATGCCTGTAAGGTTTGCGCTTGCGCTGCAAGCGAAGCTTTGCACACATGCTTATCACGCCCGAGACCCTGGTGCAAATCCAGGCGGCCCCGCTTTTATGGGGTTGTAGTGTAGCAGTTAGCACGCGGTAAAAAATAGACTTTACGAAACCTCGCTGAGATAAACTTGTGGTTCTTGAGTGCACTAGGGAACCTTGGTAGAACACAGTACAGCGCGTGTGTTGTGCCACCGATGAAGCTGGGCAAATAAGTTAGATTTTCTCTAAGAGATGCCTCCTAGGGAATTTCCCAGCCGAGGCAATCTATAAGCGCTAATGCCAGCATAGCCCAACGGCAGGAGGCGAAAGTTTCAAAAACTTTTCAGTGTCGGTTCAAATCCGACTGCTGGTACCATGTATCGCTACGGTTTAAAATCGCAAGAGTGGGAAAACGGATTTCCGCTCAGAGTTCTTTGTTTTACGACAGGATACGAAACGGATACTCGCAAGAGATTCGAGTTCACCTCTGATTTCTGAGCAAAGGAAGTCGAAACAGGAGTCGAGCCCTGTGCGGTACATATTTGGGGTATTAGTTAATCGGTCTATAATACTCGGTTGTCATCCGAGCGTGATGGGTTCAATTCCCATATACCCCGCCATTTTGCTCTCATCGTCTAACGGTCTAGGACACCACCCTTTCAAGGTGAGAAATACGAGTTCAAATCTCGTTGAGAGTGCCAAGTCAAATGCTAGAAAAGGTTTACATCAATTTATGGAAAAATGAAAAACAACTTTTTCACTTCTTGTTGACTTTATGGAAGATTGCTGGAACGGTAACAGGTTGGTTTCGAAAACCAAAGCCGAGGTTGATAGCCTCGACCGAGTTCAACTCTCGGATCTTCCGCCAAACGATACTTGCAATTCGATAGCGCTTACTCAATTACAAGTTCTGATTAACTTCGTCAAGGTTAATACGTCGCGGGAACCGTATACCGCTCCAATGTATGCATGGCTAAAATTGGAATAAGCAAGAGAATGGGCCTTGAACCTTAAATGGTGGGCAAGAGCGACTAAATTCCATCAACTCTGTCGCCATAACAGTTCGAATCTGTTTGTATGCACTAAATCCGAAGATAGCTCAACGGTAGAGCACGCCCCTTAAAAGGTAGGTATGGTTGTTCAATTCAGCCTCTTTGGACCATGGACCATTTGTAATCTGGTGATTACAGCATGCTGTTAACATGCCCAAGCAGGGTTCAATTCCCTGGTGGTTCGCTGAAAGAGAAACAAAATGTTTAAAGATAGATTAGTCAATGTAATCAATAACTTGGTTGGCTCTTCTCAAAAAGAAGATATGTTGTTATTCTCCATCAAGACAATGGAGACTAATGGTCTTACAAACGACCTTCTCTTTTTGAAAGAAATTGTGCAGCCAATGTTGCAGCGTGGTCTTTCTTTGATTGATGTCAGTAAAAAACTGAAAGAAGAAAAGATGGATACTGCTGGACATTGGTTTGGACTAGAGCTTGGCTCACTACCGTCGATCTAAAACACACAAACAGAATAGAAAGAAAAATGGCTAATATCAAAACGGCTGATTGCAAACAAGCGATTGTTCAGTTTGTGCTGAATAACCCAGGCTATATTGGTGCTCAATTCTGTGACCAGCACGGAAAGTCGGGCACACCGTTCAAAGCAACCGCTGACGGAAGAGTTCTTTCTGTTGCTGATTTTGAGCTTCCAGCCCAAAAGGTGAAAAGCTGGAAGAGGTGCGAGAAGCGCAAGATTGGCACAGTTGAAGCAACCTCATGTGGAGTTCCAGTTGGAACGACTGTGCGGATGTTTGAGTGCTCTTCGGGTGAAGAAGCACAAAATACCTACGAAGACCAACTTCGAGCCTACACATACGATGACGGTCAAAAGATCATCAAAGTGGAAATAGCAGGCGAATAAGATTTATGTCCCGTGGACCCGAAAGGGTTAGAAGCCAGGAGTTCGAATCTCTCACGGGATACCAAATAAAGAGCGAGTAGCTTAAGCGGGCAATCGCATAGCAAAGCAGCTCCAGCGTTTTGAGATAACATCAACAGCAAACGCCCGAGAAAGTTGAAGATGCAACGACTTCCTCGCTCACCAGAAACAAATGCCTTGAAGGATTACATTCACTTTTAATGAAGAGGTCGTTGGTGCAAGTCCAACTCGGTTCGCTCTATGAACCGATAGCTCAGGAGCAGAGCGCTAAAAAATAGTCTTTCTAAATCTCGTTGTTTCTCCAATGGTTCCATCGTACTAACAGGTCTAGGTCGTTACCCTCTCAAGGTAAAGATGTGAGTTCGAGTCTCACTGGAACCGCTAAAAACTATCAAATAAGCGAAAGTAAAATGACAAAAAAAGAACACTTAAAACTAATCCAAGAACAGCTAGCAAAAATCGAAGAGTTTCGCGCGGAGCACAATCTCAAAGCGGAAGAGTTCGAAAGAGCGAAACGCGAATATGATCAAAAATGTAAAGTTTATCATGACAGAGAAGCAGCGTTCTCCTCTAAGTTAGATGACTTGATGGGTGACCTTGAGGTTCTTATAATAAATTCACGCTCGGCGTGACGCTAAGCTCTCTCCGTGACCGAATGGACATAGGTGCCAGTCTTCGAAACTGGTTGATGCAGGTTCGATCCCTGTCGGAGAGACCAATGGATAGCCCCCAAGAGCGCCTCGCAGAGCTCCTATACGCCCCAGGAGAGCCCGCAAAGGGCTCGGACGGGGAAAGGCAGCTCCTCAAAGACAAAAGGCTCTAAAAGGGCGTTTAAAAAATCTCTTGACTCTCCCGACGGAGGGTGCTACAACAAGAACATCAGATACGGACCGCAAGCTTTAAGGTGAAGCACTTGGCTCTTAACCATGTGAACTCGGATCAATACCGAGGCGGTCTACCACTAACTTCGTGGAAGTAGACGAAGTCGAAAAACACATAACGGTCAGGTCATTGTTATGTGATCTTCTTTCTAAAAACTAACTTGACAACTGGAGAGACAGTATGTGATTCTAGTGTTGGCTAGCGCAAGAAAAAATAAACCAACAAAATGGTCCCATCTTCTAATGGTCTAGGAAAGTTGATTTTCACTCAACGAATGAGAGTTCGATTCTCTCTGGGATCACCAACCAAAAATAAGCCAGACTAGAAGGGCTTATTGGAGGGTTGCAGGTTGCCTAGTGACGTAAAAACCACTAGGAACAAACAACCTGAGACTTTCAACGGTCTAGTTGCGTAAAAGCAAATGGTTGTAGGTTTACATACATCATGTCAAAACCTGGGCAGTGTCATAGAGGACTAGTTCACCAATACGATACGAGTAGAGAAAATAATGGCGAGTTTAACGTGTAGGTTATGGTGATAGTGCCGTTGTCTTCTCTCGCAGTGTTAATGTCTCCGTGGTATAGCGGATTGTGCCTCAGTTTCCTAAACTGATGAAGACAGGTTCAACTCCTGTCGGAGACGCTGGAACAAATGCTGAAAGGTTTGTGCTTGCAATGCAAGCGAAGCGAGCATACATCTACAAAAACCAAACTTTTCAACTCTTGTTGTTCTGCTTATGAGGACGTAACTCGATTGGATACAGAGAAGCGGCTGTGAACCGCTATAAACGGGTTCAATTCCCGTACGTTCTACCAATTCTTATCTGCCGCTGTATGCCGCCTGCCTTCTAAGCAGGAGAAAGCTAATTGGATACATGGGGGTTCGAGTCCCTCCAGCGGTGCTAATATAGTTTCAAATTATATTAATTTTGTATAGGTTCGATTCCTATACAGGGTGCCAAGAAAATACGGAACCATGCTAGAGTGGTAATTAGTCTCGCCTGCTAAGCGAAGGACATCCAATTGGATGCGAAGGTTCAATCCCTTCTGGTTCCGCCAAATGAATGAAGAAAATAGGGATCTCTTAGAAAACAAAGAGGTCGAAAAAGAAAAGCCCAAATATCACGAGATAGACACAAGTCATCCAGATTTGACATCTCCCTATCCTCCAAACGGCTATGGAGACGGCTCTATCTGCTAAGTCGAGGAAACAATGAAAACAAATAAAGTCTTAGAAAAGCTCGTTTCATCTGGAGAAATCAAATCATATAGATTTGATAGATTTGATGAAATGGGACGCATCAGAGAGGACGATACGATCCGTGGTTCTAATAACACAGAACGATTGACTGTTGTTCTGCCATCTGGTAACACTTTTATTGTTGATTGTTACTCCTCTGGTGTCCTAGAGAATCTGACACTCGTGGTTGATGAACCTGTTTCTTTTGGAAAAACCAATGCCGAATAAATACGATATTCAAAAAATTCCACGTGATGTTTTTTCCCTATCTTTGGAAGAGAAATATCTTCTTTTGGAAGATATCCGAAAGCATGGATTTCAAGTTCATTCAGATAACGATGAAACCATTCCTTGCATTCAATTTGATAATCGTAGGGAAATTGAAAACTCTGGACTTTATTCAGAAGAAGAAATAGATTATATCTACACTGCGGCTTTTCAAACCTTCCTTTCTACAAGATGCTACTTGTTCGAGAATGGAAAAGTGAAATATTGCCCAATAAAGTAACAAAATACGATAGGCCCGCATTACGACTTTGTAAGCCCAGCCGATGATGGCAGAAGAGAAACTTCTAAGCTCGCCGAGGGAGAAACCCAGAGCGTTCACACGGGTACAAATCCCAGGCTTACGTTTTTTTTAACCAATAACCCAATAAAGACAAATGACATATAGTCTGACGACAAGCTATTATGTGGCTCCAGAACCAGTCATGGAAAAAATTCTGGAGTTTGCTAAAACAATCCCAGAAGCCTCCATGCCTATCTGCAAAGGAAATGGCACAATCGAGTTTGAAGTTAAATTCGAAAAAGGCTTGACCGAAGAACTGTTCCATGCTAGAGTTCTTGAAAGGCTGAGAGATTGGCTGCAAAGTTCGGAGATCCTAACAACAGTATCTCTGTACAAAGATGCGAGCTATGTCCTCTCTTACAGGAAACGCAAATGATGGAAAAAGAAGAAAGTTGCTTTCAGAATATCGCAGATATGCGCAAGATCAAAGATGACCTGCTAGCTGCTGGTATCTTGAAGCACGCAAATGGTATAAGTGTTCGATTTGATGAAAAGGGTCCGTATCTGTATCTCATGTTTGAAACAACAGAAGATATGGAATCATGTCCTCTTCTATCAGAATACAAAGAACTAAGAGTTGTCACCGAGGTTGTTGGAGTTATCCAAAGCCTCTAAAGCAATAAACCAACAAAGAGAAGCAAATGAAGATTAGTGTCAAGTGTACAAATTTTGAGGGAATCCAGGTTTCTGTGCTAACCGACGATGGTACCTCGATAGTGGAGTCAATTTCGCCAGAACAACTCCAGCAGCTTGCCGAGGACTGTAACAAGGCCATTCGGGACAGAGGTCCACTTACCAGAGGAAGCCGTTTGGCTGAGACGTCGGTCCTCGTGGAACGGACAAACTCCTACATGCGAGCCGCAGGGATTGCTCAGTACATTACCGAACAAACTGATGCGATGGAATATGCCAACGGTATCGGCGCTGGTCTTGACAGCAATCAAAGCGGTGTTGTGTATCTGTACTTCGAAACACAGGAACTTTGCGACAAGTGTCCGATCAAGGATGAGTTTGATGGTATCCCCATCATCTCCCAGGTCATTGGACGAATCGAGCCCTTGTCGGCTTGAAAAAGTGTTCAAAGTCTTACCAATCAATTTGGTAAGCAAATTATCCCCGCTGGGTGTGACAAGTGTCTGCACGAGGATCTGAAAAGTCCTAGGATTCGGAGCGTTACCGAGGGCGGGGACCAAAAAAATAACTTGAATCTGGTTCTAGAGTGTGGTAGCTTCTTCTACATGGAAGAAGATAAATACAAGAAAGCTCTAGAAGAGATCATCAAGTATCAAAAGAATCCTATCAGACGAGTCCAGTATTCAGGAAGCGGTGGTTACGCCGCCCCAGATTGGATTCAGACGAAAGACAAAATCTTCGAAATAGCCAAAAAGACTCTAGAAGAGTGAAAGTTACGGGCATGTAGTCCAAGTTAGGACGTTGGTACCTTATGCCAAAGGTGGTCGTTCATATCGACCTGTGCCCACCAATCTCAAATGCCAGAATGGGTTTACATTTTTTTAGCCAAAAAGCGGTCTAGGTTCGAATCCTAGCTTGACAGCGCAAGTTGTCATGTGTTGTAATGGGAGCACAAACAATAGACTCATTCAATCCTCGTTGAGATATTAATTTAACAAACAACAAACAACAAAGAACGAAAGAAATGTGGTACAAAGATACGTGCTTGGATCATAAGCCAGATTATGATTTCGCCATGAAGATCATCTTCTTGAGCGATAACACAATCCGCAAGTTTTGGGATTACCATACCTTTGACAAGGAAACGCTAGAAGAGGCGGTGGAGAGGGCCTTCGCTAATCCATATGGAAACCCAAAGATTCCGCTGAGCGATGACCTTGGCTCTTTGAGATACAAGAGAACCGTAGCTCAGTTTTACGCCGATCTGTACTTTCAGAAGCACAAAAGGTGGCCTTCGTTCACTTGAATTCACAAAGGCTTTATATTGGGTAACTTATAGACCCGCTCAATATAAAGAAACCAGGGATCTATATGCAAGTTGCGTGTTTGCTTGTTCAGAATCGCAATCTTGACATTTTATTAGTGAAACAAGACCTCCGTTAAAAGTTCTTGCATTTCTTCGTAACGGCTTGGCTTAAAATGCAAGCATGGGCTCATAGCTTAATTGGTTAGAGCACTCCCCTGATAAGGGAGAGGTTACAAGTTCGATTCTTGTTGAGCCCACCACTTCTATCAAGACTGCTGTAAAATGCAGGGCAATGCTGTGGTCTAAACTGTAGATTCGACCGAAAGGTTGAATTTATGGGGCGGTTAGGGTGAGAGACCCTAAGAGACAATAGGTCAAAGAAATGAACAAAAGCACAGTGGGACCTATTTGAGATAGAAGAGTTTGCGGCATTGGTATAATGGTCAATTACTTCAGTCTGCCAGTCTGAAAACACCAGTTCGATTCTGGTATGCCGCTCCAAATGAAAAAGTGCTTGACTTGCGGTAGCGATAAAGTCCACTCTAGATACATTCAAGCGCATCGCTCCTTTTGTCTTTGCGAGGAATGCGTATGGAAAAGCATCACATGCTATATTTGCTTTTCGGTGCGCAAATTCAAAGCAACCGCACAGTGCGATCGTAATGGTGTCGGTTTTGGACGATGTGCGGCCTGCGTAAATGAAGGCAAAGAATGAAAATAACGCCAATAACCGATAAAAAAGGAATTTGTTCTATTTGCAAAGAACGCAAGCGCGTTTGGCCGTATACAATGTACAGCCTCCAACTTCTTTTTTGTAATGATTGTTTGGGCGCAACGATAATGTGTCCCGTTTGTCTCACCATCCCAGCCAAAGGGGAGATGGTTTATCAACCCTGCATTGCTTGCAGGGATGAAGATAGAAGATACCTATGAGATGTTGTGTTTGTGCGGGCGGCGCTTACTCTTTTATTGTGTACGGCCAAAATTACAACGTATGTGACGACTGTTTGGATAATTCCTTTATCTGTTACAAGTGTCACCTTGTTGAAGATAGTAATAAAGGTAAAAGAGTAAGGGGATCAAATATTAGTTTTTGTAAGTCTTGTTTGTTGGAAATGAATAATGCTCCAAGAAAATGAAACAACATAAATGTTCTTTGTGTGGCGAAAAGTCCACCTACGAATACCCAAACATCAGAATGGGGTTTTGTTTTATTTGCGTTGAAGCAAATAAAATTTGCTCCATCTGCGGAGTGGTCTATGGCAACTACACAACAGGAGTTAAAACCTTATTTGATCCGCTCGGAACATGCCTTTTGTGCAGAACTGAAAGATCAGGATGATAAACAAAAAGTCTTACAAATGTTGCTTATGCCGCGCGGAGTTAGACCAAGCAGTTTACCTCTGTGGCGCGTGTGTCGAGTTAAGCCTTTTTCGCTTCTGTGGTTCTTGTTTTGTGCGCTTCGACGAAGAATGCGCTTACCGTTGTAGTTTTTGTTGCGAAGAAAATAAAACAACAAGGTCATTTGACGAATGAGAAAATGCGTTTTGTGTGGCGCTATGCACCATGCTAAGTTTCTCTGTAGTTCTTGTTTTTCTACGAAGTTTTGCTTTTTCTGTTGGGTTTATTACCCAGACAAGAATTCGTTTCGGTGTGAAAATTGTCTTGAAGAAAACAAAGACGAGAAGAAACCATGGTTAGATCCTTAAGGATATTTTAGAATGGCTAAATGCGCTCTCTGCGATATCACACTAGACCACCCCAGATTTCTCTGCGATTCTTGTTACTCTATACAGTTTTGTTTTCGTTGTTGGATAATGTACCCAGACAAGAAAACATTTCTGTGCAAAAACTGCGAAAAAGAAATAGGGAGTATGGGATCATTGTGGCTATTAAACAGAGGCTATTAAACAGAAACTTGTCCCTTGTCCCATATAACAATCTCGCTCAATTGATTGTTGTAATATTGAAACAAAGCATCATAACCTTTTGATAGAGCAAGAGTTTTAATCTGGCTGCCGATGTAGCCATATTTTTCCTCTTGCTTTTCTACCATTTGGCTTGCTTTGGCTTCATCGGCTCCCAGGGCCACAAGAGCTTCAACGACAGGGTGCTTACCGCCTTGAGTTGAGAATATCTTCAATGGATTCTTAACTTTCAAGTAAGCTTCAATAACCTTGCCCCCGCTTTCTGTAGCGTAGGACAGAGCTTTCTCTTTGTTTGGGGTAAAGTAAGCTCCAACGCCAAGAGCACCGCGTCCGTTTGTTCGGATAGGCTTAATGCCGTCCCAAGAGCCGCCATGATAAACAGGACCGAAGAGGTCATTGTTTTTGGTTTCTTTGTCGAGTTCTTCGAAAACAAACTGAAAAAGGTTGAAGCGTTCTGTCATGGTTGTAAGTATGGCTCCACGATTGTTTAAAAGCCCTACAGAGCCTTCGGGGAGCAAGAACGGACAAGAACCCGTTCTGCCGCAAGGGATCGACTGGAAGGGCTTATAGAGCTTCCTAGGGGCGTCCTGGTTACCCTTAATCTCCTTGACTCTACCTCTAAGATAGACTATGGTCATAAACATGATAGAGTACATCAAGTCGATGCTCTGCGAAGCAGAGTTTAAAAATGAATGCTGGGATCGGGGCGAAAAGTGGTCGAACTTTCTGGTAGAAACACCAGAAGGCAAGATCGAACGTCGAATCCGCTCGGATTTTCTCATGGGAAACTTGAAGGTCGGTCAAAAGACAATCGTCAGGATTTCTATGGATGATGGAGCTGACAAGCGGATTCTCTCCCATAGTCCAAACTTTCGCGGCGTTTTGAACGTCATCTACAAATAACAACAAGAAAAGAAAAAAGAAAACACAAATGTCTATGCCAGATTACATTACCCCAAAGCGTTTCGAGATTCAAGGCGGAATTATCACAGAAGGTAAAGCGTCAAGGAACGCTAAAGCCGAACGGATCTTCCATTTGAAGGTCTCTCAGGTTGTCACAGTCAAGAATCCAGAGGATCTTGGTTACTTGATGCGCCGAGACACCCGCTTGTGCGGAATGGATTCTATCCGAATCATTGAACTTTGATCTTTGCGTCTTTCTATAAACTTCTTTTGACGCAAACCAATGGAGTGAGGTCAATTCTCCCCTTTCGGGCAGCTTTAGGTTAAAACTGCCTCTATTCTTCTCTCATCTAATGGTTAAGATGACGGTTTCTGACACCGTTCATCGGGGTTCGAGTCCCTGGAGAAGAACTAAATGAAAGTATATCTTTGTTTTCTGCGGAATGATGCAAGATCCACAAATGTGGATACACAGTTCCTTGGCGTTTCTTCAAGCGAAAGCTTGGCTCTTAATTTGTGCGCTACTGCTGTAATAGCAAGGGCTACAATGAAGGGTATGAAGTTTTGGTGGTATAACGAAGAAACGAAAAAGTTGCACCTAGAGAATAATAATAGGTTGTATACCGAAGGCCAAGGAAAAGTCATTGAATTGGTCGAGAAGTTGTTTACAGACAACAACATCACAAATCTCGAAGAGTTGAACGAGCACCTGCAAGTCTATATGCGAAAAATTGGACGAGCGGAGCGCTGGTGCGAAATCACAGAAATCGAAACAGACGAACCAACCTTCTTCGACTGAGGCTCTGATATGTCTAGAAAATGCATTTTTTGCCATGGACTTTTCAATTGGGATAGTAAAATATGCAAAAAATGCTGTTCATTTGTTCAGGACCAAAGAGGTCTTGATTACTGCGACCACTGCCTTGCGGTTCGAGTCCATGTTATTTCCGTGCGCGGTTATGTGGTTTGTGACGATTGTGTAGATGAAGGTAAAGTGAAGCGTAAGATTTAAAAAATCTCTGTAAGGTGTAATTGGATTGCATGACGGCCTACGAAGCCGCGAGGTTGCAGGTTCGAGTCCTGCTACAGAGACCAAAAAACGAACTAGAGTCAAAGACAATGAGACATTGGTGTTTTCTTTGCAAAGATGCGAAAATATGGCGAAACAATCTTTGTTTGGATTGTTATAATATCGCCGTAGGCAGAAACAACCACTTTTGTCTCTTTTGCTTTGCAGTAACACAAAAAAGTGAAGGCAAAGATCACGGCTCAGGTCCACTAAAATCTTATATAAACTATCAACCTTGCCCGCAATGCAGGGAGCAAGGGAGTCCTGTATGAAAGTCATGTGGGAGATTTTAGTCCCTACTGTAAGTAACGAAGGGAAACCATTTAGAAAACGATACCACAAGGTATGGGATAGAAAAGTCCAAGAGTTTTCAGATGGAATGACTATTCTAACCCCAGCGAAGGGAACATGGATTTCGCCTGACAAAAGGATTTTCGAAGAAAGAATGATCCCTGTTAGGTTTATAGCAACAAAAGAGGAAGCCGAGCAGATTGTTGATTATACTCTAAAGTATTACAACCAAGAAGCTGTTCTTTGCTATCAAATAAGTTCTGAAATCATCATGAGGTATAAAAAATGAGCGGAAATGTAAATTTGGAAAAACTCAAGACAATGATCACAGAAACCCAACTTTCCCTTGAGGAATTTAGGGAAAAGGCGGAAGAGATGGGTTTTAAAGTCAGAGTCGTATCTACCAACGGCAACGGCTCTTTTGTTACCATGGACTATCGCTCAAACAGGCTCAATGTTTGTGTCGAAGGAGCCCTTGAAACAGTTACACGCCGCGAGCTCGACGAAGAGATGCAAGAAATCTATGGAACCAAATATCTAGAAGAGAAGAAATTTGACACCAGCACGGCTCATGTTTCTTCTATCAGAGGTATCGGTTGAAGAACTCGTTCAAATTATTTCTCTTGCTGCTTAGTTTTCTTTTTTTGGGATGCGGTAACACCGTTCTTCCACCAGAAAATTACTACGTCAATTGTGGGGACAAAATCTTCCACATTGGCGAAGAAAACAAGATTCAGATGCCTCAGTGGACATACGCCAGAAGTGGTGTTGTTACACTAAGAACAAGAGAGATATTTGGACCAAGTTGTTACTATAACTTCGATGCCTCTTCTGTTAGGGTCGATGACTATGGAGCGCCATTCATAACCATCCCAGCAAATCATTGTTATGGAAGAATACCAGTAACAGGTTTGAACCAAGATGGAAACTTTATATCTGTGACAGTTAATAGCTACACAGACGCTGGTTTGATCACAGACACGGTTTTTTCTGTCTGGACTTTGAACCCATAAAACCAAGGACGATTGACAGAGTGGAAAGTGTGCTATTTCCACCTACATTTCGAACATATTTTTGCTCCTTTGCTCAGAATAGCCGAACAATCCTGGCCAGGACAAGTTTTTCTTGGCTTACGGAGTGATTTTCCAGCAAAATTGTCAGTTTGGGAATGACAATTCGGACAAAGTAAACGAAGGTTTGAAATAGTTTGATTATTTCTATCACCATCAATATGGTCTAGTTGTAGAGATAGGGGCTTTGATTGCCAAAAGGGCTGACTATTACAAATACTGCACTGGTTAACCAAGATATTTTTGGCGATCAACTGTTTTTTGAAACGATCGGAAGAGGATAAAGGGGTATTTGGCGCTAATATTAATGGCTTTGATTTATTGCCCCCTGTACCGTGCGCGACGCCCTTCCAGTTACTTGTATCAATTTGAAGGGACTGTATCCTAATTTTCAAAGACTTCCAATTTCCCTCAGATGGTTTAATATTTAAAAAGCGCATTATAGCCGCATAAGAGTGATTAGTTTTGGCGGCTTCCAAAAGTTGTTGATCTGTAATGTTTTTTAATCGCATATTTAATTCCTTGGAAGGTGGACAGAACGGTAATGTGCCACTCTGGAAAGGTGAGGCTGAGCAGTAATGCTCAAGTGGGTTCGACTCCCACCCCTTCCGCAACAGTAATGGCATACAATATTTATTGTATGCCATACCATTTTAACATTGAAAACGCCAAAAATGCAAACAGGTTTAGACCACCCGTGCGAAAGTTGCAAAAAGCCGACTATCAACGGTGAAGTTTGCCACAATTGCCTCCCCATAATGATCCAAAACAGACAATATTTTTGTGTTTTATGCAAAACTTTCTTTTTTTCTGCCGTACATGTGAGCATTTCAACAAACAGAGGATACACAATCTGCACCTTGTGCAACATGGAAAAAGGTTGGTTTTTCGATGAAAAATAGGTGCGAAATATGTCACACGCGGGATATGAAGAGGGAAGTTGTTTGCGATGAGTGTATAGATAATCTTTCGTTGGGACATAATGCTTTATGCGCCTGTTGTGGTTGTATAGTTTGGCATAGAAATTATCTTTTCACACTAAGATGCAAGCAATGTCAAAGTTCAAACTGACGAAGCATAGATGCATTTTATGCAAACGAATCTTTAGTTTTCATGGTAGTTGTGACGAATGCAGTGAGCAAGTCGTTAAAAGAAAAAAACTTTTTGCTTTCGTTGTCAGTGTATTTCTGAATTTCAGAATTTTCATTTCATGAAAATTTGTCAGATATGCATAAGAGAAATAAAGCGCTGAATGTGTAAGATTGTTCCCAAGAGACAAAATAAATGTCTGAAAACCTAAGATATTGCGTTGTTTGTCTGACTACAGAAAATATTGGAGAAAAATTTTGCAGAAGTTGTTGGAAGCTTCTAGGCAAGAAAATGCGATATTGTAGGATCTGTAGCCTCTTCCACGAAGTTCCTGTTCACCAACAACACATGCAGATACAAAGAAGATCGCTGTGTGATCTGTGTTGGGCAAAAAAATTTCCATAAGGAAAAAGAAAATGTTGCTAACGAAAGAAAAGCCACAAAAATGGCCTGAATTTGACCAGTTGCCAAAAAAGTTGGGTTTCGTAGAAGAAGATGGGAAAAATCTTCTTTACCTCGACGATCTGAGATACGCTTCTCTTAGAAGCAAAGCGTATTTTCGGATGTATTTTCCAGAAATAAAAGAATTGCTAGAAGCAAATTATCCCAACTTTACTGGAGCAATCCTCTCCTATCAAGTTATCCAAACAACTTACAACTATAGCAGAGAAGAGCCGTATTGGGCCAACAGCTATTCTCTCATAAGGTTAAAAAATGGAAAACTCCATAACGGAAAAGAACCAGCTTTTATTGCCCTTGATCCAAATTATAGATCGGGCGAGATAATAAGGCCTAGAAGTTACTCGTCAAAATATGACGGTCCAGTGACCAAGGCTGTTCTTTATGCTCTTGATGGCACAATAGTCTCGCCAACAATATGGAAAAAGAATGTTGAAAGCGGCGACGCAGAAAATGTCACACAAGAAGACAGGGGCAAAAGGCTACAATTCACTGGCCATATTATCCTCGGCGAAGAGATTGAGGCATATGGGCATGAAAGATTGCTGTGGGTGAGAAATGGCGATGAGCTTTATGTTTTGGATATTGTTGACCGTGATACTAACCACCAAACCAAGATAATCGAAAGAAAGATAAGGGCAATGCGGATCACAAAAGACAAAATGGAGAAGCTTGTCTTTGAGAAACGCTCTAGAGAGCTAGAAGAGTTTTTCATCGACAACGCTCAATTTGTTCTAAAGAGCATAACCCCACACTAAAATTTAAAAACCCTACAGAGGAAGCAAAATGTCAAACAGGAGTTTGTTCGATAAGATTATTGTGATCGACCTGGAGGCGTCCTGCGACGATCCTAGGCCATCCTGGAGCAGCGAGGTCATAGAGATTGGCGTCTGTCTTTTGGACAGAACCTCTTTGGAGATAACCGACAAACGGAGCATTCTCGTAAAACCAGAAAACACACCTATCACACCTTTCTGCACATCTCTTACAACAATCACGAAAGAGATGTTAGATAGCGGTGGCGTTTCTTTGCAAGAAGCTATCAAAATTCTTGTCAAAGAATACAAGATAGATAAGCGCCTTTGGTGCTCGTGGGGCTACTACGACTACCAAACTCTCACACAAGACTGCGCCGCAAAAGGCATAAAGTGCCCATACAAACCAAGACAGCATATAAACCTAAAGCCAAACATTTGTTTTACCCAGGGTTGGGACGAACAGATCGATGTGAAGGCAGCATTGTCGAAGTTTGGCTTGGAATTCGAGGGCACACATCACAGGGGACATGATGACGCTTACAATATAGCTAAAATCTTTGCTGCCCACATGAGGGTTTTAAGAAAAAACCATTGAGATCGCGCAAAGGTTATGTTAAGAATGCATGTACAATTTCTACATCTACAACGCTAAATGTGTCCGTTCTTTTGATGAACTTGGGGAAGAGTTCAAGAACTTTCCGCTGAAAGTGTCATTGAAAAAGGAGGACACAAATGTTTTCTATTTTAGTTCCTCCAATGATAGAGACTCTGATTTGCCGCAGGGTATCGTAGTCCTTGTTGATTTCCCAAAGGATTTCACAGGAACGATTTGTGTCATCAAAAGCTTCAATGACTTCAAGGCGGGAAATCGCGAGAACGGTTTTGCTAGGGGCTTTGTTAACGACGAATTTTCGTATTTTAGATTAACCTATGGGGAAATCCCTGGTTACGGCTATTACTCTTCGAAAGCCGCCGTCTCCGTTCGAGGCAGGAAGAGCGCTTTTAGCGTAACGATTCTTCGCTATAAGAACGGAAAACTTCACTCAGAAGCCTACCCAGCCGCAGAGACTAAGGTACTTCGTTTGTGTGAATACATCCGAGACGGTAAAACGGAAGTAGAAACCAACAGGGAAAGAAGCTCTAGCCAGAACCATTATCTCAATGGCACAAGTATCTCGGAAGCGAAAAAGAAAGTTGCCGTAGAAAAAGGGATTGATATTAAGACAACTTCAAGGCTTAAGTTGTATGGTTCTTTGCGCCTCGGCGAAGAACTTGAGTGCTTTGGAGACGATGGGCTGGTTTGGGTAAGGAATGGTCAGGAACTTTGGGCTTTGGATCTTCCGTACAGAACCAAATCGATTCAATCCAGATACATTGGAGAACAGCGGAGAAAAATGTTGATCGACGAGAACGATAAAACGCGCTTCTTTTTGGTTGACAGCGCTAAACTCGAAGAAATTGTTGTAAACACTATGCCATATCTTCTCACTGGAACAACAGCGGACTGAAAAAATGCTAGAACTAACAGAAACTCCCCCAAGCAACGTTTTCCTTCCCAAAGAAATCTTGAAAGAGATAAAAAAAGAAGGGAAAGTGTGGTATGCACACTGCGACAAATATAATTTCACAAGCAAGTACGAAATAGAAAAAAATGGCGTACCAGTTTCAAGTGATTTTACTGGCACCATTGTTTGCTACCAAAAAACAGAACACATTACCTACAGCTACACAAAATATGCTGTTGTTAGAATAAAAGATGGCTTGGTTCATAATGAAAATGGCTATGCTATTTTTGAAATGCAGACCAGCAGCGGCTACTACGACTCTAAGCTTTGCAACAGGTACTATTACTTGAAGGGCACCGAGTACAGCAAGCCAAATTGGCAAAAAGCCCTCAAAAAAGTTGACCAACTGGAAGCGAACGCCAAAGCTGCGAGGATTCATTTCGAAGGATATTTTAATGTCGGAGAGGAATTTGCCGCCTTTGCTTCGAATGGAAAAATCCTTTATTTCAGACTCGGTGAAGAACTTCATTTCCAGAACGAAGAGCTTTTGAACCACCACAAGCACAGCATGCTCAATTCGCTAAAAAGGCAAATGAATATAACAAACGAAAATGAAAAAGAACGTCTGTTTTTTCACACGATTTCAGAGCTGGAGGAGCTGTTCGCTTCTAACATCCATTTTTACTTGACTGCTACCTCTAAGGGATGATAGGATAGGTACATGGTAGACCTTAAAGAAAATAGGCCAGAGGATTGGGTTAATTTTGACGAGTTTGTCTCTTTGTCCAAACAGGACATGGAGAGAGATGTTCGCTTTGTTGAACTCAAAGAAAAGTTTTACCCAACATTCTCGGATTTTCCAAAGATCCCATCAGATTTTTCTGGCGTTGTTGTTGGGCGTTTTCATAGGCCAAGCGATTTTGTACAGCTCATTAAGGCTGTCTATGGAACGGACTCCTATGGACCGAGGAGGGATACGTGGGCGCGTTTTCAGGCAATGAGTACAAGTGAAGTTCTTAGAGCCGATAAAGAGGGAAACCTAAAAGAAACGCTGGAGAAGTACAACTCGTACAATCGATATTCCAACGTAAAGCAAACACTCTACTACAGAGAAAACTACGAGAGAGAATACTACACTATTTTTCGCATAGAAAAAGGAAAGTTACATTGCAATTACGGGCCTGCACTCTCGTTCGCAGAGCGGGACAAATGTTCTTATCAAGATTTGGATAGGAATGAAATCCCAACACCAGTGTCCGAAACCGAAAGAGAAACACCTAAAATCGAAAGAGAAAACCATTACTTTTTGAATGGTTTCAAGGTTACTCAAAAGGCTTGGAAAGAAGCCGTAAAGAGTGGTGTTGCAAACATTGTCGATGAGGGCGGAAATTCTTCAACCAACACAAAGGCCGTAACACAGACGAGCAGAATCAAGTTTTCTGGTGAACTTTCAGTTGGCGAAGAATTAACTGTCTATGGTGACAATGACAAGATCATCTGGATAAGAAATGGAGAGGAGTTGTGGGCTTTGGATCGCGTATCGCGCACGAAGCCAAAGAACTCTTTGGATATCACAAAGAAAATGAGATCCATGGGAATCTCCGAAGACGACAAGACGCGTTTCTTCCTTGTCTCGCAAACAGAATTGGAAAACATCTTTTGTGAGACTCTAGAACCACTCGTTAAAAGCACAACAGCTACAAAAAACAGTAGATGGTAACATGGCAAAAAAATCTAAATCTCAACCTAAATTTCAAACCGAAAAGCCACAAAATTGGCCCGATATTGCTTTAAATCCGAAGGATACCAATGTTCTTTATATGATTTATGAAGAAACATCTGGGTTCGTCGTAGACTTCACAGATAGAGAGTTTCTGCCGTCGCCAGACTTTACTGGTACTTTGGTGCACTATACCATCTCTTCGGAAAACACGCAGTATACCATAAAACCAGATGGTACTTTTGAACAAAGTTACAGATTCTGGGATCGCGATATTAGCGATGGTAAAAGGATAGTCACTGCAAAATCAAGAAGAGAGGTTATCGACATAAATCGATTTGTAGACGGCAAAGAACATTGTGAATATGGCCCAGCCAGCGAAGAAACCATGCGGTACTTCGTCGACTTTCCAGATGGAACAAGACGAGATCGTTATAATTACAAACCAACTGTACATTACATGCTGAACGGTCGAGAGACCACAAAAACAGCGTGGCAAAAAGCAGTAAAGAATGGTATTGCAATTGTTAGGGAAAGTAGAATCAAGTTCAATGGCACCATGCTAATTGGTGAAGAATTGGAACTTGGCGGCAATGGCAGCAGTATTCTCTGGGTAAGAAACGGAGAAGAATTGTGGGCTTTGGATCTTCCGCATCGCCAAGGCAGAGACGATGCAAAGAGCATCAATGCCAAGAGGCGCGAAATGGAAATAGACGAAAAAGATAAGGAGAGGTATTTTCTTACAACTCCAGACAAGTTAGAAGACATGGTTGGTGAATCTTTTGTAGCTATGCTAAAAAGCACAACCCCAACCTGAGATAGCAAGCCAGTTAAAGGGTTTTATCGTTTCCACTTTAACTGCCATATGTGTACCTGAAAGGGTCCAACCCGTTCTTACACCCTTTGAGCGACTATTTGATTAGCAAAACACATATGGAATGAGTAAGGTCTGAAATATGACACGGGACGAAAACAAGGAAAAAGAACTTGCAAAATGTATGTTTTGCAAAACTGCATCTGGGTCAAGGAGTGGATTTAGCTTTGCGCTTTGTAGTGCATGTGAACTTATTAGCCTCGCGAGCCACATCGATATCTGTGTAAAATGTGAATTAGCCCACAAAATGAAATCGCCCTACGAGTTCTCGGAGAAGTGTTGTGGAAAATGGTAAGTGTGAGATATGCAAAGAAAAGGTAAAGTCATTTATCCATCCACTTTGTACTTCCTGCGGGGCTATCTTTGATAGGTACAATATGGATATGTGCCTTACCTGTTATCTGGTGCACGGAACACTTAAAAAAGAATTTAGTATATATTGGAGCGAACCTTGCTGCGAGGACCCAGATGTCGGATGATTACATCATCAAAGCTGATCTACCAAGATGCGCATTTTGCTATTCAGAACACATCTGCGACGATTGTGTCTGTAAAAATTGTGAAAAATTGGCCGACGACAATATACTCACCATGTGTCTCTGTTGTGGCTTGGTACATGAAACTGAGCACCGACGCGGACCGTGGAGAAAGCCGTGTTGTAAGGTACTATGACAATAATCAACACTGACTTGCGCCGATGTGTAATTTGTTACGAAAAGGAGAAGACTAAATTCTGTTGCACAAAATGTGCCAATTTAATGTTAATTGGTTGTAATGGAATGTGCTTAGACTGCGGCTTAGTGCACCAAGTGGAACAGAGTATCAACCTCCATTGGGCAGAAAAGTGTTGCGATAAATGAATAACAACATTATTCCAACCAATTTAAATCGTTGCGTCTTTTGCTTTAAAAGACACAAGGAAAGTGTCTGTGGTAATTGCAGCCGCCATGCCAGAAGTAATTACACTAGGATGTGCTTAGATTGCGGATTGGCGCATAAATATGATCCCAAAACTTATCGGTGGCTAAAAGTGTGCTGCGGGACAAAAGAAAATGGCTAGAAGAAAAAAAGAAATAGTAGAGCCTTGTGTTCTTTGCACCGATACAAAAGAGCGAAATGTTTTTTGTAATATTTGTATACGCCTTCTAGTAGACAATAGAACCGATTGTTGCCTAAAATGCTTTTTAGTAGCAGATGACAAAATAATTCGAAGAGAACATAGAAAATGTCAATAAAGTCCTTATCGTATAATGGTTATTACGCCAAGCTCGTACCTTGGATATGACAGTTCGATTCTGTCTGAGGGCTCTAAAATGATTAAGTTTATAAGATACTTAGTAGCAGTTCCAACTGCCATGGTCATTGGAATCGGATATGGCATACTAGTTGCTTCGTCCAAGGCAAATGCGAAAGAACAAGAAAAACGTAAAAGCCCTTGACTTCTTGATCGGAATATAATACAAGCAAAGAACGCAATGGGCGTTTAGCTGTTGCTGGATATAGCGCTCTGCTTATAACGGAGAGATCGTGGGTTCGATTCCCACAATGCCCACCAAAAGCCTGTATTTGAAAATACCAACAAAAGAAGCAAAATGACTAGCAGATTAACGAAAATGTTCGCCCTTGTTGTGGGCGATTGGTCTGGTGACGGACACGAAAAGACAACAAAAATCCTGGTGAGAACAAATTTCACAGAGGACGAAATACAAAAAGCTTACAAGAAAGCTGTTGGTATCATTGGCGTTGACCTGACAAAAGATATTTGTCGCAGCTATGACGAAAGACGCATTCCCTATGATAAGTTTAAGAAGCTCATAAAGTTCGATGAGATTTTTGAACTTTATGAGGGTATTAGCAAGGAAATAACCGAAAAAGAATTCAAAAATGACACATGGATTTCCTATGCCGACCCTGACCACTTTGCAGGCCTATATCTGGCGTTTTGCAAGATCGGTAACCCCGATTTTCGCTACAAGATCATTAATACTAACAACATCAATGTTGGCGGTTACGGACTCTTTAGTTGAGGACAATGAACAAATGGATAACCCTTTTAGAGAAAATATCGAGATGATTGTCGAGGCAAAGGACGCCGAAATAGCTGACTTGAAAGCAAAGTTGGCAAAATTGGAAACTAAGACAAAAGCCTTGGAAGAAAAAAGCAAGTCTTTTGGCGATTCCAATTCTTTCGGCGACCTTGAAGTAGAACAGATCGTAAAAGAAGGAAAGGATTATGTTTATCATTTAACTTTTGGTAATAAAGTTTCCTTTATTGCTACAAGTAAAGGCGCACCAGACAATTTCTTTCAAATGGGAAACAAGTACACTATACGTGTGCATCGAAAATGAGCAAACTCATCCATTTGTTGAAGATAATCTTTGCTATCCCGCTAGCAATAATCTTTTTGACAGGGTATTTTGCCCTGTTCTTTTTTGGAATCATCAGAAGCATTTTTAAGTGAGGAATACCGTGGCCGATATCAAGGATACAAAAATTGACTTCCATCTACAAAATTGGCTCGATGAAAGCCAAGAAACCGACCAGTCATCGGTTATCCTCCGAGGTTTCGAGGGATACAGAGATGAGATTCTATCTCTGGTGAAAGAAAACGGCGGAACGAACACAGTAGACATTCCGCCTGTGTTTGTTGTGAATGTTACAAAGGCTCAACTTCTGGAGATCATTAAGTCTCCTATGATTAGAACGGCGGAGCTTCCCACAACGCTTCATCTTTTGCGCAAAAACAAGCTAAGCGTAAAAATGACTTGACGACACCGATACGATTTGATATATAGATTATACACTAGCTGCGGTTGGAGCCTTATGGCGAGTATATCCAGTAGAGGGCGGGTTTTAGCTTTTCCCTGCTCTGCAAAAATATACAGACCATAAGACAAGCAGTTATTTTATATTCGAAAAAAGCTAAATGGTTATGTAGCCCAACTGGTAGCAGGCAAACGTCTCAGAAGCGTTAAAGTGCGGGTTCGAATCCCGCTATAACCACAATGTACTACATCAAAGGTAAGCACCACATTGCAATAGCAAAGGCTACTGTGCATTTCAAAAAGTGCTCGCTTTGCCCAGAAAAACTTGTAGACTTGTATTCAACGGATACATGTTGTGTGTTGTGCAACACCTATTTGTTCAAAACAAACACATTTGTTTGCGATTGCTGTAACATGATTTGCAAAGAGCCGCGCTATATTCCTTACAGCAAAAGAAACAAGGTAATTTGTGAGGAGTGTAGCAAAGATGGCAAAGGCGAGTAAGGCTAAAAAGCACTGCGCAATTTGTCATTCTTTGGAACAGATAGAAGAAGAAGAGGCAGAAGGGGTCTGTGATAAGTGCGACGAATTTTTGGCCACGGAATTAAGCTGTTGGTGCCTATATTGTGGACTGGTAGAGTATTCCAATTACACGACAATATGCGTGCTCTGTGCAAAAGCCTATGGTCTTTCCTAAAGAAAAAATTCTTAAGCCAGCTAAGTGCAAATACTGCGCTGAATCTTTTTCTTGGGTGAACATTGTCCCCGAAACCTGCACTTTGTGTCGGGTTACATGTAGAAAATATAAGACACAAATGTGTTATGGCTGCGGCTTGGTATTCACAAGCACACAAGAAGTTTTTTGTAAGGAATGCAATCCATTAAACAAAGAAATGCAATGACTGACTTACCTTCGTGTTCTTTGTGCAACAAAGTTGGTATGGTATTTGGCAACAATGCTTGTGCGGTTTGCATAAACATAATCAAGTATAACGCAAATATATGCTGTCTTCGTTGTTCCCTTACAGCCAAAGCAAAAGCAGATCAAATTAAATTTTTAGAATACGGGAACATGATTTATCACTGTGAAAAGTGCATGGAAGAATGGCGCCAAAGAAAGTAAAAATTTGCCCCGCTTGCGGCTTAAAGCCCGTGAACACCTTTAGAGGCAAAACAATTTGCGATTCCTGCGATTATATTTTGTACGAGAATGAACTTTTTCTTTGCATTAACTGTTTTCTTGTCGAAAAAGGCAAAACCATTCCTTTTTTGGCAATTGGCGTGTATGAGCAAACTCATCAGTGTGAGCGCTGCTACTACACCGAAGAAGAAACCGAATAAAAATTCTCTTGACATTCTTACCTCGGTGAACTAAACTACTATCTAGTTAAAGACAACGGCCCCTTAGCCCAGCGGCAGAGGCAGAAGACTTAAAATGCAAGCGTGGTGGAACGGTTTACACAGGAGACTTAAAATCTCTCGACTTCGGTCATGCGAGTTCGAATCTCGCCGCTTGTACCAGATAAATGACTGATAAGAAAAAATGTGTTTCTTGTAACGAAAACCATGAATTAGAAATGTTTTCGTTTAAGAACCAAAAGGAAAATATTAGACATAACAAATGTAAGAATTGCCAGCGCCTTTATTGCAAAAAAAGATATCTGCTCTTAAAGCAAACTTACAAAGATAAGGCAAAGGTAAATAACGAAAAATACAAAGAAAGAAATAGGGAGATATTGTCGTCTTACAAAAATGCAATACCTTGCAAAGACTGCAACAACTTCTATCCACCTTATGTGATGGACTTTGATCATCTCCCAAATTATGAAAAGTTCAAGAATCTTTCTAGGATGAAAAACTCTTCTTATTCTGTAGAAACTATAAGAAAAGAAATAGAAAAGTGCGATTTGGTTTGTGCAAATTGCCATAGAATAAGAACCTGGAAAAGAACGCAAAAAAGCTCAATAAGCGGATAGGTGTCTCTACCTCCTTCTACCTCCACCCGAGGTTAAAGCGACAAGACCTTATCCGCTTTTCTTTTGTCTTTTGTTCTCTTATAAGTTTTCTTGGAAGTCACTGGCAACGAGCTCCTAGAAGGCTTTTAGAAACCCGTCGTTGGCAGAACGGGTCAATGGGCGTCGAAACAGTTCTCGGCCTCTGGTGAGGCGTATAGGGGCAGCAAAGGGCATCGACAGCAGCATGGAGCGAGCGAGCGAGGAACAGAGAGGTTAATGCCTTTATCTTTTTTCGTAGCAGCTCTAACTTCACAAGTAAAGGAAAGAAAATGCAAGCAAAATACATCGCATATGACATAGAAACAGGTGGCTTGAGCAAAGAGGCTCCGATACTGACGGCAGCCTTTATCGTCCTAGACGAGAGGTTCGAAACCATTGCCAAAACAGACTTTTTGTTCAAGTTAGCCAAGAAAGTGGTCATTGAACCAGAAGCTTTCGCGATCAACAAAATCAATATCGCAGAACATTTCAAAAATTCAGCAGCAATGGAAGCCACAGAAATTGATGAAAGACTTGAAAGGTGGATAAGGCTACACCAAACAGATGGTGCCGAGAAATTGCAATCCGTTGGGCACAGTTTCTTTTTTGATTACAGCAGGTTATCTCCTGTTCTACCAAAGTCTTTTGCCCTTGTCGATAGAAGGGGTATCGATACTTCTTCGAACAATAAAATTCTTCAAGCGTTAGGCAGAATGCCAAAAGAAGCAAATAATCTTGAAGAAATTGCCAAACATTTTGGAATTGAAACCTCTGGGGCGCATACAGCTACGGCGGACACAGAAATGACAATTCAAGTTCTAAGGAAGCAAATGGCTCTAATCTAAAAAATAGAGAGCAGAGCCTGACAATTTCTCGTTCTAGCGAGCTCTGCTCTATCCAGATCAGTTAATTCTGTTGGTCTTGTATCAGATACTCTAGGGTTGATGGCTGCTGTGCCGTATCCCACTGGAGAACAAAGGACTGGAACGTTATAAACATCTAATTCCCCTGGTTGTTGGCATACGTGCGTCATGCCAAGCCAGTGTTCAAACTCATGGATAACGGCTCCTGTTATCTCATAGCTGTTTCTGTCAGCATCTATGAGTATGTTGTTAGAATTTGGCTCGTAGAAACCAACCAGAAAGTTATCTCTTGCTCTTCTTCTGATGTAAAGATTAGCGTTAGATTGTGTTTCAACTATCTGAAACGTGAAGTCCAAAGATGCTAGCTTTCGGAACCCCTTTTCTATCCAGATTCTTTGAGTAGAATTGAAGTCTTCGCTAACATAAACTCGCAAATGCCTTGGTTCCTGGTATGAATTCAAAGGTCTACGGGTAGTGCAAGCATTGACTCCGAGAAGGATCTGTTCTTCTCGTGAAGGTAGTTTTGTGATACAACCTCCAAATCCAATCCACGAGATCAAGAAAGCTAAAAATAGACGTATGGCATATCTCATATTTTTAACTATCACGAAGTTAGTGGAACCTAACCATAGAAGAGAGAAGAAGGGGTAAAAGGTATGGATTATAGGATACTGGTGTGGTAGGGTACCTTTATGGAATACACTTTCACGGCAACAGAGTTGTACACAAAAAATTCAAGTTCGTACTCCTATTATAGCGATAGGGGTGTTAACGAGTCCTTGAAGTTGTTTAACTCACTCTTTTATCATTCAGCGTCTCCGCTACGTGGCTCGCTCGCGACGGTGTTTTGCACGACCAAGTGGCTAACCGACGATTTGGAAGCCGTAGATGCACTGGAAAAAAGATTCCCAGCATTGCGCCTGTATTTTAAATACTGTTTTGGTTATTCCATCGCAGAGCTCGAAAAAGAAGGCGCGAGTCTGGATTTTAAGAGCCAAAAGATTAAGTTTTCGCTCGGTCAAGACGTTGTCATTGTGGATATTTCCAAAGTCCCAGCAAGCTCAAAGAACGGCGTCGTTTCTTTTGATAGAAAAATGTTTAGGGATCGCCAGAAAACTCTTGATTTGATTGCGCGAGCGCTTAATTGCATTCAAACATCCAACAAAAAGAATTACGAAGACTTGTCGTCGGTTTTGCACGATTATAAGAAGAGATTTCCAAAAGTGAGGATGTTTAGAGTTCAAGCGCCTAACGACAAGGCGGAGAAAAAGGTTCGTGGAGCTAAACGATATTTTCATCTAGAATATCGAAGGCCGCATTGGTCTTGTGATTTGGGCGGCTCCATGGAGAACATTCGCATAGACAATGAGTTTGTCTTTACGATCACGGCACCAAAAGTTCGCCGCTCGGTTCAAAAAGCATTTACATACCCAGGTTTTTATAAAGAATTTGACATAATGAATACCGCAAGTGATTTTTTGCTGTTCTGGATTACTTTTGATCTGGCAGAAAAGTATGCGCGCCAGTTTTACGAGGACAATGGAATGAAGGAATATGAAAATCCAAAGAATCCAGCAGTTTTTGGAAAAAAGGTCGGAAAAACAACGATAAGTCTCACTGGCAGTTCATTTTTTCCAAGAGTTTACCGCCTTAAAACGGCTTATGGATCTATCATATTGTCAACTGAGGTAAAGGGTTACGAAGATATGCCAGGGACAAAGTTCTCAAGGGATGTTAGGCGAAATATGGACAGGTTTTCTTTTTGGTTCGCAAACAAAGAAAAAGCCGAAGAGTTCTTCAACCTCCAGTGCGTCGAAAAATAGCTTGATCAAACAAAGGGGGCATGCTATATATACTCTACAAGGTACGGCAGCTTAGCAATCTGGGAATGCGCCTGTTTTACACGCAGGTTTAGAAGAGTTCGATTCTCTTAGTTGCTACCAAGTCCAAGTAGCCCAATGGCAGAGGCAATGGTCTTAGAAGCCATCAAGTGTCGGTTCGAGTCCGACCCTGGACACTGTTTGCGATCGTTTGAGGGAATTTATTATTTAATTACTAGAAGTAAGAGTCCATAAGGACCACCAACCTTCTAGCCCGAGATCGCATTCTTGAGCGCAGCGGCACGGAGCGCTCAATTCTTTTCGAGGCATTTTGGTCCATTAGGGCATAGGAAAGAAGCTTGGGTAACGTCTTCCTATGGCTTAATCGGGGTCTTGAAAAAGTGCACGCTAGACCCACACCAACAAGAGTTCGGTCTTTCTTTTGTTGGAAAATGCTCAAAAGACTTAAAGGAAGATAGGAGCAATCTTATCTTCCTTTTCCTATTTTTTCAGTGCATATTTACGAAAGTAAACAATGTCTGCTATATCTTTCGCCCCTCTCCTCGGAGAAGGAACAGAAAACTTGTCTAATTTTGCGCTTTTTGTTAGCAAAACTGCATCTGGCGCTACTTTTGTGCTCTTAGATGTGCAGAAACTCGGGGGGAAGCATGCCAACGTTGAGTCGTTCAAAATTGCATTGCAGAACGCGACAGCAGCTTACCTAAAACTAGGAGCGCCAGGAACCACGACTGGACCGTGCGGCGGGGCATTTTACATTGCAGAAATAGCGAGAAATCCAGAGTTTCCTGGTTCTGGTTTCGCTGTTTTGAAACTAGCCTCCGTTGGGTTGAACGTTGGTATCACTGGCGACAGATATACCAGCAATACCGACGATGCTCGCGCTTTGTATAGGAAGCTCAAACAAAACGGCTTTGAAGAAACCGAGTTGAATAACTTCGGTGTTTATGGAAAACAAAAGCAGAAAGTCTATTTGTCGTTCGATGCAGAAAACGCAACAGAGGCTACTGTGCTAAGTGGCCCCAAGGTCGAAAATCCAGAACTAGATTGCTTTATAGGAAACGAAGCAAACAGAGAACTGCAAGCTTTCAAAAAGTTAAAAGTCGGAAGCCGCGTTTCTCTTCCTTCGTTTGGTACTCCTTTTTCGTTTAAAACCTCTGACTCTTCTGTCCCTTTCTCGAATTTAGTGTCGAACTATGAAACAGCCCGAAAGCGCCTTGCCCAAAATTTTCGGATTGACGAACAAGAAATTGATGACTTGGTTCTTTTAGCAGGAGAACGTCTCTTTGACAAGGCTTATTATGGTTAACCTATGAAGATATATTCGTTGATAACAGAAGAAATAAATCAAAGCAGATATGCTATGGCAGTCGTTAAAAACGACTTCTTCCTTTCTATCTATCTTTTTGATTACGTTCAGGCATTAGAAGCCGCAAAAAGACTTGGCGGGGAAGACTCAGAAGAGCTATACCAAGCTTTAGAGCATTCTTATGCTGGTTTCATTGAGTTAAGGAAACCAACAGAAGATACGGGCAAGTGCTCTGGTGCCTATAATATCGCGCGAATCTCAAGATCCGATAATCCAGAGCATAAAGGGGCTGGGGAATTTCTTGTTCGCTTGGCTTCGTCATATACGAAATCGCCAGTAACAAGCGACAGGGAGATATCGACCTCGTCCGCAGCCAAGAAAATGTGGGCGAGAGTATCTCAGAAGATGCAAAAGGTTCCCTTGGACAGCTTTGTTTATTGGGATGATGATGAAAAGGTTTATGTTGATATTTCCTCAAATGATGGTGATGTGCGATATAAACGCAGAGCAAGGCCAAAAACACCAACAGCAAATGACGACTGCTCCGTTCCATATGATCCAGAAAAACTAGGCATAGAAAATGCCTATAGCGATCAAACAGTGGACTACAAGGCTCTGACTGACAATTTTGAAAAGGTAGCGGCTTATATTCCAAGAGATGCGTTGTTTGTAATGTTGAGCAGAATTGGTGACGAGAACTTTGCCATCCATTAATTCGCTTGCTTTTTTGGTTGAATGATGCTACCGTCTCTAAAATGGACGAAAAAATCATAAAAGAAGCAATTGAAAAATTGCGCATAGGCAGCTCGAAAAAGACCTATGCTGAAATATGGGCAAGTTATTGCACCCTTCACTCGTTGAGGGGTTCTAACTTTGATTTGGAAAAGACAAGGACTAAATTAGCAAATCTTTTACTAATCCCCTCGACTCTTACGCTGTCTGGGAGAGAACCGAACACGTACTACTCTACTCCCGTTTTTGAAACAATCGACCTCTGCGAGAAGATTTACTCAAACGCTATAGATTTGAATAATCTGAGTGTTTTCCGCTGCTCTTTCTCTCTCACTTTGACAAAAAATCTCAAAAGACACAGAGAAGAGTGCTTGGATAGCTTGGCGGACTTACTGCACAGCAAGGGCTTTAGCAACCCACAAAATACAGGAAAGCCCAAGATAGCTGCTAGATTCCAATCTGCCGAAGGCAGGAAGCTTTCTGTTGAAATGGTGTGCTTTCTTGATGAAAAAGCACCTGAATACGGTCGCAAATATCTAACTGATTTCTCGATGGAAAAAGAAGGAGCTTGAAATGACACCAACACCGCAAGATTTCTCAGCTTTTGTTATGTTTGTTGGGGCTTTGCTGGTAGCCTTTGGATTTTTGTGGTTGATCGTGGAGTTTTTTTGGGTGATGGGATTTAAAGGCCCCCAAACGGCAAAAGATAAAAGAGAAACAAGCAAGTCTTCTCCATATCGTCCAATCCCAACAGCAGACAAGAAGGTTCAAATGAAGATAACTTCAAAAGAAGAACCGCGTGTAGCCCAGGATTCTAAGGAATCCCAGCCAAATGGAACCGCTACCGACCACGAGGCTGTTGGAGAGGCCCTTGTGCGTATAATGGAGAGAAATACATGGCTTGCAAACCAGGCCGTTCACGAAGATATAATTTCTGGTTATCTTAATGTAATTGAATCTATAGAGGTGACAATCTCTGCAACCTCTGATTTTACTTCACCAACAATAGGAGATAGCGATGCAGGAAGTTACTCAGGAACAAGTTCGAGCTATGATTCGGGTTCTGATTCAGGATCTTCTTGGAGCGATAGCTCTTCTAGTTATGACAGCGGCGGCTCTTCTTCGGATTGGTAAAATTAAGGCCGCCTTCACATTTGTGAAATATGCTGCAATCCTCTTTTACCTGAATTTCTACACCAAGTACCCATCTACGATGACGGACATTGTCAAAATGGCTGGGTATGTCCTACTGAAAGAGGTTTCTTGATCTGTCCAACTAAGCCAATATAACATATCAAGCTAATCTAATTAAGAGAAAGTAAATTAGTCTGTTCTAATTTACTTTTTTCTCTTTGTAGGTTACATAGGCTCGATATGAATGATTGGCAAGACCTTCTACTGGCTGCTGTAGATTACTGTAAAAGCGAGCAATGGTCCGTTGTTTTTGACAAGGAAGACAAGGCCGACCTAAACAACGGAATTGTTTACATTGACGCTAGACGCAGCCTTAAGAGCCAATTCTTCTTAATGTTACATGAAATAGGGCACTTGCTGCTTTTAAAGCAAGAAAACTATTCTGAAATGTTCGAGAAGCACAAAGGGCGATATGGGACGCTTCCATATCGCATTTCTGTTTTGGAGGAAGAGATTGCTGCTTGGAACATGGGGGAAACATTAGCCAAAAAAAATGCTTGGACTCTTGACAATGACTTTTATAAGATTAAAGCTAAGATGCTATCAACGTACTGTCTGTGGGTGAATCAGCGAAAGCATCCTCACCCGTGGTTTAGTAAACGCAATGATAACACAAAAAGAGAAACAAATGCAACCAATCGAGCAAAACAAAGAAGCGGTGTCAAAGACAACAAGCGACAATCTTGAGTTATTTAAGAAATACCACCAATCCAAAGTTTTTGACAAAGATGGAAACTTAGTAAGTTACGACAAGAAGCTACGCAACGAGCTCGTTGTAAAGAACATAAAGCTTGTTACATATCTCGTAAACAAATTCTATGGCAAAAAGAGACTAAACGGACTCTCCCAAACAGAGCGCGAAGATTTGCAACAAGATGGCATTGTTGGCTTGTTTGAAGCTATTGATGGCTTCGATCCAACAAAGGGATTCATGTTTTCCACTTATGCAACTTGGTGGGTAAGACAAGCGTGCAGACGCACCAGGGGGAATAGTGTGCACGTTCCGCCACACATAACAGCCCAGCTAAATAAGATCAAGAAAAAGCTAAAAACAAAGGGCAAAACGATAGACAATATTTCTTATGACGAAGTCTCTGACGAGATGACAGAGAAGATGTTCAATTCTTTGAAAATGGCTTCGAAGGTTGCCTCATCTGTCGACTCCGCAATTGAGCATGAAAATGATTTCGCGGATGAAAACTATAATGGTGCCGATGAAATATCTGATTGTGGTATCGTCAAAGAAGCAGCCAAAAGAGCATACCAAAAGCTCTCCACGAGAGAGAAAATCATTTTGCTTCTTAGGTTCAATATCATAAATTCTCCAAAGGAATTCAAAGAATGAAAAACCCGAAATATGTAACAATAGATGACGGAATAGATTTCCGCTCAATTGCAGCGATGATGACAGACGCTGGTTATAGAATGAATCACGCAACAGCAAGGAATATCACCGTTGCAGCCCTGAAGAAATTTGCCGAAGAGCTTAACGAAGAGCTTGGGAGTGATATGGACTCAGAAAAGCTAAAAGAAATGCTAAAAGACCAAGAGCTGCACACCGCCATGTCGGATGTTCTATATGCTATTTATCACAAAACAGAGACTGAGAGATGAGTAAGACACGACACGAGAAGAGAATTAGGCCAAAAAACGATCCATACAAAAGAGACAAGAGAAAAGATTTCTATAATATGGGCGACTCTTTAGACGAGAGTGATACAGAAATCCTCGAAATCGAGGATCTTTCAAGTGAAAACGAGGAACAACATGAACTTTGATGGCAAGAGAATTCTTGAAAAAAGACGTACGACTGTTGCGCAATGGGTACGCGGTAGCAATCTAAGGACAATGGAAGAATTCGAAAAAGCGTTGGCCGAAGAATCTTGGTATGCAACAGAGGCTTTCAGAGCCGAGGTAGCGGAAGTGCTTGCGCAGTACAAAGCCCCCGTGGAGCCTCTAGAAGCCCCAGCAGCGCCCGAAAATAAAACGGACGGACCAGAGCACCCGCAAACAACAGAAGCCCCAGAAAGCGATCCTGATGTTGCCCCTACAGAAGCACCAATGAAAAAAAATCGCAAGAAGGATTTACCAAAAGAATAACTCGTCTATATTACACTCAACAGGTAATAGAGATGAAATACACAAACAACACATACGACAAGCTTTCGAATATTGGAACATACAACGGACGCAACCGAGTTACTGTCTACACAGCAACTGGCCAAATTGGTGTTGCTGCCGAAACAGCGGGAAGTAAAAAGGCAACAACAGTTGATTTGTACATTCCAACCAGGAGAAGCGGCAAGGGTTCCAGGCGTGTTACACACTTAGAACTAGACGGAGCCCAAGCTCGTGAACTATACGAGTCTTTGTCCAAGTATTATGAAACACGACCAGAGTGATCTGGTTCTTTCAAAATAATTCTAATCAAAACAGATAGTTACCTCATGGAAGTAATTTCATGAGGTTTTCTCTTTTTGATCTGAATAAATTGGTTAGACCAAAAATCTTATCTCATCCTTTCCTATATGACAATACGGAGCCTCAGAACTTTGACAGGTGGTGGAAAGAGATAAGAATCAAAGGGAAAGCAAAAAACTGCACGGGCTTACGAAGCGCTCTAAAAGATACTTACCAAAGAGAGTTGCCCGTGTTGTTTGAGGGGTTGTTGCTGGGGGATTTAGCGGACGAAGAAAAGTGGAGCATTTCATATGCTGGTAAAATAACTGGCTTTGTTATTCTTTACCGTGGAATATACCATTTGGCCAACACCTCTGAAAAGATAAAGCAGTTCATTAAGTGTGGCAAACAGGCAAAGATCAAAGGCTTCTCGATCAAGTTCTTTTCTGGGATAGAGAAGGATCAGGAAAATGGCGAGATCATCCCTGTTAGCCCATGGAAATTCACGGATGAAAAATACAAAGGGAAAGAGTTTATCTGGTTCTACGACAAAAGCCAAGTCATAGCACTTGAGCACCTCGTGTCATTCGAAGGGATAACTCCAGGCAATCTTTTGACTTTTAAGAGAAGTAAGAGTCTTGCTATCTCCAACGAAGTGATGAATCGGCCAAAGTTCTACAAAATAGGCAGTTGGACTTCCCATATTGTAAAATTTTACAATTCAAAGACTCGAAGTTTGGATAGACTTATACCAAACAAATCTTTTATAGAAGCGAAAGTTGCCGCTCAGGTTCCTCTGTAGCAAGTTTCTCTACATTGAAAGGCCTAAACTCTAATTCATTGTACAGCGTGCTGTATAGTTGTAAGTGCGGGACTTTCAAGAAAGGCTCTTTGGATGTCTGAAAGAATGGGCTGTTGTAGATATTAACTTCATTTCTAGTGAATATGGAATAGGTAAAAGCCAAATCTTCCAAATAAAGATATGACTCTTGATATTCTACGCCTTTTTTATCGTTAAAAGTACAGAGCACTTTTAGTAGTGTTGGTCTGCTTGTCTCGTCGAGATAGGTAAAAACTCTGTCTTTGTCGCTGTTAGCCCGAAAGAATTTTTCTAAATGCCAATTTTCTTTTGCCATCTCCTTAAAGGAAAACGACAGCTTGGTAGCTTCTATTATTGTAAGAATCATTCTGTTTCTTGTTGGAAGTTTCGGCTCGTGCGTTGACGAGCAATAGGATGAAAAAGAATTATTTATACTTAAAGTCAGACAGTCCCCCTCTTTAACTTTGAAGTATTTGTTTATGGCCAATACTCTCATGTCATCCTCCCCTCCAAAATAAAACATTTCAAACAATGACTGTTTCATTTTATTTCCTTGAAATACAGAGCGTAACTTTCACCCCTGATTTTAACAGTACCGCAGACAGTACGGGCGGAATCGTCTGTTTTATATGATATGATGGCACATATCATATGTAGTTTGCAGCGTATGGGAGCGTAAAGTGCCGCCTGCACACTGTACATCGCTTTCTCTTCTGTAATGGAGAATGGCTGAGTGATTGGAATAATACTTGTGACGTTTTCCCACGAAAAACGTTCCGTAACGTATTTGTCGCTTGGCTCTGGATGTCTAAAAGGGGATGTTACGTGATCCAAGATGGACCCGTAGGAGTTTTTAGTAGCAAAACTATCGCTGATATGCTGCTCTAGCGCTTTAGACAAATTGACTGGGCTTGGTTTTTCCAAACCGTCAGAGATATTTTCGAGCATTGCGCATAAAAACTGGTAACGGTGGTGGCCGTCCTGGTGTCCCACCTCCTCTGCTATAGTTTTTATAGTAACAGAGTAAACAGAGCCAGTGCGGAGCTTGTTATAGGGAACATATCCCTTTTTCTCCATTTTCTTGTTCCAGTTCCATTTGTGCTCCACTTCCTCTAAGCTGTAAACGGGAGCTTCCGAGAGTCCATGATGTGTACTCGTATTGTGGAACGGATTTGTCCTAAATCCGTCTTCCCTTGGGGCAATTTTTAGTTCGCCCCTGAGTTTTTCCAGCAGTTTTTCTTTTTCAACATCACGTTTCTTTTGATTCTTGCTCATCTTCATCTCCGTAGGCTGCTAAACGCGGCAAAGCTACAAATCTTCTTTTTTCTTGTTCGTCATGAAAGAAAGAAGTCGAAAGATCAAATTGGAAGTTGGTTTTAAACAATATCCAGCCGCTGTAACCATTTGTAGCAGCAATCTTCAACATAAAATAAAAATTGCCTTTTGGTTCAGATAGGTTTGGTATCTTTTTCTTCTCCAACAGAAGAAAAGTATCTCTCATTTTTAGGGCAAGACCATTTCTGGTACATGCGGTATAGTCAAAGTTGTCGCACTTTGAAGCGCTCCAAAAATATTGAACATATTTCTTGGAGTATTTCTCGAAACTTTCGTCATTAAACGGAGTGCAAAAACTCTCTAATTCTAGAACTCTGTCTTCTGGAATTGTGTAGAAAAATTCAGTTTTTTCTTTGAATTCGCTGGTTAGTCTATACCAGGCATCGACGACTAAAGAGTCAAAAAAAGAAAACCCCGCAAAGGCACGCTCTACGGGGCTTCTACTCTCAATAGCTCTGTCGAAGACTGCCCGTGGACCTAGTTGCCTTTCTTTTCGCATTTTTTGAATGGATGCGAGAAGAGCTTTTGGATCGTTGGGCATTTTTTAGTTCCTTTCAGGGCCTGGAACCCTCACTGCCACCGTCCTCTGGGAGAGCATGAAGAAGGAACTCGTGGATTCCTACCATCCAGACGGCTTTGCGCTTGAAGTGCTCGGTGCCGTTTGTGCCTGTCTTGGTGTAGTAGGTGTGGAGCATCTTCTTCTCCTTGCCGTCGTCAGCAGCGGGAGCATCTTCGATGTCCAGGAGCAAAAAGGTCACATCTGGACCAATACCGCCGTAGCGGGCAATATCTTGGCTGGGCTTGTACGAATACATGCCTCCAATTTGGAGTTCCTTGACAACGGGGTAGGTCTTCTCTTCTTCTTTGGTTTCGGTTGTATCTGACATTTTCTTTCCTTTGGTTTGTGTCCTTAACTTATAGCCAAACACTATCAACCCACGACAAAAAGTTATAATCCTTTATGGCAAAACATAGCGGACAAAAATGTCCTTTAACGGTGGCAAAATAACTTTTCTTTTGGCGTGGACTATGCTATAGTAAAGTATGGCTAGAATTAGAGCACAAAACGTCTATAAACTAACAACGGTAGAGTTCCAGGGAAAATGGAACAGGGAGACTCAGATGGATAACCCGCCTCCAGAGACCACAGATATCAAGGTCTTTAGAGACGAGTCAGATTTTCTGAAAGACCAAAACTCTATCGTTATCCCAATTCCAGAGGGTTCCTACATCGCTGTGATCGACACAAAGGTGACAAAAACGGGATCTACGCTGGTATATGCTTTCTTTACCACATTTGGTGGGTGGGCAGAGTTGAATCCAAAAAACTGGAAGAAAGTTCAAAGTAAAGAACTAGATATGGAAGAGACAGAGAAACCCATTTCTCCCTCCTTACCAACAGAAGAAGAGCAGAAAAATGAGTAGTATCATACTGCTATTGTGCGTGGTTTTTGATTTGGCAATAGTAGCCTTTTTTGTTTACTGCCTCATTAATTTCATCGCTTCTCTAATAGAACTTTTTCTAGGGTAAAACAATGAGCAAAGCTGGATTGTATTGAAAAGATTTCAATTATCAGCCAAAGGTAGGCTACACCTACACGGCAAAAGAGGAAATTCTTACATATATTGATGAAATGTGGTGCGGTCCAGTAAAAAGAGATCGCCCGTCTCCATTTTTTGTAAAAAGCTCCTTTTACAAAGATCACGTCGAAAGGCTTCTAAAGGATCTTGTGTCGGCGGTTTGCATAGAGCAAATTGATTACCAGACGTTTAAGTTTCTAACAACTTACAAAACCAAGAAAAAGGACGAAATTGTCGTCCTTGAATCTTATTGTACCGTTGGAAAGCGGGACGGAGGGTGGTTCGAGAAATTTTTCCGCGAGATAGCACCGCAGCAACTTTAAAAGTTATCTCTCTTGACTTCACCAAAGGTTTTTGCTATTTTACTCCTATGCATAGGAAGTACGAACAGCTTTTGGAAATGGCGACGAACGTTGCAATTCGTCGCATGTCCCGTATCTATAGCTACCAATTTGGGTTGGCGGCTATCAGGCGCGACGGAGCCATAATTCGTGCATACAACGAATATTCGGATGTTCCGATGCCCCCAGCGCACGCAGAATACAGGGGCTCACAGAAGGCTGGACGTAACTCTGTTATTGCAGTCGTTCGACTGAATAACTCCCACAAGTGGTTGCTCGCCAAGCCATGCGATCGGTGCAAGGCATTTATGCAAAATAACGGCATAAAGCGCGTTTTGTACAGCATTGACGAAGGCGAATATGGTGTGATGGATCTAAGTTGACGAGAGTGCCATGAAAGACCTAACGGATAGAATTGGAACAATTTTTAGGGTGCAAGCCTTGCTCACACCAGATAGAGATAATTGCATCCATATTGTTGCATTCTCTGTTTTAGATCCACGCCCTGTGGCAGATAGTAAGTTTATCTGCATAGAACATCCAGTTTTGTTGGTGGGTGTTCATGATGATATTTCAGGGTTTACAAAAATGGTCGAAATCCTTGCCACTTGTCGAAAAAAGTATAACACGTTTGGAATGGAGCATTTGTTTATTTCCGAATCTTCTTTCAGAAGGATCTGGACAAACGAGCATTTCGAGCTGGAGTTCTGATGGCAATCTGTGTGCTCTGTAAAGAAAAAACGGATACAAATACAGATCCCTGTAGGTCTTGTTTACATGCTGCAACCCAACAAGGGTGGCGGCCATTTCGTTGCCATGTTTGCTGCACAGTTCGCGAAGACTCGGTTGGAGGTAGGCTGATGATTTACAACGGGATGGCGGTGAGAGCTTGTTTGCAGTGCGTTAAAGAAAAAAGGGGTCAGGCATAAAGTGAAGAATTGCGTGTATTGCAAAACGCCGCATCGCAACACTTTTTGCTGCGATGAATGTTGGGAACTTAGTAAGATAAGCAGAGAGTCCTTCCTTTGTGCCTTTTGTTTGTGCGACATGCCTTCTGCGGTATCTTATTACATGAGCTCGATCAGGGCGTGGGTGTGCAGTGAGTGCAAAAAAGAAGATAGGCAATGACAAAAACAATTAGAAAGTGTGTGTATTGCAAAACGTTACATCAAAATATTTTTTGTTGCGATAATTGCTGGGTTATTAGTGACTTTGGAACCTTAAAGAGAGACGTGTTTATATGCAGCACTTGCTCGTGCGTTGGCGATTGTAAACAAACTCGGTATGACAGGTTGATATGTGCCGAATGCCTTGGTGAAGGTAAAAGTGATGCTAAAGTGTAGATTTTGCAATGCCGAGCACATAAATCCGTTTTGTTGTAGCGACTGTTGGGCCGCCGCGATCGAAACAAATTCAAACAATGCTACACATATGTGCTCGCGCTGTTCCGTTTGCTTTATTGGGCGAGGCATAACATACTGTAGCCAGTGCCACCAAGAAAAGAGAAAACTACGATGAGCGATCTAGTAAAAGAACCATGTCATCTTTGTGGTGCTGAACACTTTAATGAGCTTATTCAAGATAACGCAGTTCTTTGCCACAATTGTTCACCGCTTGCATTAGGCTTTCGGTATCCAGAGTGTTCGCGCTGCAAAATACTAGGGGAAGAGACTAAGTGGTTCAGAAATTCGTGGGGCGGCGGACCATATATGTGCATTCATTGCAGAAAAGAAAAAGGTATGGACAAATGATAGAACAAGTGATTGTTACCGATAGGGGAAGTGTCGAAGCCTTTATCAAAGAACTAAAGCAAAACGGCAAGAAAGTTATCTGGATCACCATATCAGATGATCAAAGGTCTGCCTTGCGCAAAGGCGGTGGCAAAGACATTTTAGTCTTGCATTTCCATGACATTGAAGCTCAAAAGAGCTACAGTTTTACTCGCAATAAAGCAAGGAAGGTAAAGAACTTTATCTTTAACCATCATCTCAATTCTAAAGAAGTTGTGACTCTTGTCGTTAATTGTAGGGCTGGAGTGTCCAGGTCTACAGCAGTCGGAAAATTCGCGGAAATTGCTCTAAAAATCCCAGCAAGATTTACTGAACTTGAGAGCAAGAGAATGATTGCTCCAAACAGACTTGTGCTTAAACTTCTTGGTTTGGTCGAAGAAGCAAGGCATGATACGCTTACTCAATACCACGAAGAGTTCGGGTACGACAATTACACACAAGTCAGAGGTTTTCTATGACAGAACAAAGCAGAATATCCATTGGAAGATATGAATTTCGTAAGGCCAAAAGAGAGCGGGATTCTCAGAAACAGAATTCGGTTCCAATTGAGAGACTTGGTTTTGTTTACGCCCTTGAGTATTGGAATCCATTTCCCCCTTGCTTTTAGCCTCATTTCCATCCTGCGCCACCAGAAGGATCAAACGGCTTCACAGCCAATGGTCACCAACAAGGATCAACCCCAGCATGAAAAGAATATCAAAACCTAAATTTTGGGATGCCATTTCTCCAAAACTCAAATATGAGTTTGAGAACATCAGGCAAGAACCTTCCGAAACCTCCGACGAATACCGCGAAAGGTATTCCAAACTGATGACAAAGATTCAACAAGAAAATGACCAAGAGATCGCTAGGCTGGCCAAAGAGGCGAGGGAGCAACAGGAGCTCCTGCTCAAACATCAAAAACAAGCTACAATCATCGGGGCTGTGGCTATCTGTCTTGGATTTGCCAGTGTGGTTCTGTCTGTTATCAGAATCTTCTTTTAAGTCCTCCTTCCTCCCCTTCTATGGTTAGGTTCCATTCTTTATAATAGAGACAGACAGACCAGCAGGAACCTCGCTCAACACCATCGCCAAACACCATTTTAGACGAACGCAGAGGGGCCTAGAATCGATCCTAACGTTTAGAACGACCCAAGGTGCGTTCGAAAAAGAAGGAACCCGTATAAGGTTTTAAACAATGTTGCCATATAGAGAAATAGTTCTAGTCAAGACCCCGCCTGTGGAAAAAATGCCCACCGTCAAAGAGCTGACCGATGTTAGTTACAACATCTTCGCGGCCACCTACGAGCCAGGGACATTTTTGCAAGAGTTTATCTTTAAACTTGAGCTTAAGATGGCCATTATCAACAAGCTTTATTTCAGCGAGATAACATCTGGAGCTGCAACAAAAGCCAAGAAACGCTATGAGTTCGCGCAGGCTATTATTGAAGCAGTTAAAGAAATTAAGTGGAAGGACTTAGAAGCGGAAAAGACCTTTAAGAGCAATGAGAGTTATGTTACGCTCGAAGCGAAAGTCGAAGCATACAACTCTCACATAAAGACGCTTCTTACCGAGGCCTCTAACAACGAGAGAAAATTCTATCTGTTGAGGTAAAAATGAAAAGTGATATGTTTTTTCCCATTTTGGCGTTCGTTACGTTCGTTGCCATTTGCGTAGTGCTGGCAGCGACTGGAACCTTTTCGTCCATGTATTTTTGGTGGGTTAGCCTATCTCTCGGAAGGAAGTTGTTTTTGTCCGCCATCTTGGCGATCATTTCTTTGATCTTGGAAAGAAAGACAAATGATTGGTTCGGAGAGTGGGGCTTGGGCACACGGCGAATGTATACACCGTATTCCAGAATCTTCAAACTTTCTTTCTTTCTCAACGTGATTGCCTTCATTGTTGTGGCAATTCTTGCCATCTGGAACAAAATCTGATAGGAAGCTGAAAAATGGTTGAATATACAAGCGAATCATTTTTCCTCAATAAAAGAGGAATTCAAAAGCAAAAAATAAAGGAGTTGGGACACGTTCATCCAACAACGCCTGGGTGGTACGTGCGAACCACACCTCAAGGACACAAAATTTACTCTCATTTCTTGGATGCCAATGAAGTTCACCACCCATATGAGCCCGCTGTTGTCAGTTTTGATGAAAAAGGTCAACTAAAGAGCGAAAGATATTTCTTTCGTGGAAGGGAAATGACCAAGGAAGTTTGGCAGCGCAATGTGGAGGGCGAGTACAACGACATTTTGGAATCTATTCGAGAAATAAAAGGGCTCGGGGCGCAACTAAAGGGAATTGGAGCAGACCAAACTTTGGCTAGCAAAGCGCAGAGGTTTGCTTCTGGTATTCCAGTTGACCTAACGGGCACAGAGCGCGCAATTTTAGCGGACGCTGCTCAAATCTCAGCAGAAAAAACTTTGACACAAATAGCCCAAGCATTGATGTTGAATAGACCGCATGACTTTGTGCCGTCAAAAAGCGAACCTGTGGGTACCGAGGAACCCAAAGGGTATTCGAAAGCGTTGGTTGCCGAGCTCTATGCCACGGCTCAACAAAAAAGTGGGTTAAATGCGCACGGCACGCCCATGTCCATAGGGGACTATGCCAAGATGATAGAAAAAGAGAAAAAGGCCCTTGAGAATAGCCCTGCCTATATGGTAAAAGAAGAAGTCAAGAAGTCAGAACCAGAACCACCAAAGGAGAATAAGAGGATGGGTATCGATTTGAAGGCCGAAATGCGCCAAGCGTTGCTGCGAGGCACAATCCGTAAGATTCGTGAGATGTTGGTCAGCGCAGTCGCCGACCTTCTATCCAAGGATCTTTCAAACAAAGAATCTGGAAGGGCTACTGTTGTCGAGATTCTGCGCTCCCCATACGGAGGCGCTTTGTTCTCGATTGCCCTTGGCTCTGCCATTCCTCTCGTTTCGCAACAGTTGCCAGAGGAATATGCGAAGTATGTCGACGAAGCTGCACGAGAGCTCCGTATTTCTGGCGGCGAAGATGTCGTCTTCGAGCTTTCTGGCCTTGCCGTCACATTCGCAAGCGGCATGGCTTCGGAAATCAAGAACAGCCTGGAACAACTCAAGGCTTTCGACGAGAAACAAGACGAAGAGAAGCGTCGTGTCGAGCTCGGTCCTGGGGCAACGGACCAGAAGCACACACATGACCACGAGCACGATGCAGTCCGTGCCCCTGCTGCTCAACGACGAGGTAGCTGATGGAAGAAAAACCAATTAGCAACCCAACGGAATTAATTGGTAAGATCCTCCAGCACCCAGGGATGTACTGTGGCCCTGGCCAAGAGGGCCTAGATTTTCTCGATGGTCTTTTGTATGGTCTGAATATCATGCGAGGCACACATTTGGAGTACGAAAAGTATTTCAAAGGCAAAGAATACCGTACTGTCCAGGACCAACGAGAATTTGAGGATAGCCTCAAACACGGATAAAAACATGAAAATTCTAAAGCATTGTGAAATTTGTCATGGAGAGCCCGACAAGGAGCTAACGCGACATTTCGCAAAGCTTATTAGAAATGAGCGTACATTTTGTACGGCATGTTGGGATATCATAAATCAAGGTAAGAAGGACGATGAGATTCTAAATCTCATGTTTTGTGTTAAGTGCAGTATAATCTTGCCAAAAATGTACAGGACAATGCTTCAAAGGATTTGCCCATCTTGCATTGGCTTGAAAGAAACAAATGAAAAATATTTGTGATAGAAAATAGCTAGCTCTTAGCCCATACTGTTGGCATGGATAGCCAACAAAACAAATGCACCAAATCTTTTCAGTGCCTACAGAAATGCACATGTCAGTATCAACCGTGCTATTTCTGTAGTGTATTAGCATGGGGGCATCTTTACGGAAAGACTTGTTGTGGCGATTGCATCACAGAGGGCCGCACCACAAATATCACGGGCTCAGCTCCAACGCCAGAAACTCTAAAAATATTGGCTGAACGTATGGGTGACATGATGAGCAAGAAAATGCAGGAGTGTAATGACAAACTTAACAGACTTCAACCATAACATTTACACTGTCATGGGCCTAATACATAGAGGCCCTTGCAAGGTTTGTGCACAGCCAGTTACCATTAACCCGCGCATTATCGGCTCTGGCTCTTTTGACGGATGGTCCTGCCACTGCGAACACAAACTTTGTAGAAACTGTGGTATTTTCTGCATCGAATCTGGTTGTAAAGAATGTGAGCAAGAGCGCCGCAATGGAAAATGAAGCAACGCAAAGAAAATGTTGTGTTTGCGAGAAAGAAATCAAGGCAGAAAATGTATTTTGTGAGTGTGAACTCAAAATCTGCTCAAGATGTCACGTTTGTTGCGGCAATGTGATTTGTGAGCTTTGTCTTTCTAATGAATTGTACAAAGCACTCGCTAAAGAATTGCTTTGAGAATAATGCTTTAGAATAATACAGTGATTCCCAAAGGAATTAATTTCAATGATAGATTTTAAGAGTGCAACTTGCAAAACTTGTGAAACAAAAATTGTGACATCTACTTCTAGTTCTTTTTCCTGTGCATGCGCATTCGTGACGTGCACGCGCTGTGGAATTGTTAAAGAAGGCAATTATTGTAAGGAATGTGACAAAGAAAAGCCAAGGATAGTATCAGGTAGTTGGTCATCTGGGCACACATATAACGTTAACACCGCCTCTTATGGTCCAGCAAGTGTTAGCAGCACCTTAAACTCTGGGAGTTTCAAGCCAATTTGAAAACGGAAATTGTTGTGTCAAAGAGCAAGTGTAGCATATGTCGCCAAAATGTTACATTTAGTAATTTGGTAAACCATACAACAATCGACAACAGATCCATTTTGTATGCCGACTGTTCTTGTGTCTGCGAATATTATCACTGTCCTGGATGTTTCGTTGGCATGGGCAGGGTGATGCCTCTTGCAACTATGTGCACAGATTGCGAACTGCAAGGCGTTAAGAAAACCACTGTGCTGCGGAAAATCTACAGAATAGGGGATAAACAAGTAAGGCCAACGGAAGATAGCTTTAGAAGATAATGTCAGAACCGATAGAATATCTCGATGAATGCACCATATGTCGCAAAGTTATCACGGCAACCAATTTTGTCGAAGACAAGAGCGACGATGGCAGCGCGACGTTTTTCCTAGCCGATTTTTCTTGTTTGTGTGAACTTTACACTTGTATGTCTTGTTCGCTCAATTCGATTAAAGTCCGCTGCGGGCTGTGCAGAGATTGTTTGGCAGAAAGAAGACAAACACCAAAGGCTTCATATTACTCAAAAAATTATTATAGGCACAATGGTCGTTTGTTGCGGTTTCGATTTAATTCTGTGTCGGAGTTCTATTCGAAAAATACTACTTAAATGAGTGGCCGACAAGGAATACAGTTGTGTGTTGTGTGGCAGTGTTGATATAACTTCGACGCGCTGGCATAACCCTTGTCAATCTTGTTACATAAACCTATACAATAATGGCCTGCAATTTTGCAACAAGTGCGAAGGTATCTGTGAGGGTAATCTTAAGTTCACTAACTGTTACACTTGCATGATGGAAGCCAGCAGCAAAAGCAGATAGATTATGAATCAAAAGGAACAGTTGGAAAACTACTTAGCGGAGCTGAAAAAGAAGCCAGAGATAGAAAAATATCTCTTGGCCTTTTTTGGCATTTCCGCTAAAGTGGCTGAAATAACTGTTAAAGACCATGAAAACGGATCACATATAGAACTCAGGGTTCCAGCGGTAGAGTGTATAATTCCAGCAACCAAGGCAATACAAATGCAGGCCGATAGCCTCACATTTACACTGGTGATGAACTGCTATGGCCAATGAAACACAAGTAAGTAACTGTGCCCTTTGCTCTAAAGAAATATATTCAAATCCGCTAATAAGCTACAAGACGCTTTTTAGATGTGTTCCCTGCACTTTTGCTAATATTTGGTTTATACCGCAAAACAACTCACAAGTTTGCTATCCTTGCATAGAACGGTGTCATTTTTGCTTAGTTTGTGGAGTTTGTGAACCGAAACACGCTACTATTGGAGAAAAACTCGTGAGATTTTTCTTTGAAAGTGGTATGACTGTCGGTGGATACCTTTATGGCAAATACAGGCAATACAAAAAGTAAATTGTGTAAGGACTGTAAGTTTTACGAGTTCGATACAAATCTCGTAAAATACTACGGTATAGAACTATGTTCTTTTTGTCTTTCCCACACTTGTCAAAAATGTGGTGTCATAAGAGGCGAAAAGAAAAGCAAAAAAGGTTGGAAGCTGCGTATGTTGGCCGTTAGTAGCTTTACCCGACCAGTATGTCCAGAGTGTGTTAAGGAGCTCTGCCTCCGTTAAGAGATAAAAGCTTTTTGGGGTTTAAAACCTTTGATTCCCTTTCCCCCTTTTGCTATAAAGGTTTTAGTCAGTTCGGGGGCGAAAGGGAAAAACGAAATGTCAGGTCATCGTCTTAGCAACGCAGAAAACCGTTTGAACGAGTTCACGACCTTTGGCGAGGTCGAAGTCCCAGATGCACTGCGCGTGCAGGTCTCCACGGGCATTTCTGAGCTCGATCTGGTCTTCGCAGGGGAAGGCATCCGTCCTAGCACTGTCGTCCTCTGGACGGGCCTTCCTGGAGCGGGAAAGACCACTCTCAGCTTGATGGCCGCCGCCTCTCTTGCCGAGCAGGGCCATGTGGTTCTCTACAACTCTTGCGAGGAATCTCGTGAGCAGCTCAAGATGAACGTCGAGCGCATGGCGCTCGCTGGCATCGACAAGGTTTACATCTCCAACATTTCGGAAGTCAACAAGTTGGTGAAGTACGCCCGCGCTTTGCGTAAGGCCAAGTTGCCGACTGGCAAGCACTTCTTCATGTTCGTGGACTCGATGCAGACCATCGAGGTCGAGCAAGAAATGGGCAAGCGTGGCCGTCCGCCTTCTCAGGAGACGCAGGCCGTCCAAGCAGCTTGGCTGCTTTCGGGTTTCGCCAAGGACACACTCGACAAGAAGCCTGGGGAGAAGCCCAGCGATTTTGTCCAGATCATCATGATCGGTCAAGTCACGAAGGATGGTGTTTTTGCTGGAAAGCAAGAACTCAAGCACGCGATTGATGTTCATCTCCACATGGATGTGGATACCGACAAGGGTTCCGATATGAAGGGAGAGCGATTTCTTTCTGCGGAAAAGAATCGATTTGGCTTGACTGGAGTTCCGTTTTACTACAAGTGCAGCAAAGACGGAATCAGGTTTGTCCTCGCGAAGCTTCCATCAGAAGAAGACGATGAGTGACCGCAAGCCCAAACCTTGTGCCCTTTGTAAAAATGGATATGCTCCTACATACCAGCTAATATGCCAAAGTTGTTTTGATATTTTGATAGTAAACAGAGAGGCAAACAAGGGAGGCGGGCAATATACCTGCAACACTTGCGACAAAGTACACTCAGATATCAATTATAACATGGGTGTTTGCGTAGAATGCAGTGAGGAAATCAAAGGAAGACGCTAAATGACACCGAAATGTGAACTTTGCCGCGAAAGCGTAGAGTATTCCGTTGTTTGTGAAGAATGCACGGACATAATAATCAGAAATAGAAAACGAAACAAAGAAAAGGCAACGCGAACGCTAATCCCCTGCGATCCCATGTATTATTGTCGGAATTGTAAATCCTTTACCTTGTCTAAAGACGTAGCGAACTACACAAGGATGTGCGACGAGTGCTCCAAAAATAAGCCGTAAATATCTGTATTTCTCAATGATTTGAGAGTACGGCCCTTGGAAAGAAATCCCTTGAACGGGGATTTCTTTTATGCTATTTTGTTCTTTGAAGGAGACGAGAAAGATGAAAAAGTGTCCTATTTGTGGCAAATATGCTGGTTCACAGAAGCTACAAGACGCCTGTCTTTCTTGTGAAAAAACAAACAAGTACGCCAGAATCTGCACTAGGTGTAAAATTGTTGAAACGACTGGAAAAATGCCATTTCAAACAATGGCAACGAAAATAAGCTGGACATGCGGGGACTGTGCCAGCGAGCAATACGAGGCCAGCCAATATAGAAGAAAAATGTAGGTTTCTCTAAATGACAAGTAAATGTTACTTTTGCCGCTGTGATTCAGAGTATGGTCCACTGTCGGATATATGCAAAACCTGCGATCTTGCTCGACGGACCCGTTTTGGTGCTATACTAAGATGTGATCGCTGCAACGCGGTTTTTTTCTATCATACAGAAAACAAGCCCCCGTGTGATGCTTGCATAAAAGAAACAAAAAAATGAGGTGCTATTTTTGCTACGAAACTTGCGATGGTAGTATGTGCGATAAGTGCACAGCGGCTGGAATGTGTCCGTGGCAGAACAGCGACCCCAAAGAAGAGTATCTTGCGCAACTTTGCACGAAATGCAGATTGGCATATAAAACCATGAGATGTCGGGATTGTTATCCCAGCATTGTTATCCCAGGTTAAAGGGGCTACAAAATGAGTCTTGATAAGGCATCGTGCGCTTGGTGCAATCCGCCTAAGACAAAATCGGTGATAGGCTATGTTTGTTTGCGGTGCGACGAGCTGCGGTGGTTACGTCTGCCAACACACACCGCAGAAGCGAGGTATATTCTCGCTTGTCACTCTTGCGGATTAGTTTTTGACAACAACGGATTTTCTAGTCAGAGTATGTGCGAACAATGTCGAGCAGAGGATAGGTGATACCATGCTGTTAATTGGTGAAGATATAAAATGCTTCTATTGCCACAAAAAGGGCTGCGAGGTTTGCAGTGAGTGTGATATTCTGGCAGATATAATAGACATTAACGCTGACGAATACTTCACTCGCTTTTGTGAAAGGTGCTCGGTGGCCTACAAGACACCTGCCTGCGAGTGTTACAATCCTCGCGAAGATCAAAAGTAATGAGCAAAAATAAATGCCTTTGGTGTCATGAAAAGACCAATCATGCGCAACTCTGCAAAAAAATGCTCCGATATTAGGCAAGATACTATGCTAAAAACTGGATCATGGATGTATACTTGCCTTTGTGGTGTTGTTGTTTTGTCTCTTTTAGGTCGCTGTGCTGAATGCGTAGAGGAGAAAGGAAAATGAAGAAGTGCTATTTTTGCCACTCTACCGTTGATAGCCGCTATTCAGATATGTGCGATAAATGTGTGGTTTATCGTCATGACCTGAAAGAATGCGCTAGATGCAAAGTTATGTTCAAAATATTCTATCATAACGACTTCAAGTGCCGCACATGTAAAGAAGAGTTGGGTGAAAATATAAAATGAAGCAATTTTGTGTTTGGTGTAAAGTTGAATTACAAGGAAAATTTTCTTTTGACGTTCTTTGTGTTGGTTGTGGCAGAGGGCGTTTTTGTGGCCGCAGAGCAATGAACGAATGCTACTGTTGTAGCGTTATTTTTAATTCCTCCATTACGGGAGGGGACCGAAGATATTGCGGAGAATGTCATGAAGAAGAGAGATTCTAAAAAAACTCCTTGCATTTGGTGCAAATCTGAAACAGAGGGAAAATATGAGTTGCTCTTGGTGTTATGACGGTGGTAAAGGTTTTCGCCATTTATGCTTAGCTTGCAATTTTACACGAACAAGTAGCGGCCTTGTTGAATGCGGCAGGTGCGGTGTTATTAGCGTTTTTTCCAACATTCGTGTTTACCACTGCCTTGAATGTACAGCAGAATTCGGTGAGAAAAATGCTAAAAAATAACAAGGAAACTGTTCCGTGCATTTGGTGCAACGCCAACAAAGAAGATAATGTGGATCTTTGCGAAGATTGCATACGACTGCGTTACACTGGTGGCCGTTTTATGGCGTGCTGCCCTTGCGGTGTTATCTTCAACATGGGATCAGCAAGTATGTGTGAAGGTTGTCTGATAGACCTAGGACGTGTTGTAACATAAGTTTTCAATGAAAAATTGCAACTGCTGTGGCGCTCAGCCAAAAAGTGATTGGCTAATTTGCGAAAAATGTACGCACCTTCGAATGCTCAACAAAAAATGGCTTAGTTTCTGCAAAAAATGTCGTTTGTTTGATGTAACTCATAATGCCCTTTGTATGCAGTGTCTAAGTGAAAGGGAAAGAAATGACAATCCAAAAAGGTAATCAACGAAGATGCAAATATTGCAAGAATCCAACAAAGGAGATTGCCTGTCTTGTTTGCATTGCTTCGACTAGTTTTGGTCATTACAGGAATGAATTACCTAGGTGTATGTGTGATAGATGCGGTATAGTTTTCACAACCATGCGATGTATAGATTGTGTTGCAGAAAAATTCGCGGCGGAGGATAGGTAATGATTAAATGCTGCTGGTGCTGGAAAGATTCCATTTTTCCAGGCATAATCTTTGCGAAGAATGTACGCGTGAGATAAATGAAAAATAAAGAAAAGTGCTCTTGGTGCGGAGATGTGGCCCTACGCCGAAACACATTATGCGACGGATGCATTGCAGCTCGGCATTCAATTAAATCTTTTAGATTTGAATGCCCCAGATGTAAAGTAGTGAGCGACAGGGAATTCTCATTTCACGCAGAATGCGAGGATTGTTGTGACGCAATTGGTAAAGTGTGGTAAGGAAGGCCGATAGAAGAAAATGGATAAATGCCCTATTTGTTTCTCGAAGGATTTTATCCATATTGGCCTTTGCGATTCGTGCTCCAAGATCATAAATACTCCAAAAGAGTACCATTACAAAACTGCAAATAGCGGTGAAGGTTCGCTTTTGGTCTACCGCGCTTTTTGTTATAAGTGTAGACTAATTTTTGAGCACCTTGGGCATTATATCCTTTGCGAGCAATGTTATGGTGAAACAAAACAAGAAAAATGATTTGTTTAAACTCCGTAGATAAAAAAGTATGGAATTAAAATGTAAATGGTGCAATGCACCTTATACGCACGGTTTCAGCACACTCTTAACTTTATGCGATAAGTGTGTTGAATTATCGATAAGCAAAAACACGGGCAAAGAAATGACTGAATGTATGGTCTGCAATTGCGTGGACAATCACAGAAATAGGTGGTTTTGCAATGCTTGTACGGCCAAAAGCTATGGGGATTTTTTCCCCGTCTCTAGTACAAAAACTGTAAACATAGACGTGAAAATAACCTTTTGATCTGCCAGCCTGAGTATGCCATATTCTCTCCGAACCTAGTGGTTTTAATCAGGAGAGCAAAATGTCATACAGGGAAAACGGATTGGCGCTCGTCGGATCGGCTGATTCAGAAAAGCCAAAACTCAGCCTAGGCACGCGTCTTGCTTGCCTTTTGTTTGGCCATGAGGGGGACACTGCCTGTATTCACCTAGAAATTGCAAAATGCGATAGGTGTGGGGTCGAATACAAGCCAGAATCGCACGGCATAAACGAATTCGAAATCTATTGTATGATCGAACAAAATATAGAGAGAAAGTACGGAAAACAGTTTTCGTGCTCCTCTGCTCTTTGTCCCAAAAAGCATAACTTCTGAGAAAAAAGATGAGTTACATAAAAAACCTACCTGATTTCCTGCGTTCGCAGGGGTTGATAATAACCAACAAACCAATAACAAACTAGGTAACTGAGGAGAAGGCGGCAAAACCGCCTTTTTGCATTTATGGCATCAGAAAAAGACAAAATTCAAGAAACCATGGAAACTGACGCTGGTCTAGATGTTATTTTTGATGCCTTAGAAAAGCGCAGCGAGTTTTTGTGTCGAGTATGCGAACTTTCTGTGTCAGAAAAAGATATTGAGGGGTATCTTAAAAAGAGAGCGGAGGCAGCTATCCGAAAAGGACTCCTGTCTGGAAGGTTCTCTAAGCTTACAAAGACATAGTTTAAAAGCCCAGCAGAGGCCTTTAGGGATTGCAACGGATCAATACCCGTTCTGCCTGCTAGAGTCGACTGGAGAGGCGTATAGGGGCAAGAAAGGCTATCCGCAACAAGGAGCAAAGAGATGTTGAACAAGGACAACCGACCGATGTTTGGGGTAGGCAGTTTCTTTCTGGCTAAGAAAAGAAAAACAGCTTGGTTCAAAAACGAAGAGTTAAAGTATTTTATCAATTCTTCCAAGATCAATAACTTGCTGATCATAGAAGCGCTTTTTGTTGACGGAAAAGAGAAAAATAGTCAAGGTTTCTTTACTGGCGAGTACAGATGCTTGGCTAGTTTAACCTCTGGAATACAAGAGATTGTTATTGCCGCTGAGCGGAATATCAGAAAGGCTTTTGTTCTTTCTGGACAAAAAAGAACAGAACCGAAGCCAAAAGTATGGAAGTCCGTCAGAAGTGGAGCATGCGTTATCGAAAACAGAGCGGATTATTTGTCTTCTAGGGCGAGATATCCTTTCTTCGTAACCAGAAAAAAGCCAAGGTACAAAGACAAGCACGAACCGTTCCAGCGCTCGTTAAAGGAAATGTTCTTGAACGAATAAGGTTGTTGTGGTACTCATTCCGCATGACTATCGTAGACAGAGAAAAGCGAGCCAAAGATATCCTTTTGAAATATCAGAAGGATAATGGTATGGTGCTCGGGGAACAAGGTGCGGCAAGAGAGATGATATTGGATCTCTGTCACTTTCTTAGCGCTTCGGGCTTGGACCCAGAGGACTTCATTTGTCCAATTTTCAAAATTGCAGATAAAGAGTTCATTGATAGTCTGGGTATCGAAAAAGATAAAAACACTTGATCTAGCATGGCCTGCGGTGCTACAAACAAGACAACCAAAAGAAAGAAGAAAAGCAAATGTCAAACATCTTTGCAGTCGTTTCCCGTCCCGTTGGTGCCAACAAACTTGTTGAAGTTCGCATTCGCGGACTGAGCAAGGATCAAGCCATTCGCCAAGCTGCGGCCATTGCCGACGAGGGAGAAGTCCTCCTGTGTGTGCGGATGACCGAGCTCAGCAACATCCATGTGCAGGACAAGCGGGCATTTGCGCACCTTCGCATTCTGAACTGATACAAGTCCCTATAGGTCCCAGACTATAGGGCATGCAGCTTTATCTCAGTGGCAGAGAGTGCGACTCTAAATCGCTACGTCGTGGGTTCGATTCCCACAGGCTGCGCCAGCGTTGATGGCAAAGAATAAACTTCCAAGACTAACAAAAAAACAAAGAACTCGTGCTCGCTGCTACTTGTGCCATCACGGCATAGGGCTTGTGGGGTATGAGAATAGACCTATTTGTAGAAGGTGTAATGTTTTGCTTAGGAAACAAAATATGTCTATTTGTCGATGTAGCCTTATTTCCTATAGTTATCATTTCTACTTGTGCAGCGTCTGTGAGAAACCATAATGGAACAAAGAGAGCGGTGTTCTTACTGTAAAAGAGCACGAGAACAATTTATGATTTTCGCGGCGTTTGGTTTTGTTTGTGAATCTTGCAGTACCTGCGGGTTTCAAATTTGCAAAAACTGTAGAGTTGCAACAAATAAGCTTTCTATAACATACGGTCTTTGCTGGGAGTGTAGGCATGAAGGCAGAGACTGAGACTTGCTATCTCTGTAGAAAGTTGGGAGATAAAACAACCGTTGTACTATCATGGCGCGGCTATGTGTTTATTTGTAAAGTTTGCAGCGACCACGGATTTCATATTTGCCCACGTTGCAATATTATAAGAAAAAAGCTTTTTATATCATACGGTCTTTGCTGGGAGTGTAGGCATGAAGACGACTGAAATTTGTTACTTTTGTGGCGAAACATATGAGCTAAACCCAGGGGTACATTTTACTTATATGCCAACAAAAATTTGTTCTTCTTGTTACGATAATGGCGAAAAGGCGTTTTGTTCCTACTGTTGTTTGTTGGTGCCCGATACAAACATTCTCGGTCTTGCATTTTGTTTGTGTGAATTCTGCAATGAAGAAAGAAGAGGGCGAAGAAGATGAAAATAGATGAATGGGAACAGGTATTGGAAAATGAATTTAGTCGCTGCAAATATTGCAAAGCTAAACACAGACCAGGAGTCGAGGTCTTTGGTGGAATTTGCGATAAATGCAAAAATTCACCCACCGCTTGTTGCCGATGCGAGATCGTAAACTGCGACGAAAAACTTCCGCTTCATTTTATATTCCAGCGAAATATCACTTATTGCTCGGAATGCCGCAATGAGCTGAATAAGCCACTGGAAAGCAAATGACAATAGAGTTGGATATTTGGCAAATTTGTGGGGTGTGTAAAATACACCACAAAAGGGAGTTCAAGACGTGCGAGAAATGTATCAAAATAATGAATGCGCGCAAAATCTCTTCTTGTAACTCTTGCTCCATTGTGTCAGACAATCTAAATTTTAGACGAACTCTCGTAAATCCTGTTTGCTGGCAGTGCTACATTGAAATGGAACAACAGCGACAAATCTGGGAATGAACCAATGAGTAATTTTGGTGTTTGTCTTATATGTTATGGGCAAGATATAGGGGTACTCGTCTACGGCGACATACTTTGCAAATCTTGTTCGTCGATCATAAAAGATAATAGAAACTGTCACTGCGAAGCCTGTTCGCGTGTGGTTTCTCGCAGTGAAATTCGATATTTCTACCCCTTCCCAATTTGTTTTGTTTGCAATACCAAATGGAATCGATAATGAAACTAACATCAAAAAGCTCTAATTCAGAAATTAGAAAAGAAGCTGTTATCGAACAGCAAACATTCAACCCAAGGACTCCAAGGTCAAAGACTATCTTTCATTTGAAGATCAAATCTATCCCAGGCTTTTACTGCGAACCCTGGGAGGACAAGAGGCCGTCTTCTGGGCAAATTGGCGAAGTAGTAAGGACTTGGCTGGCAGAGCACGAGAAAAGGGTTCTCGGTGATGACTAAGGCTTCTTGTGGCCCCTGCTATATCTGCAAAACGATAACGGATAATGAATCGCCATATTGGGTTTTTTACCCACATTTTGTTTGTGCAAGTTGCATCGGCATATTAGAAGATAAGTTCCAATATATTTGGCTTTGTGCATATTGTCATCTTTTCGTAGACAATGTTGTATTCTGGACTGCAACAAAGCAATGCTGCAAACAGTGCCACGAGCAAGACAATGGAAAAACCGACTGATAAATGCCAATATTGTCACGAAGATAGAGATGGGTCGTGCGTGTGCGACGACCTGTTCTTAAAATACCAAATATGGCCATGTATTTTTTGTCGCTTAATTAACCAAGCTTCTTGGTATTCGATCCGCGCTGTTTGCTTGGAATGTAAAAATGAACGAAGAAAAATATAAGAAATGCAGTTTGTGCCGAAATCCACTCAATTTTGCTGTTTTGCGAGAAGGCGCTTTTAAATTCATGTGCGTTGTATGCTGGGGGTTTGGTAACAGCATTACCTTTTGTCAAAGATGCGAATGTCTTTTTGATACTACCGATGAAAATCCAGAAGATCATTACAAAATTTGCTGGGAAGGTAGTACAGAATGAACATTGAAGAGCTAAAAGAAAAGTTGAAGAAGGCGCAGAGCATCTGTCTAAGATGTTCTGTGGTCCATCCAATCACAAAACATCGTCTAGGAACATTTACTGGTTTGTGCTCAGATTGTATTGCAGAGATATTGCCCAAAGGTATAAGGCTTTAATGATATGCAACATATGCTACAAAAAATCTGCTGGGGATCAGATTCACCAACTTAGCGGTTGGTTCCTTTTCGGCAAGACGAACTTATGTCCAAAGTGCTCTAAAAACAAAATTTCATATTGCGAAAATTGCAGAATGGTTTCCTACAAAAGTTCGTATTCCGTGACCCTTGTCGGTGTTTACTCGCTGTGCGTAATTTGCCTAAGAGAAGAAGCGGACCGCACCGAAAATATCGGTTGATCTGCCCGCGCGGCTGTGTTATAAGATTTGCATAGAGGTTAGATGGCGACCAAAAAGAAGTCAGACAAGGCCAAAAAGTCCACCAAAAAACCTGCCAAGAAGCCCCATAAGCTCCTGGGGGAAGCTCAGACCAAGTTCACCTATGTGATCGTCCATGAAGCCAAGAGCGGCAAGCAGGCCGTCGTAGCGGCTGCGGATAGCCTCGACAAAGCGACGGCGCACCTTCACCAACTCCAGAAACGAAAGAGGGAGATCCTAGAGCCCGAGGGCCTGACGAGCGATGCCCACTTCCACATCGTACCCGTCCTCTCTCTTTAATCCTTTATCCACTTTTACCTCCTAAGTGTAGGATACACAAAGGAGATAAACATGAGAAAGAATTGTAAAAGAGTTTCGCCAGAAGACGCATTTTTGATCTTTGTGATTGAAGGTAAGGAGCACAAGCTATCTGTTGCGGATATTCAAGAAAATGGTTGGCCTTTTGACGATGAGGACGAGCCATGCGAAGCGGTGGCCGTCGAAGTAAAGTGCTGAATGGTTAATATAACATTTCTCCCTACTTAGTTTGGGAGAATGTAATGGGAACAGCAGACGACACAGCACCACACTTGAGTCCAGGGCTCGCTTTACGTCTCAGAATGCTTGATATGCTTCTGAGGCAATTAGGCTACGCCAATGAGGACTCTAAACCTCTTTGGGAGCTAAAGCCAGTAATTGCCGCTATAGTCGCTGCAAGAGCAGAAGACTACGGGGCTGGGCGTGAAGGTAGATCGCTGTCGCAGCAGATGACAGTTGTAAAACCTAATGAAGAAAAAGTTAAATAAATGCAGATGGTGCAATAAAAAGCGGACTGTCGGTTCGTGGTGCACCACTTGCATAAGTCTTTGTAATGATAGGTGTAATCTTTTGTGTATTTGGTGCTGGACTATATCTGGGCCTTATCCGAAAGATTACTACGACTATAGATGCCTAGAGTGTCTAAAAGAAAACCGTGTGACAATCACAGTTAAGTGGTAAAGATAGAACTATGACAACAACCTTCGTTTGGTTTTACTGCCTTGTTTGCGGGGAAAGAAGTGATGTTTACCACAATAATAGACGAGCAAAGTCTGTTCGTGTCGGTGAATACACTGGCAAGAACATTTGCAGCTCATGTGAATGGCATCTTAATACAAAACGAGGTGGTTGGTATTATTTTTGCAAACATTGTAACGTAGTCGGCTGTAGCGAAAGAAGTTGTCTTATAACCTCAAGAAACGGAAGTTTGTATGTCTACAGCTACGTGTGCAAAGAATGCGAAGCGAGGTTCGATAAATGAAAGAAAAGTGCTATTTTTGTTCGCTTGATTTTGAGGAAGGTTTGTTTGTGCCAACCGTGTACTCTTCGGTGCTAACAGTTTGCAATGGCTGTAATACAGCAAATAAAAGCAAAGAAACAGAATATAAATGGTTTTGCCATAATTGCCGTGTGTTTTACAATACTGATATTGGGTATGAAGTTTGCAAAGAGTGTTCCAAGCAATAAATGCTTTGACAAGTGCCCATGGATTTGCTATATACGTTCTATGGAAAACAGCAACAAGTGGCACGTTGTCGTGAAGGCATCAAACGGCAAGTGTATTGGTGGTATTCCCACAAAATCTCGTGACGAAGCTATCAGGTCTGCCCTGAACTTTTTTGCTGATTTGAAGCACCACGTTGGCTGCGAAGGAATAAGCTCAATCTCCGTCAATGGAGTCGAGTTCAAACCCGAACAAGTTTTTGGAGAAAAGCCTTGAAAAAAGAACTAACTCTCAAAGAGAAAAATCTCCTGACAAGAAAGAAAATCAAGGCTCTTGGCGAAGTTTTCTGCGATCTCAGAAAGTCCTTTGCTTGCAAAGAATCCTTTCAAAAGGTTCTTCGTGCAATCAGCACAAAACCTTTTCAAGAGTTCATTTCCAACACAAGCACAAACGCGGATGATATCATTTGTGCATCCATCTGCAATTCTATGATGGAATGCATAAAAGCTACAGAGGAAGAAAAAGAGTTTGACTTCCAGCCGCAAATGAATAGAATCATTCCTCGGATCGTTCAGGTGCTCTACAAGCCTGACAGCGAAAAAAACCTCTCTTATGACGAAATTCATCAAGAGATTGAACGAAAAACCAACCAATAACCAAAGCACAAAAATGAAAACTACAAAAATGCAATATTTTAAGCTCACAGCCACTGCCATGTTCATTCTCTATATGATCGGAGTGGCTATCTTCGGGCCTATTGTAGCTTCCCTAGTCATGGGAAGTCAAGGCTGGGTTACGTTGGGAATGATTTGGGGTGGCTTGCACCTCACGGGCCTAACGTGGATGTGGTATATTTTGGGTCTTACCAAGACCCAGCAAGCCAAGGTTCTCGGCCCAGAAGTCGACGCAGCGGAAGAGATTATCAGGGTCAGTGCTCGTGATCCCGAAGCGGACTGTGAGTGTGACGACAAAGAGTGCTCGGATTGTCCAGAGAACCGCCAAACCAAGCCAAGTGAAGACGAAACAAACCGAAAACAGTAATTGACCACTTGTAATCAATTACATCAATAAATTGACTTAATGGACCTCCATGACCTTTGGTTGTGGGGGTTTTTTTATTTGCTTGGCTTTGGTTTTCTATAATGCTATTCTGTCGTGTGCAAGGAGAAAAACATGGAAGAAGTTGAGCCTAAGCCGATGGATCTAGTTGTTGCAACAACCAAGCCAAGGAAGAAGCACAGGTGCCGTGGCTTCAAGCGAGAGCTTGGCAAGCTTATTGCGCACAAGTTTTGCCTTGTTTGTGGAGATGACAACTACAAAGCTTTGACGGTTGACCATATTGTTCCCCGCGTTGCTGGTGGAGCAAAAAGGGCACCCGAGAACCTTTGCTTTCTCTGCCGTACTTGCAATAGCCACAAGGGCGATCGAGACCCCGCGCAGTGGCTCCAGAAGCTCCTACAGGGCGCGTTCCCTAAGTCACCGAGGGAAGACCTTCTGGAGCTGCTTAAGGGCACTATAGAGGCTGCTAGGGGCTTCCACGAGCTTGCCACAAAGCTTGTCCCCAGCGAGGTTGTCGCTGTATGACGGACTACGACGACAATTGCAACATTTGTAAAGTGCGGCGACAAACAACAGACGATCAGACGTGTTTTGCTTGCTCCGAATTTAAACAAATTTGTTTTCGTTGCAATGCAGTTTCTGATGATATTTTGTCTTATGTTGGGAAATATAATTCTTGGGTTTGCAAACTGTGCTGGGATGAGTACATGGCAGTCATGGAGCGATAAAAATGAAATGTTGTATTTGCAGAGGAGACACATTTGTTAGCCAAGATGGCGATTTTTATTGCCGCGATTGTCTCGTATTGAGCAGCGGTGCCAAAGTCAACTCAAAGAACATTTTTCAGGGCTACAGAAACATGAGACTTTGTGCCCGCTGTAGAGTTTTCGATTTATTGATTTATATCCCAAGGTTCAACAAATGGGTTTGTAAGTTGTGTGGAAGTGACCCGTGAGCAGAAAATGGAAATCATACTATGTGTTTTTTGCAAGAAACCTACAGAGGGCTACCAAACGTGCGAACATTGTTTGCCGATCTTCAACAAGATGAATGATAATCTTTCAGCAGATAAACTCTTCTTTCTATGCCAGCGGTGCGAAAATTTAAGTCTTTTGAAACTTGGTTTGAAGTCCTCGTGGGTATGTTGCGACTGCTTGGAGGAAGCGAAGTGAGCAATGAATAATCTATCGTTTTCCGCTAATAATTGTGCCTTTTGTCGCACGCCACTGGAAAATTACACCCGTTACTCTTGCAGTTCTTGTATGGGAATATTAGCGACAGACGGAAGTCAAGGAAAAAAGTTTTTGTGCCATAGATGCCATTTGCACGGCTTTTTGTTTAAACATGACAAAATATGGCTGTGCGCAGACTGCTTAGAAGAGAAACAAAATGGGTGACTACGATTTTTCTTCGAAGAAATGTGCTTATTGTTGGCAAACTTCTCGCGGTCCAATTTGTGAGTCATGTTATATCATATCAAAAGAAAGGATTACCGAGCACACGGGCTTTTTTCTTTGTTCTAGGTGCCACGTTCAATCCGTTTTAACACCAGCAGATTTGTTTAATGGCTGCTGGTTGTGCTCGGAATGCTTGGAAGAGTTAAGATAACATGGCCGATTATTACTTCGATTCCGAAAAATGTGTTTATTGTTGGGAAAACATGTCTAAGAGAACTGTCACTTGCGAAAGGTGCTGGGCTATCAACGCAAAAAAGAATAAATGGGGCAGCGAGACAGCACAGCATTTGTGTTACAGATGCCACGTTGAAGCCGTTCTAACAGAGGCAAAAACACGCGATGGGTGGTATTGTTCGGAATGTTTAAAGGAAACGGGTTGGTAAACCATGAGCATAAAAAGGCTTTGCGCTTATTGTCGAACGTTGATAACGAATAACAGTAATCTTTGTGAATCTTGTGACGGAATTTACTACGAAAATAGAAACAGATACAATAAAGTGTTTTATTTGTGCAAAAGATGCTCTTTGCACGACGAATTAAGCTATTTTTATATGGAAGGCGGTCGTTGGTTGTGCTATAGTTGTCTGGAGGATGAGTAGGGCAAGTCGATGAGATGGTATCATGTAGGTGGAATATGCAGCTACTGTAAAGCAAAAGAGGCACACGGTTTTATTTGCTCATCTTGTGAGGCAATATTCAAAGAAAAATTCAGCGTTGACCACGTCACTTCATTTTTGTGTTATAGATGCAATGTCCATGACATTTTAGAATGTTGTGAACTTTCTTGGCTCTGCGGTGAATGCACAAAGGAAATCAAATGAGCTCTTTTCCATACGGAATGTGTGTTTATTGCAAAACAAAAGTGGACGGTAGCTTTGTTTGCACGCCATGTGCTGCGCACCAAAAGGAAGCTATCAAGCGCTCAAAGCTATCTGTTCACACCATTTTGTTTATTTGCGATAGATGCCACATTCGAGGTATCTTGAGCTGCATTCAAAGTGGCCCCTGGGTTTGTAACGAATGCGACAAAGAAATGGATGCTGTAAAATGAAATCTGTGCTTAAACACGAATATACACACTGTGCGTGTTGCAGTGTTGCCAAAATCAAGGGCTCCTCAATGGTTTGCAGCGAGTGCGATAATATTATCAAAGATCGCACATATTTCCGCTGTTACAGATGTTTTACCCATTCAGAACTGAGACCTTTTAGAGCCGCACAAGGCATCCACAATTGGCTTTGTTCTGATTGTATAGATGACCTTAAGTTGCAGTGAGCAAAATGATTCCGTATAAAACAACAGAAGAATATAAAAATTGCATCTATTGCAATGCCAATAAACCTAGCAGTAGCTTCGTTTGTGGCGATTGCCTAAAAATACTTTGGTGTGACCGTTCGGATAATTTTCTTTGCCACACATGTGGTTTGCACGCAAAATTGGTGCACCATGCGCTGTTGTTTGGATCAAATTGCGAAGAGTGCATACGGGAAGCAAATGCTAAACTTCGACCATTGTAGATTTTGTCGTAAAAATTTGGAATGGTCCGAACGCGAGTTTTCTTGCTGTAATGTCTGTACTGTCGCTGGCAACCGTTTTCCTCATTCACTGAAAATAACCGATGGAAGAAATATATGGCAGTGCCCCAGGTGCGAACATGTAGGCCATACAGACATCTATTTTGGAAATATACGTCTAGTACGCAGTGTTTTGTGCAAACTTTGCCTCAAGGAGAGAAATAAACTTCAATGACTCATTGTAGATTTTGTCACGAAAAAATAGAGTGGCACGAAAGCCAATCTTGTTGCGGCAGTTGTATTAGCGTTGGCAACTGTTTTTTTCGTTTGCGTGATGGCGCATGTGGTAGAAGAATTTTGTGGCATTGCAAAAGATGCAAATATATAAGCCACGCGGCTAGCTATCTTGGAGATAAGCGCCGAATATGCGAAGAATTTTGTCGGGATTGTGCCGAAGAAGTTAGGAGGCAATAAAAATGCTTAAAAAAGAAGGTATTTGTGTTATATGCCATAGTAAAACAAATAATTATTCCTGGTGTTGCAACGATTGTGAGGCTGCGCGCGGGCGTCCGCTCGATCGCTTCGGAAAAAATGTAGATGTTTTCTTATGCTATAGATGTGATAATTGCAAACCTCTCGTTGAGCTCGCAATTGGCATTTGGTGGTGTTGTGACTGTGCAAGGGAAGTGCTATCGGCGGAGGAATATTACGCTCTTTCAATAAACTCTCTAAGATGAACTTAAATAAATGTCCTATATGCACTGGCTTGGAAATGAATTGCATTTGGATATGTAGCAGTTGTTTTATTTTGACCAAAGAACGTTTTTCCTTTTGCGATCGATGCAAACTGGTGTCAACAAGAGCCAACAACAGATTTCGTTTATGTGAGGCATGTTTTGAAGACTTCTACGGCAAACCATAAGAGATGTCGACTTTGTGACAATTTCTATTTGCCTGCCGTAAAGAGCAGCACAAAATGCTATGCCTGCGTCTTCGTCTTAAAAGAAAACCATTTAAAAGAATGCGGCTTATGTGGTATCGTGGACCCCCAGGTAAAGTGGATACCTTGGGTTGGAATCACACGTTGCCCAGACTGTGGAGCCTAATGTGGAATCTGAGAAATATTGCATAGTTTGCAAGATGCGAATCAGCAGAGTGTACAGCACCGCTTGCTTCCATTGTCAGTGGGCAACGGAACATTTTGGCATTCAATTCTGCAATCTTTGTGAGAGATATGACAAGCAACGGACAGTCAAAATCATGTTGCAAAGAAACGGGCGCAAATATGGTAAGTTTTTGTGTCTAGATTGTTACGGGGAAATGAATGAAATGTAAAATTTGCAAAAGTCACTATGAGTACGCGGATAATTTTTGCTGCGAAGAATGCGCACAATTATTGAGGGAAATATACAAAAATGCAAACGACTTTCATGTGAAGTATAAAGGTGAGTATAAAGGTGCTGGCGGCTACAGCCTTTGTAGCATGTGCAGTTGTATTGGTTTTATTTACCTGCATTTGCCCTCTAGGCGCTGGAAATGTTACAGTTGCTTAACTGAGGGCTGTCCATGAACAAATGCAGGATTTGCCACACAAAGACTAAAAACATGCATCTTTGTGATCCATGCCACAGGATTTACTTATCCCGCGTTAGTGTAGATGTGGATATTTATTTCTGTAGCAAATGTGAAAAATACGATAGGATATGGGCTGCGTTGAATATAAATGGCAGTTGGCTGTGCACTGAATGTAAATGGCAGTATGAGTTAAGTAAACTAGATGAAAAGTAAAAAATGCCCTTTTTGCCAAATGGAAATAAATACTTGGAATATGCTGTGCACTGTATGCTGGGATGTCCACAATCGACACGTAAACAAGGAAGTAAAGAAGAACGTCAACCTGCGTCGTAGTGTGGACTGGTTTTACTGCGCAAAGTGTAGGGTTTGCACTTCCTTGTACTACGATTACGCTAAAGATAACCCAGCTTGGCTGTGCGGCGAGTGCAACAAGGAAATAATATAATATGAGCAAAGAAAGGCGCTGCCGTTATTGTGGGAATGAGAAACATCTCACATACAGAGATGTTTGTGAAGTCTGTATTCAAATGGAGAAAATAGAAAAGCCAAACGGAAGATTTATTTCTGGCATCTGTGATAAATGCAGTATTCCCGTTGGGAAACTTAGGCATATTTCTGGGTCTTATGTAATTTCTGGCAAACTCGTTTGGGTGTGCGACGAGTGCATTGAACAATTTTCGCTGGAAACTACAACATGAAATGCTATTCCTGTCGATCAAAAACCGACAAAGGAGCTATTTGCTTCACTTGTTCGGACATTATAGACGGACATCTTAAAGATTTTCACAATGAAGGTGATCTAGAATGCGATTGGTTTTATTGCGATCGTTGTGATAAGTTTGATAAGTTAACCTTTAACCGCAACGGCGGCGGTAAAGCTGGTTGCAACTGGTTTTGCGATGAATGCGCGGCGGATAGCGCGGAAAAATGAGAAAATTGAGATATCGTACAGATAAATGTTATGTGTGTTGGGAGTCTTGCTACAGAGGATGTGTTACATGTAGCGGCTGTGCGGATATCATTCGCGCGCATCTCTCACAAAGTTCGGATGATATCGATTATTTTGTGTGCGAAAGATGCGATCTTTTTGGTCCTCTTTCTTTCAGTGACAATAGCGAAAATTGGATTTGTAAAAATTGCTTGAGCGATGAAACTTAAGAACAAATGTATAATTTGTGGCGCTGCCACAAAACCTCCTCTGTTCGTCACTTGTAATAATTGCAATGGCTTTCTTGTAATTCACGAGAACCATCTTTGTTATGTCTGTTTTATAATCGACAGCGACCGTGATTTCAGATACTTGAAAACTGGTCTTTTTGCATGTTATGATTGCTTCAAGGAAGAAAGAAAATGACAAAACCCTACATGCTCGAAACAAAGAAGGGGTGCGTTTTTTGCAACGAAAAACCTATGGGCGGTAGCGTGGCTTGTAGGGCATGCACGATTTCTGTAGGCGAAAACAAAGCCCACCGACTCGTGGCTGGGGAAACTGTTTATCTTTGCGCTAGATGTCATAATTGCACCAACGTGCAATATGTCTTACGGGGTTGGTTGTGCGAACCCTGCTTCGAAGATATTGGAAATACTTGGATGATCAACAAGAAAAACCCAACATGAAAGAAGTCGCCGATGAACGCCAGAGAACAATTTTTGAAAAATAACAATTGCAAGGGAACATGTCTCTTATGCGAAGGGGAAAAAAGATTTGGTTATTCCGTGTGCGAATCCTGTCGTTCTTCTTTGGTTTTTAGTTTTACGATCTGCCCCGTTTGTGGTATCCTAGAAGAAGATCGTATGGCTACCAGTTCATTTGTCGCCCCATGTATCGACTGTGAACAAAAAGGCTTTGGGCATGCATTCAGATAAATGTGCAATATGTCACGCTAGATTAAGCGCCACGGGCTGCTGTTACGGATGTAATGACATCACAAATCAAAATAGCGTTGAATTTTGGATTTGCCGCCGCTGTTATATTGTTGATTTCTCAATGTATAACAAATTTTGTGGAAATTATAACTGGATATGTAAAGGCTGTCTGAAAGAATTAGAATAGTTGAAGGAGGCCGAGAATGTCGGGCGATAACAAACAGTGCGGCCTGTGCCACTTAAAGTTTGCTGACCCTCGTAGCAAAAATTATTGTATGGCGTGTATTAATGCCTGTAAAGTTGACTACTGGATTTGTTCTCGCTGCGAGGTTGTTGGTTTTTCGATATACAATCGCGGATGGTTTTGTGAAGATTGCTTGAGGCGAACAAGCGACGAAAAGCAGCAATAAATACAATATTTGTGAAATACGTTATGGGAAAACACATGGAGCAATGTAAAATATGTGCAACCAAAGGGACTTTTGCTTTGAGTGTATGCCATATTTGTACGAAAATCACAGACATAACTGACCGATGTTTTTGGATGTGTGATGTTTGCGAAAGTTTTGGAACATTGAAAAAGAGAAAAGGATTTCATATTTGGGTTTGTTCTCAATGCTGGGACGAGAATAGGGGCACAATAGAAGAATAAATGAAGAAAAAATGCAAGTTGTGCAGAGGTGAGACGACCCCAGACATGGATATATGCTACACGTGCGAGAACATCACGGATGAGCGCGGTCGATATTTTTGGATATGTGGGGTCTGCGAAAATATTGGAATGGTGAAAAAAAGGGTCTATACTTGGATTTGCTCTCAATGTTGGGAAGACGGTATTTACGCAGATGAGAAATAACAAATGAAAGAGTGTAAGCTTTGCGGGGAGAAAACAACGCATAGAGTGGACATTTGTGGTTTTTGTGTTATGGCCTCCAACAAAAAATCGCGCTGGTTTTGGATTTGTGAAACCTGTGGAGTGGTTTGTGAGTTAACAGAAAATCCTATCGAATGGGAATGTCACGACTGCTATTTGGCTCGGGCAGAAAACAACAGAAGATAATCAAATGATTCTTTGTAGATTATGCAGAGACATAACGGAGGACAAAAACTCTCCAGAATTATGTCTTGAATGTTTCGGCAATCTGAGGTACTATAATCGAGTATGGTGCGTAGGTTGCTACGCTACCGTAGATGTAGGCCAAAGGAGCAAGCGCACTAGGTTTGTTTGCAGAGAGTGCAAGACAAGTAAAAATGAATGCAAATAAGTGTATTATTTGTGCAAAAGAACAACAGCACTGTGTTTGCTACTATCTTATGAGAGAAAACAGTTTGAGGCATTGCACTCAATGTAATGTAGTTTTTCATAGAGAAAACAGCAGGGTATATGTTGCAACGTATCTTGTGCACTTTTTTTGCTCGGAACACAGAGAGTTAAAATAAAATGTCAACAAACAGAGGCAAATGTTTGTTTTGCAACAGGGGTGTTCCTGGTGGAACTAGCTGCTATACCTGTTTTTCTTTAACGGAAAAACACATTTCTGGTCTCCAAGAAGAAAAGGAAATGCGAACATCCTTTTGGATGTGCGACCGATGCAAAATAACAGATTGACTTTTTGTGCGGGATGGTTTTTTTCTTTGTGTGGCCTGCGTGTCGGAAGAAGGGCATGTATAAATGGCTAAAAAATTCGTTCGATGTAGAATGTGCTGCGAAAGAGCGTGCCGATGCGGTTTGCAACTGCTATATTATGGCACTAGATTTTGTTTGCAATGCACAGTAGCTTTCCCAAAAAAGCACTCTAAGGTTGCCGTGACAGAGCTGATACTTACCAAATGCTCAGAACATGAATCATTGGAGTAGCCGTGGATTTAGCCAAAAAATGTATATTTTGCCATAGTGGAGATGTTAGGGGAGTTGTTTGTGACTGCTGTTTCGACTTAATGTTGAAAAACGAGAGCATAACGGTAGTGCTTCAAGACGGCAAAGATGTAACAATGGTATTTTGGATATGTGATTACTGCAATAAAATAACCTATGTGAAAGCCCATTTTAATGTTTTTTGGTGCAAAGAGTGTATGGAGGAACGCCGTGTCAACAAATCAAAGTAAATGTATATTTTGTCACACTGCTGATACTATTGGGGTGTGCTGTGACTCTTGCATGTTGACAGCGGAAACAAACAATAAGCCTGGGGATGCAAGTTTTTTGAATCCGTTCTGGATGTGTGCACGCTGCAATCTTGTAACCTACACCACCGACTACAACGACGGACCTTTTGAATGTGAAGAATGTAGTCCACAACATGACGAACAGTGAGTCTAAATGTCAACTTTGTGAAAGTGAGTGTCACCCTCGCGCTGTTATGTGCAATGCGTGTCATATGTTATTAACAAGACCAGGCAAGAAAATATTCTACAGGTGCAAAAGTTGCAAAATTGTGGGGTATATTTGGATCTCGCTGGTATGCGACGATTGCGATAAAGAAAGAAGATTCTTCTAATATGACTACCAGCAAAAACTCGTGCATGTTTTGTAACTCTGAAACAGCCATGGGGTCTGTCAGTTGTAATACATGTTATCGGATAATAGGAGATAGGGCAATACACTTCTTTTATTTTTGGATGTGCCTCAGATGTAGCTTTGTGGGCGTTGTCTCTAACAAATCTTTGTGCCGAGATTGTTCAATATGTACGAAATGAAATGTAGCCTTTGTGGCGCAAAAAGACATTGCAACATAATGGACCATTGTGCAAAATGTTTAAATCTTTTCTGTGATAAGGCGTATTGTGCGGAATGCGATTGCTTCATCCCCAGAAGAGACAATCCTTTCGATGTTCCAGTAAACAAAGAATACTGCATTTGTGAATACCATGAAAATAGAGAATAGAAAAGTTTTGAACATAAGCTACAAAGAGCTTGCCATTTTCCAGCGCTATCTCGCTGGAGTTTGGGATAAGAGTTTCGATGGCTCTCCGCTAGAACACGAGGTAAGGGAGCTTTATACTAGGAGTTTCTCCGCCTTTCAAACACAGATAATAGACATCACCGACCTAGACGAGAAAAAGGTCTCGTTTCACTGCGAGAAAGCAGGTATTATTTAGATGTACACCCATATTCCATGCGAATGTTGCAGCAAAGTGTTTGATGTCCACGAAGCCAATCGGAAAATGACTAGGCCAACGAAAAAGTTTCATTATTGTGATGAATGTTTCATGCTTTGTGGCTCATCTACGGCTGGCTGTTGCAGTAACTGTACCACCGTTTGCGGAATAAATTCCCCAGAAGAGAATGAAATTGAAAGCCACAGGGGCACTTCAGCTTTGTGCAGAGTTTGTAGTCAAGAAAAGTTTACATGAAAAGCAAAAATCAAGGGCCGATTTGTTATATTTGCCACAGCAAAGCGAGCAATGTCACATACGGCAATGATATCTTTTTTTGTTTTTTCTGTGAAATGAGAGCCTTTGTTTGTCCTAGATGCAAGATGATAGTAACACGCGACAATAGTTGCCCTTGTTATAGAACGAGTTCCAATGATTAGATGTAAAATATGCAAAAAAATGAAGGAAGTTTTTTCTGGGACTTGTTCTTTCTGCGACGACAATAGTACCTTGTGTGAAAGGTGCGATTTCGTAACCCACCACGATATTTCCCACGCTGTCATCAAAGACTTCGTTTATAGTGTAAAATTTACAGGTTACTGTTGCAAGCAGTGCTCAGACGAGCTTTCTTGTACCACCATACGAAGGGATTGGTAATGAGAAACTGCCACTTTTGCCAAGAAAAGACAAACGCATACGAGTGCATGCAATGTGCTAGTTTAAAGTGGTCAGCCATAGGTTTTTGCTTGCGCTGCCGCGTGGCTCTCGAACGCAAGGATTGGGCTATAAATAAAAACAATTATTACTACCATTGCCCCTTTTGCATAGAAGAAGGCATAGAAGAACGTGAGATTACGCTCGTATGAATACCAAGTGTCTTTTCTGCCACAAAGAAAATCCTTATAAGATATGCAATATCTGCCAACTGGAAGGCGACACAATTTGCCAAAGATGTGACCTAGTTCCAGAAAATCCAGCAGGGGGCTCTTTTGCTTCTTGGGATTTTTCTGGCTTTCAGTGTTTTGATTGTGAATTGGAACTGAAAAGAGATCGAAAATGACAGAAAAATGTCTCATTTGTTATTCGCGAAAATCAAGAAGACAATTCTCTATGTGCAATGAATGCATCAAAATCTCTGACGAAACCTCATATTGTTTCTCCATCTGCATGCTTTGTAAATGCTTTGCCATCCTAACGTGCGATATGAGAGACCGCTGGGGTTGCTGGAAATGTCAGGATTGTTTTAGCGAATTTCAACAAAAACAGGCTAAAGATGAGCAATGATTCAGTTTTTTTGTGCACAATCTGCAAACAGCGTGCCTACGATCACAGGAAATCTAAAGTGTTTTGCCCCGACTGTGCCCTTCTTATGGTGTACCCAAGGACGTTATGTAGCTGGTGCTCTATGGTTATAAATGACCCAGCTTTTTTTGGAATGGGCGGTGACTATTGCAGGGACTGTCTGGGTATGAGCGGGGCATTCAGCTTCATAGACCGCTAAGTGTGCTTTAGATCCACGGGAAGGGGGCAGGAGAGGCACGGAAGGCGTTGGACGGATGCTAGGTCGTTCAAAGACCCCGAAGCCTCTGTAGGGCTTTTAAATAATCCCTTGATTGTCAAAACACCTTGTGCTAGCTTTCTTCTAGAAAGGTAACACAACAATGGGCTATCGCGACAGTGACTTCGATCCGAATCGGACCGTGCAACCTCCTACGCTGGGCTTCCCTACAGCTCGGGAAATCCTGGCACAGAAAGAGGAAAATGATAAGAGAAACGACGAACAGGCGGAAGCAAAGGCCGAAAACTTTCTGAATAACAACAAGAAAGTTATTTTGGAGACCCTTGTTGCTTTTGATGAGTATGTAATCACCAAACGTCAGTTTTTGGCATTGTTCCAAAAAAGCAATGATCGAACCGAGAGTGTGTTTTTCTCTACGATTCGAAACATTCTGGAGCCCCTTGGTTACAAGGTAGCTCATAACTACTACTGTAACGAGGTTAATGAAGAAACCAGCACGTTGGCGACAATCAGTTTGGAAGAAGATTGATGGTTGTGTTACAATGACTGTATGGGAAAAGAACAACCTACAGTCTTGCTCCATAGTTCTTCAAATGGAGTAAAACCATCAAATACGCGCTTTTTTGAATCAAATTTGGACTATGTAGCCCGAGGCTTTGACGAGCTTGGCTACAGAATCATTCCATTTGATTTAGAAGCTCTTGGGCAAGAAAAGCACCTTTCTATTGGAAATCCCGTGAAGGGAACTGTGAAAGCCGTGCACAAAGCCTTCGAGCTGCTGGGATTGCCTCTATATCCAAATATAGACATCCCAGATTCTATCCGAGAATTCGCCCATAGAGAGCTTTGGACCTCTACAATCGGCGAATTAGTGGATAATTTTGAAAAATACGCTGGCAAGGTTTTCATCAAACCCCTGGAAGTTCAAAAGGCTTTCAGGGGCACAGCCGTTGGTTGGACCCAAGGTTGGCAAAAAGTCAAGCAGTATCCAAGAGATTTTAAGGTTCTCTGTCAAGAGAACGTTTTTTTCTATGCAAACGAGTACAGAGTCCATGTTTTCCACGGCAAGATATTGGAAACCAACGAATACTCTTTTCCAAATCAAAATGCTAAACGAAAAGTTCTATCTTTTGCCAAAAAAGTCATCAAAGCGTACAAAGATGCTCCTGTTGCCTATGTGTTAGATGTAGGCGAAATGCGAAAAAACGATAATGAGAAAAGTGTAATGGTTGTCGTCGAGACAAACGAAGTTTTGACAGCACAGTTATATTGTGATCCAAAGATGGCTGCATTGATGGTGCAGGCAAGATGGCGAGAGTTAACGGAAAATGAGTGAAAAAGGCCCCTGGAAAATAGATTGTGTTATCTGTAGCAAGTATTGTAAATTTCAAAATATCTTATCAGCTTGTGATATTTGCATGGAAGAAATGTGTAGGTCCGAGATACACGGCTGCGCTTGCGGTATCTATGAGAAAACTCCTCTAATTTTTCACAGATGCAGGGAGTGTTTAAAAGAGGGAAAATGAATAAGATTTATTGTTTTCTTTGCAAAATTTTGTTGTGGGAATCAGAAATTGATATTATAGATTATTGTAGCGAATGTCTTCGCGACATGGATGGCCGTGTGTCAAATAAAGTTTGTATGATGTGCTCTGTTGTTTCCAAGGATGCTAATTTTTTTATCCATTGCGAAGATTGTAAAGCGAGGGTACAGGAAATTATTGCCAAAAAAACTAGGAAAAGCTAAATGACTAAAATAAAAGCAGAAGATTTGAATAATCAAACGGAGCGTTGTCTCCTTTGCCGCGAAAAGTGCGGAACACATATACTTCTTTGCAACGTTTGTATTGAAAACTACTGGCCGTGTCCTAGGTGCGACAACGTAGACTTGTCGTATTTATCACATGATGTGTGCGATGTCTGTTATCAGACTCCTTTACCGCAAACAAAGAAGGCTTAAATGACCGATCTGAGGAAGTTTGCGTGTCTTATGTGCCGTAAAACACTTAGCGGATACATTCCTTACCTTTGCTCTGACTGTTTAGTTTCCGCAGACGGCAATCGTAACTGGTTTTGCCCCAGGTGTTGTACTATGGGACCAGTGGGAATCGACTTGTTGTATTGCGACAATTGTCACGTCGAAACATTGGAGCAAAAATGAGAAGAGAAATCTGTTATCTTTGTAATATTCCAGAAGTGACAGATATGCCAGTCTTGTGTGATGAATGCTCAGATAAAATGCGTTTCAAAAAGGAATGTTACTGTTACACTTGTTCAGTCATAACAAGAAACGCTGGTTTTAACTGCTGCTACGATTGTATTCTCGAATACAGTTCCAGGAAATTTGGACGCTAAATGAATCGTGGTCAATGTCATCTTTGTGGCGGGGAACGCGAAAAATATCAGTTTTTCCTTTGCCGCGCTTGCTCTTATGCCACGGACGAGCACTGGCTTTGTTATAGGTGCGGCGTAGTAGAACCGATGGAAACGGAATTGTGTAAAATATGCTCTGGTGAACTGGAAAACAATGAAGTGTAAAATATGTGGCGAAAAGCACAAAACAAGCTGGCCCTTTTGCTTCAAATGTTTGGTCATTATGGAACAAAGTGGAAAAGGTTTTTTCGAAAATATTTGGATCTGCGCCATTTGTAGCCTTATTACCGAAATGCCAACTTGTTCAAACATATGCTTCGAATGCAAAAACAAAGGAGCGCCATGAAATTCACGAAATGTAGAGTATGCTGCAAAGGTGAAGGTGCCAACCTTGCGAAACTACCTTGTCACGAATGCTACAAGGGAATGACTAAAAAAGCAATGTATATTTGTTACGTGTGTGATATTGTTGCTCGAATGCCTTACACAATGTGTGACGAATGCGTAAGCGAAAGGGGAACGGAGCCGTGAAATATGCCACGAAATGTAGCATATGCAACAGCCTTGAGGCTGGAAGTGCAAATCCATGTTTTGAATGCATTAAAGCAATGACAAATAAAAGAGAAATGTCAAATTATATCTGTCATATCTGCTCTATTGTTACTCCGATGCCTTGGACTATATGCAATGATTGCAAAGTGGAGAAACCATATGAATTGTAGGCTATGTGGTATAAGTGAGACGCAAGCAGAAGAGCTTAAGTGCCAGGATATTTGTTATGGTTGCGCTACAGAAATGCTTGGAGATGGTGATGAAAACGATCCCCGCGATCCCCGTGTGAAATATGTCTGCTACCGATGCGCCATTGTTGATGTAATGTTCGGCGGGACTTGTAAAAATTGTTGGACAATAAAGTGATGTAAGCAATGAAAAAAGAAATAAAATGTGTAATTTGCCACACAATTGAGAAAAGAATGTTTGGCGCGATTTGCGGTAATTGTTACCATGAACTGCGTGTGAAGCCAAAGATCGGAAAGTGTATTTGTTACCGCTGTTCTAATGTTACTGAAATAGATTTGGCGACGTGCAGCGATTGCTTACTATGAAAACAGATAAAGAATACTGCGTTTCTTGTAAAACAAAACATGGTCACCTATTCCCTTTTCCTTGCAGTGAATGCGAAAAGCATACCAGGGAAAATAAGGTGTGGTTTTGTGGCGATTGTGATATCTTCGAAGAGCACTTGGCTGGCAATTATTGCGATGATTGTCTAGAAAGAAGGATAAGGGCATCATATGGAGCAAAATGACGAATATAAGTGTCCAATATGCTTCAAGTTTTCCAACGACAGTATTAGGGTTGTCTGCGTCGATTGTCTTAGAATATTCAGCGAAAACAAAAACTGGCGCTGTATCATTTGCGGATTCGTAGGTCGCTTAAGGACGCCTCACCGTTGTGGCGCTTGCATTCAGGAAAAACCAGCCAGATAATGTTCGTAAATTCTGTGAAGCATGCGATGACCGTAAAACACGGGCAAGTGATATGAATTCTCAAAAAGAAATCAAATGTTATCTTTGTGACACACCAACCCACGAATATTACTTGTGTGACGGTTGTGTGTATGTTGCAAATGAAAAAAGTTTCTGGCCTTGCGTTATTTGCAGTGTCGTGGAACAAATAATCGATCGCGATGTGGAATATTGTGATACATGTTTAAACCATATGCTGAAAAGAAAAAGTGATGACGGAAAGTAACGAAAGCAACAGAGAAAACAAGTGTTATCTTTGCGATACAAATAGCCACAATTTTCTTTGTAGGGACTGTTTTGATACGATAAAAGTAACAAAACGTTGGTTCTGGCCTTGTGAACTTTGCAGTGTTGTAGAGAGAATCCGTGGCCTAGCTTCTATTTGCAATGCCTGTCTCAGTGAAAAAGAAAAAGGTAAATGAAGTGCGAAATATACCAGAAGTAAAAAAATCGTATAAGTGTCCATTGTGTTTCATGCTTGACCACGATTCTGATGCTATTTGTTATCAGTGCCATACTTTGCTAAATCAAAAACAATTTTGGGTTTGTGAATATTGTCATGTTGTAAAACGCATTGAAGGACTCATTTGCTGCTTCTGTTGTGACACACAGGAGAATGAGCTAGACGAATAATTTTTTATTCCCTTGACTTCTCTGTGAATATAGGTTATCTTGTCTTAGAAAGGAACGATGGGTAACCAAATGGGAAGCAAAGTGAGTGCAAAAGACAAATTGTTCGAGCTGCAAGCACGCAGGGAATCTGTGGCTGCTGAACTCACAAGCACAATGGAGCAGGCCGATATCGCGATCAAGTCCCTGACGCGACGCGTTTCTATGCTCGATGAAGAGATCAGAAAGACGACGGCATTAGTCTTGTCCGAAGAATCAGAGCAAGAGTGATGCCATATCGAGAGCTCGCTCTGATTCAACCAGAAAAGAAAAAGTTTTCTCTAAGTGACATAAGAGAGAAAACTGCCTGCTTTTTTGGGTTCCATAAATGGACATTTCCGATTGTCGATATGGCTAATCGAGAAAATGGCGGAAAGGTCTTCTATTATGATCTTTCCTCCGTTCTTTGTGTTCGTTGCAAAAAATTGACCAGCTCTTACCGTGCTTTTTGGCACGATAAAGACTTTGCCAACTTTTGCAGCGAATGGGAAGAAGAGATCCGAAATACGCAGGATTTGATCATCTATGAACCGAGCTATCTGTTCAAAATCCCAAAAGAGTCGCTGCCAAGTTGGTACCGAGAGTGGAACGAAGGGGACGGGTAGTGCTCCACAATGCCTCTAGGAGCTCCTATTAGGCTTAGCAGGGCATTCAAATGGCCAGAACGGATATTGGTCCGTTCCGAAAATCAGAAACCGTTAAAAGGCGTTTAGGAGAAAGTCTTATTCTCTTGAACGCCTTTTTCTTTTGTGATATCTTCTGGTAGGGTCTCTATTATAAAGAATGGAACCTAACCATAGAAGAGACAGAAGGAGGATTCATATAACATGTGCAAGAGAGCAAGACTGTCATTGGTCAAGAAATTCCAAGGAACTGACACCGAGCAGTTCGTATGTCCTGGGAACTGCAAGAAGTGTCCCAGCAACAATACTCCCGTTGCTGACAAGAAAGAGTTGGAGGCGGTTTCTGAGCCAGCGGAGGCTTTAGGTGACAAAGACAACCTCTAGTCCATGCGCTCTTTGTTCGTCTTATGATAAAGAAGTCGTGGTTTGGGTTTGCGAGTCGTGCCTCAAGCTTTTGCAAGCTAAGACAATCCTTCATTGTCTTAAATGTAACCGCATAGGTAGCAGGCCCAGGCCTCCGACCTTCAAAAGTGTGGGCATTACCTGCGATGAGTGCAGAAGTGAAGGAAAATGGTGATGTTAAGAACAAAGATCATTTCTCACCCCAGAAAGTGTGTTCTTTGTCACCAACTTGTTTCATATGAACAATACTCCGCCCGTGACCACTACCACAAAAATGATTATCTTTACAAAGAAGACCTGATGTGCGACAAATGTTTCAGTCTCAACATTATGTGCTGTATCTGCAAAGTGGTAGACCACAACGGAATTCCCACGGATTCTGCCATTTCAGATATGTGTGGTTGGTGTTTGAAAGTGTCGAATGAATGAAAAAACAGAAAAGATGGAAGTCATACCATTTCACAGAGAAGCAGCCAACTTGCGTGGTTTGCAATTTCATTTACAGAAGATCCCCTTCTGTGCTACTTTGCCCGTCTTGTCTCGACATGCTGGAGGCCGCACGACAATGCTACTGCACGTTTTGTCATTGCATAGAACAAACTGACTTTGGATCTACCATCGGATTCTGCGATTCTTGTACTGAACTGTTGTTTATTCGAGCCCATGAAAATTAAATGCATCTTGTGTAAAGGATCATTTGTAACAGCTAATGCCCCTGTCATCGACGAGCGGCCTTGCAGTGACTGCTTTAGTTTTATTTATCACAGCAGAAAACTATTTTGCTACAATTGTTCGTTGGTAGAAAAACAACGAACATCTTACGGCGAAACCGATGGGTATAGTTGCTGTCATTGCAAACTTAAGGGACTCTGATGGATAAGTGCGTTCTATGTAAGAAAAATCCAAAGAATAAATATGACAATAGCAGTGATGGCTGCGTATGTGTAGAATGTTACAATATTCTAAGAGAACGCAAAATTTGCTTATGTGTTAAGTGTATGTTTTTAGGAGCGCCCAAGCTCTCGCACGCTGCTCGACGGATCTCTGGTGTTTTTGGCGGTACAACGCTTGGGTATATTTGCTCGTGGTGTAGCAATGGACCTTAAAAAACGAAGAAAAGAAAATTGCTGTATTCTTTGCTTTGGAGATGCGCCAGACGCGCGCTATCTCTGCCCAGAATGCTGGGATTATCTTGTCATACGTCAAAATGTTTATTGTTTGAAGTGCAGCGCTTTCGCGTCCGATCGCGACGGTGCATTAACAAGCGGACGCTATTGCCCATCGTGCTCGGAGAGTGAAATAAAATGAAAAACAAAGAAAATTGTATTCTTTGTCTAAGAATTGACCACCGAACTCGTGGATTTTTTTCCATTCCAACCCTCGACAGTAAAATTTGTAGCGCATGTAGCAATATTACCGCTTCTCGAAAGACGATTTGTTGTGTAATGTGCGAAATGGTATCTGAGGGCAATGCTAAGAGCCACGGATTAACTGGTGGGACCTTCTGTCCATTTTGTTCGGCTGAAAACAGGTCGATCTATAAAATTTAAGGTAAGAAAATGGCAAAAAATAAAGAAAACTGCGTTCTTTGTGGTCGTTTTTGCGGCAACGAGACTCCGATCGGCGGCGCTACATTTTACCAAAAACAAGGTATGATTTGCAACGCGTGCTTCGAAAACCTTAGAGATACTCGGAAAATATGCTGCTATAATTGCTGGTTGGTTGATTTGCATATAAAGAACGGGAATGGTGGTCTCAGCTCTGCGCCTTGCTGTAAAGGATGCGGAGTGGGGTGGTTCGTATGGATGCCCAAATGAATTCAAAGAAATGTCTGATTTGTAAAGCGGAACATCTTAATATTTGGGGTTTTTGCACGGCCTGTCGTACACTTTCGATTGAATCGGGCACTGCATATTGTCAAGCTTGCAACCGAGTTTATTTCAGATATGAAAGAAAGCATGAGCAATCTCGTAATTGTCGAAAATGTAGCGAAGAGATGGAAATGGTAGTTATGACCAAGCTAAATTTTTGTTTAACTTGCAAAAAAGAAGCGCCCACGAGCGTGTGTGAGAGTTGTTTTACAGCTATGCGAAGATCGACTATTTCACTCTGCCTAACGTGCAAGCGAGCCGCCGAAGCACAAATACGAGGCTTTGTTATACGCTGCATTGATTGTTTATCTGAGAATAAGGATGAACTCAAATGGTGAACATATGTCTGTTTTGCAAAGGCAATTACACTCGCGATCTTGGCGATTTGTGCAACTCCTGTTATGGTCTTCTTTGTGGGTCGTGGTTGACATATTGTACCAGATGTGATCAAATTTATGATCAAAGGCCAACAAAGAAACCGTCTAGTATAACTGCTGGCTATTCCTGTAGAAGATGCATAGATGAGAAAAGAATTCCGTATGGCCAAGGATGAAAAACAATGGAACAAAATGAATGTTTGATTTGCAAGGGCAAAGGTGAGAACGTTCAGTATACTTGCGAGATTTGCAGAAGCAGATTGGATACGAATTGCTGGATCTTTTGCATATTTTGCTCATGTGTTAACAAGCATCCCTACAGGGAAATTTCAGGAATTACGCACGGTTATTCGTGCAGCGGTTGTTTAAAAGATAATGGTCATTTAAAAGATGAAGTGTAAAATATGCAAAGAAGTCTGCGACCCGCGACAAAGCCGTATGTCGGTAGATGCATGCTATACCTGTCGGAAAATAGCCAGCGAAAATATGCAAATATTTTGCTTTAATTGTGAGCTCGCTGAATACAATGGGGTCAAAGCTTTTGGATTCACTATCGGCATCGCTTGCCCATACTGCAAAAAGGAATTTTGATGATGGCAAAAATGTGCAAATGTGAGTTATGTGGTGGGGTGAGTTTTCGCGACGGCACCTACTATGAAAATCGCGTGTGTGATACCTGTGATTTGCTTCTAGAACGAAGCAAAAGTATAAAGCAAAATTACTGTGCTTATTGCAGTAAGGTATCACTTGCTCCACTTGGCCTTGTAATTACCTGCAATGAGTGTCTTCTTGAAACTGAAAATAAGCCCTAAAAATGATAATGTCAGAGTACAAATGCGAAATTTGTGATGCTAAACATCGTCAAGTGCGTAAATTAGCAACCTGCAATGTTTGCTATCATCTTATGCATTTTACATCTGAAAGAAAAACATTGTGTAGTTGGTGCAGTAGTGTTTCAGTAACAACAACCAGATACATTGTAACGTGCGACGACTGCGTTCGTGATAAACGCAAAAACGAAAAGAGTTGAAGATGTGCACAAATTGTACCCAGAATGAAAAAGATAGTTGGGATATTGAAAATAAATGTGCGGTTTGCCATAAAGATGTTGGTCATGGCCAATGGTTGTGTTATGCTTGTGACTACCGTATGTCCTTGTATGGACGACGCCACTGCATGAACTGCAATAAGGTTTTCTTGTTGGAACACAAAAGTGGCAACGGAGAAACAACGACGTACAAATGTGCGGAATGTCAAAGATGAAAAAGCCTGCAAGAAACAAAAATGAAGTGCAAAAGCCAAGCCCCTGTCACGTTTGCTCCGCAGCGGAAGTGCATCACGACCACCCGTTTGCTGGTAGTTCGGCAGGCAGGCGCTTCTATCTTTGCTCGGCCTGCATTGAATTCTTGCTTAATTCCAGGCAAGTCCTATGCCATACTTGTGGTTGTATGGCAGAACCTTTTGGAAGTCTTCTAAATCTTTGCAAAAATTGCTATCTTGGACATGAGTGACTACAACGACTACGCCAAACCCTGTGTAATCTGCCATGATTACGAAGAACCTATTTCTGATAGATATAGGGGGAAATGTATCCGTTGTCACGACAAAAGACGTCTTTCTGTTCCCAAAATGTACCACTGCGAATTGTGTGACTTAGTTTCGGTATTCAATTTAAATACCGTGTTGGATTCCAGTTCTTTTAACGGCTATGATAAAATCGTCTGCCCCGACTGTCTCAACAAAGTGAGATCAAAGTAAATGGGCCGTTGCACAATTTGCCACAAACCAAGTCGATTCGTAAATAGTTTTTGCTGTAATCCTTGTTTTGATATTTTGTTAGAATGTTCACGAGAACAATGTCAAATTTGCGATACTGTGGTCGAACACATCGGGTCCACGACCTTAAGGGTTGGTATGATGTATAGAAGAGCTTGTTTTGAGTGCTGGAAGGAAAGCGCTTCAAAGAAAAAATAAAACCTTGATAATTCTGCCTTGGTATGCTACCTTTTTTTAGAGGAGACAATAATGCAAGTCAAGAGAAGAATTCAGGTTCTTGTCGAGGTTGATGTAGAGGCAGACAGCGAAGCTGGGCTGGATGATGTTGTCAAGCAGATTGACTGCTATGTCGACACAAACAGCGAATACGGGACAGCGGAGATGGCTTCTGTTCAGGTTATCTCTGGAAAGAATACTTCCAAGAAGAGCAATTAACTGGTTAATTCAACATGAATCGAGAAGAAAAGATAGCGAATTTTCGCTGTTACTTTTGTAAGTCCACCAATAGGCCACCGCCGCGTTTAATTCACACAAACGAAGATACACTTTGTTGCGAAGTTTGCTTGAATAAGAGGCCAACGTATCGCGGATTTGTGTGTCGTTCTTGCGATGTTGTCAAGAAAGCCTCTGGTGGGAAGTGCGACGATTGCTGGGAAACATACAGAGAAAATTATAGCAACAAACGTGCCAGATAGATTTTTTTATTCCCTTGACTTCCGATCCATAAAACAGTAAAACCAAAACACAACGGAACACAACAACAAGCGAGGAAAACAATGGTTAAGGAAACTGCCGAAATCAGGGAGGTTTTTTCGATCGACGAGTGGGACGGCGACACGCTGTTCGAGACCACGCTGTGTGAGGACGACGCACAGGCTGCACACCACATCAAGGCTCGAATCAATGAGCTCATCGAGTCGAATGTTATCGACCTCGAAACTCTGATGAACGACGCCAGTCGGCAGCACGTTCGCGCTCTCCAGCGCTCTTGGAATCGCCACTGCTCTTTCGTCGTCAACGCCTGGAACGAGCTTGCGAAGAACGCGGAGTGCCCTATCGAGTTCAAGGTGAGTGTTGTCGATCTGTTGGTTGGTGACGTTGTTCGGAATTCTCCTTGCCCCGTGACTTCTGAGAACCTTGCAGCCCTTCAAGCGCGTCGATCGGCGAAGCAAGAACGGCCTGCAACGAAGAGTGCGGCGAAGAAGATCAACAGACGTGAAAGTGCTGCTACAGCAATCGTCAACCCGTCGGAGCAGAAATGGGAAGACGAGTGAAACAAGGGCGAGGCTCAGCGAGGCTGGGGTAGGGGGGGTCTGTTCCCGTAGAAAAACGGACTTTTTGGGCATTTGAGAAATTGCCTTGACTTCCTTTCTTGCTTGCAGTAGGGTATCTCTACTGGGTACAGAAACGGTTCAAACGAGGAGAGTAAAGCATGTTTGTCAACGGAAGCCTGTTCGCGGAGAATGACCAAAACGGTTTTGCCGAAAACCAAGGAATCGGCATCAAGCGATTCCGCAAAGCACTCGCCTCTTTTGAGGCATGCGGTTTCGATGTGTTTGTCGACGTTGTTGCTGACAAGGTCAATGGTTCGTTTTATTCCGATACTTGCTTCATTCTGCCGAAGAAGGGTGGCAAGATGCGCAATGTTGACGCCGTCATGCTCGCAATGGTGTCGATGGGACAAATGAACCCGAGCGAGATTGGCTTTGTCTCTTTCGGCAAAGAGAACTGCCACCTTGTCGGTCGGACCTCTGAGGTGAACGCCATCCGTTTGTGGTGGGATTGATAGGCAACAGCACTTTTAAGGAAAGCGAGAATATAACGATGTTTTCTGCCAAGACAGACGGAACGGGTCTCTACTCGCGTACGATCGCCAACGTGGAAGGTAAGCTCGAAATCGAAGTGTCGGAGCACGATCCAAAGGGTTTCGGCGAGCTCTTCTTCATCTTTGACAGTAAAGAGTGGGTGCTGAAAAAGCACGGTATGATCTACACTGACAAGGGATTTCTCAAAACATTCCGCAGTGAACTCGTTTCTCGTGGCTTTTCAACGGAAGAGGCTCAGAATGTCGAATATTCCGAGCACGGAATGCAGGGAAGCAATTTCGTCTCTTTCGATATTGGCGAAAAGTTCATAAAAGGATGGCGTCGTGTCTTTGGCGACGCAGCAATGGCGGAATGACCGAAAAGCTTGGTTTAGAACCAAACTATCGGATATTCTGAAATTAGGTAGACAACCCAAACCCAAGGCAGTTGACTCCCTACTCCGCAGAAGAGCATCTACAAAAGGCCTGGATCGTAGCAGCCTACCATAAAGGCTTTCGCAAGTCAACCGAATAGATTTTTGATGATTGCGTTTATTCGGTTGACTTGCGAAATTGTTTGTGGCACGATGACCGCAGAAAGAGACGAAAAGATGAGCGAAAAGACTGGTATTCTCGAACGGTGCACCGTGTACGAGTTCTGGCTACCTGATTGTGGCGGCGAGCGATCTGATATCGCTAAGGTTTTCTTGGACAAGAAAGAAGCGGACGAAGCCGTTCGCCTGTCAGATGGTTGGGGAAAGCTCACTGTCTCCGAGAACGGCTACTTCGTCGATCGCGAGCTCGGAGTCGCGTACAAAATTCAGAAGGAATACGACCTGAGAACCAGCGAAAAAGAGGCGCGACTGAAAAGCCTTCTGGAATCCATGTCGGTGACCGATCTCGAAGTGCTGAAAAGGCACTTTGGTAACAAGTGAAACAACAAAAAGTTTTATTCTCTTGATTCCTAACTTCCGCTGGTGTACAACAGAGACAGAAAGAGGGAAAAAGACAATGATCGGTGTTTCTATCTTCGTTCCGCAGCACGACAACGACGGTGTGGAGTTCACGAAAGAGGACTTCGACGAGTTTTGCTCGGTCGCCTGCGATCTTTTCGGCGGCTACAGCTACCTCGGTCCTGCTTCGGGCGGTTGGAAGGACGAAAACCGCAAGCTCTATCTCGATCGCCACGCGAACTACGAAGTTTGTGTGAGTTCTATCAAGGATTTCGCGAAGGTGCTGACCCTCGCCGAGTTCGTCAAGGAGAAGTTCAAGCAACAGGCCGTGTTTGTCCGCTTTCTCGGTCAAGCAGAAATTATCTGACCGATAATTCACTTGATCCCAGCAACATCCCATGCTACAGTCAAAACATGGGAAAGAGACAAGAAGAGAAGGTTCTCTATATTCACACCATCTACCGCGAAGACCTGAGCGATCCTGACTGGCCTAGCACATGGATCGAGTATCGCGTGAGTGATTCCGAAAAAGAGCCAACGTTCCAAGAGGCGTTGTACAGCGGGGAGGAATCAAGCGGGCTCGATGGTGCCTACACCTTCATTGAATCTGTTGGTGCAAAGGCAAAGTTTCTGGACTGAGTTAATTCTCTTGATCTGTTTTGCCTGGGGTGCTAGCTTCACAACAGAAGGACGAAGTGATGATCAATATCGATAAGGATGTCGAACAGGTCGCACCAGTGGACAATCACGGCTCATGGGTCGATCGTGGCTCGATGCAATCGCGTACAACTACGCAAAGCTTTGCAGAAAAAACCATTGCGTTTCGGCATCCGCCAACTTCGCACCAACTGAAGGCCGTTGCGAAGATCCTCGAAAAAGATCCGCTGAATCCGTGCAAAGGTGGAAAATACTCTACTGGCACCGTGAAAGTCAAGAAAATTGACGGTGTCTGCGTGACTTTTCAGGCCGAACAGTGGATCGTGTGCGACTAAGTTAATTCTCTTGATTCTCAAAAGGGGATATGAGACAAGAGAATATAACGAAACACAGGAGAAAGAAACGATGGCACTCGAAAAGGCAAGTGTGGTTAAGGCAAAGGGACTTTTGCGTGCGGATGAAATCCGTGCAGAAATCGATCGCGTCGATCGCGCCCGACGGTGGCATGTGGAATTCCACAAGCGTGTCGACCTCGCTCTCGCGCTCGATGTTGTCCAGGCGATTCTGGAAAGCATCGACTCGAACAAGTTGGTGGAAAATCCCACCTATGATCTTTCGATCCCCAAGAATTGCAGCAGAATCTATGCGAGCGAGCGCTTCTGTGCCCGCACAAACGCGTGCGGATTGTTCGAATCGGACAAGGCCGACGCGAGCGCGGTTTCGAGGGCACAGATCGAGCTGACCGAGAAGTTGCTCATCAATACTCTGCTCGAATACGGCTACCGCGTCGCCGACCGCGACTGCGAAAACGATGAAAGCTGGTTTTGCAACGGGATGATCCTCTTTTGCTTGCCTTCTGCGAATCCGAATTGGCCTCACAGTCGATTCCGCGAGCACCTTCGCCCCTTTGTCATCTAACTGACAAGAAACTCCCAAAGCAAACCTCAAGCCACCCCGACAGAAGACGTTAGGGTGGCTTTTTGCATTTCCACAAAGGCTTTAAACGCCTTTATAGGGCTTCGGGGCACGGGAGCGGACGAGAGCCCGTCCAAAGCCTTTGGAGGCCCTGGTGAGGCGCACAGAGCGTCCTAGAGCCATTCCAGAAACTCAATAGGCAAGCCCACCGCTCAACCAGAACCCAGCCTCAACAACCAAAGAGGTCTCTTGAAGCAGCCGTTTCTGACGATCTCAAGCAAAATCACAGAGTTATCAAAAAGCGATAATTCACTTGAGAATCTAAAAGAGATCGGGTAGCTTTGGATCATCGACAGGGCGAGAGCAAACAGCGAAAGCCAAGTCGGTAAGAAAAAAATAAATACCTTGATCTTGGAAACGAGAAAAGGTATAAGAGAGACAGAACAAGGGACGCGACGAAAACAAAAAAGTTTAAATCCCTTGATTCTCGAAACCAAACAAAGTAAAACGAATCAACACCAACAAGTAACGGAAAGAAAGAAGGATATCACAATGGCAGGACTCAACAACAACGACGCTTCGATCAACGTTCTCCGTCTCGCCGCCGAAGGCGACCTCCTGGTCCTCGTCCTCGTCGACGGGCACTCGCGAGACACCCGCCTCGTGCGGGTCACCAAGCGAGTCACCTCGCACGGTCGCCACGGTTCGACCACGATCACTGCGACCGATATCACCCGCGACAACGGAAAGTCGTTCGACCTCGCGGTGACGGTCAGCAAGCTCCCCGAGAACGTGGTCGCCGCGCACACGGTGAACGTCCCCAAGGGCTCGCAACTTGCCCGCAAGCAGGCGGCGCAGAAGCAGGCCGCTGCGAAGGCCCGCGCTGCGAAGGCGAGCGCGACGAAGCGCGCGAAGAAGGCTTCTCTCACGGTGGATGCGAGCGCCCTGGTCGTGGCTCCTGCGGTCGCCACGCCCGAGAACGATCCTTGCGCCCCTGCGGCGGGCGATGGATTCGCGGTCCCCGCCTCGCTCGGCGGCATCGCCGAGGAGCCTGCGGCAAGCGACGAGCTCGCGGACTTCACCCCTGGCATCTGATTAGAGGGAAAACCTCAGTCGGAACGGGGGATTAACTAAAGAGATCGGGATGACGACACTAGAAGGAGTTGGTGGTCACCCCGATCTTTTCATTTAATCCCTTGATCAAGTTTCTGATCTCTGATACAAGAGAGATACAGGAAAGAGAGCAAGACAATGAAGAGCGCGAAAGAGTTGTGGGCAGAGCACAGGGCGCACGTCGAGGCCCGCGAGACGCAGGCGAGGGACGAAGCGCGCGAATGGGCAAAGGAATGGCTCGACGAAAAAGGCGAGTTGGTTTCGAAAGCCTTGATCGAAAAGGGGTCGTTCGATGGCGATGCTCTTTGTAAAAGAATAGAGGTGCAAGCGTTGTGCGACGCGCTGCGCGGGCTCGGTTATGAAGCAGACTACTATGACGAACAAGATGGATATGAGGGATATCGCCTTCACATCTTCTTCGGAGATATGGATGACAGGTAGACTGCTGAATATCGCGTTTTGGTGGCATGTCTTGGATAACCCACCAATTCACGGAAAGCCGTTGAGCCGTGCAAAATCCTTGCCATTCTTGGAGGGAGAATTCGAGACGACCAGCGAACCAATTTTGTTTGGATACCAGCAAATTAAGAGCGGCGGCGTTCTTTGTTGGGTTCCTTCGCATCTGATAGAGAAAGTTTAATTCTCTTGATTCTCTCTCGAAACCTTGTTAGAAAGAAACTCAAGGAGACAACAAATGGCAGGGTTTCAGGTCGGAGAAAAGATTCACCGCAACGGCTTCGCGCACGATGACTATGCGGAGTTCATTGTTCTGGAAAAGATCAACGATAGGCTGTACAAATTGCAGGCCATCGGAAAAGATTTTGCCAACCCAGAGCTTGCAAAATCCCATATGGACTCGAACAACGTGATCCGCTGGGAGAATCACTACCGTCCCGAAGAGCGCGGAGTATCGGACACGATCCGATACAATTGGTTTCGTGGCGAGGTTATCTATATCGCCAATCTTAGCGATGTCAGCAACCGTCTTAACTGGCAGCCCGTTGAACTCGACGCAAACGGAAATCACGATGGTCGTCCGTGCGGTTGGCGTCCCTGGGACATTTTCGGGGAAGCTACGGCTGACAAGCCAGCCAGCGTAACACACTACCGATAGAGAATAAAGATATTTATTTCTCTTTCTTGGTGTGTTAGGTTTGGGCAATCAGATGAGCGAAAAAACAGGAAAATGCCGCATCTGCTCGGGCCGCACACCCGATTGGCAGTTACTTTGCAGACTTTGTGTTGGTGCCCTTTGGGATAAGAAGAGTTTTATCTGTATTTTTTGCGACAGGGTGCACCAAGACTCGGACGTACGATATTCTTCGATTCAGCCGTGTAAAGAATGCGAAGAGGGTAAATAGTGAAAGAGAACGCATGCCACTGTTGCAGCAAACACGTTGAAAACTGGCAAATGTTTTGCTATGATTGCGCCGCTGTGATGTCTATGCGCGGCAAATATGTTTGCCTGAAATGCGGCGTGTACGACCACGTCTACAAGACAACTTCTTTTCCAGAAACGTCAACAACTTGCATGGAATGCAGAAAAGAGAAACAATGACAACACCCTATAGAGAAAATACGGCTTTGAATAAGCCACGGTTGACAGAAGCCAAGGCAATGTGCAGAAAAAACATGCAAGCGTGCGCTGCACAACAGAGCGCGGGCGCTGCATACTTCGGTGAAAAAATCGAAGCAATAGACTTCCAAGAGATCGAACAGCAATTGGAGGATAGGGGGAATGCGGTCGTGTATTGTCACAATCTTATCTACAAGATAGAGGGCACGCGGGCTACAAGAAGATTCGAGACATTGCGAGAATTTGCCTTTCTGAAAGGTTTTTCCCTTGCGCTCGAAGGGTTTTTCCGTCTCCATGGCTATCAAACAAAGCTAGACGAGAGCTCGTGGAGGCTGGAAATCAGTTACTCTACCACGATCGACGATAACTACTGAGAACAACAGTTGTTCTTAATTCACTTGATCTTCGACTGAAAGTGTGACAGAAGAAAATATGACAAAGAAAGACAGACTTCTGTTCATCGACGACGAGCGCGATCCTGCCGTTGTCCTGAAAAAGAGCTATGGAGCGTCCATGGCCTCTGGTTTCGAGGTGCACGTTGCTCGGTCAAGTGAAGAGGCAAAGCGGTGGGTCGAAGAGAACGGCTTTCCCGAATACATGGCGCTCGATCATGACTTGGGTTATGAAGACACAACGCCCATTTTCTTGAAGTGGTTGCAAGAGCGCTGGCTCGATGGCCTGGAAAAAGACCCCAACGGATTCAACGTCGAACCCCCAGAGTGGACGGTTCACAGCCAGAACCCAGCGGGAGCGCTTGCCATGGATCGCTTTATGGTGAAATGGCATAGTTATTGGTGTAAAATCCTAACTGAGCGCGGTACACTGTAACAATGGACAAACTGACACCAGAAGCCTTTTGGAAAAGACACCTAGAAGTCGTTCTAGGAGACGAGAACAAAAATCCCAGAAAAGGCTTGGATTTCATCCTGGGCTACTTCGACGATCACTTCTGGGATGGTAATTTTGAGAATATTGACTTGATTCTCCGAGACACTGATGTTAGTCTGCATAACACGACGACGAACCTAGCCCTGCTAGGCTTCTCGAATGCAGCAAAAGAGCATCTGCCTTCTAGAAAAGGTCTGTATGATCGCGTAGCGGAAAGGCTGCGGATAACGGACCCCGATAGAGTTGACAGGCTCCTGAAAGGTTTGGAGTGAAACATGGAAGCTCAAGGGTTGAGCGCCTTTGTGGCGCTTTTGCGCTCGTGCGTCAAGTCCAACAAGCCCGTTCAACACAAGGGAACGCGATTCACGCCCGAGCTGTCGGCGATGATTTTGTTGAAGTACGAAACCTGTGGAGCCAAGGCCCGCGAGAAGCTCGTCGGAATGAAGCCCGCCCAGCTCGTAGAATGGGCCTACAAGCCTCTGTGAGCCCTTCCAGAGCCCTTTCTCGGTTGGGACGGGTCAGAGTCCATCCTAGGCCCTTCGAGCCGCTGTAGGGCTTTTAAATCAAGGGATGTTTAGGTCCGCTAGACACAAAACAGAAAAGTTTTATTCCCTTGATCTTCTAGACGGAAGGCGTTAGAAACGAAGGCACAAGAGATACTTAAATCTGCCACCGCGAAAGGGCGGCCTGTTGGGTTCGATTCCCAAGGACAGATCCATAGACCCCGTTGACCGAGGGAGAATAATATCGGTATTCGATGCTCTCACGTTGTTGCCTCCCCGTGGCGAGAGCGGATAAACAACCAAAACAACAAAGGAAAAAGAAACCATGAAGTGCTACGGAACCGAGCGTTCGGACATGTTGACCTGTGACTTCGGGTGCTGTGTCATGCACAAGAACCCCGCTGGTCACAAGCCCAAGTTTTCGCGAAAGGCCCTCCGTCGTCGGGCTCGTTCGAAGGCCCGTCAAGAGGCCCGAGCGGACATTCGAGAGCAAGTCTGATAATTCTCTTGATCCTCCAGAATGAGTCTGCTACAACAGAAACATGAAGGACAAGAGCAAGAGTCACGGGTTGAAGCGCGGATCGCGTGTGCAGGTCGCGCAGGGCTTTGCAACGGTTCTTGGCTTCGAGAGAAACAAGAATGGTTCAATCAGGGTCCGAGTCGATCACCGATCTGTGGATGAGTTCTACAGGTTTTCTGACATTCTTCGAATTTTCTGAGAAAGGGAAAACATGCAATTACGATATTTTGGAACATATCGAGAGCTGAAAGCGTTGCTGGAAACATTGTCGGAGCAAGAACTGGACCAGAACGTGCTTGTTCAAGAGCCAACGTTGTATGGCGACGGTGAGGTGAATGGAGCAACTGAGCTCTATACCGACAACAAGGGGCGTCTCATTCTCGTCTGACAACAAAAAAGAAAAAACTTTTTGATCTTTCAGGGGCGATAAGTTAAAAGAAGAACAACAAGGAGAGAAGATGAAGCCGCAAACGTTCAACACGTTCCGAGAACTCAAGGCTCTGCTCGAAACTCTTTCCGAAAAGGAGCTCGATCAACCAGTCCGAACAAAAGAGCCATACGATGACTCGATGACTTTCGAAGTCGGTACTCTTGCGGTGGACGACGAAGGACTCGTTCTGGTCTCTTGACGTTTAATCCCTTGACTTCGCAGTCGGGATTTGCTAAAAGATAACCAATGGACGTATAGCTCAGTCGGTGAGAGCGCCTGCCTTATAAGCGGGAGGTCGAGTGTTCGAATCACTCTACGTCTACTAAATTAATATTCTCTTGAAAAGTGAAAGTAGTTCTGCTACAGCAGAATCACAGGAGAGAAAAGTGATCCAATACGTTACGATCGCCGAATACGAAGTCAAAGAAGAGCTGGGAAATATCGTTTTTGAGCTTGGATGCTCGGATACTTCCGCGTTGGCGACCTACTTGGACAGGCTGCAAAAGATGTACAGCCTCGAATTCATCGGTTGGACGCCACACGGCTACGTCTTCAAGGAAAAAGAGAAGAAGTAATAAATCACTTGATTCGCTACTTCTGATCTGCTAGAAGAGAATAAGAAAGCGAGGGAAAGATGGAATTCAGCAAAGACGAGTACGTTGAGGTGACCAACTACACCAGTTCTTCGGTCATCAAGTCTGCAATGTACCACGCTGGCGAAAAGGAGCTGATCCTCGAATTCGTTGGTACGGGCAAGTGCTATCGCTACGAAAACGTGGACGAAAGCGTTGTCCGTGAGATGATCCTCGCTGAGCATCGCGAAGGCCTCGGCGCGTTCTTCAACGCAGAGATTCGTCCGAAGTTCAAGGGTTTTCCTTACTGAGCAAAAAAATCCACGTCCCTCCCCGCAGCGGGCGCTGAAAAAAATAAATCCCTTGATCTAGGAAAAGGGACCTGATACAACAGAGACACTAAAGACAACCAACCAACAAAGAAACCAAAGAAAGAAACAAGAGAGAAAAACAATGGGAAAGCAGATCGTTACTGACAGTTCTTCGAGCCTCGTTCGCAGCGCCTCGTACGACGAGGACACGCAGATTCTCACCATCACCTTCAAGAGCGGACGCACCTACGCGTATCACGGCGTCCCTTCGGCGGTCGCGGATCGCTTCGCGGCGGCTGATTCGCAGGGCCGAGTCTTCAACTCGGAGATTCGCAACAGCTACGAATACGAAGAGATCCTCTGAACAGCAGCTACCGTAAGGTAGCTAAACCAACAAGGCCCCTAATGGGGCGATAGGGTCGATCTTAGAGTTTGGCTTTGCGCACCTTAACTTCTTGTTTTGCATGTTCGGGTTAAGATGCGGCGTAGACAGGGCTAAACGTAGGTGCAAATCCTACTCGACCCACCAATTAATTCCCTTGATTCTTAACTTCGAATCTCTTATACTTGGGTCTGTCAATCGGACCTAGTTACTAAAGGAGAGAAAAGATGTTGGAAGTCAGGAAGTATTCGTGGTTGCTCGTGTCTAACGCGCGTGCGGAGCATTGCTTCGGATTCGCGGATACAGCGCACGATGCCGTTCACAACGCGATCGAAGTTTGGGATGGAATCCCAGCGAGCGATTATCGCTTGAAGATCCACAATTCGAGAAGCGGCATTCTCGTCGAAGAGAAGAAGTTGGTCACCTCCGTGGTCGACGGACGTTCTACGTGTCGCTGGGAGCCTGTGTGAGCAGTTTGTTGAGCAACTAAACAAAAAAAGAATATTCGGTTGATGTTCTAGTTCAGAAGTGCTAGAACAGAGACAGAAAGAAGGAAACAACAATGAACCACCGCAATATTCTCCAAGTTCTCGCCGTCGCTGCTCTTTCGCTCCTCGGAGCTTGTGCGCCGTGCCGCGATGCCTCGCATCCGAACATCATGGAAACCTCGGATGTTCTCACGGTTCACCAAGAAACGGACCGCTTCGGCGATCCCTTTCAGACGGCAACGATTCAGGTCTCTTCGCCCGTGGCTGTGAACAGCGCAGAACAGAACGGGTTGAGCGAGAATCTGTCGCTCAACATCAATGACACTCGCCAGTCCACGTTGATCGACCGAGGGCGAGCGGTGGGAATGGAGCGAATCACGGCGAGTTCTGGTGATTCGCGGGAGTTCTGCGGTCAAACGGTGCGTTTCTACGACGTTCGCGTTGGCTTCGGAACGGCAAGTGTGCGAATCCCAGGGCAAAGCGGCCTGTCTGTGGTCGGTCGTCAACTTCAAGAGGGAGAAACCCTGGCGGTTCGCTTCGACCTCTGCACAGCGGACGGTTGTGTCGCTGGTGAGACTCGCACCTTTCAGGTTCATCTCACGCACTGACAGCACAGAGCGTCCAAAACACCCCCGCTAGCGAGCTAGAAGGCCCCTTCCGTCGATCCTAAACCCTTGAACGTCCCAATACCCTATCCGAGCCTCTGGAAGCCCTATAAAGGCTTTTAGGGGCTTTCTTCTTTTTGGTTTATTCTTTTGAGATTCGTTCCGACTTCTGCTACATTGGTTTCATCTCGAAGGGAAATGGTGAGAACATGAACAGCAAGCTCAACGGAGACGATTACCTTCTTCAAGTTCTGTCAATGGACCTCGAAGAGCTTTCTGAGTTCTTCTACGAAGAGCAACAGAGGCACCAGCGAGAGAACGAGGCAAAGATGGCAGAGGCTTTGCAGAACATGAGCTTCGCAAAGCAGGCGATCGTGGAGCTGGAATCGGAGCGCTTGGTCACGGGAATTCCTTTTTCCCAACTTTTTTCGCTGGTTTTTGGGCTGTCGTTCACCTTCGTTGTTCTCACAAGTGTTTTGCAGATTCAGATGCCGCCGCAAAGTTTCGCGCTTCTCTGCATTTGTTTTGTGACCTCCGCGCTGCAATACAGCGGAGCGATGGCGAAGTGGCAGAACTACGAAAATCTCTCGTCGCAGATCAGAAACTTGCGCGAAATCCAAAAGGAATCTGCGAAGCAGATCAAGGAGCTCAGCACCTGGGGCGTCCGCGTTGTTCTCGACTGAATAATTCACTTGATTGGATGATTTCAGTCTGCTAGAACGGAATCAGGAGACGGAAAATGGCGAGAAAAGAGAAGATTCACCTCATGGAATCTGCAAGGGGCATACATGGGGACGAAACGGTCGAAACCGTGAGAACGTACTGCGGTTTGGTTGCCATTTCCTACGAAGGAACCAGTGTCCAATTTGGAGTCCCAGCGGTTCTCGAAGAAGAAAGCGGGCATGTGTCCTGCAAACGTTGCAAACTCGCAGCCAAGGTGCGAGGATACTTGGACGAAAAAACCACTTGACATTCGAAGATAACTGAGATACAAGAAAGACAACGGAGACAGAAAATGGGAAAGACCTACCGACGCAATGATGAGCGCAGCTTCTCGAAGGGTCGTCGCGACCGTGATTCGGAGCGCGCTCGGGTGCACCGCACCCACAACAACAGGGATCTCGAAGACTTGCACAATTTGGACGAGAGCGACGGCTTCGAGACGCAGACCGACGAAGAGGTGAGTGATGGCTGAGCGAAACAGCGCTGTGCAAACCGACGACGGAACGATTGATCTCTGTATCAACCGCGTTCGTGCGGCTCGGAATGCGGGGGCGAGCGCAGAGGAAACTGTCGAGCGCCTGAGCTCTTTTTTCACCAACGAGCAGATTTTCCTCGCTTGGAAGGCGTGCGAAGTCCTCGACGGTCAATAAACAAAACCCTTGACTTTGCTGCTCTTCTCTGCTACCTTGGAACGAGAAAGAGAGTAAGAGAAAATGCAAGTAAGTCAAGTTAAGCGTCAAGGGTCTGTTGGAATCAAGAACTCCATCATGGCCTTTGTGCTCTACATCGCGTCGCTGATCCAGCGAATCAAGGGCTAAAACAAATCCCTTGATCTATCTCTTCTTTTAAGATATAACATTCTTAGAAGGGAAAACACAATGAACACCTGGGCGATTGTGGTTCACGAAAAGCAAACGGGAGTCAGAGCTGTCTTTCGGAGCGCGTGGCTCGTGTCAAGCGATCCAAAGTTCGTCAAGTTCTTCTCGTGCGGTCGTTACTGGTTGTTTCCGCTGGACGAGTTGGTTTGCAGGACGGTCGATATCTCTTTCTCTGCACTCTCTGTGCAGGCAAGCGAGGAAATTGACCGAGGGAATCAAGACCTCCAAGAGCAGGCAACGCTTTTGAAGCACTTTTTGGGCTGCTGAACAAAAGAAAAACAATGAACTTCAATTTTTTCGTTTGCCGCGTTGCTGTGTTATACGGCACTTCTGACAATTGCCCGACTCTCGAAGAGTGGAAGGAAAATGTTGGCAAGCGCACTAACCCACACAACAGAATCGTTGGACAGGTAGCAGCTTGGAAACGTTGGATAAAACTGGAAAGTTGTTACCGCTTCTGTCGACCAATGGGCAATCCACGGTGCGAGTAACTTAATCCCTTGATCCTGCCTTCGACAAAAGGTATAAGGAATCATGTACCGCGAGACGCCGAAACGGGATCTGATCGAAGCGAAAGCGAAAGCGGAAAAGCCAGCGAAGCTCGGAGGTTTCAAGTGCTTTTTCGGTTACCATGATCCAGATATCAGGGAAATCCTGCACGTCGAGAGAGCGAACGGGAAAATCCTGCGCGTTTTCGATCCAGACCGTGTGTTCTGCAAGCGTTGCGGAGCAAAGCACCTGAAATCGAAGCTGACGTACAATAAACTCTGGAAGTTGTGCAGACAATATGACAATGTTGTTGTCGAGCTTCCGCAAGGCAAAGAATACAGGATGCTCTCGCACCACGCTAGCTTCTTTCATATCGAAGACGGGCCTCACTTCTGTCACAGCGGCACGGCATACAGCAAAAACGACGATGAGTCCTTTCCCAGCGAGTTTCTCGATGGAATCAGCGAAGAATGCAAGCAATATCCGTCGTTTGCGAAGTATCTGCTGCTCGCTGATGCGGCTGTGGGGCCTGAGAGCGAGTTTTAATTCTCTTGATCTTCGAAAGTGACCCTGATAGAACAATTACATCAGGGCGGGGAATCGAAAGGTAAGGGTAAGAGAATGGCGATCAAGCGAAGCAACGGGACGATCGAGCACACTGGCCGTGTCATCGGAACTTTCGATATCTACTACGGAGATTATCAGGGAACCTACTTCGCGAGCATCTGGAATCCTGAGAAGAAAGCTGTCGATACGGTTTCTCTCGGAGAATTCGATATCGGAGACAGGGATGATGCGGAAGTCGACGGAAACTTCGACAACTGCCCTGGTCTTCGTGAGCTTGTTCACAGGCAAATCAACACTGTGATCGACGAAAAGCTCGCGGACTTGACGGAACGCCAGGAAATCGTTGCTGGCGACGAGGTGGTTGTCGTCAAGGGCCGCAAACTTCCCAAGGGAACGAAGGGAAAGGCCTTTTGGATCGGAGACAGCGGCTTCGGAACGAGCGTCGGGCTCACCTTCGGTGCTCAAAAGACGGGAAAGGGCTACCCCGATGCGGTTTTCGTGTCGTGGGGCTCTGTGAAGCTCGCAAAGCCTGTGACTTTCGAGCTCTCCGACACGGATCGCGCTGCGATCATCGCGGACTACGAACAGAATTGGTTCGGAGCGAACAGCAAGTTTCGTCACGACGATGTTCGCCGAGCGACTGAGCGCAGCGCAACCCGCAAGCAGGGAGGTTGAGCCAAGGGGCGGAAAGCCCTTTCCTGGCTCTATACGCCCTCACAGCGCCCGAAGGGAAGGGGGAACGAGGAAACACCCTTTCGAGACACCATCGGGCTCTGCGAAGGCTTATAGGAGCTTGAGACCAAAAGGTCGGTTAAAAGGGAAAAAGAATATTTCCTTGATCTTCAAGAATCGCTCTGTTAGAACGGATCTACAAGAAAGGGACGGATAAAAAAATGACAAAGCGAGTTCTTCTCAAGGCATACGCCGTCGCGGCGAACGGAAAGGCTCGACCTGATCGAGTTGAGCTGGATTTCGTGCCCGTTCGCCTTCTGGTCGAAAGCGGTGCGGTTTCTGTGGGTGACCGTGTGACCGTCAAGGTCAAGGTCGGAAAGAAGAAGCGACTGTACAAGGCCACGCTTTGCGCGATGGTTGACCGTTGCTGCGGAGACTGTGACCGACGCGGGGCTGTTTTCGGTTACTACGCTGAGCGCTAATTCTGTTGATTGCGCTTTGCGGAAAAGGTATAACGAAAAAAGGAGAAAAGAACGGATGATGACTTTTTGTACATTTTGGGCTATCTTGTGATCGGGTCGGTGGTGGTAACCCTGACAGAGCAGGTTGTCCATCGAACACATGTGTTCGGTATTCATAACCTCGACGAAACTTCTTACGGGCTTGTGTTTTTTGGTTGGCCCGTGGTGCTAGGAGCGTCGGCTGTGCTGCTCGCGCTTTTGCTTGGTTTTGCCCTGGGATTCCTGTTGCCATCGAAGCTTGTCTCTTTACCTTTCGAGACTTACGACAAGTTGAAGGAATGGCGAGAGCACCGTCGAGTGGCGAAAGCGTGGCGAGCCCGTGAACTTGTGGAGGCGATGGGCAAGCAAGAGGAACAAGCCCAATGATAGTTTTTCTTGTGATTCTAGGGATTGTCCTGTATCTGTCCATCGCGGCGGCGTCTTTGGGGCTCATCGAGGCCAGCAACAGACACCGCAGAATAATGCAGGAAAGCGCTACTGACGAAATACTTGCTTTTCTTTGTTTTCATCTTTCTTCCGTACGATGGAGCGCAGAAGTTTCACGCGTGGAATATTGACAGGATCGCAAGGGCAAAGCTCAAGGAGAAAGAAACGAAGCCCGAGGAAGGTCCGTACCGATAAACTATCGAAACAAAAGAGAAATTAATTCTCTTGAGATTCGAAAGAAGAGCTGTTAGAACAGAATCATCGGCGGGGATGAACCTCGCTGGTAACGGAGAAGGCAGGACAACATGAACAAGTACACGCTTCAACTGACCCTCGAAGAGCTCGATTACACGACGCGTTCCTACAGCGGGCGAGGGATGTATGGCAAGGAATGCCTCGGTGTCGAGCTGGGCGCGCTCAAGGATGTTGGTGAGCTTGTCGCCGACCTCATCGAAGCGGCGGCGGACGATCCGAACTGCGCGGACGATGTTGCTCGCGGGGTGCGCCGAATGTCCTGGGATAACCTCGGACTTGGGATCATCGTCTACTTTCCCTCGGTTCCCTTCGTGGATGCTGACTGCGAGGACGAAGAGAACGACTGCGAGGCCTGATTAATTCTCTTGATCCTTTCTTAGCCTTTTGATACATAAACAGTACCGCAGCGCTGGAGCAGGTCCAGTGCCGAAAAGGGCCAAAACCTCTGCAAAACAGGGGAAACTGTAGGTGCAACTCCTACCTCTGCGGCTAGAACAACGACAAGTAAAAACAAATCAGTTGATCTAGCGAAAGAGAACTGATAGAAGAGAAGAACAACGGAGGAAACGATGGAAAAGAAGAAGATTCGTCTCGCGGAAGCGGTGGAATGCCTGCGGGAATGCCGTGCTGTCATCGCTGAGCTCGCAGATATCGCTGCGGATCGGGCATCGGAAACGGGCGATGATTCGCACAATGATCCGTTCAACGAGGGAGGCTCTGCCCTGGCTGTTTTCCGCAGGCTCGATGAACTCCTTGGCAAGTGAGGCAAACGGATGAAAAACAACACAAACAAGGCTTCTGGGGGATATCTCTATCGAAACGGACAACAACCATTCTTCGGTCGGCGCGGTGGTTAAGAGCCTTTTGGCTCTCGGATTCGATGCCTCGAAGATCAAAATTCAGTCTGTCGAGCAATTCGTTGCAGAAGACAGCGACGGATTCTCGTATGTGTTCGCATACGAACTTCCGATTCTGCGAGTCTGCCGCAGCGAATACTACATCTGGACGACGGTCGATGGCGAATCAGTTGGAGTGAAGCCGCTTTCGGCCCGCGTTCGCATCGTTTGCCGCTGATAACCCACAATAACCAATCAAACGGAGGCTATAGTGACGTACTTTGCAGCCAGTTTTTCATCGAACGACCTCGACAGGGCGATCGAAAGCGCGAAGATCCAGGGGATTCGCTGCATCGACTGCACGAACGACGACGGAACGGCGGGAGGTTCGCTCGTGTTGGTTCAAGGGCAATGGAGGCACTACGAACCGCAGCCCGAGGACGGGGACGATATCGACTGAAACCCTCGGTTGCTGCCCCGTGAAGGCCCCTAGAATCGACTTTTTGGGCCAGGACGGGTCAAGGTAGCTTCCGAGCGCTTACGGGCTCTGTAGAGGCTTATAGGAAATGGGATAAGAGACTCCTTTATGGAATATTCTCTTGATCCCTTTTCCTGTTTGTGGCATCCTGCTTTCACAGGAGAGAACAACATGTTTCGCGAAGAAAATCTGAATGTGCTCTTGGCTGGCATCGAGTTTGCGGGAGCAACAATCTTTTTTATCTTCTTGATTCTTTCGATCTTCTTCTGATACAACAGAGACACAACGGAGGAAACGATGAGTTTCGCACAGAGAGCTCAGGCATCTATCGGTCCCACGGCGAAGGAAATTGAGGACAAGGTTCGAAACACCCTCGTTTCCGCTGGTTTCGAGCCACAAACTCAGGTTGGAGGTTCTGGTTTCGTGGTGTGCGCCGAGCCTTCGATCACGGCAAACGGAAAGTTTGTGTGCAAGGTCGGTCAAGTGTGGTCGCGAGGGATGTCACTTCGCGGAGAGACGCTTTCGGCCACGCGCAGGCTGCTCGACGGCTACAACGATGCTCTCAGGGCTGCTTTTCCTGACAAGAACATCGTCATGTGGTGCCAAGGCCGCGACGGACGCGTTTCGTTCATGTTTTGAAATTCCAGAGAAAATAATTCTCTTGAGTTTCGAAAGTTGATCTGTTAGAACTGAATCATCGGAGGCAATCGAGATGAACAAGGTCAAGGTTTACGAGTTTTCACGCCCTTTCGATGGTTTGGTTGTGATCGATCACGGGGAGGGTGTTCTCACGGTTCTTCATAACGGGTCTGACCTCGGAACGGGGCAAGACTTCGAAGTTCTCGGACCGAAGGCTCTTCTGGAATACAGGATCATGGAGTCCCTTGAGGCTTTCGCCGTCGTTGACGGTTTCTCGGTGAACTGAAAAAAAGAATATTCTCTTGATTTATCAGCTAAAGCTTGATAGATAGAGAACAGACAGGAAACATAAAGGGATAACGAAGATGAGCAGGACGAGAACCGAAGTCAAGGGGCGCAATCCGTTCGCAGTGGCGGCTTTCGAGCGCAAGGCCTCGAAGTTCAGGCACAAGAACGAGCCACGCGGGGGCGCTCGGAACGAGCAGCGAGAGCTCGCGGCGATGGCAGAGGACGACGAGCAACGCCTCGATGACGATGCACTGCAAACTCCGTGGTGGATGTCGCAGCAGGATTAATTCTCTTGAGATTCAAGAGATAATCTGTCAGAAAAGACAAGGAAAGGGAACAAAACATGTTGCGTTATATCGTCGAAGTCGAGAAGTGCGGCAAGGTCATTCACTGCGATCTGCGCGGCGATGAAGTCAGGAAGGAAGCGGAGGAAACCGCTCTTCGCATCACGGGCGGCGAAAAGGTGCTGAGTTCTCGCGAGGTTGGCTGGTGTGAGGATGTGAAGTTCCCTCCGTCCACGGCTGCTAGCGTCTAAGTTCTTGATTTTCAAGAGAAATTAATTCTCTTGAGATTCGAACGAACATCCGCTAGATTCGAATCATGGGGGAACGAAAGGCGGATACGAAGATGAGCAAGGTTTGGACCGAAGAGCAGATTGTCGACCTCCTCAACAAAAACGTTCGCGCCGTCGAGAAGGCAATTGTCGCGCTCTACGAGCGACAGACGCACGATGAGCAAGTGACGCACGGAACCCGCCACCACAACCGCATCGGTTTCAGCGCAGCGGATGCAAAGCGTCTCTCCTTCATCGCGGACTTCTTGAACAAGGGCGGGCACCTCAAGACCGAGACTTGCCAGAAGTATCTCCCGCGAGTGTTGAAGTATCGCAAGCAACTCGCAGCCATCGCCAACGAAAACGAAGCGAAGAAAGGCGGAAATGTCTGAATTCACAGAACACAACTGGCGATGGTTGGAGAATCCGCTGCGAATCTTCTCGAATAGAAGGATCTGCACGAGATGCAAGCTGGTAACGGGCGGTTTCTGGCTTGGCTTTCAGTTCGTCAATGGAGTCCCTGTCAAGCGAAGGATGATCGACGAACACGGGCGGGTGATCGATCCGCACTGCAAGGGTAAAGGCAGGTGAAGGGTTGAATGCCCTTTGCAGGCTCTAGGAGCCCTTCCAGTCGAGTTTCTGGCGTCGGATGGGGATTGACCCGTTCTGGGTTAGAAGATCGACTGGAAACGGTGCAGAGCCCGTTTCTGGAGAGGCTTGTGGGAGTTTGTGACCTTTGTGTCCGCTAAGAGAGAAAAGTTTTATTCTCTTGAACCGAGCAAAGCCATCTGTTAGGGTGGTTTCACAGAGGAGACAAGGCAAATGCGAACGATTCACCTCTCGAACAGCCAGAAGAACACGACGCTCTGCGGTGAACGAGCAGACAAGACGGACACCGAAGCGTTTCGCTACTCAACCTGCTACTACTGCCGACTGGTTTGGGAAAAGAACCAGGAAAAGAAGATCGACGGCTGAAAACCCATAACCCATAGGATATCAATGAAAATCCGAGATTCGCCCAGCGCAGTCTAGATTTTTTATGGTCCAAAGTTGGCGGCCTGCCGAAACAGTGCCCGCCTTCCGAGCCTCCAGATGAGGAAATCGCCTCTGGAATCGGTGAAACAGATTAAATGGGTTCGCGCGGTAATATACAGTTCTCTGCGCATTTGCACGGCCTTCGCGCTATGTGCAAGCCCCCTGGTACCACGGCTCTATTGAAAAGCGTAGTCTCATATCAGTTCGGAGACTAAAAGCGGGCAACTGTCGCTCTTTCAAGAAAGCCTAATCGGTTTACTCCGAAGTGTTGCTACAGGTAGCCTCCCCACTGGCTTGAAATGGGAAAATTCTGGGGGCGGGTAGAAGTTTTTTATTCTCTTGAGATCGTTTCGCTCTTGTGCGACAAGAAGATACGGGGCGGGAACGAAAGGTAAGGGTAAGAGAATGGCAACAACGAACCAGCAAGCGCGCAAAGAGTTCAAGGATCTCATTGTCCGCAAATACTGGTCGAATGGCTTGCAGATCACGCAGGACAGCATCAAGCAACTGTGGTCGCAATATCTCTGGTCGTTGTTCGAAAAAGGCGAAATCGACTCCAAGCAGCGCTGGACCTGGAAATGCCCGAACTTCGGGCGAAAGATGTGGTAAAACATGGATTTGACTAACTTTCTTAAGGGAATGAATCGAGTTTACGGGACAGCGGAAGGTTGTTGTTCCGCGTGCGAACCAACAACGCGATCAAAGCTCGCCGAAGATTCTGAATTGACAATTGTCGGCGAATTGTCAGACTTTGGTTGCAAGTGGCATCCTTTCTTCGTTTCTGTGCTCGCTGGCAATGAAAACGGTATTGTCTTCGTGAACTCAGCGCAGGCGCGAAAGCACCTCGGTGTTGGGCAGCAAGAGCCAAGCGAGCCAGAAAAGCCAGCGAAACAGCCATATAAGCTGATTATGAAATAATCTCTTGATCCCCCAAACGCGATAGTGTAGAACAAGAATCAGAAGGGAACAAAGACAATGAAGCTCAGCGATTTCAAGCGTGTCAACGGCGGTTCTGATGAGATGTTCACCCTGTTCGTCAGCATGGACGGCGGCCAAACGTGGGCGCGATCGTGCGCTCGCAACGTTCTGGCTGGTGTTACGGGTCCAGCGAACGATCTCATGGCACGACGTAAGATCACGCACTACGTTGTTGCTCGCGGCGAATGGGAAGCGTGATAGGGGGAATGAAAGACAAGTCTGTCATTTTCTAGGCGGCTGCACAGGTCGTCTCTCTTATTATTCTTGTCGTTTTGAGTCGTTAAGAGAAAGTTTTTATTCTCTTGAGATTCGAAAAGAGATGTGAGACAAGAGAGACAGAAAGGGAAAACAAGAACATGAAGAGGAATTACTCTCGCGGTTTCGTCGCTCGCGGCGAGGACAGCCACCCGCGCTCGGTGCACGCGGGTTTCAAGAAGGAAGCGCAGCGTGTTTTCCGTTCTTTGGAGCGAAAGGCGATGCGCGAGATCAAGAACGGCCACCGCGAAGTCGACGAAACCGTGTTTCCTTCCAAGGTTCAGCACGGCGAGGACATCTGGTATCACGACTGAAAGAGAGGAAAAGTGAACAAAGAGGCACACGAGTTTCGCGACCTGTGCGTCGAATGGCGAGATTTGTGCGACAAAGAACTGCGAAATCTGACCGACAAGCACGAAACCGAGAAAATCCGCGCGTGGGCGTGGCTCTTGGCTGAGTTGGAGTCGGCGATCAACGTTCTTTCCGCCGTTTCGCACGATGCAAATCTGGTCGCGCGAGAAACGGACCTGCGGAGATTCTATGTCAACCGTAGGATCGAAGCTCTGTTGAGCGAATGGGTTGTTTGCGAGTGATGGAGCGGGCGTAAACATGCCCGCAATCGCTCTATAAGCCCTAGCAGTCGATTCTAGGGGACGCGGTAGGGTGAACGTCCATCCCAGGACTGAAACTCGACTACAGCGCCGCTCAATCAAAGGACAAAAAGGTCCGATGACCGACAAGGGAGAAAAGTTTTATTCTCTTGAACTCGGCGAACGGATGTGAGACAAGAAGAATGTCAGCAGGGAGAAGAGCAAAGAGAGCCTTCTCCAAAGTAAATAAAACGGTCCATCCCTCAAAACCCATACATTACCTAAAAGCTAGAGGAGAGCTAAACATGAACTGGCCGTTAAAACTGGTCGGTAGCTGCTAGAAAGGCAAGTGAAGTTGCTGAACTAGGTGCAATCCGACCTAAAACACCCCCAAACAGGGGCTTGTATGCTTAGCTGGTCTGCTACATCGAAAGACAGACACTTTAGAGGTAGTTTGTGTTGTCTCACAAAACTCCTTTAAAGACTTTCGACTATAGCGGGGTTCGATTCCCTGCATAAGCACCAAAAATAATTGACTTGATCTTTCAGAATGGATCTGGTAGAAGAAACCATAGGAGGCAACGAAAGTGACAGAGCAAGAGAAGAACGAGCAAATTGGCAGGATTCTGGGCGCGGCGGCGAAGTTCGAGGGCGCGCGGAGTGCCTGGGTGCACTTGTCTGGAGAGGACGACCGAGCGTCGGATATCGAGTCGGAGTTCTACGACTCGAAGGCCCAGCTCGAAGGGCTCATCGACGCGACGGATGCTGCGGTGCTCGAAAGAATCATGACACACCTTCAAATGCTCGGCGCTCACGGTAGCGTCGCGGTGCGGTTGATCCGCGAGGTTTTTTACACGAAGATTCAGTAACCTACAAGGGAAAAATAAATCTCTTGAGGTTCAATCGGTAGTCTGGTAGAAAGAAGCCATAGGAGAGAAGCAATGAACAAGTTCGGCAGAAGCAAGTTCTGGGAGACCGTGGGCGGGTTTCTTTTCCTGCTCCTTTTCGGCCTGTGCGTTCTCGGTTACGTCTACCTGAGTATCAACGGCGGGATCTGCGACACGCCTTTCGGCGCGAATGACCTGCGATGCGTCGGTCACTTCCGCTGATTTAATTCTCTTGAGATAGTATCGCGAATGTGCGATAACAGAAACAACGAAAGAGAGGGTGCGATGAACCAGGATGCTAGCTGGTCGAGAATCTTCGGAGAAGCGTTGTTTCTGTTTCTTTTCGCGGCTCTCGCGTTGATTCCGATCTGGTATGGGATCGCTGCGGTCTGCTACACGCACGGAGGATGACAATGTCGGAACAACTCTACAACGTGGTTCGCTTCTTTTCGAGCGGTGCTCGGCGCTACATTCTTCGCGATGTGACACTTGAGGAAGCGAAACTCCATTGTCGGTTGCGCGACACGAGCTCAGCGAAGGCGGTAAGCGCGAAAGCGAAGCGTCGAACGCGTCGGTGTGGGCCTTGGTTTGATGGAATCACTCTCGGACGCAAGAAGAGAGCGGAAAATGTGGGCAATTGACTACAAATTCAAGAGCGGCGAGCGCGTTCGCTTGAAAGATGGCCTGAGAGAAGCGGTGATCGTTTCTCAGGAGACGAACTTTAACGGGCCTGAATGGTTAGAAGACGTTTCAGCGGCCTACATTGTCTCTTTTCCCACAGGCGAACAGAAGCGAGTCACCGAGGACGAGATCGACGAATTAGCCTAAACTCCCGAAACAGCAAGAGAATTAATTCTCTTGAGATTATTTCAGAGATGTGAGACAAGAAAACATCGGCGGGGAAAAGGGCAAAAGGAGAGAAACATGGGAATCGTCAAGATCGAAGTTTTCCAGTGCAGCAACGAAAACGTTCGCGACGATGAGCCGCTGTTCGCGCTGAGTTTCACGAACGACTCCAACGACCGCTACTGGCAGAACGTGAACAACGTTCACAAGACCGCCGCTCGAAAGTCCGTGGAATACAACACACCTTTCGAGGTTTACGTCGACGGCGTGCGAACGCTCGCGATCACCCCGCACGCAGGAAAGGCGATGCTCTGATGACAACGGTCGAAGCGGAAAAGATGATGGTCCTTCTCTTTTGCATCACAAGGTACCAAAAAGCGTACAGGCGACGCTGGGCTCCGTATCCTTTCGGGCCAAAAAACCCGTCACAACTCAGGGCAGCCAACGCCGCGTGCAAGGAAACTGAGAAAAAGCTGCAAGAAGCCTGCAAGGCTTTCGACTCGAAAACCCAACTGAGGGATGTTTCGCAAGAAGCGCTGGAATTTCTTGCACCGTGCAGCTCACTTGACGCCGCGAAAGCCGTCATCCTGCTCTACACCTGACAGGTGGCTTCTGGAATACCCCTAGATGCCCCTGTGGGGCTCAGCAGTCGAGTTTTCGTTCTCGGACGGGCGAGAGTCCGTCCAAGACCAAAGGATCGACTAGAGGGCCGTATAAACAGACGACAAGAAGGTCCGTTGAAACACCAAGAGAATTAAATCTCTTGAGATTGTTTCCGACTTCTGATAGCTTGGTTTCAGAAAGAGAGAGAGAAAGCAAATGGCCTTCACGAACCCGTACATCGACCTCGCTTCGCAAGACGTTCGCCCGACGATCGCCTCTGATGTGGGCAAGGGACAGTACGATGTGTGGGATTGCTTGATTGACGGGCAGTTCGTGCACGTTGCACTGCAAAAGGAAAACGAGAAGAACATGCGCAAGGGCTACACCGCTCAGTGGCGCATCACGATCTACCAGAGCGAAGCTCAGGGCGTCGAAAAGTTCTTCAACAACGAGCAGGATGCTCTCGCGACCTACAACGCCCTGGTCGCCGACAAGGTTCCTTCTCCGCGCACGTTGGTTAACGTGTGGGATTTCGAGTGGAATTTCTAAAAAGAGAGGAAAAGAATGACTAAGAAGTCAGCTTCTGTCAATCGCGTTGCCGAACATGAAGGCAACAAGTATGTGATTCAAGACCATTCACACTTTCGTCTGGTTTTCAGGGATCGCGGCGGGGTCATGTTTGTTGCCAAACCAGAGTTTCTCTGCAAAGCAGACTGGCCCCGTGATGAAGGCGGCGAGGTGTTCGAGTTGATCGGTTACATCAACACCGTGTAAGTTACGGATATCTCAAGGGAAAGAAAAAAGAAAATATTCCCTTGAGATTGTTTCTCTTGTCTGTTAGCTTTGGATCATCGACGGGGCGGGAAACGAAACGAAAGACAAGAGGAGAGAAACATGGGAATCCGCGAAATCCAACTGGTTCACGACGAGAGCAAGTCGAACGTCCGCGCGGAGTTTCACGACGACAGCAAGCCCAACGGCGTGAAATCGATGTGGGAAGCTGTTGGCGGCTACGGTGGCAGGGAGCGATACTACGTTAACTTGCACGAAGATCCCATCACGCACTACAAAAAGACGGGCGAAGTTCCCCTGGGCTATGTCGTCAAAAGGGATGAGATCCTGTTCGAAGGTGCGGTGATCAAGACATACACCGAAGATCGCCAGTTCATGAGCGATGTGTACGGAACGGCCTGGGTTGCCGTGGTGTGGGACGGTAAAAAGATCGTAGACTACACTTACGGCGACGATATTGGCTACAACAACTGCTTCTCAAGCTCTGTGAAGGTCGATGCGACCGCAGAAGTGCTCGAAAAGTACAACGAAGAGATCAAGAGGGAGCGCGAAGAACTGGAGAAGCGAGCGACGAAAGAGCGCGAAGAGCGCAAGCGCGAGGCCGCTCTCGCTTCTCTCAAGGCGACGAAGGGAACGGTTGTCGAGATCATCGCGGGAAAGAACAAGCCGCGAAAGGGTGAACCGAAGCGCTACGGATTCATTCACGCCTTTTCCCAGCAATACGGCACCATCGGTGTTGTGACCTCGGATCGAAAGGGCGATGTAACCAAGGGAAATAGGGTTTTCCGCGATTCCTACCTCGATATCGCCTGGGTTCAACCGAACCAAATCGATGTCCCAGGCGCTGAACTCGGAGAAATCGGCCCGATCGCGGCGCAAATCGCCTGGAAGCACAAGATGGACATCGCGCAAGCCGTCGAAACTGCTCGCAAAAACGCGACGGACCTCGAAGAGCAGATCGCGAAGATCGACGGGCTGTTCACCGCAAAGGTGAGCGATTACACACAGATCGCGAAGAACGCCGAGTTTCGTCGCACCCTGGTCGAAACTGTTGTGTCCAAGGCTCTCGGTTTGAAGGCCTGAGAGCGAGAAGGGGGGAAAGGGCTAAACAGCCCTTCTGTCGAGCGAGAAGGGGTCTAGAATCGATCCTAAGCTCTGGGATGGGGATTCGTCCATCCTAGACCCTAGAACCGATTGCAGAGCCTTTTAGGGGCGAGCGCTGCGCTCGCCCAGGAGTTTGTTACCTCGGTGTCCGCTGAGTTTCTAAACTTTTTATTCTCTTGAGATTCTTTCTCGGTTGTGAGAGAAGGGAGAAGTCGGGCGGGGAAAGAGAGAAAAGACGATGACGAACCGAGAAGCAAAGGCTGAGTTCAATCGCACGATTCGCAAGGGACTGAACAAAAAGGACATCCCAGGAATTCGCGAGGCCTGGGTGAACTACGTCGATGGGCTGCAAAAGTCGGGCCGCATCGCTGTGTGGCAAGCGGAGAAGTGGGATCAACTCGTCTAATTCTCTTGATCTAGATTCCAAAGTGTGAGAGAAGAGAAACATGGAAAACGAAGTGGTTTACAAGGCGGGTGTCTACGGGTTTTTCATCGCTGGCCTCGGCTGCATGAGCTACGGGCTCTCGGAGATTGCCCGAATTCTCTACACTCTGCTGTGAAAACAAGAGACAGAAAGGGAGCGAATCTCTCGAAAAGAAAGAAGAATTAATTCTCTTGAGATTCTTTCTGAGTTCTGGCATAACAAAACCATCGAAGGGAACGAGAGATGGCAAAGCAAAACAGCAGTGTGAGGGTGTACCGCGCGGTTGGTTCTTCGGTTGAGGGCCAACTGGCCCACAGGGAGGGCGACAAAAACGACAAGGGAGAAGATGTCTACTTTATCCGCTATCTCGAACGCGATCCCAGGTATGGCTACAAGTGGACACCGTGGCGGGAAACCAAGCAAAAGCCCTACCTCAAGAGCAACGGGCACGATCCCGCATCCTACAGCGAAACCGAGAGCGGGTGGTGTGAGATCACGGGTGTCTACAAACCTAACGTGAAACTCCCCAGGAAAGCCAACTGAGCGAGGAAACGCAAGCGGGTGGGGCTATCACAAAAAGGGTTCATAGCATAATTGGTAATGCAGCGGGCTTTTAACCCGTTGATTGCAGGTTCGAGTCCTGCTGAACCCACCAAAAGAAAAACAATTCTCTTGATCCAGAAACCGAAGTGTGAGACAAGAGAAACAACGGGGCGGGAACAAAGAGGAGCCAAACATGGTTGAGATCGATTCACCGCGCGTTGCAGCTTTCATTCAGGGCGCTCAGAAGGTTGTGACGGAGTATCATCAAAAGAACTTCAAGAACCTCGCGATTCCAACGATCCGCGCAGAGGATTCACAGAAGTACATCCGCGTGTTCATCGGCGGGAGCATCTACTGCTTCATCGCGAAGGGCGACAACGAAACGAAGGCTCTGGGAAAGGTCAAGGGCGGCGACGTGTTGAAGGCCGCGACGTACACCGCGCCCGCGAAGGGAGCCCGTAGCAGCCTGTTCGATGCTGACTTCGGTGTCAGCGCTTGCGAGCCGCACGGCGTCCGCTACTTCAGGGGATAGTTTATATTCTCTTGAGATAGCTTCACATATCCGCTAAAAGAGAAACAAAGGAGAAAACAATGTTCTACACGTTCGAGCAGAATGACGCGGGCGGGGATTTTCTGGGCGGATATGAGTCCGTTGTCATCGAAGCGGACACGGCGGAGGAAGCGAACGAGCGAGCGGAACGGCTCGGGCTCTACTTCAATGGCGTCAACAAGGGGATCGACTGCGAATGCTGCGGTGACCGCTGGACGCGAGCGGAAGGAAAGGGACGCGAGAAGCCGCTCGTGCTCGGACGAACGTACATCATTCACTTGAAGGACTGAGACAGCCCAGAACATACGGGCAATCGAACGGGGAGGGGCCATCTGTCGATTCCTGAGAGCTGGACGGACATTGACCCGTCCCATTCTCAAAAGTCGATTGTAGGGGCTTATAGGAGATAAGGACAAAAAGGTCCGCTATCCCTATCTGTAACTCAACAAAATTTTTATTCCCTTGTCGCGATAAATCGCTTGAGATTCTAAAAGAGATCAGGTAGAACTGAATCACAAGAGAGAGGAAGCAAGGGAGAAGAAGACAATGACAACCTACAACACGATTCAGGTCTTCGAAGTCGAGTTTGATGGCGTGCAAGCGAAGCACCCCATTCTCACGCATCTCACAAGCAAGAAGAACACCGAGAAGGCTCTAGAGGAGTTTCGAGGCCACGCAAAGGCCCATGCTGTCAGCTTCGATGTCAAGGTCGTTGTTTGTCTGAATGGCAAGAGAGTGAATATCTACGCCCCCGCTCTTCATTGGCTTAGGAGCAAGTTGGTTGTCTGACATATATCTCTCTTCTCTTTTATTCCCTTGTCGCGATAATTCGCTTGTTGCGATAATTCGCTTGTCGCGATAAATCGCTTGATTCTCAAAAGGGGATATGAGACAAGAGAATACGGGCTGGGGAAAAGAGCAAAGCCTTTTCCTGGGGAAAAGCAAAAGCAAAAAGAAACAAGAGAGAGAGAAGCCATGAAAACCGAAACGCTGTTCAACCTTCACCTCGCGCTCTCGATCCTTCACTTTGGAGTTTTCCTTTTCTTCTTGATTCCAGCTTTGATCGCTGGGGCTTTCCTTCTCCCCACCAACACCCTCTCGACCGAGAAGCTCAACAGTTTCGCCTTCAATCAAACTGTCAAGAGCAAGCTGTCCATCCCTTCTCCCGTCTCAGTCTCTTACGCCCTGGTGAACTTTTCTAAGAACACCAACACTTTCGTGACCTCTCTTCTCTCTTCTTCTCTCGATTCCAATGCAGACACAACACTAGGCGGGTTTCTGGGCGGGCTTTTCAAGGGCTATGAAGTGACCGTTTCTCTGCCAACCGAAACCGTTACCGAGACCGCCAAACCTGCCAAGGCCGCCAATACTAAGAGGACGAAGAAGGCTTCTGAGACCGTGACTCCCAAGACCCCTAAGTCTCCTAAGTCGGTTGGTAAGAAGTCTAAAAAGACCTCGATCCCTTCTGGGATCGTCTCTCTGTAAAAGCTCCTGGGAGCCTGAGAGGGGCAGTTTAGGGGAGAATGGGCTCTCCGTCGCTTCGCTTAAATGAAGCCTCTAGAGAGGCGTAGGCAAGCCAACGCAAGCGCATAGAGAGACTGAGAGACGCTCCTGAGACCCTTTGCAACCCTCTCGTTAGGACATTCGGGGCTTGTTAAAAGGGTTGCGGGAAGGGCATGGGAAGGGCTAGGGGTTTGCCGAAAAGACTGTCCAAAAAGCCAGGGGGAAGGGTGAAGGCTTAATCACCCCACATGCACACACACAGCCATATATGACCATATACATATGGTCACGCACACACACAAGCAATAGTGGTGCCAAGCTGCAAACATACCATATATGGCGGTTGTCACATATGGTCACAACTCTCTCCCTTCTCTTTTTTTATTCTCTTGCCGCGATAAATCGCTTGAGATTCTTTCCGAGATCGGATAGATTCTAAACATGGGAGGCGGGCAACGGCACCGCCTCTGGGACGGGGGACGGGACAACGGAAACAAGAGAGAGAAGGAAACCATGACCATCGCGAGCAACACCTACAAGTTCACCGTGTGCACCTTCGGTAAGTTTGTCGACTTCTCAACTCTCGCGGGAGCAGTGGAATACTGCGCTAAGAAGGATATCCGCCCAACGATTCAAGCGAAGATTTTCAAGGGCGGAAAGTTCGTGTACGCTGCGGAGTATATCCACACCAACGACCGAGAGGACGGCTATCCGCTCTACACGCAGCGCGGCAACTGACAAACAATCAAGTTTGTGGACTATCAAGAATTGCAGGGTTTTTGATATATTCCACAGGGGTTGAAGTCAAGTTTTGTTGGCACACATAATCAAGTGTTTAATTAGGAGCTAACAAGACGCCACGAACCAAAGGACTTGGCTGTCCTTTTGATATGGCAATTGGCGCACACGACATCACACTTCTCGACTTCCTTTTGGAGTTTAGAGAGTCTCCCTCTGGAGATGGCGTCGGATATATCTAAAGCCTTTTCCTTTGGATCTCTGTGGTCGAATTGAAGGACTATCATATCCTTTATTCCGCAGTCCATGCACGGGGTAGACTCTAATAATAGTTTGATATATTGACGGCACTTGTCAATCCTTTTGTTCTGAGCCTTCTTGCGTGCAGCAGCGTCTTTTAGTTTCTTGTCTGACAAAAGCCCATAAAGACTTTCATAGCAGTGAATGCAGTAGCTAAGTGTCTTACCTTGTCGGGATGCGAATGCATCGAGGCCCTTTTCTTGTTTGCAGTGATAACATGTTTTCATAACAGCTATCATACAGGAAAGCAATAGCTTGTATAGGTAAGGTGCTTTTATATCGGATAGGGGGGGTGGAGCTGGGGGGGCTACGCGAGGCCGAGCATGATATGCAGGGGGTCGTTGGCATAGGGGGTGCTTAACCCCCGCATCGCTGGACCAAAAAAAATTTCTGGGAGAAAAATGGCTTCTGAGTTTAAATTGGACTTAGCTGGACCAAAAAATTTCTGGGAGAAAAATGGCTTTTGAAGTCGCTTATATCCCAGAAGATGTCAATGTTGGGTCAGAAAATTTTCTGGGAAAAAAATCAAGTCTGAAACACTGACTTATCAGAGGTTTTATGTGAGGTAATATCTTTTTCCGTTTCATTTCTTTCTCCATCGTGGAAAATTGTTTCCACTAATATTTCATTTTTATTTTTATATCGAAATAAATGTCGTTTTGTAGTAATCCCATTATTGCCACCCATACCCATTGATTTATTATTGAATTCAATCAACTTATTTGTTTTTTCATCAGTTTTAAACAACAATTTTGTGCTAATTTTTTCATTCCATTTTTCTAAAACAGTAGAAGAAAATTTATCATTAGCTTCTTTTATTTGGTTTTCCCAAATTTCTGTTATTTTTTCTTTTTGTTGTTCTAGAGTTAGTCCAACTATACTTAAAGGTTCTTCTAGCCTGAAATAATGCCATTCTTCTTTTAACAATTTCCCAGTTTTTACCGTCCGCTTGTTCATTCTTGAAGAAAGCTTTCCACTGAATTCCTCTTTTGTGATCAAGCCAGCGGCAAGTTGAAAGACCTCTTTTTCTCCATAGACAACTATCTTGTGGCCTTGTGGGTGGTAATGAGCTACTCTAAGATAGGCTTGTGCAAGAGTTGAGTAATTGGATTCATTAGGTCTATAGTCGTGGAGAAAAGCTAGATGCTTATGAAAGCCTAGTTCTGTTGATCTTGTGCATGTTTGGTTGATAACAAGAAGAGTTCTTGTTCCGTTTTCTTCAAAAGACTCTAGTAAGTTCTTATATTCATCCATCCAATCAAAACCATTGAAACCATCTACAAAAACACACTCTATGTTGTTTTTGGTTAAAAGGGATTTTTTGCTGGATCGTCTAAAGGAATTGTAAAGGCCTTTGTCTTTTTCGCCGCCCGTCAGTCGCAAAATTGCGATTGGCTTATCTGTTTGCGCTAGCCACCAATCGATGATCTCTTTGCCGTGATCTGTTATATTCTCTCCGTCATAAAAAGCCTCTGGATCTTTAACCAAATCGTTGTCAAGAAACCATTTTGCTCCTTTATACAGTGCATTTGGAGTCATCTCTATAACTTTGGCAACATCTGCAAAGCCAGAATTTTCCGCCTCTTCGTTTGTTGCTGAATAACAAACCAACTTTATTCTTCTCTTTTTGCAAATCTCAAATACCTTTGCAAAAAGATTCTTTATTCCAGTTCCATAATCAGATTCGTCGAAATGAACAACGATATTATTTGGATTTTGAGCAGCAGTTAGTTTTTGAATTAGATTTCTAGAATCTTTCTGAACTCCCAGAACGACAACATCCAAGTTATATTTGGAAAGTTCTTCAATTTGACTCTTCGTATCTAGCCTATTGAGGGCTGTGATAAAGTAATGTTTGTTTAGCGGATCTTTTTGACCGTAAATTAAAGCAACAATTTCAGCTATTTGTCTTTTTCCGCTTTTAACAGGTGCTTTTACAAGCACGTTAGTGTTATAATCTAGAGCCGTTACAATCTCAGAGGCACAGTTAAATTGTTCGTTTCTATCTGTGTCGAACTCCTGGATTGTCCAGGGATGTTCTCTTTCTTCTAGCTTTCTGTACATTTTACTTACTCTCAAGAAGGCTTTCCGCTCTTCTTGGCTCCCTTAAATGAAGAGAAATCAAAGACATCCATTTGCTTGGAAGAGACAGTTACCTCTCTCTCACTGTCTTCTTCTTCATCTCTTTCACTTTCTTCTAGCTCTTCTTTCAATTCTTGTTCTCTCAGAAGTTGCTCCATTGTCTTTTCAACTTCCGCAGCGCTGAGTTCTTCTTCATCTTCTTCAACTTCATCTTCATCTCTTTCCATAGAGTTGCCAGAAGGAGAAGCCTTTCTGGCACGAATAGCTTGATTTACAAGACTCTTTTGGTCTATCATTTCCTTCTTCAAGAGAAGGCTCTCTGAAACAGCCATTGCGTTCAGCATAGCGTTCATGTAAATCATGATCAACTGAGCATTAGCTCCTGATACATCTGGGATGGCAATTAGCTGCTTTGCAGCATCCGCATAAGTCTTGATAGAATCCATCAAACCTATCAATGCCATCTTATTGACAACAACTTCCATTTCTTCATCGGAAGAAAAGCCTTCGGAGTTTTTCGACATAAATGAAGCGAACTTCATAAGAAGTCCTTTCATTTTAGCTGCTGCGGTTTCTTTTGCAGAAGTGGGCTTGCTGTATTCTTTTAGTTTGTTTGACATTTGAGTTTCCTTTTGTGTTTTCTTTCTTAGAATTTTTTGCTATAACTTTTTGTATTGTACACACTTATAGGCAATACCGTATACGGTTATGGAGAAAAGATAAAATGAGTATCGTATTTGATGGAGTTAAGCAAGAAGTTCCTGGGGTTAACAGCATTTGCTGGGATGACAAAAATAGCAAGGTAAAGTATGTAACCGATAAAACCGAAAGAAAGAGAAGAATTAGAGTTATCGTTTGCCACACACATCACGGTGTTCTAAGTGACTTAGTTCCTGGCGTTGGCCCCAATACAACAATTGATGAAAGTTTAGCAAAGTATCAAGTGTCAACTGATCGTTATGTTTCTTGGGACTATACCGTAGATTTAAACGGAGATGTTACATGGCAGAATGATCCAGCTAAACACTACACATGGCAAGCTGGGGATATCAATGATATCTCTTTGGGTTTTGAAATGGTTCAACAGACAACCAAGACAGACTCGAAAGGAAATCCAACAAGGGCTAACCTATACGAAGAACAAATCAAGAAATCTGTTTTGATGATAGATTTCTTGACAGCTAAGATGGGAATTCAAAGACAAATTCCATGGGACAAAAAGAAAGATAAGCCTGTCACTGGAACTTTGAAGAGGCTAGCCGAAGAAAACTGCGTTGACTTTGTTGGAATTGTTGGACACAGAAACCTAACTGGCGAAAGAGGTCCAGGAGATCCAGGGGATGCTATCTTTTACGCTCTAAGAGATGCTGGTTACGAACTTGTTGATGTGAGTTCAAAAGAAGATATTGAAGTCTGGAAAGACAGACAAAAGAATTTGCTTCAAATGACAGCCACAGAAGCTGACGGAATTCCTCTTGACAAGACCGTTCAAGCCTTGAAGGCCAAGGGATATAAACACGGCATGCTTATAAAAAGACCAATAGATGATCTAATCTAGAAATAGAAACAATGAAATTAAGCACAACAATTGAAAGAGACTTTGTTAAGGTTGGCGAAAATCTTTATCTAGAGGTTATCAGACATGTAATTGTCGTTACAGCTCCAGATGGTAAAGTAACCAGAAAGCTCGATAAAGAACTCAGAGGCAACTTATTCAAAGAAGACAACGAAAAAAACAGCGCATCTGGTGTTTATGTGCATGTTTTTCCTGACGGACAGTCGAGAAGGCTGATCGCTGTTTCGAATTAATTCTCTATAACGTAGCTGTCATAAATACCTATAAGCATGACAGCAACATTAAGCCCTCCAAAGCCTCCTTCATATCTTGATCCAACCACAGAGATCCTGCATTCGGATCAACCTGCCTCTTATGCTTCGCTCAGTGACCGAAAGAAAGCTATTGTATTTATCCTTCTTTCATATAAGTCTTTGGCCAAGTTAAGCAAAAATATTCCAACGGATTCCATCATCTCCGTCATAGCCAACTCTATCGTTGAAACTGGCTGGGGACGTTACTGGAAGGGATGGAACTTTGGCGGCTGGAAAATAGGAAAGGGCGACGTTGACGCTTTTAAAGCAAAGACTGGTGT